TTGGTAAATCAGTACGTTGAAATGTATATGGATGAAGATACGGACATCTTGACTCTGTCTATTAGTTCTAAGAAGCTTAACACTTTAGGATTTGCAGAAATCAAGTTTATGGATGGAACTAGTTATGCTGGAAATGAGTATTATAGAGATGCGTTGAAATATATGGATATCATCTATATTCTTGATGGGTCAGCACCTCCTGAGTTCATGCAGCTTAAAGCTATAGATATGAAATAACTCACAAAGGACATGGTTAAAATGGCTATACAGCTTAATGATGACCAGAGAGACACTGTTAATGCGGCAGTGTCTTTCTTTTTTAATAGCCCAGAACAAATCTTTCAGATTTCAGGAGCAGCTGGAACCGGTAAGTCTGTTGTACTCAATGCAATAGTAGAGAGTATAGGTCTCACTGTAGATCAAACTTGCCCTATGGCATATACTGGAGCGGCTGCTATTGTTATGCGCCTTAAGGGACTAACTAATGCTAAAACCATACATTCTTGGATGTATGAGCCTAAGCTTGTAAATGATTATTCTAATATGGACCCAAAGCTTAACCGTCCTAAAAAGAAAATCATATTTGTTAGAAGACAATCGCTTGGATACAATAAGAAACTCATTATCATAGATGAGGCAAGTTTTGTACCATCCCATATGCTGCCAGATCTATTATCATTTGGGCTTAAGATAATAGTATCTGGAGATCTTAATCAGCTACCTCCTGTAGCTGATAAACCTGCATTCTTATATTCTGGAGAGATACACTATCTTAGACAGATTATGAGGCAAGCAGAGAATAATGCTATAGTATACTTTGCACATGAACTTCTTAAAGGGCATAAGCTCAAACCGGGATGGTATGGTAATGTATGCGTTATGTATGATTCTGAAATATGGGATAGCATGATAATGAATTCCAACATTGTCATCTGTGGTAAGAATGATACTAGAGAGAAGTTTAATCGCTATATTAGAGAAAAGCTGTTGAACTTTCATAGTCAATTACCACAGCACGGGGAAAGAATGATATGCCGTAAGAACAATTGGAAGATCGATTGCGATGGCATTAATCTAGCTAATGGATTAATAGGTACAGTTGCCAACTTCCCTGATATAACCAAATTTACTGGTAAAACTTATGCTATCGATTTCTCCCCGGATATGTTTCAGGGTGTATTCAGGGGATTAGATTGTGACTATAGATATCTCATGGCTAATCGTCATGAGAAAGATATGATTAAGAAACTTCCATATAGCAATGGTGAAAAGTTCGAATATGCTTATGCTATTACTACTCATATCTCACAGGGTTCTCAGTATGTAAAGGGAATGTATTTTGAGGAATTCCTGCATCCTGATATAAATAAGAATCTAAACTATACTGGTATTACTCGCTTCTCTAGAAGCTGTTGGTATATAATCCATAAACCTAAATATTATTGAGTTATATATTATAGCTATGATAGAGTATGCGTACTCAATCTAATAACTATTATAAGGAGAGTGTTGAAATGTTAATCGAAGAAAAGAAAAATGTAATGCACATCGTAGACCCAGTAACTAAAGAGGTGATTAATGCTAATCCTGAAAAGCATTATTTGGTATTGATTACATGGGCTGATAATACAGCTGCTACAGAGTGGAGATTGATGACTGGTAAACATGATGTTATCGACTTCTTCTTTGCAAATTTGCAAGATTTAGAGTTGGATGATTGCTATGTAATCTCTGAATCCGCATTGATTCGTCAGGCATGGAGTCCGTTCACGTTCATTCGGTTCTGTCAGGAACAGGATGTGCTTGATGAAAAGATGGAATCAGAATTCGACTTCACATTCGAAGATTTCGTATCGTTTATCAAAGACAACTACGATATCACGGATGAAGAACTCGATGAGAAGTACAACAAAGAACTTAATTTGAAATAAGGAGCGATAACAGTGGGTAGACCTATGCAGCAAAAGAAACGTGGTTCCATGTTTTTTGACAACATGATAAGAGATTTCGGTGAGGACTTTATGACTAAAGTTCGTCCGAATGATATCATGAAAAAGAGCCACTTCCTATTCAAAGATATTGCTCATGGCAATTTGAATGTGGAAAAGCATGGCAGATACTTCTTGGATGGTAACTTTATTACGATCCTGAAGAATGCTTCATGGCAGAAGAGGTTCTATTATATGACTCATTGCAATGGGCTTGAGTTGATAAAGTTGAATCTCCCGGCTAATGCGGCTGATCCGTTGTTTCAGGATATCGAGCGTGCGGATAGAGAAAGCCTTCAGGCTTACTCGATCATTGATGATGGATTGAATGCTATTATGGCTACTGGAGATATTAGTATTCTTACAATCATGATGAATAATATTAAGCCGTTCAGATACGCGGTTTAACAATTAGGTAAAGTGGGATAGATGTATGCTATCCCATTTTATTTTTTTTGATCGGAGAGTGATGATGGCTATGGAAAAAGAGCCAGAGTTTTGACGACAAAGATGCAGTCGAGACTACCCACCTATCAAAAAGAATACACATGCGTGTAGGTATTCCTAAGAGAGCTCATAAGCGCTTCATCCAGAAATTCTATAACAAGGGTCTAACGCTAAATCAGGTTCGTGAACAAAAGAAGGAATCTTTGTTTAGATACTTGTGTAGTATTAGTAAGCCTGGATATGATTTGAGAGTGTATGGAAACTTTATTCTCATTGTGTCAGAAGGTGGAGTAGGAATTACGGTATTGAATATACCAAAAGATTACCAAGAGAAAGGTGGAAAAGATAATGGAATTAGATCTCATTCACAAAAACTTAGCGGATATAGCGAAGCTTACAGTGAAGATTCCGATTATAGACGAAAACACTTCAAAGCAAAAATTAGACGCAAAAGGGAATCCGCTGTTCGAGTTAAGAACTCCGTCGATTTACATTCGTCTTGACAATGAACACGGCATCGAGGGTAACATCAGTGAATTCTTCTGGGATGATGCCAATAAGTGCGTCATTTGGTTTGAGTCTCCGACGCGAGGAAATGTTAGCACCATTCCTATGTCTGGCATTAGTAGTGTAGCTACGCCTGTTATGGTTAGCTGTGCAGACTATGATCAGATTCAGCAGATGAGCTTCCATCCAACGCGTCCTCAGTTTGAGCAGTATTTGGATAGCTTGATAGCTAGAAATATTATCACTGCTGATAAGAAACCACTGCTTATCAAACACTGGTTTAATAGAACTGATCAGAACTGGCTTATCGATCAGAAAGATAACAAGGTTCAGATTCAGGATCAGAAGTTTGGCGCCTATGAGTGGCCAGATGGAGCAAAACCTAAAGATTAATAGGTTTTCAAATGTCAAAAAATATACTGCTTAAACATAAAAGTAAGTATATATTATAAGTGTGATATTCAGGATTGCCATTTGGTAATCCTGGATAAATTAACAACCTTAGCTAAGGGGAGGAAACAACAAATGTTCAACAATTTCAACAACGGGTACAACGGTTTCATGGGTTATGCAAATCAGATGCAGCAGGCCCCGGAAAAGATTCAGATGCGTCAGCTTCTGTCTGCTGACGAGCAGGATCAGCTCCGCAAGAAGAATCCGGAATTCTCTGGTCGTCTGACTAAAGAAGAAGGATTGAAAGCACTGTGCACGCATAAGGATGCACGCACTGGCGCTATCTGCCTCGAGCAGCAGGAAGATGGTTCGGTTACTTGCAGCATCTGCGGCGAGAACTTCCATCTGATCGAGACTGGTGACGGTATCTCTATGGAAGAGATCGAGAACACCTGCTCGAACTTCAATGATATCTTCCAGAGCATCAAACTGATGTATGGTGCTATTCCGGAAGATGTTGGTCGCAACCTGTATCTCATCAGCGGCTTCATCAAGAAGATCCCGAGCTTCTATGCATATGCAAAGAAGTATTTCGAGCGCATTGGTGGCGTAAACACTGGTGTACAGAGCTATGGCGCTGGCAATCAGGCTATGATGGCTTGGCAGAATCTCTATGGTCCGTTCGGTGGAAACATGGGAATGGGCGGTATGATGAATCCGAGCATGGTGCTTCAGCAGCAGCAGGCTATGCAGGCACAGCAGCAGCAGATGGCTCAGCAGGCACCGATGGGTATGGGCATGATGAACCCGATGATGCAGGCACCGCCACAGCAGCAGATGGCTCAGCAGGGTGCAATGAATCCTGCAATGGGTATGGGTATGATGATGGGTCAGGCTCCGGCAATCAACTACGGTGCACCTGTAGCTGGTAACGGCGTAGGTTATGTAGTTCCGGAACAGGGTCCGGCAACAACTGCTGCCCAGGGTAAAACTGAACAGAAGGCAACGACTGTTAAGAGCCCGGACATCAACAACGGTTTCAAAGGTTGATCCTGAAGCCGTAAATTGTTAAGAGCAAATAATAGGGGAGTAGAGATTATTCTCTACTCCTCAATTTATGCTTTTAATGATTAATTTATTTTTACAAAGTAGGAGGCAAACGAATGCCTAAGTTGAAGAAAGGAAATCTCACTGCAGACAAGATCAAGAAAATCAAAGGCTATGCTGATACTATTATCAGCCTTTCGGACTTTGAAGCGATCAGAAAACGTCCAGGTGAGTTCATTGGATATAAGGGTAACAAAGGTTTCATCAACATGGTACGAGAGATTGTACAGAATATGCTTGATGAGATTCAGAAGGAAGATTCACCATGTACAACTGGTATGGTATCTTATGATGAGGTTACCAAAACAGTTTCTGTACTGGATAATGGTAGAGGTATTCCTTTTGGAGATATGCACAATATCTTCACCAATACCAATACTGGTTCAAACTTCAAACCGCGTGCCGGAGTATTCGCATCCGGAATGCATGGTGTAGGTTCCAAGGTTGTAAATGCATTGAGTCATTCGTTCATCGTAGACTCTTATATGTGCAGTTTGATCAATGGTAAACCTGCATGTCACCACATCGAATTCAAAGAAGGAGAAGTGGTAAACCTCAAGGGTTCTCATAAGGGAGAAGTGGAAAAACCTAACAAGGATGATTTCCAGGGTACTAGGGTAACCTTCGTACCTTCCAAACTTATCATGGGAGATATCACATGTACGTGTGAAGATGTCCTTAACCTTGTGGCAACTCTGGTTCCGTTGATGAACATCGGAACTACTGTTCAGTTCGTAGGAACTCGTCTCGATGGAACTCAGTTCAAACAGGATATCACTAATCAGGATGGTATCATGACGTATATCATTTCTACGATTGGAAAGCCGTTAATCGCACCGATTACTATCAGTGCTATCAAAGACGATCTTACAATGAAAACCGATATAGCTTTTACCTTCGACCCAACGAATGTCGGAGGAAAAGCAGTAGTACGTAGCTTTGCAAATGCTTGTCCAACAGGCGGTATTTCGGATGATGCACACACTAGTGTACATACGAAAGCGTTTGTTGATGAGGTTGGTAGTTTCTTCAGAAATCACATGAATAAAGTGTTTCTGGCGAATACCAAATCTAAGACAAAGGTCATCGCAGATGACGTTATCAATGCTGGGCTTAATGCTGTCATTACAGTATCACATATCGATCCGATATTCTCGGGTCAGGCTAAGGAGATCTTCAGTAATGAAGATGTTCCGGAGTTTGTGAAGAACACTATTCGTGTTCAGCTGAATGAATGGATTAAGACTCACTCTGATGATTTGCAAAAGTTATGTAAATACTTGAAGGAAGTAGCCGATCTCCGTACAAAGGGGGAGAAAGATAAGGCTAAGATCGTATTGAAGAATAAATCTTCGATCGATGGACTTCCGGCTAAATATGAAAAGCCAATCGGTAAGAAGAATCTTGAGCTTCTTATAGTAGAAGGAGACTCAGCTATGGGTCCTGCTAGAAAAGCACGAGATCCAAAACGCCAAGGTATATTCCCAATTCGCGGTAAATTTAAGAATGCGATGTCGTATAATAGAGCGGCATACTTTGAGAATGAAGAGGCAGTCGGACTGCGCTCTTTACTAGGTTCCGGAGATGGAAAAAACTTCATTCTTGAGAAATGTCCATTTGATAAGATCATTGTACTGGCGGATGCAGATGTCGATGGTAAACATATCAGACAGTTGATCCTTAAGACTATGATCGTATATTATCGTGCAGCTCTTGAAGCCGGCAGGTTCTATTTCGCACAACCGCCACTGTATTCTGTTACGCTGCATAATGGTAAAGTTGTATACTTTACTACCATGGAAGATTATGTAGAGTATACTATGAAAGGATTCAGCCATGAGGTATCTGTTACCGATGATAAAGGACACAAGATTCCGCCTCGTGAGTTGAAGCATCTTATCGTGGTTAACCATGATATGCAAGAGCTGGCTACGAGTTGCTGCCAGACGTTCTCTGTAGATCCATTCTTATTGGAATTCATTCTTCGTAATCGTAAGAATAATGCTACGAAGACTGAGAAGCTTCTGAAGAAGATCGATCCGTATATGAGCGTCAAGGTAACTAATGGATCTTTATGCTTCGATGGATTGACTGGGGAGAAGATTCAGACTATCGTATACAATGAATTCATGGAGAATCGTTGTGTAAATCTGATCAATCTCATTGACAATTGTCCATATAATGGATTTAGAGTCAATGGTCAATCGACGACATTACTCGGCTTGATGAATATCTACGATAAGTATCAGCCATCCAATATCCAGCGCTATAAAGGACTGGGCGAAATGGATGCATGGCAGCTTATGGAATCTACCTTGCATCCAGATTATAATAGAACTCTTATGCAGGTAACTGCAGCGGATATCGACAAAGAGATTCAGGCTATTCGAAACTATGATTCAAACAAGAAGGCTATTCTTGATATGGTTGACTTTAGCGGATACGATTTGTAAAAATAATACCCTACCTTCGGGTAGGGGTATTATTTTTTATCTGTAATTAGACGTTGTAATAAGCATATATTATAATGGTGAATGACAATATTTAGTATCTATAAGGAGGATATACACAATGTCAGAAAAGAAAGATTTACTTGAAACAATGGTATCGGAAGGTATCAAAAGAATCATTATCATCCATCATGATGACAATGACGGACTGGTAGGAGCTAGGATGCTCTACGATTGGATGCACCCAAAGTTCGAAACTATAATCATGCTCAAGTGCGATTATAGAGATACAAGGGCCGATTGGGATAGTATCATTGATAATATCCATAACTTCGGAAGAACAGTTGTGTTCATCACAGACTATAATTTCCCGTATGAAGAAGCAAAGAAGTTCGAGAATGAACCTAATTGCGATATGGTATTCTGGAGAGATCATCACAAGTCTGCAGTTCCAGAGCTCGATAAGATACTGGCCAATAACTTTACAAAGGTTAACGGTATAGTGGACATGAAGAGTTCTGGTACGAAACTCTGTTATGAAATGGTAATAGAGGAAGGGGTTAACTCCTGTCCTGAATACATGTCTTCCCCTCATGTCAAAAAGCTGGTTGATCTGGTATGGTGCTATGATATCAATGCCGATCCATCCAATTTGGATGCATGGTATCTTAATGCATTCACTTATAAAGCTATGATGAATGATGTTGATAGCAAAATGCTTTCCGATTTGCTTTATGATGAAAGCTGCTTTAAGAGAGCACTTAGGATCGGGAAGAGGTTCTACGAACTGAATGCCGAAGTCAATGAGCTGATGTACTATGCATTTGCAAAGGTATGCACCTTTGAAGGGCATCGCATTTGTATTCGTGAGGGAAGGGGATCATCGTATAGCTTTGGTGCTCATATCAAAGAGTATGATGCAGTTGCTATATATAGCAAACTTCGTAGTGGAGAATGGACGATCTCGCTCTTCTCCGATAAGCCAGATTTTGATGGTGAACCTATTGCCATTAAGTATGGTGGAGGCGGGCACGCTCATGCATGTGGTTGGAGATCTTGCTTTAACCCATTCGCAGATCTTGAGTGTATTCCGGTAGATGAAGATGTAGCAAGGAGAATGAAAAATGAGCATTAAAAATATGAATCAACTTATTCTTGTAGTGATTCTTATAATTGTATTCTGCTCAGCAGTTTCATTTTTCTTAGGTTTTAATCCGGTAGCTAGGCATATCGGTGGTAACATGACAGTTGACCTTCCTGCCAATACCAAACTGGTAAATACCAACTGGGATAAGAGTGATTCTCTCTGGTATCTTACCAGAGAGATGAGGCCAGACGAAGATGCAGAAACCTATACCTATCAGGAAGATAGCACATTCGGTGTGCTTACTGGTAAGGTAACATTAGTAGAGCATAAACGCTGAGTTTGTATGAAAATGGAGGGAGGCCCTATAGTCTCCCTTTATTTTTTAATTAGAGCGTAAACAATATAATAGGGCTCTCTAGATGAGGCCAAATACGTCACTTAAGGAGATGCAAAAATGAAGTTTGAAAAAATTAGTACAGAAGCATATAAAGCATATTTGGAGGAGAATCGCAATGCGGTTACCAGTAACAGTCAGATTGCATTACTTGTCAAATACTTTGAAGAGAAAATGCCAGTACCTGTTCGTTCCACTGGAGCTTCTGCTGGTTACGATTTTGTCGCTCCTATTACTGTTCTCGTACCTGCGCACGGTTCGGCAAAGGTCCCAACGGGAATCAAAGTAAAGCTCGACAAAGATAAATTCCTCGCTATGTATATCCGTTCTGGATATGCTACGAAGCGCGGTCTTGAACTGATGAATCAGGTTTCTGTAATTGATTCTGATTACTATGGTAACCCTTCTAATGAAGGTCATATCGTAGAGTTCATAAAGAATAACAGCGGCAAACCTGTTATCATTGAGCAGGGAAGTCGCTTCTGTCAAGGTGTAATCCAGCAGTATTTTGTAGTAGAAGGAGATGAAGCTGGAGTGGGTAAATCCCGCAATGGTGGATTCGGATCTACTGGAGATAAAGTAGAGGTGAAGGAAGTTGAAAAAGAAACAAGTCATCCTTCCACGGCAGAGGGGAAAGAGCCTGAGCTTGACAAGCATGAAGAAGATATCATCGACACAACCGAGCAGTGTACCTCCGGAGTTGATGCCTCTTGCAACAACGCTGAAGAAGAACTGGAAGAGGCTGTTCGAGATAAGGTAGAGCCGCCAGTCAAAGAGGCTGAAGCACATGGAGAGGCTCTTGAGCCAGAGATTCCGGAAGCTCAGCAAGGCAAGAAGCATGAGGGTAAGAAGAACCTCAAGAAGAAAATGCGTCACTAAGAAATTATAAGAGAGTAGGGGTTGATCTCCTACTCTTTTTTACTTTTCCATACGAAAGGTGATTACATGTTATTTGATCAAATATATCAGTTGCATCCATTATTTCCTATCGTGGTATTTGGGTGGACATATATAGCAATTGGAACGCTTATGAATGTAGATCGTGGTTTATTTTGGTCTATGGGTGGTTGTGTGTTATCTGCAATAATGATATGTGTAGCACATAAGTCCTTATCACTTGGAGATGGATTGAGCACAAGTGTCGTAGGATTGTTAGAGGGTGCTTTATGGGCTATGATTATAGGAGATAGAATCAGCAAGACTATAGCTCTAATTGGCATTTCGCTGGTTCCGTTTCTTTTATGCTTATAATCTGAAGCTTGGCTATATATTATAGATATGAAAGAAATCCAAATACAAAAAGGAGTTAGAGTTTAATGTCAGAACAAATCATTCCTGTAAATATGCTTAAGCAGCATAATATGGATTACAGTGAGTACATCATCTATTTGGTTAGGCATCGTGTATTGCCTAATCCTATTGATGGATTGAAGAATGTTCATCGTAGAATCCTGTATTCATTATTCAAGGATTTTCATATGAACAAGCACAATTGTAAGACGATTAAAACGTCACGAGTATCAGGCCATGTAATCGGTAAGTATCATCCGCATGGCCCAGCATCTGTAGAGGATGCGATCAAACCTATGGTAAACTGGTTTGAGATTTATTGTCCTTTGATTAGGGCACAGGGTGGTTATGGTAGTATGTATGGCGATAAGCAGTCAGCTGCACGTTATACTGAGGTAGCATTATCTGATTATGCATTAGATTGCATTGTATCAGAATTGAATGAAACCTCGTCATCCGTAGACTGGAGAAATAACTATGACAATAGTTGCAAAGAACCGGTATATTTCCCTGCAGCAGTTCCTAATCTTTTGATTAATGGAACGAGTGGCATCGCAGTGGGAATGGTAACGGAACTTCCGAAGCATAATATCTCAGAGGTAATTGCAGAGACAATCAAAGTTATTCATAATCCTCGCCATCAGGTATTCTTGATTCCTGATAACTGCATGGGATCAGATATCATCGCTACGAACTTCAAAGATATCTGTAATACAGGTAAAGGTAAATTCAAGGTTCGTGGTCGGCTTGAGATCACTGAGTGGGATTATGGTAGAGGCGGAAAATATCCAGCTCTGAAAGTTCTCTCCATGCCGGATAGGGTATTCTTTAAGACGGTTAAAGAGGAGATCGAGAAACTTGTTGAATCTAATAAGATGCCACAGGTTCATGAGATTCTCAATAATACTACACTTGACAAGAAGACTAAAGAGGAGAACTTCGAAGTATACATCGTTCTGAAACGTGAGGCAGATCCTGCATATGTAAGAGAAATGGTATACAATATGACCAGTATGGAATCTACAGTACCGGTCGATTTTGAAGTTATTCTTGGTAAGGGTCCAGCTCTCTTGAGTTATACTCATTACATTAATCTTTTCTTGAATGCACGTAGAGAAGCTAAATTCCGTGTTTATACGAATAAGCTTCAGGAATCTAAGACGAATATCCATAAGTATGAGTTGTATCTCTACGCAATGAAGTCTGGAAAGATTCGTGCTATTCAGGATGGGGTGTATAATCAGAAAAAAGCTGATGATGCAAAAATGATTGAAGCATTTACGAAGAGCTTGAAAGTAACTCCACTTCAGGCAAAGTTCCTTCTGGATCTTGGATTCAAGAAATTGAGTCTTGGGTATATGAAGAAGTATGAAGAACTTGTGAAAGAAGAGAAGCAGAAAGCTGATCTGTATTTCTACAAAGTTACCCATACTGAAGAACTCGATAAAGAGATCGAGGAAGAACTCAAGGAGATTAATAAGCGTTATGGCTGTCCTAGACGTAGTCGTGTTATCTCCAGAGAAGAAGCATCTCAGATTCCGGGTGGTATGTTCAAGGTAGTAATTACTGAGAATAACCATATCAAGAAGGTAGATATCAATGAGCGTATCGGATCACTTGGCGGTGATAGAGAGAAGTTCATTATTCCTATTGATAATAGGGATAGTATCACTATCTTTGGGGCTACTGGTAAAGTATTCGAATACCCAGTGCATAAGATTCCATTCTCTCCGAAAGGAACAGCCGGAATGGATATCAAAGTTATGATCAATGGATTGACTGCGGATATCGCATGCGCTATTCCTAAGTCTAGTCTTCAGGCTATGGCATCAAATCCGAAGATCAAATACTATGTGTATACGATCAGCAATGATAGCTATCTTAAGAGAATGGATATGGATGACTTTATCGATGTTCCTTCTAACAAAGGCCTTGTGTATTGCAAGCTTGATGAAGGAGACTATGTAAAGGATATAGTATTCATGCCTGCAGAATTTGATCTGCTGATCTATTCTCATAATAAGGCTATTAGACTCTCTGGAGAAGAGGCTCCTTATATCAGAAGAACCACTAAGGGCTATTCTGGTATGAGAACAAGTCATGATATTGATGGTATGGAATGCATATATCCAGGAGCTACGAATATGGTCGTTGTTACAAAGAACGGTCGTATTAATAAACTGCCATTGGATGCTAATATGCGGTCTAGCCGTGGTAAGTCTGGAAGTGCTGTAATCAAGCTCGGAAAGACAGATAGAATCAAACGTATTCTTATCTGCAAACCAGAGACTATCATTCAGCTTGAGAACTCTAACTATGCTACGTTGGAGTTGAAAGCTGGGGAGATTAGAGATGGTTCTAGCATTAGTGCTGGTGAGAAGCCATTGGCTGGTGAACTGAAGAGTGTAATCAAGGTATAAAGCAATATATAGAAGAGAGCTCATTGCGAGCTCTCTTTTATTTTTTGTAAAAGTCCGAAATTATGGTTATATATAATTGTAGTGAATGAAGTAGAGATCACTTTATTCCTAAACAAGTAATGAGTCTAATAATATATAACTTTAAATGGAGGATTTAATCATGGTTAAATTAGAAATTAGTAAGAGCACCTATACATCGATAAACAAAGATGGCTACACAGTCGTCAATGGTCAGGTAAGAGTTATAGATAAGAAACAGGATGTGGATGTTCTGCTTACGTTCGTTAACTTCGAAATTAGTTTGATTAGTTCTCTTATACTTAGATCTCTTAAGTATAAGAGCTATTCAAGCAGATGTAACTTTAATAGCGATCATATATCCGTAGAGGATAATGGTCGCTATGGTGGCTACCTGACTCGCCGCTGTATAGATGAGATCTATAAGAGTATGCCTAAAGCTGCTTAATAGATCTCTAAGAAGAAAGTCCATTATGGACTTTCTTTTTTTTGTCATTAAGGAACATAGAAGATCTGTTAGACTAAAGTATTTTGACTATATATTATATCAGTGATAGAGATAAAAGCGAGAATCAATTCTGGTTCTGCATAGTAATAAGTGTAGCAATTAAAGGAGGTGATACAATGATTACAGTAGATCAGGCGGTGGAGATGGTAACCCGTGGTGGTTATACCTACGAAGAGGTGTATCCTCTTCTCTCTGCAAAAGATCAGGTCCTGTTTCAGTGGAGCGTAATAGCTTAACTGAAACAGGGAGCAGCGTATAGTACGCTGCTTTCTTTTTTTCTACATCAAGGTAATCTTCCTAGGAAGTGTGCACATATATACAGGTCTCTAGCTAGGATGGCTAGAGACCTAAATATTGTCATTATCTCATATTTCAGTTATATATAATATAGGTGAATAAAGAATACGTAGCACAGAAAATCCCTCTACCATAGCAGTGGTAGAGGGATATCTGCTGTCACGATTCTAGGAAGAGAGGTGACAAATCATGCCTGATTATTCAAGCTTTTTGGCCGAGTATATAGGTTCGCATACCGACTCATACAAGGCCAATCATCCTGAAAGCACTACAGATGAAATACTCTGCGCTCTCATGGATGAGGGCATAAACAAGTGGCAGCAATCCGAAACTGGATTGGCTACCCGCTGCCGCATGGCAGCTGTGTAAAACCTTTTACCGAAGGTTTTCTAAAGGGAGATAGCCGAAGCAACTCCTCCCTTTATTTTTTATGTAATTATGCTAAAAATTTATAATTGGATAGTTCGACATTAGGGTAATTGGAGGTGCACTTACAATGAGTAAATCAAACACTAAAGTCATCGTATCTGGGCTCTGTCCTAAGGTCGATGCTTTGCTTGCTCGTAACACGAATAAATTTAAGCGCTTAGTAGAAAAGTTCATCAATGATCGTAATCAATATATATTTGATACTTGCCCTTGTGATAGAATTTACTATAGCGAAGATGATGCAGAAGCTATGTTTTCTGCAGTAGGAATAGATAGAGAAACTGTATCTAAGACTATTCAGCAAACTTACTTCTATCCTATTCCAGCATTCAATCCTAGAGCTGCTAAGGATGAACTTACTATTCTTATGATGTGCGTAGTACGTTACTTCATTAAGAAGAGAGATAAGAAGAATGCAGAATTAGCTATGATATATCTCGCATTCTCTGGCAAGTTCTATCCTTCTATTCACTACATGTCTTTCCCTAAAGTACCACCAAGTGAGTATCGTCATGTAATGGAATTCGTTGTAAACAATATGCTTTCTGAGAAGTTCTATCTGAAAACAGAAGGATCTGTATTTGGAACTATCAAGAAGTTTGGTATAACGTGGATGAGTTCATATGAGAGACGTTTCAAGGAATTTGAAGATGAAGATATAGTATATCTGATACAGCAGTTACATGACCGTATAAAGACATTCATGAAGAATATCGCAACTCTGTACTATAAGGCTTATGAGAATAAGGATTATATGACATATGATTCTGATTCATTTGATCAGGGAGATTATCATCTGGCGGATTCTGATTCTTTAAAGGCTGAAAGATTCATAGAGAAAGCTATGCAGCGTGTTAATACAGCATCTGTAGATTATAAGACATGCAAGATGTGCGCTGATTCTAATGTAAAGACTGAAGAGATCAAGAATATAATCGAAGCTATCATTGGTAAGAAAGAGTATAATCTTGAAATCAAAGAGCTTATTCGTCTCTTGGTATATACGTACTTCGAGAAAGATCCTAGAAAGGATGTTACTGATATTAGGTTCATAACCTTTACTATCGCTCCAAAACCTAATACTAAAGATCCTCATATCCTTAGAATGCGTGCAATTATAGAGGGATGGTTGGAAGATAACTCTGTTTCTTATAGAAAGAGAAAGCACAGAGAACCTACCAAGAATAGTTATAATAGATCTATTCTATTATACTTTACTCTTATAACTCATAACGCTAATAAGTAAAAAGTTAAAACTATGTAAACTTTTACGTAAAGAACGTATATGGGGAGCAACTACAAACAAGGGGGAAGCTAGTATTGGCTGCTAGAGATTTTCAACACACTGTTTCGAAGTATGTATTTTCACGTATACCTAGAGTATTTTGCAAGCAATGCAGAGGAGCTAGTGAATCTCCATTTAAGAATGCATTGATGACAGTGCGTATGTATAATATTCCAAGGAAGGCTTTAGTTGACGGAGTAAAAGTAAAGTTCTTCTGTATGGATTTAGGTCTTAAGTTTAAGCATGATAAACATGCTTCTCTTAGATTCTATGTATCCAATCATGAAGAATCTAAAGAGATAGCTAGGAACGTAGAAGCTATTATAGATAATTGGATTCCTGATGAGTATGAAATTCATATCAGGTATGACTATCAGACTGGTAGTCCTTTAACTGAGCAGTAAACAAAATATATCCCACTACTCGTAATGAGTAGTGGGTTAAACTGTGTCTTTTCAGTTATATATTATAATGATGAATGACATAAGTTGTATAAATAAATATCTGTCACACCGAACTCCCACTAGCCCAGGGTAGCTAGCGGGAGTGCGTAGATAGGGAATAGTTGAAACAACAGAATGCCATTGAGCAGCTACGGGAATCTACTCACTATAATGTTGATTATGTAGCTTGATAAACAAACTTTTTGGGAGGATTTGAAAATGAAGTTGAACAAAAGACAAGAACTGGAAATGAAGATTGGTATGTATTTTATCAATGGAGATGCTGATAAACTTAAAGAGGAAACCAATGTTTATGGAGAAGTAGTAGAAAAGTTTATAACTCGTCTGGTTGCCCTGCCAGAGTTATGTGATTTATTATCCGGATTGGATAATGAATACGAAGCTGCCTCACTTGCAAGAAAGATGATTTCAGGAATTGATGATTCCGATATCAAACTTAGCTTCAAAGCAAAATTGCATAATGCTGTATCACAGTTAGTCCCGACTACTGCTGGTGTTGTTTCAGACGTATTGGCTGATTCGGTAGCCAATAGTTCCAAAGGATTCGTGGATAATATTATGAAAGATGCTATGAAAGAAGAAGAAGCTAAAAAGGAATCTATTCGGGATGCAGATAGAAAATCTTATCAAGTTAACCGTCACGTACCAGAAGAGATAGAGAAGGATGTAGAGATAGAATTTAAATGTAATGGAAATTTATTTATTAAGAATAATGATGATCCCTTTTTCATTAAGCATGACCTGAACGTATATCCCAAATGCCCAGATTCCTCATTTATTATATATCGTGGTACTGGCGTTCCTCCGGTTGATGGCGTTCCTCTGGTTAATGGGGATACATTCTTCACTATGGATGAAAAAGGCGACAGAATATATTATACCCCACGCGTTGGCCGCTATAAGTATTATGGGCCTACGTCAATTGACCCTATTCCTAAAATCCATTATGGGAACTATTCTGTTGTAGTTTCCGATTCTACTCCGCAAAGAGTAGTAAATGAGATTAAAAAGAAATATGGGATTGAGGTAACGTTCACCTATTCCAATGTAAATTGGACTATCCATCCTACGATCAAGTAATTTCAATTTGACGAGTTTAAACCCCTTACCCGTGGTGGGTAAGGGGCATAACTCTATTTTGTTGCATCTCTTATTTTTTGGTCTACTAATTCAAGGTTATAGGCACCAACCAGGAACTTGGAAAATACATCTCCGTCCTTAAGGTTATTGTAGATGAACTGAAAATACATCTTTTTGGCCATAGAATAGTTAGAGGTCTTATCAAGATTCTGATACTGCAAAGCAAGAAGATTGATAGAGTCAATCTGTTTCTTGAGTCTTTTCTTCTCAGAATCCGGAAGGGTGCTATTCTTATCTATTTCACGCTGTAATACGTTTACAGTAGACTTAAGTCTAGCTCCAATGAATGGATGGCAATCAAGCATCAGATCTAATGAAAGATCAATCAGTCCTGCAAATGTATTGAGGAAGTTAAGAACCGGAGCACCTTTGATATCCTTACGATCATAGTCTATCTTGACCAGAGCAGAATTAAGCTCTACTCCATAACCGAACATTGCTGCGAACTGATCAGCAAACTTCTCGTCAATATACATAGATCCACTGGATGTATTCTTAAATCCTCTAAGAACCTTTTCAAATAAGCTAGGCCATCTTTTACGAGTACGTTCTTTAGCTTCTGGAGAGGTTTTTATGATAGCTCCAAGATTCGTAATAGCATCGAATGGATTCTTCTCTAATTCCTTCATCGTATGCTTGGTAGCAGATAAGAAATTGAAGATTACAGAACCAAGAGAATCCCTGAGTACGTCAAGGCAAGTCTCTACCGGAATAACGGCCTGTTTAAAGCTATGACCTATCTCATGCAGAAAGATAGCTGTGAGTTCTGCATTCGTAAGTTTATCAGTAAAGAACAAAGGAGCTGTAGCAACTATCATAGTTACCGCTTTAAGCTCTGGTTTGAATTTAATACTCTTTCCTTTTACTTCAAATCTATCCTGCATCAGACCGTACTTTTCTTCTCTGATAGGATAGGTATAGCAGTTCATATACTGATCGGTATCAAAGCCGCCATACACCTCTTTGAATCCGAATGCTTTCTTGATAGCGGTAGTAAACTTTTCATACAGCTTACTATCAAGAACCTTCTTAAGATTCTCTTCGGTATATCCATCTTTCTTGAATTTGAACTTATTTCGTATATCTCTAATTGCATATTCTATGTCTAAGATCTCTTTAGTCTTTCCAAAGTATGCTTCATCAATCGGTTGAACGAACATTTAGAATCACTCCTTTAGTAAAATGTCAAACTCGTAAGTCTTGATTATATATTATTACAACGAAAGGAAGGAATTGTTCGGAGATCGAGATGAACGATCAACTTCGTATCATAGATAATGACCGTGTTTATTTTTTCTCACTTTAGACTCAGTATCATAGAAAAGTGTAAATCTAGATAATAAGAGTTATATATTATAACTTTGATAGGTGTTTTGAATATAAAGATGAAAGGAAGATTGTAAATGCTTGATAGTAAGATTTTTGACAGAAATATCGACCCGTATGAATTTGCAAAAGGTCAGTATGAGTTCCCAACTGAACTGATAATCGACCAACCTATTGATCCAAAGAATATTGACCAGATTCAAGTATTAAAAGACAATGGCATTATCTATGAAGAAGGTGACCCAATAGTATCATCTAAATATGAAACCAGAAAGGATAGATATTATAAGGCATTAAGCAAAGTTGAAGTGATTAACAAAGTTGGCTACGATTTGTATATTAGGGATAAAAAGGAGCAGGAAGCTCGCTCAAAGCGTGAGAAAATCAGAAAAGCTATGGAAGCCAGAAAAGCTAAGATAGCAGAGGTCGAGGAAAAGACTCAATTCTGGATTAAGTATAAATTCTGCCGTTTGCTAATAAAGAAATATCAGCTTAGCATACCGGAAGAAGAACTTCAGGAGCGTACAGAGCTACTGTTCAAGAATTTATTCGTAGCATTTTCTGAATCGCTAGACGAGATTCAGCGCCAATATCTCGAGAGTAATATGTATTATGCATACAGTTGTTGGTATAAAAATGAATTTTTGGATATAGTAAAGCAGTGTGAGCCTTTTATTGTTATAAAAGATCCACAAGGAAATCCAACTCTATTACATAAGCATGATATGAAATCCTATAAGCTTTTGGTTCGGGCTTTAGATCAATATGACATACCTAGTGGACTATCTGAAATTGATTTAGAGACGTATAATGCATGCAAATTCATATTCATAGAAAAAGGCCAAACCAATAATATACTTAATCAAGTAAAAAGAATGGTATATCTCTCTACCTATATATTTGGTACCTATAAATATATATTTATACAAGGACCTAGAAAGAAACCTTTTCCTATCATTAGCTTTAAAGACTACTATGAATCTTCAGAGATGAATATTCGCGAGTTAGCTAATAAGCTATATAATGAAAAAAGAGACTTCTATTCTAAAATCGTGAATGTGTATAGTGCTATGGGGATCAAGGTAAAAAATAAGAAGAGTGTAAACAGATAATTGGAGGAGATTAAAATGAAAAACGCAATTAAATACTTGGCAAAAGAAAAGGTAGAAGCTTTTAGAAAAGAGTCTATCGAAATGACAGCAGAGGATAAGATTGCTATGAAAGCATTGGGCTGCAGCCCGGAGATTTTCGAGAATAGGAAGTATATTTCCAAAGCATTACTTGCTTTACATGCAGAAAGAGTGAATCTTTCCCATGTACATGTGATACAGAATAAAGAGCAGATGGAATACTTTAATAAGCAGATTAAGATGCTTGGTCTTCTTTGTAAAGAGATTCCATATCCGAAGTTCGATGAATTTCCTAAACAGTATTACAGAGACTTCTCTGTGTATAAGTACCCAGCAATGGAGTACCTTGACAAAGAATTGCATGGCCAAAGTGATAACACTGCAGAAGTAGTACGTCTGCGTGCATATGAGATGATGATACTTGGAGGAAAGACAATCTCCCAATGTAATCATATATTTATGGATGTAATTGGCAAATCTAAGGAGGAAAATAAGTAAATGTATTCGGATGTATTTATTGGTATAACTGCTATCTATAAAGTTTCCATGGATGGAAAGACTGATAGAGAAGTATTAAGCTCTACTCTTGACAGCGAAGCAGCCGCCAAACTATTTATTTCAGAGGAGGCATTCAACAGTTTAGCTGAGATCTTTAGAGAAGAGCAAATACACATTGCGGCTATGCACGGATTTAATGATACCGATACAAAAGTTTCTGTGGAAAAAGATGAACTCGGTATATACGTGGTTGTGGAGAAATTCGATTCAGTAATAAAATATCGTAGATCTGTTATTCGGATTAGTTCTGCTAAACTTGCTAAGATCAATTTTAGTATAAAGCAGGGAATTATTCCAAAAATCTAAAAGGGAGAGTTGATATATGCTAGACTCATTATTTATTGGTATTACGGCATCTTATAAGTTTGAAGTAGGTAATTCCTCTAGAGAGGTTGGAGTGGTTGATCTTGATAGAGATCAAGTTAGTTACTTCTGCAGTAAAGAAAAGATGGAAATGCTAACGGTCGCTGCTAATGGACATCGTCCTTATAATGCTATGCTGAAGCATGATAAACAAGGATGGTATGTCCTAGAGGAATTTGAGAAAGGTTATGTTAAGATCAAGACGCATTGCTACGTCATTGAGATTCCATCAGATAAGTTGATGGAGATGAGTTCATGTATCAGTAGTGGCAAGATTCCAGTAGTTGAATCTATGAGATCTGCCATGCAAGAAAGTAATTCGAGCATTGGTTAAGTAAAGATTACTGTTTGAGACATTTGGGTAAAGAGGAGTGATATCGCTATGAATAAGGCAAGGAAACAGGTCGAGGAATTGATCTACAAAACCTTGGATACTCTAGATCCAACTGAGCAAAACAGTGATTTTTATAAAGAGAAATTTGCTAAGATGAACGATAAAGAGTTCATGGAATTCTTTAAACAGGATTTCTCTATAAAGTTCCAAACAAGATTATTTGAGGTAGAGCCAAAGATGGATCAGATCGTCAAGGCTCTTGATAATCTTAAGGTTCCATTAATGGAAAAGGTTACTATGCCATTCTTGTATAAGAATAAGGCTGGTGATCCGGTTAGTACCAACTACGAAGCATTGGTCATTTATTCACCTATGAAGAAGGTGAAGCAGTTCATTGCTAAGAAGAATTCTATGTCTACAAATATCAGTAAGCGAGATATGAAGTCTGGATTGCTGCTTGATGTAGATAAGAATGGTAATACCAGTTCCAGGGAGATGGAGTGCTTAGCTGTAATGGATTGCCCTGAGACAATCAGAGAATTGTCTACTTATAGAGCAGATGCCATGAATGCTAAATCAGAATTCTATGGTATGATCAATACCGTAGGAATGGTTAGCCAGAGTGATGTAGATGTAACGGTAGATGATTCGCTTTCAAGAAATCTTTTGAATTCGTATCTCTTAGGTGCATTGATTAATAGCAATCTGGTTAATGAAGAAGATTATCTTCCAAGCACACTCAAATCCAAAGAGCGTAAAACGCAACGTCAGTAATACAATATCCCACTACCACTTGCAGGTAGTGGGAATATCTTTTTAATTAAGAAAGGAATGATTGTTTGAATTGTTCAAAAAAGGACATGGCTCATATGAGTCTTTCTAAGATACTGAGGGTTGCACCATGCGATCATAAAGGACATGTAGTTCCTAATAGTGCAACAAGATATGTTTGTACTATGTGTGGTAAAGCATTTGTATTCCCTACGTCTGAAGAGGAAAGAAAACTTTTCGCTAAGGATTCCAATGTATTTCTGTACAAGAATATCGATTCTCTTGTAACCGATATAACGCCATTGCTGAGCTTACGATTCATTAAGTCGTAAGTGTATCAACCCATTTTGCTCTATTATCTAAAATAATGATATATTATAGTATTGAGTTGGGTAGCATTAGGAATTGATTTCCTTAACAACTACCCAATAATCAACTATCGAAAGGAGGCAAATATTATGCCTGAGCAGAATGGACAGTATGGAGTTATCCATGAGACCGGTGATCTCGGCCTTGGATTTGACGTACTTGGAAAGCAGGATCAGGCTACTTTGAAAAGCGACGAAGAGCGCCGCAAGAAAGAAGAAAACGGCCAGAAAAAGTAAGCCGTTATCTCGAATCAAAAGTAGCGAAATGAACTAAGAGGGATGACCTCTGAGAAGTATTGGTTATCCCTCCTAAATTCATCGTTGCAAAATTGAGGAGGAAAAGTCAATGAGTAAAGTTTTCAACAAGAAAGAGTGGGGAATTATCGCAGTGATGCTGGTTCTGGTGGTAGTAGCATCCTTTTTTACATCTGTTAAAATTCAGCAGACAAATGATAGAATGTACAACATCGAACAGCAACTGGAAGAACGGGACAAAGCGGAAAAACAGATCCTCAATAACCTTGAGGAAATCAAATCCCAGCAGGAAGAACTGCAAAAACTCGAGCAACAGAGACTCGAGAAAGAAAAAAGACATCAGGTTGCGGTGAACAATTTGGTGCAAAAGGGATTCGACCGCCAGACTGATCTGGGGGCGAATATTGAACTTAGCGCAAAAGATATGGACGATATCATCGACAAGTGGTCTACCCATATGAAAAACGGGACTCGTTTTAAGGGTAAAGGTGCCACGTTCGTCGAGGCTGCTAAGGAGACAGGGCTTAACCCTATTTATCTGATGGCTCATGCTGCCTTGGAAAGCTCATGGGGAAATTCAGAAATGGCGCAAGATCGTCATAACTACTACGGGATCAATGCCGTTGATAATAACCCGAACCGGGCATATTCAATGGGAGATTCAGTAGATGAAGGTATAATTGCAGGTGCTCATTGGATTAAGCGTAATTTCTATGACCATGGTTATAGAACGCTAGAGCAGATGCAAGCTGCTAATTATGCCACGGACCCAAGTTGGGAGGGAAACATCGAAAAGATTGCTTGTGCATCTACCCAGATGCTGTAAGGCTGTAGTTAAAATAGCGGAGAAGGGTTAATTCCCTTCTCCACTAATTTTGTATTTAGTCTACAACCTATTAGTAATCATATCCAAACTAGTAGGTTTATGAATATGAAGGAGGAAACAAACAATGTTAAGTGTAAAGGTTATTGGTGTTGGAGCAGCAGGTAATAAGGCTGCTATTAAACTCGTAGAAGATCAGGTGGTATCGCGTGATGATATCATTCTCCTCAATAGCACATTGAAAGATGTGCCGACGGAATATAAGGACATTGCAATCCAGGTGCAGGGTAAGTTCCAGGGTTGTGGTAAAGAGCGTGGAATCGCAAATGAGATGATCATGGATTCCCTTCGCAACAATGCAATCTCACTGGATACGATCATGACCGAGCAGGATAAGTTCGTCATCATTGCTACAAGCACTGAAGGCGGTACTGGTTCTGGTATGTCAGTCGTGATGGCGAAATACTTCAAGGAGATTCTTGGAGTTGATGTACATCTCTTTGGCTTCACTGGCTTTGAAGATGATGCCCGTGGGTTGAAGAACACGGTAGATTGGTTCAAGGAACTGTCTCCAGACTTCATGGTAGAGGCAATCTCCAACAAGAAGTTCCTGGATGACAGCTTTGGCAATAAGCTCAAGGCACAGGAGATGGCGAATGACGAGTTCTCCATGAGAGTTCGTACGTTGATCGGTAAGAACATCGTTGAGTCTGTAGAGCAGAACATCGATGATACAGATCTTCTGAAGCTGACGACTACTGCCGGCTTCATGACGATTGAGAATATCAAACTCGGAAAGATCAAGAATCCGAAGGATTTCAATAAGGTTCTCTCTGAGGGACTTGATAACTCTAAGTCTTTGGATGTTACGGCATCCTGCCAGCGTATTGGTGTTATTCTCAATATCAAGAATAAGACCAAAGATGCAATCGATTGGAGCTTTGATGTGCTGAAGCAGCGCTTCGGTGAGACGATCGAATTCTTTACGCATGTAGAGGATGTATTCGATGATGAAGAGCTGTTTGTCGTTGTATCCGGACTTGATATGCCAGTAGAGGAGATCGAAGAAGTTTACAATGAATTCATGGCTCGTATTGAGAAAGTCAATAAGGGTAATGATGACTTCTTCCGTAAAAGCTTCGATACGAATGTTGGCAGTTTCGATATGAAGCGTCCGCAGAGCTCTCCGGAAGACATTGCGAAGAAGCGTAACATGTTCTTTGCGAAAGTGCAGAAAGTAGAGCCGGTAAAGACGGCTTCTGGTACGGCCCAGAATATTACAGTAAGGACTCCTTCCGCAAAGGATAATTACTAAGGAGGAATTTGTATGTTGGATAAGCTTGATCAAATCGTAAGGCCAGAAGAAGCTAAGAAAGAAGAAATCCTTCCGAAGTTTCCGAATGAATACGAGATGAAAAACGATATCATGCGTGGTCTTCGCAATATCGAATCCATGGAGGATAAAGCTGCTTATGAATTTGTGGAGAAGAATGTCCACAACCTGTTTGAAACTAAGGAATACAAATTTGCATTCCAGCACGTTAAGTTTCTGACAGCATTGCAGCAGGTCTGTCATGAAGTCCAGCTTGATTGTAGTGAGCTTATCACATGCAATTCTATTCTGTACGAAATGCTGAGTACGGCTACATTGACAGATTATAAGAAAAAGTTAATGTATATCTTGGCAGAAACGTTGAATCGGTATACGGTTAATCAGCTTCTTGGCAAAGGTGTAGAACCTAGTACGGCTATTTATGCCGGCTTGTGCAATACGTCTAGCCAGGATATGACATTGAACATTAGGAGAGTGAACTTCGCATTGACTACATTCAATGCTCCATCCCCTAAGTTCTATACTGTACAGAAATTCGTGGATATCTATGGAGCTTTGTATCATAACGTCTTATCTAATCTCTTATCGGCAACAGTTTTCGATACTGAAATAAAGAAAGCGATCGATGCTGATGAGTATTGGGTAACTAAGGATATGATTGAGGTGGATGAGAATATTGGATGGGCTGTATTGTTCATCTTGGAATCCATCCCTGCTCAGAATATCACTCAGTATCTGATGTCTATTTCGGAACAATTTGGAATGGAATTCGGATTCGACAGTAGATATACAAAGTTCAGTTTCCATAACTTACCGATCAATCTGTTTCGTAAGATTCCGGTATTGGTTGAGCAGCTTGAGGGCTTTGATGAACCTGTAGTGTTACCATAAATATCGAGGAGGGAATTTCCCTCCTCTTTATTTTTTTTTACTCGACCTTTAACTTCTAATTAACCACAGTATGGAGGGATAAGAATATGTCATTACTTGCAACACAGTTTAGAGAAAAGATGCTCAAAGATAAAGATATCGATATGCAGCGTGAAGCGCAGACGTATGTCGGATATCCAACCGGTTTTCCGGTTCTTGACTTTACTAATGGACAGATCGTTCATGTAAAGAATACAGAAAAAGGAATGGATTTCAACTACTTCTCTGTAGGTATCACCAACGGAAGTTTCAACTCCGTTATTGGTAGATCTCAGAGCGGTAAAACCACCGGTATGTGGCAGTTCGCATGGAATATGATCGCACCATTCGAGAATGCTTCTATCTTCGCAGATAATACAGAGGCAGGAATCGATTGGCCTCGTATCTCGAATGTAGTAGGAGTGCCAGAGGAGACGCTTAAAGAACGTATAATCTCACGAGATCGTGGTATTACGGCAGAGAATTTCTATCGCCGTATTAAAGAGATTCATGATATGAAGCTCGAGAATCCTGAAAAGTATCAGTATGATACTGGTAAGCTTGATAACTTCGGAAATCCAATTATCGAGTTTGAACCTACCATCTATATCATCGACTCTATTGCTATGCTGATGCCTGAGAAGTATGCATCGGAAGAAGAGTTGTCTGGGCAGATGAGTACGACGGCTGCTGCAAAGGTTGTTACGCAGATTCTTCGTACGATCATTCCAATGATCAAATCTGCTAATATCATTGTATTTGCTGTAAACCATATCATGCAGCAGATCAATGCTAATCCGATGATGCATAAGCGTAGTCAGCTTCCGTTCTTGTCTCCAGATGAGAGACTTCCTCGTGGAGATACGCTCGTTTTGTTATCCAATACCATCATGCGTTTTGTTGATAACAAGAAGCTCAAAGAGGATGAAAAGTATAAGATCGCTGGTGCTATGGTAGATGTATACTTTGAGAAAACTCGTAGTTCTAGACCGCATCAGGCAGTTACTATGGTCTTTGACTATGTGACTGGATTTGATCCGTTACTCTCTACCTTTGTATTCATGAAGGAGAAGACTAACCGTATCAAGGGTAGCGGTGTCGGAATGTATGTGGACGACTTTACTGATGTGAAGTTCTCCATGGGTAATTTCAAAGACAAGTATCTTAGCAATGAGGAGTTCAGAATGCGGTTTGATAAAGCAGTTAGTGAAGAACTCGTCAAGATTCCTAAGGCTTCTAATGCAGACTTTGCCAAGGAGAAAAAGATTATGAGTAATCTGTACGACCTCTGCATGAATCAGGTACCATCTGTAGAGAATAACGCAGAAGAGATTTAATCAATTGCCAGATAGACTTAGTTCTATCTGGCATATTTTCTCTAAATGGCTATTTGATCATATATTATAAATATGAAAGTCGAAACAGTTTAAGGAGGATTTCTTTAATGGCAGGAAAACTTAATATCATGAGCACATGTCAGGAGATTGAAAATGAACTCCCGGCACAAGAGTATGCATTAGGCAAAGGTTTACTGCAGCCGTTCAACAACTGTAACTCTGGTTCAAGAAAGATTATGCAAGGTATTCAGACTGATCAGACCATGCAGTTGCAAAGTGCAGAAACCCCAATCATTATGACTGGGTATGAAACACAATTTGGTACAATGAGTTCTACGTTCGCGCAAGCCGAGGCGGACCTGATCGTCATCGATAAGATTCCTAAGTACAATACGAACTATAACGTGAAGTCGGCGAACTTCACACTCATCTGCCTGGATTCAAAGAATAACAAACTTGATATCATTAATCGGGTAGATTATCGTCATATCTCAGAGAGTTATGGATACAGCATGAATACGGATACACTCGACGTAGTGAATGTAGGAGATGTAATTCCAAAAGACACTCCTATTGTTAAGGCTAATTCATTTGATGAAGCCAATAACAAATGCTGTGGCGTAAACTTGACTACGATCTATATGGCTCTTGCTATCACAACAGAAGATCCGATCGTATTATCTGAGTCAGCAGCAAAACGATTCAATGCTCCATTGTTCGATTCGACATCTTTCCAGATCAATGATAATGATATCCTATTGAATCTGTATGGAGATAATGAGCATTATAAAACATTCCCTGATATTGGTGAAGAGATTCAGAATGGATTTCTTTGTGCAGTACGTAGAGAAAGAAAAGAAGATGAAGCACTGTATTCGCAGAGCTGTGATCATTTGAAAGAGATGATGATTTCCGATGACAAATACATGCTCAAAGGAAAAGTTATCGATATCGATGTGTTTTGCAACAATCCTGAAAAGCTCAAGTCGAGTCTCTACAATCAGCAGATCAGCCACTATTATGATATGAAGCTCGAGTATTGTGCTAATATCGTAAAATCTATGCAGCCGTTTGTTGATAAGAAAGTTCCGATGACTTATGAAGCTGAGAAGCTGTATTATCAGTGTCTCTGGACTATTCAGGGCAAGCAGACAATCTCCGATAAGGTATTTAGCAATATCTATCTGAATATCACTACGATGATCACCATCCCTATTCATGTAGGAGATAAGATTACTGATAGATACGGCGGTAAAGGCGTTGTATCAGCTATCTATCCAGATGATAGAATGCCGCAGTATCCGGTCAATCGTGGTGGTGAGATCATTCTTGAGCCAGTAGATGCTATCTATAATAGTAGCACTATCGTAAACCGAGAAAATCCGGGTCAGTCTATGGAAACAGAGATGACCTATGGTGGCTCTAAGATCATTGAACGCATCGGTAATATTCTTACTGAAGCTTATTCTCATGGATCTTATGATGATCAGGGTATAATCGGACAGTGCGAGAACATGCTGTTCACTTATATGAATATCTTCAATAAGGAACAGGCAAGAGAGTATCAAGATTTCTGTAATTACAATGGAATTGATGTAAGAACACAGTATCTTGATTCTATCGTCAATGATGGAGCAATCTATATGTGTATGCCTCCGATGTCTTCTGGCATGTCTATCGATATGATCAGAGAGATGTATGAAGCATTCCCATGGATTGAGCAGTCAGATCTCTATGTTACTGTACAGAATTCCCGTGGAGGATTGCGGCAGATTAAAGCTAGACGCAAAATCATCGTAGGTAAGAAATATACGCAGCGTTTGAAGCAGTTTGCTGAAGAGAAGTTCTCTTCTGTATCTCTGGCATCTACGAATATCAGAAGCGAGAATACAAAGAGCAAAGCAAATAAGTTTCATAAAGCAGCGCATGCGACCACTCCAGTACGCTTTGGTGAAATGGAGTTTCTTGATATGATGCATTCTAACGCAGAAACGTTGATTGAAACATTGATGCTTCTGTCTGCATCTCCACAGGGTAGACGTATGTTCGAAACACTTTTGGTTGGTGATCCATTCCAGCGCAATGTACGTATTCCTCATGATGCTACTTCTCGACAAGTAGAGAAGGTTGATGTTTATCTTAAGGAAATCGGATTACGATTTGACTTTATCAAAAAGCTTAAAGTGCGTAACAAGGTCAAGCAGGTTGTAATGACTCTGATTGATAATCGGAGAAAGTGTGTAGCAATGACTCTTGTAGATCCACGACTGAAAGATAAGATCAAAGAGCTTGCAAAGAAGAGGATTGATCATAAGAAATCTGGTTCTCGTAATAAGATGAGAGCTATGACTCTTGTAGATCCACGCACTGCAATGGTAATCAATTCATTCCCAGAAGATATTCGGCATGAGGTTCTTCATTCCGAAGAGATTATGAAGAATGCTTCTGAAATTACTCATATCATGGATGACCTTCGTGAGAAGGAAGCTATCAAGGAGATGATTGGAGAGCTTACAACTAAGGATGTAACTAAGCTTATCAACTCCGAGGTGCCAGTTCGTAAGCAGAGAGTAATCAAAGAACGTGTAATGAGGCTCGTTAATCCTAATCTCCCATTGAAGGGGAACCTGGATAAGGAATAAAAATATGGAGGGCTGTATAATCAGCCCTCTATTATTTTTTGCAAGTATATATTATATTCATGAGGTGATGAAAGTGAATATAAATCTTAAGGAGGTTATAGCTGATTTAGAGAAAGCATCTTTACGGATGATTACTCCTCAGCTAAGTTCTTACCTTAATGAATTGACTATGAATTTTATAAATTCAGAGCCAACGGAACAAATGACAAAAGATATGTATGATGTACTGGTTATCTCCAATATCCTGTACAATAATACAGATCGAACTATGCTTCCATTAGAAGATGGAGTGTATGATTTAGCCGTAACGAAGTATAACAAAGTTACGGGTGGTATGTCTCCTGTAGGAGCAACACCAGTTGTATTCCCACAGGGACAAGCAGGTCCTGATAGCTATGAACAGCATGTAACTGGAAAGGTTACAGCTATGCATCTAGCTGACATGGATGGGTTCTTCTTCAAGAATATCACGGGAAATACCTTTGATGTTCGGGCTAGTGACTTCGAAGTACAAGATGTACAGCACTATGACAAGCCTAGCAAAAAGGGCAGAGCTGTTGCACATGAGTATCCAGAGTTAGTCGGCACTCTTGATAAGTGTAAGTTTACCCTTATTAATGATGCAGTGAATCATGGAATAGATCCTAACAATAGTGAGCAGAAAGTAGCTATCTTTGAAAGAGATTTCATGATGGCTCATCGTCAGATGGGATTCGACTTCCCTGATATGTGTGCGACTTTGAAGTATGATGGTATTTCTGTTGAAGCCCAGATCCAGGGTAACAAGATTGTATCTGCAAGATCCAGAGGAGATACGGGGAATGATGAGGCTCAGGATTTGACGCATATCTTTGGAGGTTATGTATTCCAAAGAGCATGTGGTTATTCAGAGATAAATGATAAGATGGTATTCGGCATCAAATTCGAATGCATCATTACATTTCCTATGCTCAATAAGCTTGCTGCAGATACCGGTATGACCTATGTAAATGGTAGAACGGCTATTATTGGGTTAACCGGTAGAGATGATGCCAGAAGATTCAGAGACTATATGACTCTTGTACCAATCTGTACTGGTGGTCTTGGAATCGATAACCGAGAAGTAGAGATCAATTTCCTGAATAAGTATTATAGCTCTGGTGTAGATTTACGCTATGCAATGATTCATGGTGATTACATGAATAGATTGTATATGGTAAGTAAGTTTGCTAAAGAAGCAGAAGCTATGAGACCTTATATTCCATTTATGTATGATGGAGTAGTTATCGAGTATACCAATCCAATTGCTAAGCAGGCATTGGGTCGGATTAACTCTGTAAACAAATGGGCTATTGCGATCAAGTTCTCAGCTATGAAGAAGAGAAGCATCATTACCGGTTGTGAATTCACCGTAGGACAGGATGGTAGCATCACTCCGATGGCGTATTTCAATCCGGTAGAGTTCTTTGGTACCATTCATCCGAAAACTACGATTCATTCGTTTAAGAAGTTTAATCAGATGGATCTACATTTAGGAGATGTGGTTGAGCTTGAGTATAGGCATGATGTAATCGTGTATCTTACCAAGCCTAATATCGCAGAGAATGCTATTCCAAAAGGCCCGAAGATTCCATTCCCTGAAGTATGTCCAGTATGTGGGACATCCTTAATGGTATCAGATACTGGAGATACAGCATATTGTCCTAATATGGATTGTGATGGACGTAGGGTTAAGCGTGTAACTAACATGCTTAAGAAACTTAACTTCAAGGACTTTGGCGAGGCATATGTAGTATCATTGAATCTCAGATCGTTTAGTGATCTTTTCAATCTGGATTATGATAAGGCATGTGCGGTAATCGGTGAGGTTATGACGAAGAAATTCTTTGCACGGGTAGAAGAGCTGAAAACAAAGCCTTATCCTGATAATCGGGTAATAGGCGCGCTTGGTTTCTCTAATCTTAGTGCAGAGAAATGGAAGCTTATTCTTAAGGATGTATCCTTAGAGTATATCATGGATGCAGAAGAGAATGAACTTTACAACGCCTTGATGACTATCAAAGGTATTGGGGAAACAGCAGCATTAACCGTTGTAAATGAGCGCAAGGCGTTCATGGATGATCTTAAAACCATCGCATGTATGGATAATATTCAAAGATCATATGGAGATTATACAGCCAAAGTCATTGTACGATTTACTGGCTGCAGAGACTCTAAATTGGTCGAGGCATTGAACGCTCTTGGAACGTTCGATGCATCTGGAGAGAAAGGTGTCACTAAGAAGACAGATATCCTTGTAGTTCCATACGTAGGATTTCAATCCAGCAAGCTTTCCAAGATCAATACAAAGACCTGTAGAATAGTTACTCCAGAAGTTCTGTGGGAATCCATGCCGAGGCCGGCAGGGTTCTAACCGCTTGTAAAAAATTAACGGGTGGTAAACTTAAGAATAACTATATATCATATAGGTGAAGGCAAGATATCTTATGATGTCTTGAATCAAATTCTAATTCATTTAAGGAGTGTTTACGACATGAAACAGTACAAAGACACGAACATTGATGCACAGATTATGAAAATTATGGACGAGGAAAAGAGCTGCACCTGGGACGTTCGTTTCTCCTGGCGTTGCGTTCGCATGCTCTTTGAGGGCGTTGCGAAATACCTCGGAGTTGTAAAGAAAAAGGGTCAGACGATGGGTTGTCAGATCCGTGATTTCCAGAATGACGCATTCTACTTTGGTGCGTACGTTGAGAGCAATGAAAGCGAAGATGGAGAGGATAGCTTCTCCCTGACTTTCACGTTCAACGAAGAAGATATGAAAGACATTCCGAAGGAAAACATTGCTGGCTTGAGCGACCAGGTTTTCCATTATATGCTGGCTGATTTTGGCCTGAACAATTATGGCATTTGCCTTGAGACTGTAAATGGCAAGGATTTCCTCTGCGATATCCTGTGTGCATGTGCAGAAGCAATCAAGACTTATATGATCAACAATGTCGATATCGATCCGGTATTGGTATATGATGACTTCTTCAAAGCTACGGCAGAGCATGATGGCGAGAAGGTCTATATCACGATCACGCCGATGGAAGTTCTGAAGCAGCATGTCAAGGATGATAAAGTCAATGAGAAAGCTGAAGCAGCAGCTTAAGTAAGGTTATGTAAAAATATAAGAGAGGAAGAGCAATCTTCCTCTCCTGTATTTTTTTAATAAAAAACCTTGCAGATTGATTTTTTTAGGAGGAATCTAATTGGACGATATTAGACAGGTATTTATCAATAATACAACTATGGATGTCATATCTGAAGATGAATATATCCGCCGTAAGCAATTCAATGAGCCAATGTTTGAAAACACATGTGTTGCTAAAGACGGGATTGTTTATCCTATTAGACCTAGATTTACCGAAGGTCTTCCCGGTGTTGTAGATGCAGGTTGCATGTCTGTATATACGAAACCGCCAGAGGAGCGTATGAAAGATTACTCTGAAGATAGAGTTATCAATTTCAGCGATTCAAAATCTTATGCTGAACTGATCAAGAAAAAGGATCAGTTGGCAAATGACGAGACAGCTCGTCTTACTACGAAGGATAATGTGCTTGAGCCGTACATAGATCCTAATGATTCGCCTGCTCTTAAGCTTATCAAAGAAGCATTAGGAGCAAAGGCTATCGATCCTGAATCCTATAGACAGAGACTTGGCAGTGACTTTAGTAACTGCATGCGTCTTATTACGTCTAAGAAGAATAAGGGTATCACACTCAAGAAACTCACAAGTCTTGCTACAGCATATGATTTGGACGTTGATATCACCATTACAGATAAACCTGGATGCGTGAATCCAATGAACAAAGTGCTGAAGACAAGGATCACCGCACCTAATGCCACATCGGGTGAAGATGGGGAGGAATCTGATTGAATCAGAAACAGTTTATTCATGACTTTGCGGAAAAGACAACCTATCGGTTCAATGCAAAGTTATTCAGCCGCTCCGATGAAGAGATCATCGAAGTATTGAAGAAAATCATCCTCTCTTGTCAGAGAGAAACAAACTTTAAGATTCTGGTTAAGAATTTTAGAGTTGTAGATAGCTTCTTCGAGGTAAATGAGACTCTCCGTAAGTATCAAGAGATGCTTAATCGGAAGAAGTCTTCTAAGTCACGGTCTGACGAAGATAATCGATATAACTTTATCGATTTGAAACAGTCAGCTTTGAAACTTCTTATAGTCACGTACTATATCGAGATCAAAGATCAGCATGAAGAGATTGATGTCATTATAGCTGTCCCACGGGTAGTGGACAAGTTCTATTTCTATATTAATGGAAATTACTGCAGCTCTATGTATCAAATCGTTGATGGAAGTACCTATAACAATGCAACCAGTAAGTCTGATTCGCATTGTGTGACTTTGAAAACCATGTTCCACCCTATTCGTATCTTCAGAAACATTGTGAAGCTCTATGACTATAAAGGTGAAGAGCATGATGCTACACAATATGATTGTATGGCATTTAGCAAATGTACATCGGCATCGCTGTATGTATTTGCTCAGTATGGATTCTACAATGCTCTTGAGTTCTTTGGACTCAGTCAGGTAGTAATCCCATCTGAAACTCCACTGGATGAGAATATATTCTATTCATTCCAGCCACAGTATCGTGGAGAGATCAAAGACAGCATCAAGCTGTTTTTCTGTGTTCCGAAGCAGATCTTCGATGGCAATGCTGTTGTTCAGCATGTAATCAATATGCTTTGCACACAAACTTGTATCAAAGACCTTACCATTCAGGATATCTTCTCAGATGTCTTCTGGAAGATGCGTCTGGGTAATGCATATACAAGTTCGCTTACAGCTGATAAGTATATGAAAGGATGCAATGTACTCACCTCATTGAGAGGGGTATATAGCATCGATACAAGAGACAATATCAGATTACCTGAAGAGTATAAACGCGATGTGTTCAGAATCCTGCAATGGGTACTGAACGAATTCAGCAACTTGAAGCTGAAAGATAATCTGAATATCAGAACCAAACGTATCAATATCGCTGATTATATTGGCGCTATGTATGGTAATCGTTTGGCATATGGTATCTATAATCTGTCGGATAATCCTAGAGCAGATATTCGGTCTATCCGGAAATCTCTCATTACGAATCCGATGTTCCTTGTTAGTGCAGTATCTAGATCTCAGTTGATCACATTTAGAAACACCGTCACTGACATGGATTCTATCGTTGCCCTTAAATGTACTTATAAGGGAGAAAGCGGTATCGGAGAGACTAGCGGTAAATCCATTCCAAAGATTTATCGGTATCTTGATGTAAGCAATATGGGTGTACTTGACCCTGATGCTTCTTCACCATCCGATCCTGGTATCAGCGGTAGTGTTGTTCCACTGCTTCAAACGTATGGGAATGGTTTCATTTCAGATTTCCAAGAACCAATTACTTGGGGAGATGAGTATGAGAAACTCTATGATGGATATAAGAAGCAGCGTGGGCTGAAAGATGTAATTCATTTTAAGAAATCGGTATTGGGACAAATGGATATCCCACAGGTTAGTGAGCATATGGCAGAAGAAGGACTTGAGTGTATCAAGTCTATGATGGAGATTCTCCATCCAGAAGCTGTAACTACTGATCAAGTACCGGTTGAAGGAAGCGGGACGATAACGTATGAGTAATATGTATGAACGTACATTTGTGTATTCTCGGGAGCAGATGCAGCAAATCAAAAAGAATGAAGCAGCTCTCGGCAATACGCATCTAAAATTTGGTAGTGTAGTAGTGAATGGCGTTGCTAAGGATTTTACTGAGATCCTTCCTCCGGGAAGAACTTCTCGGTTCGCCGACGCACGTACTCTCATCACTGGTGATATGCGCGCTATCAAATATACAGACCCTAATTTCTGATTCTATATCCTGTATGGCAATTCAGCCATACAGGATTTATTTTGAAAGGATGATTTGTAATGGTTAAGAAGGTTACAATTAAGATTAACTACGCACTGATTAGCCATTTTTATCATTTGCGTAGCAATTCAAGATTAAGAATGAAGAGAAAAGCATTTGATCTTTTCTTTAATGGTAGATATGAAAAGGAGAGTAATAACTATGAGACACGAATTAAACAAAATTAAAGCAATCAGACTTCTTACAGATTCTGAGAATCTTATCCACATCCTCGTTTCGCATTTAGCGGATGACAGTGTACCTGACGATCTGTATATTCCTTCATCTGCTAAAGGCCATATAGAGGAATATCTTAGTGAGAACTATAAAGGAATAATGTTCCTCAGAAAGCTCTCTAAGCCATCCTATCGTAATCGGGTCCTTACTTATACGCTTGTTCCGGCATTGTAAGTTATGGACAAGATAAGACGAAGGAATATGCTAAAAGCTAAAATGCTAAATGGCCGAGCATTACACAAATACGCAACCACCATGAAGAAATTGCATGATGCAATAGTGAATGTGCGGCTCTTTCAACTCAGACCTACGTCTGAAGTGGTCACATTTGAAGCTTTTGTAAAAGCAGAAAAGATGATAGATATCATATTTAAGTAAACAATGTGGAAAGCGGCTTATTGAATACCGGAGAGAGTATCCAAGGTATTTGATGGGTCGCTATTAAGGAGGGATAATAAGTGATAAGAAAACGAGCATTGTATAAGGCTACGCGCCTTATCGTATTTTCTAATAAGCTTATACAAGTAATGCTGTTTAAGGATACAGATAATGGACGGCGTGTAGCTATCGTATCTGTTCCTCTTACGGCTGGTTACTTTGATAGTGCTATTGCACAGTATATCAAAGAAAACTATAAAAAATATGCAGGGTGGAAGATGATGAACAGGTACCTTCCTGAATTAAAAGATCGTGTTCTGCCTTTGTATGATTGGAAAGAAGGAGACCCATTACCAGAACTTCTTGATAAAAAGAAGCATTGAAAGGAGAAAGAATAATGGAAAAGCATACTGCTATTACATTAAACAGGTTTGCTGTATGCCCAAGATGTCATCATGAGAAGATCTTGATGAAATCTGCGTATGCAGCATATAAAGTATCTGATACAGCCTGGATTCAAGCTGAGTTGAAAAACGAGATTCACTACAAATTGGTATGTCCTATATGTGGGCACAGCACTCCTATGCATTTAACTGTAAGAGGGTTAGAGCCAGTTGGCTTTAAAGGCGAACCTACTCAGCCCCCTATCTTGCAAAATGAAAAGGTAGGAGTTGGATACGTGGAGGAGGAGAAATAATTTGTTCAATAGGATTAAATTGGCTGGTTTATTTTGCGGGAGTTGCTCGCAAGCCACTATTGTTCGTGCTAGAATGAACAAAGGTGGTGCGGAGATTACCCGTATCAATGAAGCAGTCGGAAATTCTAAAGATGATATCGACGGAGTATATACATATGCTAAGTGTGACGAGTGTAGTATCTACTTCGTATTTGGCAAGAGCAAGTGCGCTATGGCTCATGATATCAGTGAGTCGTCTTTGAACAATCGTAATATCTTTCTGATCTATCCAGACTTTATCGACGGCATGGAAGTATCTTATCATAAGCTGTATAAGCTTTTCTATAAGATTATTGATAGCATTGATCACTACTGCTATCATACACATAGGCTGACGGTTGGAGCTGTTGATATCGTAGATATGACGAATATTAGAACTAATGATTGGATAAAGGAATATGCTTTATACAGTCTTTATAAGCGCACAAATGACGTAGAGGTCTTTAAGTGTAATACTGATAAGATCGATACAGATGATATGCTGAAGACCGTGAAACATATCGATGAATTGAGGTGTGAATATGTTCGGGCTGAGGAAAGAGCAAGAACGTCTGGCTTATAAGATAGCCAGAGCTTTCTACGTATACAAAAAGAACATTCATCAACTTTGCGCTAAGTACAAGGTCGATGATCGATTCGCTTTATATTGTATTTCTCTTAATGAATCTCTATTTCGTTAAGATTCTAATATTCCCTGAGCTATTATAGCTCAGGGATTATTTTTTAATAGAAACTTAACTTTTGACTAATAGGGGGAGACAATATGAGATTGGCACGACTATACCTGCGGAACTACGTAGGGATTTATAATGGTTTAGGATTAGAGGAGATTCTTATAGACTTCTCTAAAGCGACACACAGTATTACTGTTATCAAAGGAGACAATGGCTCAGGAAAGAGTACAATACTCAAAGCCATCAATCCTGATAATGAACAAGCAAAAGACTTTGTTCCTGGAAAAGATGCAGTTAAGAGCATTAGTTATATACTCCCAGGAAAGGTATTAGATATAACTCATACAAGTACATGCAGCAAGAGCGGAACAAGAAGCTCTTCCTGCCATGCCCGTGTTACATATTCAGATGGAACGACAAAAGAACTCAATCCTAATGGTAATGTAACCGAAGGAAAGAAGATCATTCATGAGATTCTTGGCATAGATGAAGACTTCTTACTACTTGCACAACTGTCTTCTGATGATAGAGGATTAGCAGATAAGAATCCTGCAGAGAGAAAGAGATTCATCAATAGCAAGCTTAGCCAATTGGAGTTCTATAATCTTATCTATAAGAAATTGGTTAAGAAGAGCTCTGAGTTGAAATCTATTCTTAACTCTATCAATTCTAAGATGGATTCTATCGGAGATACTGAATCGATTAATAGTTCAATTAAGTCGATGGAATCTTCAATGGGCGATATGGAAGACAGACGTAATCTATTGATTGCAAAGATCGCAACCAGTAAGGAAAAGCTAAATGCATTAGCTGACCAAGATAATACAGATATACTTACCGAGTATAATCAGCTGAAGAATGAACTTACTGTATGCAATGCAAATTTCGAGGATTGCGCTAAGTACAAAATTAGATTCAGCAGAGTTGCTGATAACTACGAAGCTATCTATGCTAGTAAAATCGCCAGAGCTAAATCTATGCAGGAAAATGCTGAAGAACAGTACAAAAAGATCTTAGCGTTAGAAAAAGAGCTTTCTGATCGTATCCAAACTAATACGATTAAACTCGATGCTTTTGGTGATTACGCGATTTTAAGCGATATCGATCAAAGGATACAGGAGTGCAAAGATAAACTCGAATTCTGCAAAGAACAGTTCTCTGAGATAGGTTTTGATAAGTATGATGATGTAACTAGAGATGAGTATGATACGGCGGTTCAGTTCGTACAGAGGCTCAAATCTCATATCCAATATATCAGAGATACTTACGAAGATAATATCTTAGAAGAGGCATTCGGGATAGTTGGTTCTAATGCAGCACCATCAGATGAATCTATAGAGAAACTTAGAGAATCTATTTCGGATTCTAAAGCTTTAATAGTTCGTCAAAGAACCCTTAAAGACCAATGCAAAACATTCTCTCTGATTCCAGATGACTGTAATCATTTGAGTGATTGCCCATTCATTGAAGAGGTTGTAAGCGCTAAGAGCTGCTTACTATCTGAAGATGACTTTAGCAAGTTGAATGCTGCATTAGATGAGCAAGAGCATGCATTGCAAGATATGATAGCTTTGCAGAAAGCTAGCGGTAAAGTTATGCAATGTAAAATGGAGGTATTCAGATTTTATGAATCTATACCTCAGACTATTCTTACTAAGTTCCATGGGTTAGAATGGGTAAGAGATATTGATAGCTATGCTAAATTCATGCTTAGCAATCAGCAGGTAATGATGGATACGAAGGGTTATCTTGACCGTTCTAATCTGATCACTGTTGTTAAAACTACTAAGGCAGATATTCAGAGATTCAAAGATCAGAAGTCATCGCTATCAAAGAATGAAGCAGAAATCTTATTCTTAACGGAATCCATCAATAAAGATAGGGCGGCATATGCAGCTTATCGTCATGATGAAGAAGATGCTAAGAAGAAGATAGATTCTTATGCTGGTGAGATCAGTGAACTTAACAAATCCTTATCTACTGATACGAATCTATATCAGACCAAGATTCAATATCAGAACTTATCTAAGAGAATAGATGAGATAACTGATAAGTTACCTAGGCTCGAAGCAAGTTTTACAGCGGCTACAACAATCAAAGAAACTATGGATGCAGATATGTCTGAATTGGAAATGATCAATACTGATCTTATTCCAAAGAATCAGGATAACTTGCAGAAGGCTAAGTATAAGATCGTACTCTATAATGATTATCTCGATCAGTACAAGAAGTATTCATCTGAATATGACATGACTGAGAAGATCAAATATTATGCATCTCCAACTACTGGAATACAGACTGTGTATATGGAGATGTTTATGAATGGGATTCTCTCTACGTCTAATGAACTTCTAAAGTCATTCTTCAATGGAGAATTCGTATTACATCCATTCATTATCAATGAGAAAGAGTTTAAGATGCCATGCTTGGGAAGAGGTATTATGAATGATGATATCTCTTCTATGAGTACAGCTCAAGTATGTATGATCAGCATGATTGTTAGCTTTGCACTGCTTCGTTCTACATCTAATGATTATTCTATAATCAAGTTAGATGAGATTGATGGCGGATTAGATCCACAAAACAGATTGCAGTTTATCACGGTATTGAATACTCTGATGAAAATGCTTTCATATGAGCAATGTATAATGATCAGCCATAACAGCGAACTTAGCATGTATGATGCGGATCTAATTGTTCTCAGGAATAGCGATCCAACATTGAAGCTAGATGGAAATGTCATCTATCAATATGGAGGAATGTAAGATGCAGGAAGAAAAGAAATATCGTATAAGAAATAATATTCTATACGTTGCTTTACTTCTAAATACTATATTTGGATTGCTTCAATTTGGCAATGGTGGTATTTACGTTTTTATCTTATATGCTATACTGATAGTTGGCTATTTGCTAATAATAAGAAAAAGGAGAAATAAAGATGCTAGTAGACGTTAAGGAATTGGAATCCGAATACTTCGAGATGGTTGTTGCACTTGGTGATATCATTCTCTTGGTAGAGGATCTTAAGAAAACCACAAGTGATAATGAACGTAAAGCCGTTATCCAGAATATTGAAGATACCAGTGATGGTTTCATTAAGACGAAGTTTCAGCAAAAGACTTATCAGAGTCTTGCAGTAACTCATCTTTATGGAAAAGATGTTATCAATTGGCAGTTGGCTAAGAAAGCATCCTATGACTTTGAGCAGGCGGTAATCGATGAAATGCATACAGCTGGTCTTGTCGGAATGACAGTAGAGGCTAAGATGCTGTTTATCAAAATGGGATATACTCTCGGTGTGTGGAAAGAAATGCTGCATAAGAAAGATATCATCAAGAGCAAATTATAAGGAGATGTAGGGATGGAAAATCTTAGGAAAGAAAGATTGCTAGATGTCATAGCATCTTTCGAGAGTAAAGGTGGAGCTGATCAAGGTGACTATATAGACATCAATGGTATTTTATTATACGATATCATCGGTGCTATGAAAGAATATTGTGCCGGTGCAGATGGAGCCATCTCTGATGCAGATGTCTGTTCAATAAAGAAACTGATCAAGTACAAAGCTAAAGATATAGACATACCCCTTCTTACAGGATTGGTACGTAAGGATATTATCCTGGAAGAAGACTCTTCGGGAATAAGCGTTCAAGGGGACAAAGCAAGACAGTTCATTTCATTCTTAGTTGAACTAGGATTGATGAGCTTCAAATTTGGGAGTGCCCCGAAAGAAATGCCGCATAAGAAAGACCTCACTAGGAATAAATTACAAGGAGATGTGACGGTGGAAGATATTAAACGAAGAGAAAAAGTGCTACGCATTATATCTTTTTTCATTGAGCATGACGGAGAATCTATTGAGCTTTCAGGCATGACAATGAATATCAACTGCATTTTACGCGATATCATTGATATTGTGAAAGACTATTGTGCTTATGAAGAAGGCTCCGTTCCTGATGAATACATCGATTCGATAAAGAGGATACTTACGTTTAAGATAAATGAGATCGATAAGCCTCTCTTTATCAGTCTGGCGCGCGATGCTTTTATCTTGCATGAAGACGCTTTGACCATAGACTATAATGGTGGATCTAGAACAGTTAATTTTGTTAAGTTCTTGCGTACATTAGGGCTGATGGATTATAAAGATGGTTTCATTGACGGTAACAAGCAGCCTGAAGCAAATACTGCTAAGCCATATAAGAAGCATAAGTATTCTGAAAGAGAAAAAATGCTGATGGAAATATGGTTTAACGAAGCGAACATCAATGATTTTTTGGAGCTTCTTATTACAGCAGTAAGAGACTATTGCAATGGCAGTAATGAGATCTCAAAAGAATTTGTCGAAGCCATGAAGAAGATGATCTTCATGCGTAGGCAATTTATCTATATGGACTATCTCGAAAAGTTGGTATTTGATTATCTGTTCAGATACCCAACCGATTCGAAACCGGCAGAATTTGTAGGAGGTCCTAAAGCAGAAGACTTCATTAGATATCTGGCGCAGATTGATGTATTGAATATTGATACTCGACGTTCTGTACTGACATGCACAGCAGCATATCTGTATTCAACCGATACAACGGATGCCATTCAAAAACATCCTATCTTAGTTTGGCTTAATGACGGGAGGCCAGCATTAGATGAAAAAGATTACGATACTTCCGGAGCATTTGAAGAGGATACAGAGCAGGTTGAATCCGAGGGTAAGAGCTAAGGAAGATCTTCGATACATGATGCTTCGGATTAAACACGAGTTTTGCAATATCGATACGCTAATCATAGCGATATTGGTATTGCTAACCGTGCTTCTTACTAATTTGATTATAGTATCTCAGGGGAGGATATATTAATTATGAAAACAACAGCAGCACGCCCATCATGGGACGAATATTTCTTGAATGTAGCAAAAGCAATTTCTATGAGATCCACTTGTCTGCGCCGTAAATACGGTGCAGTTATTGTTGATACGTCAAATGCCATTGTATCTAGTGGATACAATGGCTCTCCGGTGGGAGAAGAGAATTGCTCTGATTATGGAGAGTGCAAGCGTGAAGAACTCCATGTGCCAAAAGGAGAAAGATACGAACTCTGCAAAGCCGTACATGCTGAGCAGAATGCTATCATCAATTGTACTAAACAGCGTATGATTGGTTCTACCATCTATATCTATGGAGAGAATGCAGATGGCACGTTGGCATCTGGAGCGCCATGCCTGCTCTGTAAGCGTATGATCAAGAATGCAGGAATCAAGACTGTCGTATTCAAATCAAAGTATGGAGTAATCATGCATATTCAGGCAAGTCAACTGAATAACTACAAGGAAGAAGATCCAAGCAAAACCATCATTCCTAAAGATGATTCGTACACCCATACAAAGGTTATCGTTGGTTTCTCACTGAATATTACTAACCATGCACCTAGATTACTGACTCGTTCTGAGTATTATCTTAGATGCGAGACCATCGATGCTAAAAAAGAACTGAATACAAAATTCGGGACTTGGTTTCTCAGCGGGAAAGGCTCAGCTGTTATAGAATATAAGCACAATAAAATCTCATTGGATATTGAGGTGATCAAAGAAGAGCATCCTATCAATGAGTTTGGAAAGACTCCAGCTGAGATGGTAGAAGATATCTGCTTGGTTGCTAGAACGTGTGATAGTCTGGTTACAGAAATTGATATCATCACTGGGGGTGGTGCATTGTCTGTTGAATCCATAAAAAGGAAATTAGATGTAGTAGAAGCAAACTCTGTAAATGATAAGGGGGATAAGAAAGAACCCATAACCAAGATAGTTAATGACATCAAGGCTAGCATGTTTGAAACTCTGGAGAAAGAGGAGAGTTACACGAAATCCGTAATCTCTGGATTGTATAGCTTGTGCGACAAAGATGGCACTAGTATCAATACAAGCAGTTTTATTATTCTTTATGAAGAGATGGATAAATTCAAAGAAACTCTACAAAAGATGTATGGCGAGGCAAATGGTACAACTTTTGGATTCGACGATCCTGAGCACCATAGCTTAAAGATCATTTTTACGAAGACAGCATCACAAGATATTAGGTTTTATCCTGTATTAACAATAACAGAAGTTATTGACGCTATCGATGCTAACTACGTAAATTCCACTATTAGCTATGATGAAAAAGGGAAGATTCAGACTCGCCCTCCCTATAGACGGGATAGAACTATCAACAAATCTGATAGCAATATGGAGGCAGATCCAAAAGAGTCTCCTTCTAAAGTCCAAGAAAAATTCGATCCTGAAAAGATGGGAACGGACAAGGTTAAGTTTGCTCTAATGGATTATCCAAATGACAAACTTGAATTCTATCCTGTTAGTATTGAAGATGCAAAGTCCATTATCTTCATACTTGATCTTACGTTGGAATCGTATGGTTACAAGAATATTGTAGAGACGAATGCCTCTACTAATAAATTCAACAATCCAAATGGATTCCTAATCAGAACATATGAGGACGAATTCCATGATAGTAAGATCATGCTGCTAGCTGCATGTTCAGATGAAGATGAAGTTATGGAAAAGAATGATCTTATCTGTGCTGTAAGCTATATGACGAAATGTATTTCTGATTCTGTTGCTTCTAGAAAGTTCAAGATGAATTCAGTTAGATTGCAAAGAGAACGGCTGAATCAGGAATTTGGCTTCGATAAATTTGGGGATACCGTTAAGTTTGCTTTTATCACCAATAAAGATAAGACGCGCTTCTACAATGTATCCTTGGATAGTGCGAAGCAGGCTGCTATGGGGATTAAGTTCTGCCTTAATTCTTGTGGCTATGAAAGTACAGATGATGAGGTTCAGCTCAAATGCGATGTCCCACTAGATAAAGATAAGTTCTTTACCAAGGCATTTAAGAATGCAAATGGTGAGTATCGCATTATAGCTATCGGAAATGCTGACAAAGATGCAGAGATCATGGAAAGAGAAGAGTTCTTAGACGAATTTAGCAAGATGCTTAAGACCATCTAAAAAGAAACAATAAATACTTCCCTGGGTTTAATACCCAGGATCTATTTTGTTTTTTATGATAATTATAGGCATATATTATAAATGTGAGATGTGTAAATAGATTTTTGAAAGGAAGTAATTGTAATGAAACTGTTTACTTTGAGTAATGATCTTTCCGTAAAGACCGGTGTAACTGTTAACGTAGAAAAAGAAGAAGTGCCATACTTAGATTTATCATTTTTACATGGTAGAACTAATGTAAAACTCATCAATAGTGTAGAGGGACAAGATGAGAAGATTGAAACCACAATTACCGATGGAGTATTCATTGACGAGCATAATTGCTACACTGATACACTGAAAGAGACAGAGCCTGATGAATCAGATGTAGCATGGATCTATATGCCTATGACTATAGCTATACCTTTCTCTGAAATAACCATTACGACATGTCCTCTTATCAATGAGCAGATATCTGTTAACCATACTCATAGAAATATCCATGATGGCAAGAATTTGTATTGTGATATCTGTGATGAAAAGTTAAAGAGAATGGTTAAAAGAGGAAGAAAGTCTATCGAGTATTACTATATGCATACTACGCATGGTAAAGCATATAGAGTAAAAACTAATGAGAGCATACGAGAAGAATTGGATAGACGAGTAGCGGAGAATAGATCATCTGATTATATGAAGAGAGCAATTAGGTATGTCAATTATACACCGCATGAAATAAAGCGTGCAGTAGTAGATCAGTTATTCATCAAGAAAGGAGAAAGCTTAGACGTATTCATCGGGTTAAACTTAGGCTACTTTCTTGATGCTAATTTTAAAGGAGAGGAAGAATTCTTACTTCCTATAAATGAAGAGATTGATACTGTAGCTAGAATTACTTATACAAAGGATGGAGTATTAACAGTAGAACGTAAATGATATGGAGGAATAAAAAATGAAATTGTTTACTTTAAATGCAGATGCAAAAGGAGTAATGGTAACTCCAGGGATCAAAGGTCGTTTAAGTGAAGATGGAAGAGGCCGTAGCGAAAACATCGGATGGTTTGATGACTTTTCATTCAATATGCATGTGTCTGAAAAGCAGAAGCATGGGCCATCGGTAGGTATAGTGCTTTTGATATTCCATTGAGTTATGTGCCTGATCGATTCAAAAGGAAGAACCGATTCTGCTCCTAACGAATTGAAACGAGCGTCAAAAGAGGGATTAGAACTTGACATTCGTAAGGCTATCGTAAACGGAGATCCAAAAAGAGATAATGATATCTTCAGAATCAATCCGCATACTGCAAATCCAAAGGTTGTTAGCGCCTTGTTCAATCTGATATCAGATAAGCAGTCTTTATTCTTCTTCAAGCAGTTTAGTCCATCTAAGGAGTATAAAGATTACTTAGAGATTCCTGTAAGGATGCCAAAGGTAGACAGGGCTAAACTCGGTAAGGTGCTTAAGTTTCTTGGTGAAAGATGCGAATCATTTCCGATCGTAGTCGCTCTACTTTGGGCATTATCACTCTATGATGATACTTGGGATGGTAATAAGTACATCAGCGACAAGCAGCTTGACTGTATGTATCATCAGGCTCGTGATCTTATCGGAGATAGTAAGTATCTTGGATATTGGCTCCATAAAGGAACGTGCCGCGAATCTCTTAAGTACAAGGTTGCCTTTGTACCTAATGGTATAAATGATTGTAAATCAGACTATACCAAATGCCTCGTTCTCTATCAGCCGAACAAAACAACTGGTAGAATAGTACAAGGAGCTATCGGTGGTGGAGATAATATGGCCAAGATGCTGTTACTAGCATTGATGGAGACTACTGTAAATTATTTGATCAATAGTAAATAAGTAGAAAAAAGGAGAACTCATTACGAGTTCTCTTTTTTTTTTGACAAATTAGTAAATGAATTTCGAGAAAGGTTAAGGTGGTTATCATGAGAATAGATCCATCGGTAAGCTACAAAGATTTAGTATTGGGGAGGGGGGAATCCCTCAGGTAGTGGATAAGTCGGGCAAATTGTATATTGAATACAATATACCCGAGATATATCCATATCAAAAGGATGAATACTTCGGAGGTTTTCCATATGGAAAATTACCTGGGTATCTGATATTTCAGCATGTTACCAATGTGATTGGTTGGGACTCTAAAGGAGATATAGGCTTTTGTTGGACAGATGGTACCACATTCAACTATGTTACTACAAGCCCTACGTACCAAAAGGCCGGAAGATATGGGTATGGATTTGATTATGATTCCAATATAATGAATTTCTTTTTTAATGGTACATTATTTTATTCTATAAATTTGGGTGCTCGTGCAGATTTGAAAACGTATATTTTCAAACCATTAGTTGGAGAAACCCAAACTATATTTAGATCTGATTTTCCTAGTATACCAGATGGATATACTGTACTCGGTGACCTAATGCCTACTATGTCTATAGAAGACAGAAAGGACATTTTATGGTCATACAAATAAGGAGAGATATACATGAAGCAAATATTATTCAATGGAGCTAGTTATGTAAGTATGGGAGGAGGAATAATCCTTTCTGATAATACCATTCCTGGAACAGGAATTTGGCAGGTAGGGCTTAGGATGTGCCTCTGGCCATAATTGTATGGATATACTATTCGAGGATGCTAATAACCTTCCTGGAACGTATAATGCTGAGGGATATACGGCATACGCACATAATGCGGCTTATTGCCATTCGTATATATCTGGTTCGTATGGACCAGATAGTGCTATAGATGGTATAAGCCTTGGAAGAACGCAAGATACTAGTTGGTGCACTATTGTATTTGATTTTACAACGAATCGTGCATCTACATATCGGAATGGCACTCTTATTGGTAAGGATTGCGACATATCATATTTGAATGGAAAAGATATTAGATGCATTATGCAAAATTTCTATTCAGATCCACATGGCCAAGCTTGGTTCCAAGATGGTTCTCCAAGCAATCCAATCACTTATCCAGTTCCTGGGGTGTTCACTCTTAGTAATCATCTTAATATTCTTTATTACGATGCCATGAAGGATAAGAATGAATTCGCGTATGGCTATAAATAAGGCACAAAATATCCCTCTACTCGCAGTGAGTAGAGGGATTTATTTTGCTTTAGAAGAAATTCTGATTTGCGAACAAAGCATCATCCTCAATACGTACGAATGCACGATAAGGGTTAGTGCTTGATACAGGTTTCTGTTTGAACCACATTACTGGTCTAAAGCCGATAGTCTTAGAAGCATATGCAGCGCTTTGGAAAGCCTGCTTCGTAAAGCTTGCGTCCTTGATATTGAATGCAGTATCCTGCACGCCTCTAGTAATACAGTTATCCTGTGTTCCAAGAGTACCAGCATCATCGATAGTAGCAATGGTAGCAAGCGTCCAACTACGGTTATTACCACAGTTCCATATCTCTGGATCTGATGGCTTAGTAATACCAGCTCTAGTCATAAGACTAATGATAGCATCCCATTCACCATAATCAGTTTCAGATACGAATCTGGTAGTGGTAGTGTTGAACAATCTCATCTTCCAGTTAGTTCCATCTACAGGAACATCACTACCGGTAGTGAGACAAAGCCCAGCATTGTTAAGAGCAGTCCAAGAAATATTCGTCTGAATGTTTCTATCAGCTACTAACTTAGCACAACCATCAGGGGTATAACCTACACAGATAAAGTTAAAGCGACCGTCCGGAAGATCTTCACCCTCTGCCAAGATCCAATCTTTGTCAGACTTTCCACCAAATTCGGTAAACTTGCCAAGAGTTCCTTTAGTTGTAACCGTATAGGTACAAGGAATAACCTCACCAGGTTGTACATACGTTCCTGGTTTAAAGTCGAAAGATGGAAGTGTAGTTCCTACTTTACCTCTTGAGTTAGCATCGATCTCTGTATAGATAAATACAGGACGGAAACCTACATTAGAGAGTGTCTGAGACTGAGTATACTTAGCCTGTGCATCCTCTTTATCCTGATATACTCCATCAGTTCCATCCTGACAACCTCTAGCGATGATATAAGTACCATCTGCAAGATTGCCGGCATCATCTACGTCAGAGAGAATAGCTGTCGTAAAGGACTGCGAGAATTTAGTATTCCATACGTCATTACTTGCTTTAATACCCATTGCATTATAAGTAGTAAAGATTGCATCCCACTCTCCATACTTGGAATCTGGCAAGCTAATATGCCTATTTGGGATGGAATTAGGAATGCGTAAATTGCATTTGTGGCCGCTAACTGTAGTTTCAGTACCAGAGGTAGTGGTAAGCGCTGCAGTGGCCAAAGTCGACCATGAAATGTTTGCCTGAATGTTTCTATCGGCAAAGCACTTCGGATATCCGGCTGGAGTATAACCAACGCAGATCCAGTAGAATGTTCCATCTGGGAGATCTACTGGGTAATCTGGTAAAGGATCTTTGGTAGCTTTACCAAGATTTGCATATGTTCCGATAGCTCCCTTAGTAGTTACAGTATACTCGCATGAGATAGCCGTACCAGGAACTAATTTGGCTGGATCTGTCACAAGCGTAATGCCTGCAGCAAGACCAGGATTACCGCGATATGCTGGCTTTGAATTGATGGTCATTACAGGACGGTATCCTACCGTTGCATCTGTTGTGTTAATCGCTTTTGTAGCAATCGTATCAACAGCTGCACCACCAAGGATATAGTTTGCTGTTCCATCAGTGCTATCCGATGGAAGTTCAAATGTCCATGATGGGATAGAGAAATTCCATAATGCATCACCAGCAGCTATACCAGTCACTCCGCCTTTTACAACTGCCTTATCCCATGTGTCTCTATTGAGTACACGCAAGTTGACTGATACTGAACTATCGATCGTAGCCGTAGTACCAGAGGTAGTGTTCAAAGCTGAATTGCTTGATAAGCTAAAGCTAGTCTGAATAACTCTATCAGCGATAAGATAAGGTCTACCCGCATAGTCCCATCCGATACAGATAAAGTTAAAAGATCCCTCACCTGCTCCTGTAAGAGGAGTTGCTAAAAGATCTTTAGTAGCTTTGCCAAGGTTACTAAAAGTACCTAAGGCATTAGCTGCTGTAGTTGTATAATCGCAGGTAATGTATTGGCCAGGTTGGATATTGTATGGGTCTGTCACTTTAGTTAGTGAAGTTATATCAGCCAAGTTAATCACCTAATTTCCTTAATAATAGATATTTGTTGATTTCGAATTGTCCACATATTCCATGCAAGGCAAGAAATATGTCGGAAGATATACATGGCAGCCAGCTACAATAGTATCTTTCTGCCTTTGTGCAAATTCTATGTGATCAGTAGTATCAAAGTAATAACCAGTCATGTGAGCATATCCTATCTCTCTAACGATTTTTAAATCTTGGGTAATGGGCCTTCCTTTAAGATCTCCACCCTCGCCCATATTAACACCAGGACGCGTAAGGGATTCGGCCACTATTGGAAAATTAGCATTGCTAAATTTGAAATTGCCGTTAAAATCATCGGCGCAGAATGCTTGGAACTGGGCGAAAGATGGGCAAAAATACTGACTGCCTTTAAAATAGCCAACTTTATTAAGCATCTGGGCCGATATATTGGCATGAATGCCTCTATCCGCTACTAGTAATCCCTGCTTCCACTTTATGAAGTAGAAATACCCTGTAATTCCGGTAGCTAAAGGAGTAGATGGCATAGATGGCAATTCGTTTTCTGTTCCATCATCAGCCTTTAAAGTTCCAATAGCAGTATCAGACCCGCCATTATATTGCCACTTGATATAATCCCCGATTTTCATATCTTTCAGATTAGTACGTAATACCCCGTTTGAATTTGGTGCACTCATAGTAAAAACACAACCTTTCAACATATAATATTTTGGCTTTAATTTAATGTCGAATCCGGCGGGTATCTGATTATGATAACGAAAAAAGTAATAATTTAAATTTATTACAGCATATACACTATAGTAGCAAAGGTTAAGCTATTAATTGTTAAATTGGAGGAATGTAAAATGGTAAAAGAAACCATGACACTCAGAGCTGCGCTCGCGCAGAAGAAGATGCTCGATAAGCAGATTGATTCTGCTTCTATGAAAGCATTTACCACAACAAAAGACAATACCGAGAAGATCATCAATGGTCTCTCTGTTGAAGACTGGGAAGCTGACGCTAAAGCTCGTTGGCAGTCCCTGAACGATAAGATCGTTCGTCGTGAAGCCATTGCAAATGCTATTCTCAATGCAAATGCAAAGACGTACATCGAAGTACCGAAGTTCAAGTCATTCGACGACATCAATGGGGATGAGAAAGAATCGCTTTCATTCGCTGCTGCTATCGCTCGTAAGAACTACTACAAGAATGAACTTACGAGCATCATGCGTACTATCACCAATGGCGTTAGCTCGGTATCCAAGATGTATACCAAGCGTGTCAAAGAAACTGATCGTTACATTGTCGAGCGTGTTAACAACGAATTCGGCAATACTACGAATGCATCGTCGACTCAGCGCGCTAATCGTGAGGCTGAGCTGAATGCACAGTACAAGGTAGATCTTCTTGATCCGGCTGAGATCACTAAGAAGATGAAAAATGCCGCAGAGGCAATCGATGCCTATCTGGTGAACATCGACGCTGCTCTTGGTCATATGACTGAGATCACGGAGATTGAAATCGAATATTGATAAGTATCATTGCTGATATGATGTAAAAATCCAAGAAAAGGCTCAGCGGTCTTTCGATAGCTTTTACCGTACAAAACAAAAGCTATCGCTTAACTTTTGATCAGTTGAATCAAAAACAAAAAGCAAACTATCAAACAAAGATAGCATTGTAGATGATCCAAAAATCTACATACTTTATTTAAGCAGAATGGCGAAATTGGTAAACGCATGGCATAGATACTCTATGTTACTCTCTGGGTTCAAGCCCCAGTTCTGATTAAAATTAAGATGAAGAGATAATCATTAAGATTTAATCAATTATCATTAAGCTATTAAGCCGTTAAACTTTTTGTTAATCCAGTAGACTTAAGATCTTAAAAGTTAATCATCACAATCCAATTATAAAATCTTAGATCAAGGTTTTTGCCAGTGAGTCAAGCATGGGTTTCTTCCCTAAGCAGTCATACCAGCATAAATATTTATGAATGCCGTTGTAAACGGTTTATTTCTGTCGTAACACAATATCGGAGAGAGCCGCATTGGCTCTCTCCTTTACTGTGCGTCACATATACCATCTAATCGTATCTGTAGGGATATCGTGCAAAGCTGAATACACATTGAGTGCATCAAGATAACATGGGAATCCGTCTTTTGGATAGGTAATCGATTCTTTGCTGAGTCTTTGTTCTACCGTAAGTTCGTGGTGTAATCTGCCTTCACAGCTACTTTCAATGAATACTTTTCTAAATGTGGTATTAGGTAGTGTGACACTACCAAATAATGTATTGTCATAATAGAAGTTCACATACTTATTAGTGTAATCTATCGCCATCCCTATGATCCCATCTCCAGGCCAGGTTGCTCCTCTTCTAGTTACCTGACTTTCAGATCCATTATAGTACATTGTGCGTGCGTCCCAACCACCATAGCAATTATAGAAAAGATATCTAGCATTATCTCCATTATCTGAATATAAAACAAGCTGATCGTCTATAGGATCTCTGAAATTTAAGTCTGCGACTTTATATTCTAAGTATACTTTTGCAACAAAACTTGGTATGGTTAATACAGCATAATTGCTATCACCAGAAAAATATGTTTCTAACATGATAAAATCCTCCTTTATAATTACTAATTTGTCAAAAAAAAACAATAGAGAGGTCGTAATGACCTCTCTTTATATTGCTTTAATACTCGTTTGCTGCTCGTTGTCCAACTAGCTTCAATGGGAAGTTCTGATTGAAGTCTGAGTTACGTGCAATGCCACGTACTACATCTGGCACGCATCCTTCAAGGATAAACTCTCCAGGTGTAGGCATATTAGGAATAGGCATTCCGGTACTCTTATCGATTACCTCAAAATACTTATCCTGTGTGCTCTGATCATATACAAGAACAGTTTCAATGTTTGGATTGCCCTCATTCAGCATTGCGTTCTGCTGAGGAGTAAGGTTCTGTTCATAATGGGTAAATCCCGGATCTTCATTCTGTGAGAACAGATTCGTGGTATTTGCTCTAGCACCAACAGACATAAGGTCAGCCTGAGATACATTAGCATATGGCATGCTTGCTCCAGGGTTACCCATCGGATTGTTGATAAATGCAGAGTAGAGATCCATGAGTCTCTTATCATCATCACCGTCATCCACTCCGGCTTTAAGCTCCTTAGCACGCTTAAGCTCAAGGTCATGACACTTTGTGATAACGCTGTTCATCTCTCGTACAGCGCTGATCTTATTACCGATAAGACTAGTAACCGCTCCTGCGATTGTTCCCATATACTCATACTTCTTAAAGCTATTACGTAGGTTACGCACCGCTCCAAGATCCTGCATAAGTTGTGAACTCAGACCATCGATCTGAGCAACTGTACCAGACATCATCATCATATTCTGTTTATACGTTTGATCGTAAGGCATATCAGAATTGATAGGATTCGGATCAGCTTTTTTAGCTACCGTAAATCCATCGCCATTATCTTCTTTACGTGGACGGCCTCTTTTCTTTTTAGCCGGCTCATTGGTTTCTAATGCAGGAAGAGCGTCTCCATCTCCAACCAATGAAGATGCATTAAATCCAAATCCACTATCTTCGCGCTTCTCATTTTTTTCAGGAACGAGATGCATAACTTCTTTCTTTTTCATTATTGCTTAACCTCCCTATAGTAATTTATTTAGGTGTTTGGCAGAAGAAAAAACACTTTAAATAAGGAATGAGAGAATTTAAAGGAGATGACTCTAAATGATAGATAAGATTATAGCTATGCTTAGACACAGCAACAGATGTAAACACAAGCATACGTTTGATATCTTGTTCACAGTAACCGATAAAGACAATATGAATCATGATTTTCTTCTTACAATCTGTGATGATTGCAAGAAGCTTATATCCTATACAGACATCGAAGCTGAAATCAAAGAGCTGAAGAATGATATGATAGATGAGCTTAGATCTATTCATTCTGATGATGTAACGGCTGTTATAAAGACTGACAAAGACGGTCAGTTCGTTATCTGTGATGCAAAGTCTGGAGAGGTTATCCAGACTATAAATTTTCAGCATGGATCTGATAAGGTTAATGGGGTAACCAATGAAGAACTGTTGTCTGCTGTGCTTTTGAGGATGCAAGCATTCCAGAAGACTAATCTTCGTTGTAAAGAAACGGATGAAGCGATGATCTATATCAAGGGTGCTTTGAAATCAATAGAGAAGCGCAATAAAGATAGAGAAGCAAGACAGGTTAAAGGGACTATGAAACCCTAAATCTATTAAAGGAGAAATAACAAAATGGAACAGATTAAAATGAATTACAACGTCGGAAATCATACCATTGTGCATGAAGATAGTAAAGCATATAATAACTACCATCACTTTGTTGTAAAGGGTTCTGAGAACCAGACTATCGGCAATGTAGACTTTCAGCAGGGTCCGATCAAAGAAGTTGGAGAGAATGGGTTATCTGAAAGGGATCTCTTAGAGATTGTTAAATATCGCTTAGAGAATTTCCAGAAAAGTCCCTTTGCTTGTACATATAATAGCGATGCTCTCAATTCTATTAACAACGCTATTAAATTTCTTGATGCTAGAACAGCAGATAGAACCAAACGTAATGTAGAAGGCTACAATAGACAATAATGATATTCCCAGAAGGTTAATCCTTCTGGGCTCCGTTTTGTCTAATCGAAATATCAATTATATATTATAGGAATGGTGAATGTTTATTGTATTTTAAAGGAGGAATTTTGTAAATGAAATTGTTAATGGGTAGAGCCTTACCATTTAAGCGTATTTGCCGGAAGGTGCGCAGCATAACTACGATAGAGCACTATCCAAATGATCAGCAGGTGATATCATGATGAAAGAAAGATTAAGTATCACTGGCATTAAGGTTACTGATGGCTTATTTTGGGGAAAGTTTGCTTACTTCAATAATGGAAAGCCAATTCTGAAGATGGCATTCAAATCTTGTAAGATAGATACATACCATCGGATGGTATTAGCGAAACCACCTGGGCCGTATGATCTTATGTTTATTGAAAAAGGATCTATTCAGATATCATCAGAGTCAATATGCGATGGGTCTGAAGGGAAGTATGCCGTAGACACTACTCTAGATGTACGATATTCATCCGGTAAGGGTGAGCGCACTCTGGATGATTCTCTTGGTAGGATGGTGCTTGATAGTGAGGAAAAACTTAAGGCATTCAGAATCATCTGCAACAAAGTAGTTGACCTAATGCGCTAATCAACCAGTTGGCTTGGAAAAGAAAGGATCTAGACCATCCTTTCTTTTTTCGCGACAACTAGAAAAATATCGATGCTGATACATCTAGATAAAGCCGAAACAAGCCGATTAGGAGGGAATACTTATGTTAATCAAAGGTTATAATAAGGACAGTAATATCACTATTATGAACAATATGTATCACTATCCACGTAAGGATGAGGAAGGTAATCTTCACCCAGATACGATGACGATAGTGTATAAGGACAATGAAACTGGAAAGAAAGGTATAGAGGTCATCAAAGAGCCAAAGTATACCTATTACAAAATTAAGCCTGAATTCGTGAAGGATTATCCACAGGTGTTCATAGAACGCTCGAAGTGCGATCCTATAACAGTTCCGTTCCATGATTTGGAAAAGAGCATTGCAGAAGAGCTGAATATGAAAGAGTTCTTCTATGATAATATCAGAAGTGGTAATAGAAGGGCTAATCAGATTCTTCATACGCATCCATCTCTTATGAGTTCAGATATGAATATCAACAACTACTATCGTAAGTTGTTTGATGAGCAATATCAGAATCCAACGGTTCCCGTTACAAAAGCATATCTCGATATCGAGGTTGATGGTAGATATATGGTAGGGGATTTTCCACAGCCTGGAGAGTGCCCTGTAAATGCAATCTCGATGTTCAATGAAGTAGATAATACTCTGTATACATTTACATTCAGGGATTCAAATAATCCTCAGGTGGCAAAGTTTGAAGAGTATATCGCTAGTCATAATATGGAGCAGGAATTCAAAGAGTTTCTGTTTAACAATGTAGGCGGTTGGAAGAAAGCATACCGCATGCATCTTAAGGATATCAAAGTGAAGGTCGTTGTATTTGATGATGAGCTTACGATGTTGGTAAGTATGTTTAACATCATCAATCATCTGCAACCAGACTTTGTCTTAGCATGGAACATGGCATTTGATATTCCATATCTGATTCAAAGATTTATTAACTTAGGATATGATCCGGCTGATATTATCTGTCATCCGGATTTTGAAGAGAAGCATTGTTACTATAAGATCGATAAAGATCATGAAGCTGAATTTGCTCAGCGTGGTGATTATGCAGACATCAGTTCTTATAGTGTGTATCTTGATCAGATGATTGAGTTTGCATCTAGACGTAAAGGACAGTCAGCATTTGCTACGTTTGGATTGGACTACATTGGTGGTGTGGTAGCCGGAGCTAGAAAGTTAGACTATCATGATATCACCAATGATATCGTTGAGTTCCCATACTTAGATTTCGTAACGTTCATCAAATACAATATGATGGATGTCATGGTTCAGAAATGCATTGAAGAGAAAACTGGCGATATCAACTACGTTTTCAATAAGGCTATTGTAAACGACACGATGTATCCGAAGGTTCATCGTCAGACAATGTATCTTGCAAACAGAGCTTCTAAGTTTATGCTTGCAGAGAATGATCTTGTTATGGGCAATAACTGCAACAAGTTCAAAGAAAAGCCAAATGAGAAATTCCCTGGTGCATTCGTAGCAGCTTTGACTCAGGTAACCGATAAACCTAAGGTTAAAGTTAATGGCAAGCCGATTATGCTTGTAAAGAATGCAAATGACTTCGATTACAAACGTCTGTATCCATCTATTATGCAGGAGTTCAATATCTGCACCAATGGGCAGATCGGACGTATGTTTATCGATAAGAAGATTCATGATAAGGAAAATCTCAGTAATAATCCGAAGTTCTTTAGAACCACTGCATTCTTCGAAGACTATTGTGCATGTGATTATATTAGCTTTGGACATCGCTGGTTCCATCTAGCTTCATTCGAAGAAATGATGAATGATGTGCATGAATACTTTGAAACTCATAACTCTGCTCATGGTTTGCGAGAAGGAATGGCTCGTGGTAAGAAAGAAGTATTACGCTTCTGGCACAATAACGAGAAGTTCACTCCGCTGCGCCTTGTAGATCCTAACTTCAAGAAGGAAGTAATCAGCATCTATCAGCAGATGCCTAAAGACGTAGAAAGTGAATATAAAAGAATTATCAAAGAGGTAATGAACAAATGATTGCAAGACCTAACTCATACAGATACGTAGACACTGCTTTCATACGAAACTTAGATGAAAGATCTAAATTGGTGAAAACTGGTAAGGAGGATCTGGTATTTGTTTGGCCTGATGCGATAACTGGTGAGATTGACATGCTCGGAATGGGTATGTCTAATCTTAACCTTTCAGTTATCAAGTACGCGTCAAACATTTCAGATGGAACTCCTGTACTTAGAAACACTCCAGAGCAAGGGGTAATGTTTGCTATCAGTATCAATGATCTACATGCGGTAGTCAAAGAAGCTACAGAGGAATCTGATAGATTCACTCTCATTAACTTTGAAAACGATTATGGTGCATTCTCTACAGGATTAAGTGTAGTAAGTGCTTCTAATGCTCTTAAGGCTAATATACCTATTGCACTTAATGATACTAACTTTGGCCGGGTAGCTGCTATGATATTGACCAATACCAATAAGGTAGCAGTTGCTTATTCAGAAGATGTATCTACAAGAGAAGACTTTATGAATGCGGTTAATGCAAAGGCAGAGCAAGGGCTTAGATTTATCCCTATTGGTCATAATATCGTTCCAGTATGGTCTGGATTGGTAAATATGAATAAGGGTGATTCATGCTCTATAGGAATTAAGTATGCGGATACCGAGTATGGTAGAGATACATATGCTTCCTATACTGTAGCCAAACCAAAGAAAAATGTCAAGGTCACCACAATCGTAAAGATTCTTCAGAGATGATATAGTCTGCTATTTCAGTTATATATAATAACTGTGAATAACAGATGTGCGACACAGAAAACCCCTCTACCGTAGCATGGTAGAGGGATATCTGCTGCCACAACTCTGAAGAAGAGAGGTGACAATTGTGAGTAGAACTGACTACTTTAATATGTTTGTTCAAAAGAACGATGCATATTTTAGTACCATCTTTAGCGATCCGCTAACCCGCTTGCTAGAGATGCAGAAATATGCTAATGCATATTACGATAATGTTTACGCTGGCTTAGCCAAGTAAATTTTTATCATCTGCTTACAAGGTAAGATAGAGGTACGAGATATTATATCCGCTAAACCCTCTTTCTTTTTTGTCAATTTATGCTACTTGAACATCTTAATAAACTTATTCAAGGGAGGATTAGCAATGGCAAGTGAAAAAGATATGGACAAACTGAAGCAGTCTATTGACACTGGCATGGGTGATATGTATAGTAGTACATACTACACAGATCCTGGTGTTAGCAAGACTCTGTCCTACATGAGAACAAGAGCACACCGTAGCATAGATAATCTGATAGGTAATAATATTAGCAATGTTGGTACTACCAACATTTCTGCTCTTTTGACGAAAACTAAACTTGGCAGCATGCAGAATGATGAGGATGTTGTACAAGGTATCAATGCGTCATTAGAGAATGAATCTATCATGAGTTCTATAATGCAAACGTATACCCAGAATTCATGGTTAAGAGACATTGACCGTGAAATCGAAATGATTCTGAAATACATGCCAAAGCTGGAAGATGCTTTGACAACTCGTCGTGAGCATGTATTATGCTCTGATAACTTTACAAGCACTACGCTTCATATTAGATCTAAGTCTGCTGCCGGAAAAGATATCGGCGTGGCAAACAATATCAAAGATATGAAAGAGAAGTACAAACTCGATCTGATTCTCGATAAAGTTTATCGTCAAACTGATAAACTCGGAGAGTGCTTTGTATATGTAGTTCCATACCGTAAAGCAATCAAAAGATTACTGTCGGATAATGAAAGATTTGGGTTAGGTCCTACTTCTGGATTCCTAGGTGAGGCTTCAGTAAGCGATCCAGGACCAGTCAATGAAGCGTTTACGATCGGAATGGACCCTACCAGTGGAGATACAGAGGTACATGCGGTTGACGAAGGATTCTTCACTGATAACGTAGAACCAAGTAAAAGTAACTTCATTGTAGAGATGGATAAAAGCTGTGTTATCAAGTCTGCTTTATCAGGATATAAGAAAGCTAATAGCATTCTTAAAGAAGCAGCAAGTCTTGCTATCAATGAAACAGTTCTCAAGACCGAAAAAGATAATGAAGGTAAGAAGAACGATGTTACAAAAAATATCTCTATTGGCGATAGTATCAAGAAAGGCTCCGATAACTTCTATAAGCTTGATGGGCTAACACAGGATGGGCTCAAGACCCCTGGGTATGGAGATGACAAAGAACTGCAGCTCAAGGTTCCTGGCTGCGTTGTAAAGATTCTTGATCATACAATGGTTAAACCGCTGTATATCGATGATATCTGCATTGGGTATTTCTATATCGAATGTGATAGAAAATTTGATCTTGAGAAGACTACTTTTTCTAATACCATTGGAGGTATTCGCCCAGGCGGTGCATACAAAGATAAGAATAGAGATCCATTCTATCAGGATACTCAGGAGACTAGATTACTCAAGAATCTTGCTATGGCTATTTCACGTAAGATCGATAAGACTTTCGTCAATGCTAATCAGGACCTGACTAAAGAGATCTATGCTATCTTGAAGTATAACTCTACTATGAATGCAGAAGGACGTATCTCTAAGATGCGTATTACATTCATCCCTCCGGATGATATGGTTCATTGCTTCTTTGAGCAAGATGATGAAACACATCGTGGTATTTCGTCTCTTCGTAAAGCGTTGTTCCCGGCTAAACTCTATAGCTGCTTGTATATCTCCAATGTAATTTCTATCCTTACAAGAGGAAATGATAAGCGTGTTTATTATGTAAAACAGATGGTAGATACGAATATCTCAGATACATTGATGAATGCTATCAATCAGATTCAGCGTTCTAACTTCGGTGTTAGACAGATTGAATCGATGAATAACGTTCTTGGTATGCTTGGTAGGTTCAATGACCTGCTCATTCCTAAATCCCCATCTGGAGACGCTCCAATAGATGTAGAAACCATTCCTGGGCAGAATGTAGAGGTCAAGACTGATCTTATGAATGCTCTCGAAGAGATGGCTGTTCAATCTACTGGTGTTCCATATGATTATATTCAGGCCCATCAGGCTACCGATTATGCAACTAGACTTACAATGACGAATACGAGATTCTTGCAGACTATCTATAATCTGCAGGCATTAGTAAAGAAGATGTTCAGCACTATTCTTACTCGTATTTACAATGCAGAGTTTGACAGTAATGAGGAAATCGAGTACGTTCCTAATGTACCGACTTACCTTATGACAATGAATACTACTCAGATTCTTACAAGCGCTAATGATATATCAGAAGCAATAACGAATATGTACGTTAGTGATAATGCTAAGGATGCTGATCTTATCAAACCTAAACTTGTTGCAGAGCTTAAAAAGAAATACACTAGTTTGTTCTTCCCGGCAGATGACATGCAGGCACTCATTGATGAAGTGCAAATGGAGGTTGTCAAAGAGAAGGAAGACGAAAAGCAAGAACAATAAGACACAAAATATCCCTGTACTCATTACGAGTACAGGGGTATTCTTTGCACGTTAGTACGTGATTGCCTTCATAGCAACCTGAGGACCAGGCAGCTCATCGACACTCGGCATATCCGTAAGAGAATCATAAGCGAACTTAGTCTCTTCGAAGATGACACGATTCTCTTCATTCATCCAGTTAAGGAAGGTCTGAGCCTTCTGCGTAACCAACGGATTCGTGATAGAGTAGCCATTGAACTGGAGGTTGACATCCTGCCACTCAATCTGACCCTTCTCCTGATTGTACTGATCAAAGCTACACTCAGTAAGCTGGCAAGACGTAAGCAGGAATGCTTTCTCGATAGAACGAGCCGTGTTATCAGTTACGAAGTACAGGAATTCGAATACCTCGTTCTCATAACCAGCATCCAGGATAGACGAACCATCGGTCTTCAGAAGACCGTTGTAGCGTTTAACCTGCGTTTTCGGATCTTTAATACCACGGAGGTACAGCTCATGCATACGAGCGAACAGAGAGCCTTTGCGCTCCTGATACTTCATGCTGAACTTAGATGCCGATTCCCAGTTAACCTTCGTGATGATATCCAACTTCGTATTACCATTGGTAATCTCGGTGGTATCAGCAGTCATGTTCTCCAGGCCTTCAAGACCACGGAAGTCATATTCAAGAACATGAACGTAGTCATTGATCAGCTTAGCATACTCGGTGTTAGCCGTAGCCAGCTTTTCAATAAACTTCGGAATCTTGAGAACGATCATGAACGGATAACCTTTCTCGTACATATCGAACTGTGCGAGCTGCGTATAATCCGTTACGCCACGACCGAGCGTATATTTCGTAAAGTCAGGCAGTGATACCTGATTCGCAAAAATGTTGTCTACTGTAATATCAGCCATTTAAGTCTCCCCCTTTCTTTATACCGACGCCGACGTATTGTCATTCGTCTTGAGCGCCGTAATTCTGAAGATTTCGCTCTGAACGAAGTTCTTGAAGCGAACGTAGATGTATGCATAATAGATCTTGTTATTCTCATAATTCGAATCTTTAGCGTACACCAGAGAGATCTCCTGGAAATCAGCCGAATGCTTATTGAGCAGCGTCTGAACATCCTTCTGGTAGTTGGCCAGACCCTTCGTATCGATATACTTATACCGATTCTTCGGGCACTGTACACGAATTTCGCGGATGATGCTCTGTACGTTAAGTACATTGCTCAACCAGCTCAGCTGCGTATAACGCTCCTGAGAAGTGTACTGAGATTCCATGGAGAGCAAGCCATTGTAATAGCTTACATAGTTGATACGATTATCATCGAACCACTGCTTCTGATCCATTGCTGGCGTATTCTTCGGGTTGAAGTTTACGGTGCCTTCAATGACATCATCTTTCGTCCAGGTTACACCATACTGCTGGCCGCAGAACGGACGAGATACACCATTCAAGAAATGCTTTACGAATTTCTCGATAAGGGAGTACGTAGCAGTAACCGTAATCTCTTTACGAGTATACGGATCGATGATATCCCAAGAGTTATGATAAGTCGAGCAGAACTTCGATTTGAGATTATCCGTATTAGCGAATTTGATCTCATCGATCGATTCCAGACCCGTACCCATATCACGGAAGTACATGAAGTCCTGGCGGAATGCAGCCAGATCCTCAATAGCTCTCTTTACAGGAGCCGGATAATTGCAATCGAAGACAGCATCAATACGGAAGTTATCCGTATCATAGATCTCATCACCATCAGTGCCGTTGAAAGCCTTCAGAAGCTGAGTGCTATAAGTAAGAGCACTCAACGGAGCATTAGCGAAATCGCCGTTGCTACCATTTACAAGTGCAATACCAGCCGACGTATCGAGCTGAACAGAACCAGTCATGACGATGGTGTCATAAGCTTTACCATACAGGTCAGAGCCAAACAGAGCATCTGAATACTTGAACGTTTCATACGGGATACCGGCGATGTAAGCAACGTTCTCAATGAATGCATCGATCTGATCTTCAAAGATTTCGCCACGAATCTGCATAGCATACTGACGAATCGTGCTCTGCAATGACAGGTTCTTGCCGCTCTCGATGATATCCGGATTGATCGTGAATGCATAATGCTCAAGATCAGTACCATTCTCAGAAATAGTCATGATGTACTTCACGTAGTCCATCGGACGAGTCTGGGAGCTATCGGATACAATCTTGAATCTCTTTGCAGAGAGTCCACGGCCATTATCGGCCAAGAAGAACAGCGGATACTCTTCGTCAGCACCAAGAGTATGAGTGGTAGTAGCATCACCAAGGAAAGCCTTTGCCATAGCCTTAACAGAGTTACCTGCAAGGTTTACAGCACGAAGCTCGTATTCGATCTGGCATTTCTGAACCGGAGCCGGTTTTCCAGTAATGTTACGATCGGTTGTAACCCCACCATTCCCATCCAGCCACAGAGGCTGACCATATGAGTTGTGATCCTGCGGGGCAATTTTCTTGACTTTTGCAACAACGGCAATATTTGCCAGCGTAGCATCGTCAGCAACAACACGTTTGCAATCAGCAAGACCACCAGCATTGATGCAGGCAGCAGCACCGAGCAACGGCTGACCGTAAGTAGTGAAGCTTGGCTTCGAGCCATAAAGCTTGAAGAAGTTTTCACCTTTTACCTGCGGTTTATATTCTTCTGGACCTTTTTCTGAAGCAAAGGCGAAGAACAAGACCGGTCTATCAATGGAATCTTCAACTGTCTCACTAATAGGAGTGATATCAGATTGGTCATCCCAAATGATTTTAGTCTGAGCGTAAGCCATTTATGTTTCCTCCTTTATTGGTTTCATTTTTTATTTGTTCCCCTAGAAAAGGTAACTTTAATGATATGTTAGCTTTAACGCCCTACAGCTAATACGTTTTCGAGCACAGAAAATCCCTCTACCAGCATTAGGTAGAGGGATATAAATGTACTTTTCTTATTCGATTTTTTCAATCTTTTCAACAGGAGGCATAACTTTTAAAGGATCTAAGCTATATTTGCTAAGGTCACTACCAGGCCCAGTGATTATTCCTTTAAGATAACCATCCTTAGCATATACCGCTGAGTTTTTATCGTTAACCTTCTTGAGCTTACATTCGATCAATCCAGCTAACTTTCCTTCGATGATTCCTTTTCTGTTGCCATGCTCATCATATACCAATGCATATTTCTGATCTGGATCTAACACGATCTTATCAGAAGCATTGAGCATATACTGTTTCTTTAGTATAGCATCTGGTTTAGGTAAGTCATCTTTCTTAGCTGCATTCTTAAGAAGGTTGTTCAACGGCGCGAATGTAGATCTTGCGAATCCAGTTCTTTCTTCCTTTGGCATTGAATCGAGCCAACCAGAAAGTCCTTTGTATGGAGTTTTATCTTTAGACTTATTGGTAGGTTCTTCATCAAATTTGACTTTGATTCCCGAAGTTGGATATGACATTTTAAATCAATCTCCTGTCATTACACGCTCTAATGGCTGATCCACTTTCTTATCATTCATCATAGCATGCGTAATAGATTCCATAAAGTTCTCCGATGTAAATGCAGAATAAGAACTGATGAGTCGAGATACCTTCTTTACACTCATCAATACGTATGCTGTTAAGTCATTCGTATTACTGAGTCGATACGGCTTAGATGGATCATTCAAAGCTCTACAGCATTCCGAGAATATGATACCAAACATCTGTGCACTAACGTTATAGTTATTGCCATTGATCTCCATATTCTTCATGAACATATCCTGAATCTTATCATATGGAACGCTGTTTGTCATATTACCAGTAATAAGAATAAGATTAATGAAGTCCTCTACATTCTTGATATCCATAGGAACTCGTGTTTCTACGATGACAGCATCTCCCTTCTTAAAGCGGAATACCCTGTAATCCTGAACTTTAGAAGTGGAAATAAGCTTTGCTTCTTTAATCTTATCAATCTTATACGGCTGAGTAAGAAATCTTGTAGGGAGCTTAAGCAGTTTAAGTTTCCCTTTCTTACCATTAGCATCTACCAAACAATAGTTCAGCAGACCAAATACATTCTGATAGTCTCCGGCTGGGAAAGCTAATCTAAGATCGAATAACTTCTCAGGAAGAAAAAATAAAAGCTCTCCTGGTGCATTGAAGAGAACTTTGTCTCCATCTTTCTTTAAAAACGTAGGCCATTTAGCCATGATCTATCACCTCTTACCTATTTGTCAAAGGTGGTAAAGTTGAATTCTTTCTTTTCATTGCGAATGTCTTCGGATCTACGATGAATGTCTGAGCTGGAGCTACGCTAACAAGCTCTTTTGCTTTTTCATCGATAACCGATTTGACATATCTTGCACAAAATGATATATGATCATCTTTAAGAAGTTCTTCGTCCTCAACAAGATACGAATCAAGATGAGCATTATTCGTATAGAGTTTAGCCCCCATGCGGATAAAGTCTTCTGCAAGATCCCATGCCTTATTAGCAATCAATCTCTCCAGAACAATGTCTATACGCTCATTGTGTGGAATCTTATGCAGTTTGACCATCGCCTTTACCACATCTTTATAGAGATGGCCAGTGGTAGCTCGCATAAGTACACCATTCTTCTGATTGAAGTCTATGCCATTGCGTACACAGAAATTCATATATTTTATGATCTGCTCCTGTACATCTTTGCTCTTTTTCTTATTGACTCCAAACTTCATAGAGTCCTGAAGGAACGTAGTAAAATAGCCACTTTCCTTATAGTCAGAACCTAAGCAATGATGCTTAGCATATGTTACCGAGAGCATAAATGCAAATGCACCATTCTTATTGATCCAATGAGGCATGCACTCTTCAATAAACTCTCCTTTATTTCCCTCTTCATCAACTAATCCATACTTAGCGATGTATGTAACCTCATCCTTATACTTGGTTGGATTATTAGCAAATGCACTAAGAACTGTTGATTCATCTGCATGCATTCCAAATTTCTTTCGTATTGATTGAGTAAGACCTTCTGCATCTTTTATTTCCATTGATTCTTCCTCCTTTTTTACAAGCAAAAATATAGGCTACAGCGATTATGCTGTAGCCAATACTTTTAATTCTCTTCTTCCGTATCTGTGATTTGAAAGCAAACTGAAATGTTTCTGCACGATTCTCTATCCATGGATTCTATTTTCATTCTAAGCTCAGGATGTTCTTTCATCATATTGCTTAGAGCCGATACAAGTCGTTCCGCATTGACCCTGAGTTTAGAATTTTGTAGGTCATCAGTGAACTTGATCATACAGCACCTTCTTACTTTATTTCTCTACCCAGGCTCCAGGTCTGCCGTCCCAGGTTTTAATATTTGATCCAATACCTTCATCACTACCATAAATGGTAAGACCATCCCAATACGCTTCGGTGCTATTACCGTTAGGGTAAGTAGGAGGGTTAGGATTATTAGGATTGGATGGATCAATTGGGTTATATGGGGTATTAGGCCCAATAGGTCTGGTAGATGTTCCAGGCGTTACATGTGTAGGCCCGATAACAGGATCTGTTGGAGCAGTAGAACTACCACCCGGAGTGTTTGGAGTCAGCGGATCTACGGCAGTAGGTACAACGACAGCGCTGATAGGATTAACGGTATCGATGTGAGTGCCAGGCGATATCGTACCTCCGTCGACAGTAATGTCAGCGTTAATTGTAGTACCACCAGTAGCAGTACCGCCAGTAATAGTGGCATTAATAATAGCGCCACCCACGACAGTTCCACCGGATACAACGCCACCAATAACAGTACAGCCGGTACACTTACCACCAGTAGAGGTACCTCCACTAATAGTATAAGGATTACCATTGATTTCGCCAGTAGCCGACCCACCGTGATTGACGCCTCCTTCAGTATACCCACCAGTTCCGATATCTCCAACAACAGTTGCGCCATGTGTAACCATGTCGGTACCAGTTCTAGTACCACCTGTAACAGTTACGTTAGTGAACTTAGGTTCAATAACTGAGCCACCAGTAGTCTTACCACCAGTGATAGTGCTATTACTAATTACAGCATAGCTGATAACGCAATGGGTATAGTTACCATTCTCATCCGTATCATGAGACAAAATATTGCCAGATACGAATTTACCGCCAGTGATAGTACCTCCGGTAGTATTGCCATTTACAACAACGACATCATTACCGGAATTATTCTTACCAGCTGTACAACCACCTTCGGTGATTGTGATCGGAGAGATAGGCGTGACGATGGTTTTAGTCGGATCTGTAGGATCTGGTGTAGGCTTTGGACCTACTTTACCATCGTCAATATCTCCGCCATTAGTGTTGCCTTTATCATCAGTGGTAGGATTCTTGATTGTTACATCATAAACATCACCGTGGGTAATCCCGCCAGTAGTCGTTCCAGATGCAATGGTATTGTCCTCATCCATATGAGGAGTATACTTACGAAGCAATCTAATCTGACCACTGAGGATATCTACTACTAATGAACTATTAGCAGATGATGCATCAACTCTAATGAGCCATTCCGTAGGACGCTGAGGATACTCAACTGTCTCGACATTATGGACTTTTGATACACCGATGATTCTTCCTACTACTTTTTTGAGAACTCCACGATGCAAGAAAATTACATCGTACAGCACGCCATTCTCAAGCATGACATTATAATCGTGGCTTGGATCTGAATACCTGAATCTAAGCAATAGTCTCAGATTAGGCCGCGTTTCCACATCTATAAGGGTCAGTGGAAAGTTTGTGATATCATCCATTTCTGTAAACCTCCTTTACGATTTACATTGATGTTCGCGCGCCTTCTTATTCTTCTTCTTTGCGGCCATTGACTCATACGCAGGGAATTCTTTATCCGGGAATACTTCACGAGTAACATCAAAGAACTGATCAAGTTTCTCTTTACGAATCTTCGTAAACTCGATATCTTCTTCAACGCCTTTGCTCTTGTTGATAGCCAGAGTATTGATATTGAAGATAGATGCATACATATACATCATCTTCCCTTTATCTTCTACTCTTGCATTTTGGCAAGCGAGTGCCAAGCAAGCAATGAAGAGCTCATCTCTCCAAACCTCATTCTCTGGATAGATGGTGTGAAGAGAATTGATGATCGAACGAATAGAGGTCTTCTTTGCAATGACTTTGTTCAAAGTGAAATCGAAATCATCACAAAGGCGATTGACCTTCTTGTACATTGTCTTGATAAGACGTTTACGAGATCCCTCTTCCTTGCAGCTGATGATAGGAAGAAGCGGGGCAAGAGTATAAGAATCAATGAATGCATCACGAACAGAAAGCAATGCGGCTTTCCGCTCAGGATCGGTTTCTTTCTCAGCTTCTTCACCGATCTTTACTTCATACGTATCGCGGAGTGCTTCTCCGTAAAGATCCATGAATTCAGGAAGGGCCTTGGCATGATCAATCTCTTTGCTAAGCTCCTTAAGCTCTTTATCAAGCATGATCTCTTCGCCGAAGCTCATTACCATTTCTCTGGCAAGGATAGCAATGCCAGAAGAATTCAATCCGAGAGCTTTACCATCTTCCTGGATGACATTGAAGATCTCCTCTGGAATCTCAGGAATAGGGTTGAAGTTCTTATCGTTCTTTGTACGTACAGACAGCTCATACAGAGCCATGATCTGTGCTGAAGAAAGCTTATCGAGGCTAGCACGCATCGGATCAATTGCCATAGGCATATCTTCAAGTTTCTTTGAAACATCTTCCATGTTTTTGAGTTGTTCTTTTGTATTGATTTCCTTAACTACCTTGGCATTGTTCATGTTTTTATTACTCCCTTAAATTTTATTTTTGATGGCTTCGTTCTGAAGGTTGAATTTGATCTGCGTTGCTGCGATAGGCCAAACAATAGGATTGGACAGGGTCCTCAAAAATGACGATCTGAACATATCCTGTAGAGGACGTACATGATTGCAAAGCATCGTAACGATTTCATACTGATATACAGAACTGAAGATATTCTCTTCGGTAAAGTCCATAGCCGAGATATACTTGATGCATTTATCAAGGTTAGCCGACAGCACAGCAAGAGTCTGATCAGAGAACAAGTTCTTGTTGAAGAATGTGGTAACATCTTTGCTCTTTGCCATATCATCAAGCTCAAGAGCTTTGAACAAAGAGTCTTTCTCCCTGATGATATAGTTGGTAAAGAAGCGAGAAAGATAGATATCGTAATTAGAGATGAAGAAGTCAAACAAGAAGTATGCTACTGGATACTTATCTTCCTCAACCTGAAAATCCGTATCAAGATCAAATGCTTTAGAAATAACATTTACGATCTGAAGGTAGGTATTATCGCGTACCTCTCTGATATTCTTTATATCACTTGGAAAGGTAGCTTCCATATTCTTAAAGCTCTGTTCAAACCCACCAACAAAGTTAGGTTTGGTTGTGGCTTCAAAATTAGACATTCTCTTTTCGAGAATGTCATCTATAGCGCCCATGACATAGTCAGAGCTAAAGTTCGACAAGATTACCGCAACCTCATTTTCCTCCTTGATACCGAAGGCTCTAGAGTTGCAAATATATTCTTCCATTTTTTCTCCCCCTATATGGTTCAGTTTACTCATTTGTACAGAATCAAATAAAAAATAAAAGGGAATCATATGATTCCCCTTTATTTAGAACTACGCTAAATTACCGAGCCCAGTTTTTAGCTGCATTGTGGAACATCCACATAACTTTATTGCTAATGCGATGCCAAGAACTGCTACTTGTAGTGGACCAATATGATGCGTCAGAAGCATCTTTGAACTGGTACGTGGTTCTTGCAGAACCACCACGAGCATTTTCCTCAATGAAAATAGCAGCAAATTCAGTATCGCCACTATTGTCATAGGTACCATAGCATGCACTACTACGATCTATATAGTACGTAGTACCATATCCATCTGAGTATACCGATGGGAAATTTTCATCCCCATTGTAATACATCGACGCCTGTGCCGTTCCAACAACACCAATCATCATCAGTGCCACTGCGAATACCATTACCATTGCTTTTACATTTTTCATTTTAAATTCCTCCTAAATAATTTACTTTACTTCGGCTAAGATATTGGCAGACATGGTCAACAGCTTACAACGATTGATATCGTTTTCATTAGCTGCCAACTTTTCTACCATATGTTTCCCAATAGTGAGATTCACTTTTGGGATGCTGTACAGAAGCGAATCTAACATATCTCGCTTCGTAATAAGCTCTCGTAGTGTCATAAAGACAATCTCCTTGAGCTCATTATATAAATACTGCTGCATGTCGTTTTCAAATGTCGCCTCCTTAAACATTTTAACTGCAGCGTTAAATCGATCATCTCCCTCTTTCTCGAGATAATCGAGCAGATCCTGATCCACTACTGTAAGGTCTGTAATGAGCTTACCATTGTTAAGCCGGAACACAGAAGTTCCGTTATTCTGCTCAACAATTCTCATTACTACGTAGCCATCTTCATATTCATCTGGATGGGCTTCATACGAAATATACCCACCTACTTCAAGATGAATAGTTTGGCTTTTGAGATAATCCTCATATGGATAAAGGTTAATCAAATTCATTTTCTCAACAACTCCTTTACGACAGTGAATATAGAGCGGCTATATTCGTTTCTGATTATATCTAACGTGGCTTCAAGTTCCTCTACTGTCGTATACACGACTTTCTCAAGAAACTTGTCGAAAGGAGTTGTGAAACCCTCTGCACGCAGTCCGGCAAGGATTACGTTCTTATAGAAGATACGCTTGACATATCTTCCATTTGCAACCCCAGCAAGACGCTGGTATACTCTTTCATACTCAGTGCCTTGCAGTGATTCGGAAATGACCTTAATGTAGGCCTTTTCCAACCAGGTCCCTGGCTTAACTACCAATGATGTAGTTTCAGCCGTTACATCTGGCTCACGCTTGCTGATTGTTGTTGCCAGAACAATCAGTGAATCCTTATTGATATCTACAGATACCATAAGGATTTTATCATCGGATACGGGAATATCGATTACCTTATCCTTTGACTTGAAGAGCGTCGCATACATTCCGTCTTTTTCGTCCTTAAACATTCTTGATCATCTCCTTTACTTTAGATTCAATAGCGTCTCTGATTGGCTGCCTAAACTCAAACACCTTCTGAGCTTCAGACATTGCTGAATCAGGGCCTACTGTTTTGGCGTAGGACAGGACGAACTTTATCTCCTGCTCCATCAGCCAATCGGTGCAAATGAATGATCTGAATGATTGAGCAAAGTTATGGATATCAGTATTTCTCATCCACAACTTGATGAAATGGTAGACCGCTACATCAGCTTCTGCATCTTCCATTTCATAAAAGTAGCTATGGTTTCTACCATGGCTTCTTACCTGATTACCATCGATGATCCCATCGATAAATACCCTACGCCCCCTTTCTGTACACAGTCTTATTGTCGCTTCAACGGTGAATCCGTCTAACGGTAATAAGGTTATGAATGATACCATAACGAAAGGCTCGTTCAGCTCTTTCGCTATGAGTGCTTTGTGGTTTCGAACTATCTCGGAATAGTCCATCCCGAACAGTTCTTTACACCACTTTCTCATGTGATCTCCTCCTCGCCATGTACTGGCTTTTGTTAAGAATGATATATCAATATATCCTCTTACAGTATTATGATATATAATTGAAACATTGAAGTAAATCAAATAGAGATATATGCTTCATCTGTTTGATTTCGGTTGATTGGGTGTTTCCCTACGTTGGTTTCATTTCGAATCTGTATTCGCTCCTCTGGTATTACCAGAGGGGCAAATGCATGCAATATCCCACTACCCAATAACGGGTAGTGGGAGTATTACTGTCTTATCTTCCAGTTGGGAAGTTAAGCATGTTAAAATTACGCTTCAGTTTGTTCGCTTGATCCATCTCTACATCGGAATTGAATCCAGTGAAGACAGAATCTGGGATGTCGGTTTCTCCACCAAAGGCTTCTTCTCTAGCTTCTTCTTCTGAGATGTTGTGCTCTTTACAATAAGACTTTAAAACGGGTTTGGAACGTAAGAGCATCTTAAACATACGATCCTCTTCTTCATCCCTACGCTTTGCAAACTCATTGAACAGAATGCCTTGTCCTTTCTTCAGCTCTGACAGCATCTGATTGACTTCTTCATTCCTTGCATCTTCCTCAGGAGTTGCAGCAGGTCCTACGACCTCATCGATAACAGACGTATATTTCTGGTCAAGAGCCGTGATTGTATCATCAACGCCCTCTTCTACCTTAATACTCTGCTTCTCAATATGGAAATTCTCTCTAAGGTTTTTACCTTCATACCATACGTAGAGAGCCATCAGGTAAGAGAACACCTGGTCATCGTGAGAGTTATCGGAGTGCTCAACCTTACCGGTTCTTTTGATCTCCATTCTCTTCATTTCATTCAGTATCGTAGGAGAGTTGAACTTGTCTTTATGATACTGAACGCGCTCTCTAAGAATCTCTATTAAGAGTTCACGAACGTCTTTAGTAGAATCCAAGCCAAATACCTTTGTAAGCATCTTCTTCTTACGAATTCTAATGCCATCGGTCTGCTCTTCTACAACACGGTCTTTCATCTCGAAATACAGATTCTTTTTGACTTTGGACTCTTTGAGCTTAGCTATTACTGAAGCACCGAATCCGCCGTTTCGCTCTACGTTGATTACTGCATTAGGATAGAATCTACAAGTTATATCCAGTACCAATCTAGCAAGATCTATCGGAGAGATATGGTTAGAATTGAAATCGGCGATAACTTCAGTTGTTCTAGAATCTATAACGGTGATTGCAGATGCATCGCGTCTATAACCACCAGAAACGTCGACACCAATGATTGGCGGATACTTAGGAACATAGTCAGATCTAAGAGGAATTGGCTTATACACATTTAAGATATAACGATCAAAGAACTCAATACGATTGATAGGCTCATTGACCTTCTTCTCAATATCCTCAAGATCCTCAGGGGAGAATGGGCAATTCTCAGGCATATCAGTCCACTCAAGTAAGACCTCTCGTCTGATGTCTCGCATCTTCCACTGCAAACCTTTACAGATCTCGAAGAACCATTGCTCGTCTCGACCCAACTGCTTGTAGCTGAATCTTATATATACGAAATCACTCTTCTGATTAGCATCAAGTATAGATCTAATCTGCATAGGGGCTTTATCATACCAAGTCTCAGAGAACTCAGATGCATCTTCTTTCATTTCAAATGCATACTTACCCTCAGTTGTACTCAGTATACCAGGAGTGGTTGTAATAAGAATACCATATGGTTTATTAGCTGCTCTAGCATTATCGAATGCTGTTTTCAATGCAGGATATGTTGATAAATAGATGGCATCATTGTATCCAATGAATGCCCACTCGTCCATCCACCAGAACGTAATAGTTTTACCACGTAACAGATTGCCAGCAGCATTTCTACTTCTAGCAGAGGCTACGGTTCTAATCTTATTATGGTTGATTACATGAGCTATAGTCTCTACGTTAGCAGTAGCTTTCTTCTTTCTATCTCCGACCATCGTGTATTCACGAGTCATCTGAAGATAGGATGGTAGCATACCGATAATCTCTTTGACTTTGGCCAAGTTATCTTTAGAACCTGCTAAGTCCTTATTCATGAAACGTAACTCAGAGTTAGCAGTACCAAAATTATATGCCCATGAATAGAATACACACGCACCAAGTGTTTTACCCTGCTGACGCGGTAGTTCTATAAATGTATTGATATTTTGCAGCATACAGAAGAACATTGCCATGTTTCCTCTGTGAAGCATGAATGGTATACCTTTTGGGCTACCAGAGTGAGTAACACGAACAACCTCTCGTACATAATACCAGAAGTTAAACATGCATTCTCGTTGTACCTTCATCTTCATAGTTCTACTTAGCATCGGATCATGTGGGTCGATACCGGCTAAGTCTGGGTCTAATAGCTGAAGCATGAAAGCGTTATTTTTAATGCCTTTCTTTTTCAGATAATAATGCATCTCAAGAAACGATTTGTTTCTTGTTGTCATCTGATAGCAGATTCTGATTTCTTGTGCAGGTATCTGCTGCTGTGTTCTAGGCGGGGTTATAAAACCGTTTGCCATGCTTTTTCACCTTCTTGATTTAACGTAATTGCATTACTTTAAAGTTGTGTAAAAACGAATTGACGCTAAACAAAGGGAATCCCGTATCCTTGGATAGGATACGGGCAATATCACACTAAATGCATTACTTTCTTCTTTTTATCTGAATCCTTAGAGTAGAGTTTGTTATACCATTCCATCTTGTTAGCGAACATCTGCATGTACTTTTCATGCAGCATATCCTTTCGCAAGATGACATCTCTAAAGTCTAAAGCATACTTAGAGAATATTCCTTGCTTATGCTTATAGTATCCTCTAAGAGTTGCAAATCCTGTATCTACTACGTCTATGTACATAGTTCCTTTATCTCTAGTCCTTCCAAGAGTCTGCCTTGCAATTACATTAGAGCTAAAAGGATTAGCCAGATTGATGGTAAGCTGAAGACCTTTGATATCAGTAGCCGCTCCACATGACTTTATCGTAGATAAGATGATAAGCTTTTCCTTTTCAGCTTCCTTTATCTCTGGGTCCATCTTAGAATGATACATTCCAACCATTCCATTCAGTTCAGGGAAGTTGTACATAATCCAATTATATACTCGATAGATAGCATCCACCTTGCCTATATAGATAAGAGTCTTTCCTTTAGTCTTAGCAATCTCCAATAGTATGAACAATAGTTCATAGAAGTTAGGGCGTTTGACTACGTAATCTATATACTTGATTGCCAAGAATCCATATGCTCCTCTGCACCGTTGAACGTCAATAGGAGATGGATTACTACTGTAATGGAAAGCTACATAGTGTGTTCTAGGATCTCGCTCATCGTCAAACAAATCTAATCCCGGAACACTACTGAATGCAGCTTGATATATTTTATCTTCGTTTCTATCACTTCTGGCTGGGGTGGCAGTAAGATATATAGTCTTCAGAGTATCTGTAGCGAAATCTATAGAACAAATGTTATCGAAGTATAGATGAGCCTCATCATATATCTTTAACCCGATACCCATCATCTTGAATAGTTCTCCGATCTTATCCCATCCATTCTTATCGCCATACGACTTTAATGTATTATGAGAGCAAAGTACGAATTTGTACTTCGATATATCATGAACTCCATTCAGTAGCATAACTATAGATGGTTTACCTTTGATTATATAGATCTCTTCTCTCGTTGTATCAGTATACTCTTGGATACGCTCTGCCCACTGCTCTATCCAACCACCAGCAGAAGTGATCATAGCCATACGAACTCCATAATATGCAGCTGCTGCAACAGAGAGATATGTCTTTCCATCCCCAGGCCCTAGATTTACAGATAGCTGAGACTTTCTAGCGGTATACTCATACTCTCCTTTTCCAAGAAGAAATTGAATACCCTGTTTTTGGATATCATCTCTAGGCATATATCTGAGCATAATAGGATTTACCCTTTGTACTGGATCATGGCTCTGATCTATAAATGCATTTACCCCTAAATCTTTCTCTAACCTAGGGATGCTAGCTCCTCTAGGCAGATATAGAGTCTTTGTTTCTTGATCGTATTTTATTCCTTTCGGAAATGCTTGAAATCTTACAGGGTCCCATATGGAGAAAAACTTCTCTGTACTGGGAAGATCTCCTAGTTCATAGTTATTTATCTTAATACAAGTGTGCTTAACTTCTAATTTATGCTTCTGCATTTATCAACACCTCACATTATGGTGTTTTAGGGCCAATCAAAAAGTATAAGAGCAGCCCGTATAAGGCTGCTCCATATTGATACTTTACTGTTTAACTACTTCGCCGTCAACACGCTTGAACATGATTTCAGCTTTAGCAGCAAAATCATACTCAATAGATTCCGGACGATACAGACGCACTGCAAGAGACGTACGCATATCAAACTTAGGTTTGATTTCATTGATCTCATTGCAAACTTTGATAACGTCTTCAGGCTCCTGTTCAGCGACAAAAGAATCAATTCCGAACTCTTTACGCTCGTATTCCAAATCATCGTCGATAGACAATTTGAAGGTAATGCCAGACTGCTTGGAAATGTAGCCAAGAACAGTAGCTTCATACAGGAAGATATTGCCATTCGTACCATGGATAAAGTCCGCAATCTTCTTGATGTACTCAAGGTCTGCAGCTTCTTTGATATGGGCAAACAAATAGGCCTCACCAAAATGAAAACGAACGATAGAGAAACTCGTATTTCCCTGCTTAAGATAATCGACTACAGCCTGATCATCCGTGTCTTTAGCAATCTCGTATACATCCATAGTGGTGACAGCATTTCTTTTTGGAGAAACCTTATCGAACAATGTAAACAACTCCTTTTAAGATACCTTTTTCTTCTTCTTATTTTTCTTCTTAGATTTGAATCCATCTAAGAAGATATGAACCGAATACAGCATAATTCCGTCTTCAGAATACACATGCACATATCTAAAATACAGATATGGATAATCGTCTGGTTTAGGAATATCCATATGTTCCTCCATGGCTTTTATCATCCATAGTCGTCGAGTCTTCTTCAACTCTTCGAGACAGTTAGTGATGGTAGTTCCAGTTACAGAGCAACCATGTAACATCGGATGCATAGCTTTAAATCCACCATCATTAAGTTCTATGAACCTAGTTGGGTAGACAAGCGACATGTAATATCCTAGCGTTTTCTGCTGTTCTTCCATGTTCATTTCCCCTTTGCTTGTATAAAGGTAGAGGATGGATAAGATACCCATCATTTTTATTGAAATGTCAGAAAAAATAAAAAGGCTGCCCGGATGAGCAGCCTTAATATCTCTTACATATAGATTAGCAATCTGGCTCTCCAGGAACTCTATACTTCGTGATTACCCTAGTCTTTCCGGTGTTGACTGGTTTTGTTTCAGCAATATTGCTCTGATTAGAGAGATACTGCTGAGGTTGTTTCATGAAGAACAGATCAAGTCTGGATGGAGCATGTTTCTTAAACGTCAACGGATTGTAAAGTACCTTGCTCAAATACTGATAAAGTAACGTTACTGTAACGCTCGGATTCTTGAGAAGAGACTGATTCAGCGTCAGAAGCTGATACGGAGCATTCTTCTTACTCCAATCAGGTTTTTCCAATACATTATCAGCGTCTCTGATCTGATCCATAAGAAGCATCTCAAGATGCACAGACATGATATGAAGTTTACCTTCGATTACGAGTCTAAGCATCTCCTGCAGAATACTGTCTTTATTATGAGACTGCACTACAGGTTTAAGATCGATGAGATTTCTGATATCATCAAGGGTCTTACTAAGCTCGTTATTGTCCAGATCGAGCAGGAAGAAGCTGAACTCATCATTCTCATTATAGATATGGAACAGATCGATAGAGATAAGTCCATCCTCTGTTCTTTTACCGAAATGAGTCATATAACTCTTAAGTTCATTACTGAGATAAAGTTTATCCTTATTCTCAGTACCAATGATTACCGATTCTCCTTCAGGAGTTTCAACACGGCACTCAGTGATATACTCATTATATTCATCTGTAGTGCTGATGTCGCCATCAGTATCATAATCATCCTCATTCACATAATCGATCGACTCTGGATCTATGATAAGGAATGTATTCTTCTTGATGATAGCTTCTTTGCTAAGCTGAATGATATTCATATTTACAGCAAGGAATCTATCCCACCCACCAAACCAAGTTAATTTCTTAATGATGGTTTCAAGCAGATGCTTTGCCGACAACTGTCGCTGAGTAATCTCTGCAGATAACTTCTCAGCTGCATACTTACCGACTTTGATGTGCCGATTTGTATAAGCAAGTTCACCATAACATTTATGGCAAACGCCATGGCCTCGTGCACTAGATGCACAAGTCATCGGAGATCTCAGATAAATGATTCTACCAATCAAGAATGTATCCTTAGGAGTGATCAGATGATCGATACCATCAGGATCGAATCTATAGTAACGGTCGATCAGCTCTTCAAAGTGCTTCTTATCAACAATCTGAAGTACGATAAAATTCTTTGTGTGACAATCATAGTCAGGGTCTTGCATAATATCACTATCGATATTATTTAAGCCTAATACTCGTGCAAACTTACCAGATTCACCAGTGTTACCCTTAGTCTGAATCTGTGCTACACGAGAAGCACTAGAATCAATGAACTGAGCCAGGATGCTGTTCAGTGCTCCACCGACATAAGATCCATCAATAATAGATGGATGAACACCACCCATACCATTAGGTTTGGAACCAATATTCAAAAGGAACTCTTTGAACTGACGAATATTGATACCCTGTTGAGCTCTAAAGCTATTAGCCAGACAGTGATCATGACCAATATACTTCTTAGCATCTTTGATAATATCAATACTACGATTAGTCAACTGCATACCGATCTCTTTAACATCTTCCATTGGCATATTAGCCAAACTTGTATGAAGAATGTTATTGAACTCAGGATTGGCCTGCATAAGTTCAATCGTATCTTTTAAATTGATTGTGTTAGCCAGATACATACCAAATGCATCTGTCTCAATCAACTTATGTACTGCATCGTCGAGGATATTGTTCAGCACTGTGTTATCAATATACTGACGATACCTTTCGATGATATACGTATCAAAGAAATTCTTAATCGTATCCTGGGTTTCGCATTCATTGAAATACAAATGCTCACCGGTGATCGGAATATTCAATGATACAAGTGGATACCACATAATGAGATTTATATAGAGATCGATTACAGACAACTCTACAATATCCCCATTACCAAAGTCAACAGTAACAAAGCTGCTCTGCAACTGCTCCGTTTCAATATGATCTTTCATGAGATTCATGATGCCATCATAATGATCCTGCCATGTGGATCTGTTGATTTCACTGGTCTTAATTGCCATGTGACCAGTTTCTAATAATTCTGCATACATAAAATATACTACTTCATTTGATGCAACCATTATTATCCTCCTTAAGTTATTATCCCTATATTAGGTTAATTAGAAGTTGGAATACTATTCAAAACTTACAATAGTGCTGTAACGAATTTGCCAATTAAATCCGCACATTTCTCATATCCTCCACGGACTAATACCACCTTGCTATTTCTAGCCATTGTGATTAATCTTTTCTCATCGGGTTTTATGTTACGTATAAGCCCAGCCATCATTTTATAGGCTGTATCATTCAATGAGTTGGCATTGGTAATCAATGCTCTTGCTGACGTAGTCTTAGCAGCAACTAAGATAGACTTATATCCATCTTCTTTTTCTCTAAGATGCACCTCGAATTCTTTAAAATTTGCTTTTGATCCAAATGAATCAATCTTGTTAGCAATAGTCATACCTATTTTCACCTTGTACCTCCATAGAATATTTGCTTACCAATACTATAATATATCCTTCAAATCGAAATTGCACAGGTATCCAGGATGAGCCTAGACCCATCCCGGATATCAGGTTATAATAAATTAAGGAGCGTATACCTTTCATGGCAAAAAAGTATTCACTACCATAATGTTAAGAATACTTAAAATTCTAACGAAAGGAAAAGAGGAGGACCGAAGTCCTCCCCACCTTCACATCAGTTAAACTTCAGTGGAGCAGTGAATGCATTAGGAGTTACCTTCAGCATAGCACGCTGAGCCTTAACAGCATCACGCTGTACACGGCTCTGATATTTCGTCGTGATCTTCGCCAGAAGAGCTTTGCGCTTAGCCTGAACTTTACGCAGCTGCTGCCACTCTGCCGTATTGTCTTCCTTTGCCTTCTGCAGGCAAGCAAGTTTCGTACGACGAGTCAGATCGTCAGCTTTGTTCAGACGCATGATAGAACGACGGCCAACAACACCCTCGTCGACAGCAGCCTTGCACTCTTCGCTTTCCAGATAAGCTTTACGAGCTTCATCCGGCATAGCAGATACAGCGCTCTCGAAGATATAACCTCTAAGCTCAGATTCATCGGCAACACCGGTGCCTTCCACCTGAACAGCAGAATTCTTTCCTTCAATAAACATTGAATTTTCCTCCTTTATATTTTAAATAGGCCTATTTAGTTTTCTACTACCGTAGATTATTTTTATGTTTAAACAGTAAAATTAGCACAGGGTTGGCTACGATTAAGAAAAAATAATAAGATATACATATTGAATAAAAAAGAAAGGAGTTGCTTCGGCTCCCTTCTTTTCAAATCTCAATTATCTAAGTAAGCGTCTTACAGGGATAACGAGATTTCTTTTTTCCAAGCCGCCTGGGCAGCGGAAATTAAATCCCACATGCTGGCGAAAGCTGATTCTTTCGAATCAAACTTTGCATCTTTGCCAGGTCCATGCTTGTCTATGTAATTAGGCAAGAACTCTGAATGGTTCACAATTGTCACCTCTCTTCCTAGAATAGTGACAGCAGATATCCCTCTACCACTTGCGATGGTAGAGGGGTTTTCTGTGTCGCATATTCTTTATTCACTTATATTATACATAACTGAAATTTAGAACAATGACAATCTCTATTATATATTATATACTTGAAGGAGGTAACTATAGTTTTTTAGACCGGTCTTCACAAGGTAGTAATCAATTATAAGGAGGAACATAGACAAATGGCTGAACTATTTAATCTTGGGCTGCGGGATGACGACCCGCTTAAAGAGTACAAAAACGTCATGATGCGAAGTCTTAAACTTGCATTTCCATCTTTATTGGAAGATGAAATCGCAAAGGTGATAGACTTCTCTATGGAAAAGAGATTCAAGGATGCAGATTGCACTCTCTTGAATAACTACAAAAACAAAGAGGTTACCTCAACACTTAAGCAGATGGTGGATTATATATCTAGTAAAAAGCCGATCATCACTGCATATGGTGTTCTCTTTGCAAGACATGGAGATGTAGTAAACCCATACTATAACTTCATTGAAAGTCTTGCAGACTTACGTACCAAATACAAGAATGAGATGTTCAAGTATCCTAAAGGTACGGAGATGTTTAACAAATACAATCTGCTGCAGTTGTTAGCAAAGATTGATATGAATGGCTTGACGTTCAAAAGAACAATAGGTCCTTCGGCTCGTGAGGGTCGTCGAAAAGGTGAGTGAATTGCTGGGAAGTCCTAAAGCTTATAGTACCTTACAAAGGTCGCGAAATGCAGAAACAAACTATAAGATAGCATATGGGGATAGTAACTCTAAGTGCTTTGTACAATGGGCAATCAGCAGCCAAGCTTAAATTGTAATCAGTATCAAATTCAAAGATTACATTTTTTGAAGGTTCAACGACTATTCCGAAAGGAAGTACGGCCCAAACGGGTTGGAAGTGCCACCCAACTCTAGAGGAATCTAGAGTTGAAGAGATAGTCTCGACATTGATCGAAAAGATCAAGCTCTAGCAATAGAGGGATAGGTAATGAGTGGATATCCACAGTAGACCTATCTTAAGATTTCGTATATGGAACGTTCGGGGCACCGTCTTCGGTGTTCTTCAATTTACATGTAGCGCCGAGTATTACAACTATGGGTAAGAGTATTATCTCGGCATCAATTACATTCTTTGAATCATTCTTAGCGAATAATGTTCAGTTTGGTTCTCTGGATGAGGTAGTAACATTCATCGATAATATCAGAATGGAAAAAGCAATAAGAAAGCTTAATGACAATGATATCATCGATGAGAATATAAGTCTTACGAAGTGTTTCTATAAGATAATGGCAACAACCGGTTATATGTGGGTTCCGAGTGAGAAGGAAGCCATGATAATCTGGGATATGCTTAGCCGAGTATCACAGGAAGATTTGAACAGAATCTATTACAAGAATAATCTGTTTGAGTTCTGTGAAAATAAAAAGGTAAATTCATTTCTTGTCTCTATGCTTATGACCTTAAAAACTCCATTCTTGAATCCTAATAAGGTTCCAGAAGAGATTAAAGATCATATGAATATCTTCTTAGCATGGGTAAAAGAATATGTGTATTACGAGTATATCACTTTGGATAAGCTTGATCGCATAGAGACTATGCCGAGAGATACAGTGTTGATCGTAGATACAGATTCTTGCATAATCTCTCTTGAAGCATGGTATCAGTTCTTAGCAGAAAAAACTAAGGGAATTGATATGGCTATCAAGCACCAGAAGTATGATATCATTAAACTCATAGAAGCTGATGAGTTTGGAGATATGCCTAAAAAGAAGGTAGTGGAATTAATCGACTTTGATTATGACTATGATTTCTATAACGATAAGCTTGTAGCTACTCATCGTGCGGTAGAACCGCTAAAGCTTATTCCGCAAGATGGACTCAGGTGCTCGATTATAGATATTATGTCATACACCATCAGTCAGCTTATCCTTGATTATATGCGCAACTTCTGCGATAAGCATTATTCTTCCAGTCCTGGCCGGAAATGCTTATTGATCATGAAAAATGAATTTTTGTTTAAGTCTATTCTTCTTACCTATGTAAAGAAGCATTATGCCGCTAATACATTGGTTCAGGAAGGAAACATGGTTCCTAAGAGTGCAGCATTATCGGTAACAGGATTGGAATTGGATAAAGCCGGTACACCTAAGTCAACTGCTGATGAGCTTAAGAGAATTCTCTTTGAAGAGATTCTTGATTCTGAGACTGGTGTGGATCAGATGAAGATTCTTAACAGCTTGGCTGTACTGGAAAAGAAGATTTTCAAATCTCTGGTGAGCGGTGAAACCACTTATCATAAACCAGCACGGATCAAACCAATGACTTCATATGCAATGCCAATGAGAATTCAGGGTATAAAAGCAGCATATGCATATAACACATTGCGGCCGGCAGATTCCGATCCTATCGATCTTGAGAAGAGAAATAGTCTTCTGATTATTAAGACTAAACTTGATAAGAAAACAGTAGAAGATATCAAGAACGATGATCCTGCTATGTATAAAAAAGCAGTAGAACTTCTTTCTGCTAAAGAGTATAAAGCTGGAATCACTTCAATAGCTATTCAGTTTGGCGATCCTATTCCTGAATGGATCATTAGATTTATTGATTACGATAATATCATTAATGATAATCTTAAAGGATTCCCAACTGATGAAGTAGGCATCAATACCCTTGGTAATGGTAATATCCCATACACTAATCTTTTGACGTTATAATTTACAAAACTTATAACTTAAGAGTAATTAGGGGATAACCCCTTACTAAATTAAGGGATATGAAATCATATCCTGATTTTAAATGGAGGAAAGAAAATGGCTAAGAAAGCAGATTTTCTGAAAGCACTCGATGAATACTTGGCAGAGAGCGCTGCTAACCGTGTACGGGTCGAAGAGCATCTTGCTCTTGCAAAAGCTCAGGATACTCTTCTGAAGCTTGTTGTTCGTCCGAATGTAAATGGACTTGTTTCCATGAAAGCAAAGCATATCGCTGAGCTTACGAATGGTAAGAAGTTCCTGAAGAAAATGATCAAATCTGAGTACATGGACCCGGCTTATGTACTGATCATTAAGAAGTACCTTTAATCCACACAAAGCAAGATAATACCCCATATCCTTAATTGGATATGGGGTACTTATTGTCTATATCCAGGGGGAATAGAAATGAAAGAAAAGTTCGATCTACTAGCTGAGCTTATGAGACAGCTTAATACCAGAAATGCATGGAGATTAATCAGAGCTAATAAAGTAATTAAACTTGCTAATGAACTTCTGATCAAAGATGAGAATATCGATAATGAGGCTGCCATCTATATGAGGGAAAATACACCCCTTACTTTGATTACTGAACTGCGTCAAACTAAGATTTACGTTTCTGTTAAACTTAGTAAAGTAAGTGTAGAATTCGCTCTTGTAGATGCATAAGATAATTTGTAAGAGTAATTAATTTCAATGATATATTATAACAGTGATCGATGATCAATAGTATAAGTAAACTGTATATTTATAGGAGGTTAATTATGTCAACAATGGTAAAGAAAAACGAAAAAGAGATCGCAGCATATCTGGAAGCAGTAAAAGGAATCGATGGCGGTTCCTTCACAGAGTATGCAAAAGCAGGATGGTATTTTAGCAAGGATGCTATTAAAGCCATGTGTAATGGCTGGGTGGTTCCTATCCATGTATGGAAAGGAATCGAGGGGTTCGAGCAGGTTCAGCTTGGATCGGAATCTAAAATCTTTGATGAAGATGACATTATTTCCTCAAAGAATAACCCGGCATTGAAACTGTTTGAGAAATCACTTAAGCAGTTCCTTCCGACGATGGTAGACATCGAAAAGAAGGAAGAGCCTGAACCGTCTAAAAAGACGGAGAAGGTTAAATGCCATCTTGACAAAAAGACTGGAAAGGTTACTGTGAACCTCCCATCCGGAGTCAAGGAATTTAAAACCATGGACGAATTCAATCTCTGGAAAGAGGGTATTGAAACGTCCAGGGAGGTTATCGTCTCTCATAAAGATGATAAGGCTGGATTCCAGCAGGTTCACGGTGGCGCTCCAACAAAGTTGGACGTCATGCATCTTATCTTCGATGAAAAATCAAAGGCCGATGACAAAGCCGGTATGAAAGATGCTGATAGTATCGATCTCAAAGCCGTAGAAGCAGCAATGACCAAGCTGGACAGCGATCCTGCAATTTCCGATAAGATTGCCAAAATGCTTGGGGTAACGGTGAAGGAGATGGAAGAAATTGGCAAGAAGCCGGAGGTCAAAAATGCCTTTGCCGATATCAAGAATCTCAGCAAGGCTTTCAAGAAAGCCGGCATCAAAAAAGCCAATGAGCTTGAAGACGAGAAGAAGCTTGAGGCGATGGTCTTTGAACTTGTCAAGATCGTCATGCCTAAGTTCGTAAAGAACGAAAAGACGGCGATGATAATCGTCGATCCGAAGTTCATTTATCAGTACATTACCAAGGAGTCTCTTGATACGGTACTAAACGGAGTAGACATGGCAGTGAAGACGAAGATCTTCAAGGCTATTCAGCGTGAGTTGGAGTTTGTGTTGAAAGGCCATAAGGAAAAGTTCGAGCATAAGCTCGATCTTGGACCGAACAGTAATCCTAATTTATTACTCTTCGGCTATGGCGATGTTCGTTGGGGCATTGCAATCACTGGAGACAAGAGCTGGTCTCAGTTCTTCCGCAAGGATGTAAACAATGAGGAGCTGGAAAAGTTCCTTGCTGAATCCAAGAAGAAAGCTGAGAAGGCGGCTAGCAAAAAGGTAGCATAATCATCGATCAAAGGTAGAAGGAGGGGGTGAAAAATCATCCCCTCTTTTTATTTTGTAAAGGAGGTGTGAAATTGCAAGAATTAACATTCGAGAACTATAATAAGATCTCAGATGTGATGATGAACCTGGGGAAGAATGCCAACCTTCTATTCAATATGAGACTCTATAGTGAGTCTGAGAAATTTGGTAGATCGTATTATCATTCGGAAGTTCAGTATTATAATGAATCTACCAATTCTAAGTTGGTCAATATAAAGAGAAAGTTCGATTCATACATCAGTTTCGAGCAATCTCATCCTGTCAACGGAGAAAAGGGATTCGTTATGATACGTAATGAGGATATACGAATGCTGAGAAAAGCCGTTGAAGATATGGAACTTCATATAGTTGATCACTTCAAAGAGATATACGTGGTCAGCAAAGGAAATGTTCATGTGCGTAAAGTTCAAGAGCCATTAGAGATAACTGGATTGGCATTGAATAAGTATTTAGTATTCACTCCTGATGTGGTTGAGAATTTCAATGGAAGTACATCAGCTGCAGTACGAGTTACATTAGGAAATCCTAATCTCTATGTACTGATGAATATGAAGAAGTGGTCTGGCTTGATAGAGTGTTTAAATAATGCGAATATGTTCTTGTACTCACAGAATGCTAGTACATATATCGGTAGACCAGCATTTGGGACGAATATGTATGACATGACGTCCAAGCAGAATGTAGAGGATAACATGACTGCTAAGAAGGGAAGAACGTTTATGAAGTCAGGGAAGCGTTCATTCTTTGAAGACTAAACAAAGGGGATTTATAAATGGAGAAAAATGTATGGATCATTAGTGGTATTCACGGAGCTGGGAAGAGCACGCTCAAGAAGTATTTAGTGGAAGAGCGTGAATGTATTCCAGCTGATGGACTCAAATGTGGTAAGGTCAAAGATAAGTTCGTTTCGCTGCTTGTATCTCTTGATAAGAACGTAGCTCATATGGTCAGGGCTAATCAGATAGCCAAATGCAATCCTGATAAGAAGATTATCTTTATCAGGTCTCAAATGGATACGCTGGCTCAAGCCGCTGCACTGGAGAGTTGTGGATATATTACGGAAGAGCAATTGAAGTTCTTCAGGGATCTATGCATCAAAATGAGCACTAAGCTGAATGCTCAAGTAGATCCGAGCCGAGTCATCTGGCTACATCCTGATATGGATACTGTGAATTCCTTTATCGCTAAGAGAAGGAAAGAGAAAGCTGAACGTGGGGAAGAAGTAGATCCGTATAAGTTCAAGGAAAATGAGATCTACCAAGAGAGACTCAATGCCTATACAGAGGCTGGTTATATTGGAACTGATGTTATCAATATAACTACCATTGGTAAGCGGAGGATCTCTGATGTGGTCAAAGCAATGAAATTATAAATATCAGGGAAGGCGTAGTGCCTTCCCTTTTATTTTTTTCTATTACATTGCTATTACCATTGGCTGATAGTGATTGCTGAAGGATACGAAGCTTTCTTTAAGTTCATCTACGTATTTCTCACGTTCAGAAGCTTTATCCTTAAGCTCATCTACTTTGATATCGATATTAGCATACACGGTATCAATAGTATAATTCTTAAGATTCTCATACAAGAATCCTGCTACATCTGCGGTAGCCAATCCTTCAAACAGTTCCATCTTCATTGCAGGGATAGTCATAAGATTTTCACTATGCTTTACAAACAATCTGATTGGGATGTTCTGAAGAACGTTAAGATTGTTATTAGAAACGATACTATGCATCTTAATCATATTCGGTTCAAAGAACTCAGGATAGATGCTGGTTTTGAATATAGATGTATGATCGGCAAGCATCTGCTGCATCATTACATCTTCTACATCATAGTCAGATGTAAGCATATCCAATGGCGTATACATACCGCCACACGTTACAGATGAAGGATTGTTCGTGCTGAATGCATGCCAGTCAATATCTCCACATCCAAGGATAACTATAGAATCACATAAGTTCTCATCTATAAGCCAGCATTCTCCTTTACGTCTTTCTGGTGTTAAGACGTATGGTATTGCATGAGGAAAGTATCTACTGAATGTATCTAATGTATCGTTGGCTATGATATCTGTTGCCCATACAGGTTTAGTCAAATGATCTGGCAAGCCCAGAGGCTTTGTACCAAGTCGACGCTCTATCTTGTTAAGAAGAGAAGTCATTCTATTCATTGACATTTCTAATCAACTCCTTTATTACCTAAATGTAAAAATCAGTCTGGCCATATATTATATAGATGAAGGAGGAATCAATAATATGATAACAGAAGAAAAGATCGTTAGAACAATCATGTATATTTCTAATTTGATAGAAGGTGCATTGAACCCAATGGTGAAATGTAATAAGGTCAAATTTCAATGTACACCAACTAAAGGTACGATGGCCTGGTCATCGTCTAGTACAGGAAGCATTATATTCCATATACCGCGTCTATACAATTACTGTGTTGAAGAGTGTCAATATCAAGAAGATAAAGATATGATTACTAGCATACTGTATATAGTAGCGCATGAGAAATCTCATCTTGATCAGGATATCAATATGATAAGATATCACAATGATATAGCATATCATAACTGGATAGAGGATTCTAATAATAAGAATGCTATCAAGTGGATAATCGATCATGCTAATTATCTTCAGAGATGTCTTGGACCTCTCAACATTGATATTTTGAAGGGTAAATACGAGCTGCTTCAAAAAGATGGGAACACTGGATATATTTCGATGACCCCTGCAGTTTTAGTATCAAAGATCATGAATAAGTATATAGCTCAGATAAATGATGATCGCTTATTCAGGGACTATACAACTGTACTTCTTAGCACCCAGAAGGATGGTTATACAACACCGCCAGAACACTGGGTTGTTAAGAGAGGAAATGCCGTTATAGATCCTAATCAGTTAACTCCTATCATCGATACGATAGAAGATTACTATCAGGTTAGTTGTAAAGGGTATTTCTTCCCTAGAACTAATGCAGTAGATGTCAGATGTACTGTTCATGAAATAAATAGACGATACACACGAACACCATATGACTTAATAGCTATGAGCTAAAAAAATATCCCCAGCCTTTATGTGGCTGGGGTTTATTTTTTATAATTTCGAGCAAAATTCCATAATTTCGTTAGAGATATGACGCTCTACCGGAACAAGAATCGTATCATAGTCTTTAGTCGTCAAAGCAACACTGTTTCCATCTTCCGTAAGTTTGATGCTCTCATAGAAGGTATCAAAATTCTTACGAATGAAATCGATGTTTGCAGATTCAGAGATAAGATAGTTACGAACAGATTCAGAGCAAATTGGCGAAAGAATACCACTCTCTGTCATCACCATATTATTGCCGGCTTCTTTGACACTAATAGGAGTGCTAAACTTAGCACTATTCGCCATTACCTTTTCAGCATCATCACTGATGATCTTACTAGTGTATGCTTTTGAATGAGACGGATAGTATACACGATCATATGTAACGATCTTAAGCCCTTTTACATACGCTTTACCCTTCTGATTCTCAATTCTGCCAAGAGCGCGAAGAGAGAATGATGGTTTCTGACCATCCAGAAGGTCTGCATTGAATCCACGACCAAGTTCATTGTTCGTACCTCTGAAATGGGCTTTAACCAAGTTGCCGTCCATCCAAAGTTTAGTATACCAAACCTGAACAAGGGTAGGATCAATAGTCTGCTGACGAGCAAGATTCACATCCATTGGATGGCCTGCTTCTCCTTTGAAGTTTCCGCTCTGAACCAATTCCTGCTGTCTCGGAGAGGTAATCTCTTTGAAGAGATCTTCCCTAGCATAGCAGCGATGATTACGATTTTCGCCTTCGGCTTCCTGGAGAATACCCTCAGCAATTACAAAGTTTCTATTTTGATTTACAATATTGAATTCTACATCCTGAGCTGTAGATTCACAAATTATATAAGCTAACGGATTCACTCATATTACCTCCTTTACCATTTACTCGTATGTTTCAGTAAAGCATTGTAAATTGGCGTATTTAGAATTATATATTATAATAATGGTAAGAGGTGAGCATCAAGATGATGTGATAGGTAGTTTTATACTGCCTGATAGAAAAGGTATCCTGGGAGGAGTTAGATGCTCAGTTTTTATCTATGCAAAGATGGTGATCACATGGGTGATATCATACTTTGTTAAGAGACACAAGAAACCGGGTAAGGCAAATGGCCTTACCCAGTCTCTTATTTTTTATTTTTTCTTCGAATCAGCCGTCTTGTCGTCAGCTTTCTTCTCTTCCTCTACCTTTGTAACAGTTGCTTCTGCTTTCTTAGCATCAGCAGCTACATCGGCAAACGGATCACAAGCCGGCGGCTCATGAACCTCTACAGTCGTCTCAGGTTTTGCAGCCTCTGCAGCAGCTTTAGCAGCTTCTGCTTTCTTAGCGACATCGATCGGAGTCTGCTCACCAAGCGGAGTAACAATGCTTACAACCGGAGCTGCCTGCGTCAGTTCGCTGGCAACAGAATTGTCTTTGTCAAAGTTCGAGAAATCGAGCGGAACCAGACGGCCATCGTCCATGATCTCTTCGATATGCGCATGACTACGCAGAGCCTGACGAATGTCAGCTACCGTCATAGTAATGCCTCTCAGATTTCCAACTCTAGGAATACCAAATCCGACAGTCGTCGGGCTGGCTGCATACATATTAACTTTCTTTGTCGTGATTTCCATTAGTCTTTACCTCCAAATTTAATTTTTATAGTAATCTCTTTGGCCTCGTCATCATCGTTATCCTCTTCAGGATGCTCTTCGAGGTCAGAGTTTACAACAATATCAACTTCATCATCGCGTGCGCTATCGCCGAGGAGTTCATCCTCAGCTTCCTGCTCTTCTTCTTCCTCGTCATCGATGATGTGATCAACGTCTTCAGCCTCTCCAGAAGCTTCTTCAGCGATAATATCGCTTCCGCCGATTCCAATAAGCTCTTCATCAATTGGATGCATGTTTCTTTCCTCCCTTTGTTACTTTTTTGCCACAACTCTTACATGTACAACCTTCGTTCTTCTCTCCAACGAGTTCACCGCATTCGCAGCTATACTCATCTTTGGATAAGGACTCGGCTATACGAAGAGTTTCTGGATCTATAGTCTCTTGGTATTTTTCCGCTACCGGGAAAACCCTATCAGAAACTTCTTTTTTGCTCTCTGTTTCCATCATAGCTTCTATGATTTCATCAGTACCATCAACACATGAATGGATCGTGTCTGCTACATCTTCACTTTCCATTTCACGCAAAAGAAATTCATCAACCTGTTTAGTCATGATATATCTCCTTCCTTGCAATTTACTCTTATGTTTACGACGTAGTTTTAAGCCGTCTGTAAACGTACCTTTCAAGGGAAAATATCGTTAGAGGTATCATGTAGAACAGCTCTTTGCAAGGAACAAAGTTTATCTTATAGATAGAATCAACTTGATGTTCTGTGATATCTCTATTATAGAAAGAATCAAGAGTGATATTCATATAGTATCTGAAATCATTTTCATCGAATATCTTATTACCCTGTAAAGCATCTATAAATACGGTATCAAAGCAATCAATTGGATCTGCTAATACACCGCTAATACGCTCTCCAGATTCATCACGTATAGAGATCGAATAGTAGTCTTCAAGTCGCACAGTCATTAAACTCATCGGATCATATATTCTTGTAGCATAAACCCGATAGATCTCTTGATTAGCATTCTGAGTCTCAATCATTCTAAATACAGATCTATTATAATCTATTGTAAATGATTGTGGCAATACACATGCCTGAGATATATACTCAAACTTATTAGATCCATACAGTATCCCATTCTTCGTAAGGAATTCTATCATGAACGGATCATAGAAATAAATCCCTTTATCTCTATCAGAATACTTATAGACAAAGGTTTGAACCTTTGGCTTGAAGAACATATCATGATAGTAGTTACGAAGTTCGTCACATGCATTCTGAATCTTAACTATTGTTTGGTATTCATCATTCTGAATAACACATCTGGTTTCAGTACCAATGAAGTTGGCAAGCATCGTAAATTTACGAACTACAGATCTTTCAATTTGGGCTATGGCTGCTTCACCAACCAGATCAGCCTCGTAATCAATCTTATAGAAGTTGCCACCGTTGTCCAGTGTATCTCTATTCACATTGACTACACGGAAGAGAATTCTCTTACCTTTGAGATAATTGATCAAAAAATAACTAGACTGGTACGGTTTGAATGTATTAGGCGGGAGATAGCACTCTCCCTGAACCTTATTAGATTCAGAACCAAATTCACCCTGCTCTATATCAATTTCGATATGTGCAAGACCGAATAAGAAAACTTTCTCAATCTTATCATAGAATAAGGAAGAATCTGGTCCGTACTCTTCGTACGTATCTCCTGTAGCTTTATCAAAGGTACTCTTATCTTTATTGATATTAAAGAACGTTACCTCTGTAGGTCCTTTCCCATCAGGGAAGGTAGTAAATGGATTCTGCAGTTTTTCATTAGCTGCAGTCACTAGTGAATTTACTGTATTATTATAAGTGGTATTTATAAATCTACCCATCGTTTTCACCTCTTTACTTCGATGTTTCCACAAAAAATAAAATCCCATTGGTGCTGAACCAATGGGATTAGAAACGTCATTAATAGCGATTTGTGCGATTGAACCGGTTTCCGGTATAACTTGCCTCAGGCATCGGTTTAATGCGTGATTCGGGTACTCCGAAATCTTTTTCTTCAGGATATCTATTTCTGATTATGTGCAATGGTCTACCAAAAGTATTGATATAAATATCTTTAGTTTGCACATCGTTATCTGGATATAGATAGAACTCGCAATTGATCAGTCCATACTCTTTCAATAGCATCTTCACTACATTGTTATATGCTTTATCCCCACAGTTTATATACAGATTCTGATACCTATTCCCATTACATACATGATAGAATATTCCAAGTATATCAAAACATCCTTCTGCAATATGAACTTTAATAGGAGTTGGGTCCAACAAATTAACCGTAGTTGGAATGCTATAGAATCTACGGCTATTACTCTCTGAATCGAACAAAGCGTAATCGACGTATTTATGATCAACGTACTTAGACACCTTACCGGGTCTAAGGTTCTTCATCGTTACATATCCATTATTCATAGACAGAAATCCTAAGAAGCTTTCAGCCAATTCCATAACGCTTCTTTCATCTCTAGTGAGTTCAGTAATGTGATTATCTATAATCAAGTTTCTAAGATTCAGCACTATCTTATTCATTACCAAATCACTATATGTCAGATTCAAGCCAAGTCTCTTGTTAATATACAGTAGCTTAGCATCGTCTAATGCGTCTGTGTTATTGTAATCTATTCTTATATTGAATACAGTATTCTTTCCATGTGTTTTATGCATCTTATAATACTTACTCAATGCTGTATTAAGATTACCAACTAACTCTCCATCATCAACCGTATCTACTAGCGTTTCTAACACAGATTTTGTAAGAATTCCGTGCTCTCCACATTTGAAACAGTTATACATAGGAGGTTTTTCTTTAGATCCTAATGAAATATAGAGATGTCGTGCATTTCTATCTGATTGGCTATCGCCACAGAATCGACAACGCACTACAACCTCTTTACCACCAGATGCTGGTATAGCATCGGATAGTTTTTCTAATAAGAATGAACGCAGTTGTTCTTGCAGTTCCATTCTAATGCCTCCTTAAAAAGAAAAATAAAGGGTAAGCATTACTGCTTACCCTAAATCCCTTTTAAATCATCATTACAAATTGCAAGAATTCTTCGCAGAGAAGTTCAGGAATAGGTTCCAACTTCCGGCCATTAAGTTCCGGATGGTGGAAATCAATCATTCTGAAATCTGATGCCAGAATCTTTGCAATATGTCCGAAGATATTATCCTCAAGTTTCGGGTTTTGATATTTAGCCTGAACTCGTGGATACATTTCGGACATCTGAATGCGGAGCTTGATCTTCTTGTTTACAACTTTCTTTGTAACAATACGCTCAGCACGACCAGCGATAATCTCAGGCAGAATGGTTAGTCCTGCACTATAGAGAAATCTCTTAGCCGCAATCATAAGTTTGATATAGTTACGGTTGTTTACAAGTGTCGTAGCACCTTTATCTTTGAAATACTTCAAGAACAAGTAAGAGATAAGATACGTCTGATACTCGGTCTTGATAGGTCTTCCATTACGAGTAAGCTCTTTCTTATAGAACTCAATCTCCTCATTAGAGAATGGCCCATAGAGCTGCTCTATCTTTTCCATTGTACTATCGCAGTTTACATTTGACTGCAATACCAATGCTTCATTTACTTTAGAGATATGCGCTTCAAACTTATCAGCAGCAGAGTTATTATCTTCATCTCTATCAGATGATGATACAGATGCAAGCTTAAACTCATACTCATTATCAGTAACCTTATATCTAAGCTCACTGAGAATAGCATTAAAGTTAAAGAACACTACGTTCTTATCAAATACATACTTAGGAATAAGCTGTCTGGTAATCTGCTCTACAATCTTGAATATCAAGGTAGTAGGATTGATACCACGGATATCCTGCATATCCCAGAGCATTCCATTTCTCTTTACATTCTTGATGACATTGCTTTCAGTAGTCTCATAAAGCTTACTGAACATATCAACTCCATGCTTCTCTTTAGTCATCTTATAGACTTCATCGAAGAACATCATGAACAGACGGTTGACATCCACTGATGCCAATCCGGCTTTGAATGCATAATGAGAGAGAATAGGAATTCCCATGTTAAAGATGATAGAGATTTCCATAAGAATTTTTGCATGGTGATTATTATACGCCAAGCATTCATTCATCGAATTCTCATAAGTCTGATTAATGAAATAATTATCATTAACCATATTGGATATACATGCATGTAGCATTGAGAACGAACCATCTTTGTTTCTGTAGTCAATGATACATCTCTTCAGATCACTGATCAAACCCTCTGCTGTATACTCTGGATATCCAGGCATATAGTCAATCATGAATTTGATTCTTGCATAGAATGCAAACAGCCAGTGATCTTTATCATAAAACTTCTCGAAATAATTGATGTAACGGCAAAAATGATCTCTGAACCCTACAGATGTACTGTACTCTTTGATCAATCCGGCTTGTACCATTTCATCATACTTAGCAAGAACCTCATCCGTAATCGTATGATATACGTCTGCTACGTTCTTACCTTCCTTTTTATACTTAACTTTTGTATCTCCATTATAGCACCGATTTGGTGACATAACGAAATAGTTGATATTTTCCTTCTCACTCTCCAAACCATACAGTGGAGCAATGTTAAGGATAATCGCAGATCGAGCATGGTCAAATAATACATCTGACGGGCTCTCTGGTAACCATTGGTCAACTGGTATAACCTCTGATGGTTCTACAAGTTTCATAGCAGTCTGTTGCAATTGTAAATTCCTCCCTATTGAGATTTTTACTTTCAAAATTATAATATATAATCTACTTGCAGTTTATACGATACGTCCCGAACGAACCGTGTTTACCATACCTGCGCGCTTAGCTTTATTGACTCTATTAGCCTTTCTTGTAAGCTTACCGGCACCTTTACGACGAGTAATGTTACTAGTAGCACCCTGAACTTCAAAATGCTTCTTCTTCTTTTCAATAGGTTTGGAGTTATCGGCTTTTTCTCCACGCTTTTCCTGACGAAGAGCTACCTTATTATCTGCCGGCATTACATTGTCGAGAAGATACTTTGGATTGTACGATACAGCTGTGCTCCACTGTGCTTTATTGTTAAGCCCATGATCCTTCATATACAGATAAGCGAAGTAGATTGTCTTCACGTATCCGATTACATCTTTAGGATTGCGTACTTTAGCCTTATCCCTAATAGCTATCTTACTCATCTTAGATCTAAGATCCTCGAAGAACATCTTGTTCTTTATGAACGAATGAGCAAAAGTGAATACGAATGCTGGATCATTGCTATAGAACTTAGCATCATAGTCGAACAAGTCATTTCCGATAGCATGAATAGCATTAGATGTACTAAAGCTTATCACCACATCATAGAAGAAATGAGCTACAGTTTCAGATGGAACTCTGAGATGAATGATATAATCACTGGCACTGAGAACACTGTTGCCTTTGATATACATCGACGTGGACATATGACCAGCTTCCCTAGTCATTACCTTGCTATACTTCTCAGTATACATCTTTTTGAACATTTCTCTAGCGCTGTATACAGCATTATCCTTACCAGCAGGATTCTTAATATACTCATTAAATGTCATACGCATATAATTTCACCTCGATTTTAAAACGCGGTATTTAAAGGCTACGAAGAAACTCGTAGCCTTTATTTACCATCATTTTATGATTTATTTCGTTACTGCGGCTGCAACTACCGGAGCATCTTCATAGATGTTATAGCGCGGGTCCTGAACGAAATACTGATTCGTTGCGAACGTAACGCCAATGATCTTGGAAATCGCATTGAGAATTACCTCATCAGACTTGATGGAGCTAAGAACCGGACGAGCTTCATTGAATGCTGCATCGATAGCTGCATCAGTGATATTGTGTCCACCAGCACCATCAGAGGTGACAACAAGCTCAGCAAGATTGCAAGGACGATCTTTTGCTACACTAAGTGCAACAAGCTGAAGCGCCTCCTGAGCATTACCATCAAGAGCACTCTTATACAGAGTCTGTGCCATGGTAGTATATGCATCAAGCAGCATAGAAACCATGGAATATTGCGTATTCGGATCAATAGCTTTGTCCGGAGACTCTTTCTTGGCGAGAGTATTGAGCGCACGCAGAGCCTCAAAGTTAGCACCATAGCCAACACCTTCAGCAGCAGCACTACGGCAGTTCAATACAGCATCCTCAACCAGATCCTTAACAGAATCACGATCAGACGTTGATACACCACCAACCAGATACTCTACCATATTTCCTTTAAGAGAGTTGATTCTCTTCTTCAGTAGATAGATCTGAGTCAGTTCTTTATGCTCGTTCTCAAGCTGCTTGAGCTGGAGTTCACAAGCATTGACCAGATTCTCATACACATTACTGTGTACAGGATTGCCGTTTTCATCCTTCTCAATTTCACCGTCAGAGCTGTATACAAACATCAGGCCAGGATCTACAACCTTAGTCTTTGCCGCATCTGCAACTACACGGCCAGCCGTGCCAGAGAACTCATGAATAGTCTCAAGCGTCGGAGCAAGACCACGTCCCTGATCCTCTTTCTCCTCTTCCGGAAGCTGATACTTCTTGATAAGACGAGCTCCAGTCAAAGTGCAAAGATCAGACAGAGCATCTTTATCATGGATATTCGTTACAGAAAGGAATGGCGGCTTCTGGTTGACCGGGAACTGGCCAAAGCGTGCCATTACATCATCAGCCATAGACTTCATATCATGGCCATATGCCGGGCTGAAGATAACAGTCGGAACGATAGATACCTTCGTTTCTTTACCCTGCTGCTTAGCGGAAGCATAAGAGCTGAGCGGACCCCAGATATTGTCATACAGAATCTTATCAAAGAATGTACGCATAGATGGAGTATCTACCGGATCTTCAAATACATAGATCTTCGGACGATCGATCTCGCAAGTACCTTTTGCCTCATTGTTGATGAAGCCAGCATTGTAATAGCCCTGATCAAAGGTCAGGCCATCGTACTCTTTGACTACATGCTCTTCCGTATTGGAAATGCCTACGTCGATAAATACACCCATGCCATGCTTCTCATAGAGCTGCTTGATGGCATTAGAAACTTCTACGTTGCCATTCGTGGAGATAATGGCAATCTCGAAGATATCCATAGAGGTGCATGGACGCTTCTTCGTCTCGATCAGATCGATGATCTGCTTCGTCGTACTCTGTAGATCACGTACAAGACGAGATTCAGGAATGCCAAACTTATTGTTGGCAAACGTAAGCCACTGATAGATGATATACGACAGAATGGTCGCAGAAGTCGTTCCATCGCCGACCTTCTTTACAGTCTCAGACGTAATACGTTTCAGATCTTCAATAGCAGACATCTCGATCGGACGATTGATCAGCAGGCTTTTAAGAATGGTATGACCATCCTTAGTATAGGTAGTGCCACCGAACTGATCTTTCTCGGTTTCGCCATGACGAATAGCCGTAGTAGATGCATACGGTCCGAAAGCACACGTAAGAGTTTCAGCAGCAATGCGGAATGCATTCAGCTGAGCCTTTCTCAGATTTGTTTTGCTTACAACGTTAGTAACTAATTCAGTTCCCATAGTGTTCACATATCTCCTTCGTTTTTGACTGGTAATCGTAGACCTTTATAAGGATCTATCATTCTCACCTTATTATAACCACCTTCTAAGAGTATGACCGGTTTAGGTACAAAGTCTTCAGTAAGGTTGAATCTATAATTAGATATGAAGATATACTTCCCTCCAAGATCTCGATACTTAGCAATATTCTCTATCTCATTAATAAAGAGAGTCGTATACTCTCTCATGCTAATTTGATCTATCGAGATTTGAAATCTCGAATTGATCTGTTTAACGATTTGTTTTTGTCGTTCATTTTTACAATTTACGCAACAGTTGGTTTTCCAATCATCATTATTCTGCATAAGATTCATGAATCTTAGAATGTCAGTATAAGGAGATAACTCATATATCTCATCCTCATACTTCTTAACTACCTCTTTGTATAAATCATTGGCACTATCCATATAATCCGGTTTAAGCATTATAGTAAGAGGATTCCAATTATCCCTCCAAAGTAACTTATTTTTCAATGAGTTCTCTGTAGAATAATGGATATCGAAATACCCAGACTTACCATAGTGCTTCAATAGTACCTTAACTATACCGACATCAGTGCCAAGAATGCAATTAAACTCTACAAGATTATTTATAGTATTTACTTTACTCATGGCAAAAAATAAAGAGTGCACCTAAGTACACTCTTTATCCTCCTTTTAATTTAGTCGTCGTTACCAACGATATCATCAATGGTCGCAGTCTGATGAGCTACACTCTCACTGGCGTTTCCACCATTTCCGCCTTTATTGAAGAAGCTACGAGATGTTCCTTTGCGTCCGCCCTTACTACCAAGCGTTACGCCAAGTTTCTCAGCAACTTTGCCAATGTCAGAACGTACAGAGTTCAGCTGGAAAGACATGCTATCACATACAGAGAATGCATATGCGTGATTGGAAGAGCGAGCATAGTCTTCAAGCTGCTCAATCACCTGCTGCATCTCGATGTTTGCAAACATCTTTGCATTTTCAGTATAGCTACCTTTCTCTTCATTGTAGTTCTCAATTACCGTATGGTAATCAGTCTTGAACTCATATGCATACATCGCTTCAACCTTGCCGGTATCCGGATTGATCGAACGAAGAACGATGCATGGGTTCTTAGCTCCGAAATCTTTACCAGAGCTGATAGTGATAAGACCACCACCAGCATTGATGGAATAGCCATCCAACGGGAAGGCTTTAATATCATCCAAGCACTTACGCATAATCTGCGAAAGCATATAAGCCTTAGATGGGCTAAGATAGATGGATGCAGCAGAATCACGATCTGCTTTCGGGAAATCGTCAGACGATGATGCTTTAACCATTGGTGCGATCTGTACTTTAATAGTACCTTTCCACATAGAGAAAGACAACTGAGTTTTGTCAACTGCGCTCTCTCCTGTATTGCTCATCGAAATACCATACACTGTAGGGCGATAAGCCTCATTTTTGTTGTTGTCATACGTTTGTCCTAATGCCATGATTGATGACTCCTCTCATTACTTGACCTAATTTGGGCCTGATTAATAGAATTGTAGACACTCTGTTTAAATTCTATTTAAACCTCCTTCATTCATATAATATATGAATGAAAGAAATTTAATTGTTTTTATCAAGATCTAAGTGGGTAATAGGAAGGTGTAAAGCAGATGTTTCACCTTTAGGCAATATCCAAAGATTTTTATCATATCTCTCACGCATTGAGAGTAACATCAGCTCTAATCTATGTGAGGAAATGAAATCAGACTTTCCTTCTTTAAGCTCATCCATAATCTCTTCTCTTGTCATTGATACCAGTTTCTTATTCATTGTATTTCTATTTAACCTCCTAGCAAAATATAAAGGCATAGCATTCAAGCTATGCCTGATATATTCTTGTTGTATACTTTATATTTTTAATCATCCATGCCATAGTTGACATAGAGACGAGTCTTGTTCTGGTAGATCTTATTCTTTGCCAGAGTAGCTCTAAGTGCACCATACTTCTGGTACAGTCCGGTCCAACGATGGTAATCAGACTTATTCATTTCCTCAGTGCTGATGTAATCATCGATAACAGACATACGGGAGTTGATACGATGCAACAGCAGCATAGCCTCTTCCTGAGTCTCGATGTTATTTACCTCAAACTGAATCTCATAGAAATCATCTTCATACCGTTTGATACCATTACGCTTCATATCCCCAGAAGTACGTCTGAATGCATCAATGATGTTTCCAAGCACACTACCTTCCTGAAGCAAACTATCATCATCGATTCTTTCCAGGCGAGAAATGATATTCTTCATCTCTTTCTGCTCGAGAACAGATGGAGTCAAGCGAATGCTATGCTTCAACGTATAGATAGCATTAACACGATACGTCAATACGTCTCTATACAAGCGCAGCACCCAGGACAAGAAGATCAATTTGTTATCAATCTCGCTATTGAAGTTGAAACCGTTGTTATCGATCTTATTCATTGCAGATCTAAGATCCTCGGCGATTTCCATATCATCATCAGACTGATCAGTGATATGATCTTTCGTAGCTTCAAAGATAGATACCGTTTTGCGGATAGCATCACGTACACCAAAGGAAAGTAATTCCTTATAGTGAACAGAATCAGACAGCTTGATATTCTCACCCTTCTTATAAAGGTAATTATCGATATCATTCTTGATCTGCTCCATAGGCCGTGCATCTGATACCATATGGTCTACTTCTCTCAATACCAATGCAGTAATCTCATTGACATCAAGATCAAGCATCTCAGAGAACAGTTTGGAATCAAGCTCTACGTATACCTCTGGAATGATGTAGTGCTCATCATTCATAAGAATATCGATGATCTTATCAGCTGGGATAACAGGCATAACTACAATGCCGAAGAAGAGTTTATCCGTATTCTCAGTAAAGATAACCTGCTTGCAGACTCCATCTCCTTTATCGTTCTTGAAGATAGCATTGATTGCTGAGCGAATATCCTGAAGCACAATAGCAGATTTCGGATGCATCTTCAGGGTCATCAAAGCTCCTGAAAGATCTCCAATTCTATTCTGCATAGTTTCATTAAGCATGCTATTTCCTCCTTTACCATAAATTTAACGTAGAATAAAGAGGTACTGCATAGACAGTACCTCTATATATTCTACTATGATTTTGATTAATGCTGGTCAGGAGCAGCAAAGCCAGTCGGGTTACCGACAACAGCTTTGTTCTCATGTGCAGCAGCCGGCGTAGCCGTCTTTGCGACACCGATGAAGGAACCATCGCTCGTCTTAACAACGCCATTGACGCTAGAAGCGTAGGAGCTGTAGTTAGCCGTATCATCATGCATAGCACGATCAGCAACCGGGTTGTTGTTCTCGATCTGCTCACGAGTACCCATAACGTTCATGATCTGAATTCTCCCCTGTACAGGCTGATACTGGAGGAACAACCAGCGCTCGAAGCAGGTCATGCCCGGGAGCTCGTAGTTAACAGTATCGCGGATTTCATTGGATACATACAGCTGATAATCGATCAGTTTGTACGTAATACGCATAGTGTTGCGCGGAATCAGCATAAGGATAAGGTTGTTATCATTACGCATCTTCTGGCTGGATACGAAGTTGTACACACGCTTATCAGTCGAAACGACCGTACGAGTGTAGTCAAGCTGCACCGGACCGATGTTGCTCGGAGCCTGGTACGTATATTCCTGCGGAACAATGTTGCGGATGATCTCCGGACGACCAACAACAAGGATCGTCATGTTCTCGTCGTTCAGAACCTGAAGCATACGAGTAACGTACTTGTCGAGCTGGTCCATGCCCATTTCCGTTCTCCACTGCTTCGGCGTACCGAGGAACTGGAGAGGTGGAGCCCAATCGATTGCACCGGTGACCTTCTGGCTTGCCGGCATCGTCTTGAAGCTGTGATCAAGATCCATAAGGATATTGTCATCTTTCCAATGAACAAGTGCAAGCTGCATCATGCTCATGAGCTTCGTGATCTGGTTTACATCGTACGAAGCCTGGATATCTTTTACGGATTCCGGGGATACCGTAACCGTAACGTGTGGCTGCTCTGGGATCTGGAAGATATCAGTCTTCGCAGCCCATTCGAAGCGGACCGTCGGGAATGCTGCAGACGTCGTGTCTACGACAGCATGGAAGCGGATAGCCGAAACTTTAGCTTCAGCCGTGGATGGCGTGAACGTGAAGTAGAACGTATCATCCTTGTAAGCGCCACCAGCCAGTACGCCGGTAACCGGAACAGTCGTTCCATCAGCCTTCGTGATTGTGAAGCCAATCGTCTTGTTGATCTGACGATCGATCTCGCCATAACCCGGCAGGAACTGAATCTCGCCGCACTCAAACAGAACCGGTTTCATACCTTCATCAGCTGCTGCCGTAACCTGCTTCATCGTCTTCGTCGTTGCATCATAATACGTATCGCCAGTTTTGCACATGGACTCAACGATGATACCCGTTACAGCCGATTTGATGGACAGATGATATTTCTGACCAACGAGGTTGAACGTATCTTTCAGAATGTTCACGGATTTCATTTCCGGAATCGGGATGATAACATCCTGGTTCGGAACAGACTCGTTGATGGCCGGAGTCATCTTGTTCTGCTCCATGAACATATCGATGTGGTTGCCGTGAATGTCGATCATTTCACGAGTCTCAAGGGACAGCGTGAATTTCGGGCTCTGAGCAACCGATTTCGGCAGAATCTGATCAAACACAGCACTCATAAGAATATTCTTATGAATCGGCAGTGCCAGACCAACAACGTTGTTGAAAGCACCCAGCGGCGAAGCCTCTGTCATGATCTTCTCAACATCGTTCTCGAACAGTGCAGACATCTCGTCCATATGCTCTTTGATGTTAGCAGCAGCGTTCGGGTTTGCATTTTTGCCTTCCTGGCAGAAACGCGGATCTTCCTTATCGAAAGACTGCTCCATGAAGAATTTCTTCAGCTCATCACGAGTGGAGCGATTACGCAAAAAGTCACTCGTATCTCCGAAGAAGTTGCACCCCTCATCAATACCAGCTTTTGCAACGTTTACGAATGCTTCGGCAAATGGGGCCATGGCGTCCTGCTCATAGCCGCGCATAATGTCTTTGTTATTTTCTCTAGTTCCTACAACAGACATGTTTATTTCCTCCTTAGTAATTTCTTATTTTCAGATATAATATATCAAGCCGAGATTGGGCTAAATATTTACTATATTGTTTATTTAAGCTAATCGCATTTGAATTTAATTTGGCTATTTAGAGGCTTCTTCTCCAAGTTCTTCAATCATCTGAGTAAGTCCAGCATAAATAGAGATAAACTTCTGAAGATCAATCTGATTCTGCACATAGCTTTTCTGATCATAGGTAAAGACCAATGAATCTTTGACTATATCTTTGAGATCCATAAACTTACGAGTGATAAACTCTATTGTTCTGATATTATCAGAAGTACGATTCACTGAGGTAAGTCTATCAAGGATAGATGTGATGTCGGTATAGAGATTGATGAAGTTACCCTTAAGCTCTTTGTTCTTAATAGCAATCTGAGCAGGGGTAAGATCGGAGAATACATCCTGCTGGAGCTGATCTATCTCATCGTCTCCTCCGCCATCTTCAGTATCCACACCATCAGCAGGAGCTGCATCGCCAGTATCACCAGCACCGTCATCTCCAGCTTCTTGTCCGTCGTCACCTTCGCCATCTTCTGCGTTAGGATCGTCGTCATATGTTGGCGGTTCCTCTCCACCGTCCTCAGCGCCCTGCCCATTGTCATCTCCTCCTTCTTGAGGATCTGTACCGTCGTCGGCTGGTGCATCGTCTTCAGCATTAGGATCGTCGTCATATGTTGGCGGTTCATCCCCAGTATCATCTCCACCAGTGGCAGGAGCCGCTCCTGCCTCTTCTGGTGGTGTATCAGTAGCGGCTTGGTCTGTACCAGCATCCGGAGCATCTGCAGCTGTATCATCTGCACCAGTGTCTCCAGCGTCTAAGCCTCCATCGGTATCGTCTTCTGCATTAGGGTCATCATCGTATACTGGTGGTTCATCCCCAGTAGCGTCAGCATCACCTGCATCCGCAGTATTATCTGGTGCATTCGTTTGGTCATTGGGTTGATCTTCGCCAGCGGGTTCTGGCTCAGCCGCAGTGTCATCCGGAGCATTCGCCGTATCTGGTGCTTGATCAGGTGCTGAAGTAGCATCATTAGCAGCATCGCCAGTGGCATCAGCAGCCGGTGCCGGCTCAGCTGGTGTATTGTCTGCATTAGTGCCTCCATTGTCATCTGGCGCTGCTGGATCTTGATTAGGGTCGTCATCATATTTAGGTTCCTCCTCGCCATCAGCTGTATCATCCCCAAGTGGCTGCCCATTTACGGTGATCTTTTCATTTACTATATAGCGTAAACTATCAAACATACTGCTCATAAATGTTCATACCTCCTTAATCATCATTTTTAATATTCTTATCGATATGCATGTGGGTATTGTCGTCTTTCCATTCGACGTTTATATTATAGCTCAAGCGAGAATACTGATTCTGAAGCTTTTTCTTTACAAGCATGAGTTCACGCTCTTTCTTGTAATCTTTCTTGTCATCAGCATCCTGGATATATTTATCGATCATCTTGAGTTCGACAGACAGTTCATCTACGACCATCTGACGCTCTTTAGTACGAATCTTGGCACTCATAGCGAATCTACCAATAAGAATTATAGCTGCCAATGCCGGATGGATAAGTGCTGCTACACCTGTAACAGCTGCTAACTTAATAATCTTACTCAAAGATGGAAGAACATCTCCACGGATTACGGCTTCTCTATTCTCCATTGTCAGCGCTCTTTCAACTGAACGCTGCATAAGTCTGCAAGCACCATCAAGAGTTCTAGATGCAACCTGCTCTTTATCAGATAACTTAGATACACCATTCATAAGTTTATCTGCAGCCAGTTTAAGATTGCTAGTCATAGAGAGCTCATTGAAGCAGGAAATATGATGATTAATATTCGAGGTATACTTGTACAGATCATTCAATTCTTTGAATACATCTTTAGTTGTAGTATCTTTCTCGAGATATTTAACCTCGTCTTCCTTCTTCTTAGCCAGCTCAACTTTCTCTTTGATACTAGAGCAGAATCCAGTTTCTACATAGCTCATCACGCTAGTAGATTCATCGAGAATACTCTTCTCTTTGATACAAACAGCTTCATGAATCTTATCAAGTGAAAGCATGCCAGGGTATCTGATAGCAAACTCAGCAAGATAATTCAAATCATCAGTAGATAATTTCTGTGCTCCTTCATAAGAAAGCAATGTATTCTCTACTAACTTTCTATCCCATTTGATATTCTCTATACCAAATGATATAGCTTCTATATCAGATGCCATATTTGAAGCTTCAAATCCAAATCCAAGATCCCCAAAATCATCGTCATCTTTCTTACTGTAGTTCTCTGGACGTTTATCGCTTGACTTCTTTTCATCATCGCCACGCATTGCATCCGAATAGTCTTCAAGCTTCTCAATGTTCTTATCGAGTTCTTTAAGATATTCTTCAAGCTTTTTCTTCTTCTCAGGATCTTTGCACTTCTCCATCTTTCTTGCAGTGGCATCTCTATGGGCATACCATTTCTTAAGCACCTTATCATAATACTTACGCTCAAGATGCATATTGATAGTCTTGGTGACTATCAAACCCAAGATTCCGGGCAATACTCCAATGGCGAATGTCCCAGCAATGATAATAAGATAAAAAATAAGAGAGAGTACGTTTGAAGTATCATTGATTACATCTTCATCCCTCTTGAGAATGAAGAGTTTATTGATAACAGTCTTAAGGTCAGGAACGGTTTTATCAGAAAGAGACTTGAATTTGTTAATGGTTTCTTTGCCAAGGTTCTTAGCATTACCAAGTGTATTGATAATCCCTTTGTCTGCCTCTGTAAGCATCATGCTTTCTTTCACAGAATCTTTAGATTTGCAGTGTTTCTGCAAATCTTTAATATAATCCCAATTACTGATTAGCTTACTCGATTTACAGACCTTATCCATGATATCAAAGATCTGACCACCCTTATCATTCTTCTTCATCTCATTAGAGATAAAGAAATCTGTAACAGCTTCAAGAACAGTCTGTTCATCTACTTCGATATTGTTCTTGGCCATTGCAAATAAGCATTCCTCCAAAGCGATCTTAAACTTGGAATCTAATCCAAGTTTATACGTTTCTACAAAGGAGCACAACTCGTAAAGAACTTCCGATGGATCATTACTGAACATCAGATTCTCACGCACAAATGAATCTACATTGAATCTTTTGCTAATCATCTCATGATTAGCGATAATACGCCGTTCCTCGATATTCTTATCGAGAGCAGACTCAATAACAGATACAGCTTCTTTCTTTACAGCATTATCGGCTTTCTTAGTCATTGCCGTAACTACACCTTTAGAAGCTTTTGGGTTTTGGAGATTTACAGCAATATTAGCTACACGCTCTACAGCCGTACGTTTGTCGCTAGCTGGTCCCTTCTCCAATACATAATTGAGAAGTGAAGTTGCTTGCTCAAAGCACACCTGTTCATCTTTGCTGTACGAATTCCATCTAGACAGAGACTCTTCTATATTGCGGAAGTTATATACCTTCCTATAGGTCTCATATAGTGGATAACAGTACATGGCTCGCTGCGGTATACTACGGCTTTTATAGCATACCTCACTGATCGGAATTATGTGTTTCAATTTTTACCACTCCTTTGTGATCTCATTAATAATAAGTTCAGAATATCTTTTATCATACCGAACAAGGGATGATTAAAAAAAAGAAAGGAGCCGTTAAGACTCCTTCCCTTTAGTAGAATATCATTACTCCTATCATCATAAGTAGGAGGGTGATGACTATTCCTATCATCCACTCAAGCAACAATACGGTTGCTGTTTTATTATCCATTCCAAAAACGATTTGGCGTATATGCCAGGTATACTATAAGTACCACATCAATCAGAAGAGCCATCCCATATGTAATCACTATTATCTGGGTTTGATTAAATCCTAAGTACAATTTGTTTCCATTACCATGCTCTATAACGAAAGTTATAATCAGCAAGATAATAATGGCGCTTAACGCCGAAGACACAATATAAAAATCCGGATTAATCATCGTATCATCTCCTTTAAAATACCCTTTCATAGTTCGGAATCAATATGCTCAAAGCATTATCGATTATCATTATATCGCCAGCAGTATAATCACTGCATCCGAACTTCTTATACTCCTCTCTGTAATCCTTTTCAATCTGTTTAATAGCCGCAACAGCACCAGAAAGATCTACGTCGATATGACTCATATAATCTCCAAGCCACGAAAGATTCATACTACTATCTAACCCATATGGAGAAGGGAACTCAAGCTGAATGATATTAGCCATTCTGACATTGTATGCCAAATCTTCTACAAATGGAGTCATCTTAGAAAGCTTCATAATGGCTTTACGAATAACAAACCTAAGTTCATCTTCATTCATTACTATCCATTCCTCTGGGTAGCGATCGAACATCTCATCCACTGTGTAAAAGCCATATGGAATATCTTCCGGATACTGATGATTGACATAAGACTTGCATGCTACAGTAAACAAGTCCATATAATCTTTCTGATCCAGCTTTCCCTGATCTTTAAGATTCGTTATATTAAGCAGGAACATATCATATTCCTGTTTGTTTTCGATCTTTCTTGCGATTTCCTTTGCTGCATTTATTTTCATCATTATTTAACCCATCCTTTTGTATTCATTATTTTCTTAACGCGCTCGGCCATTGACTGCAGAATCACTGCTGGGGTCTCTTTGACATGTGCATGCCAAAATAATGCATTAGTCCCCGTTTTATAAACAGTAATACTGTATGTAACCTGTGTAGATCTATCCTCTACACAAAATGAGTCATCTATGAGTCTCATTTGAATATTGTTAGGATGGCGCCAATTCCTTTTAACCAATCCTACTTCCCATAAGAGTCTTTTCCATTTCTCCTTTGGTGCTCTTTGGTGATAGATCATACTACCATTGAAATCCAATCTATCCGTAATCTTGGATTTCATCTCTTTGACAAGATTAAACTTCTCGTCAAAGAGTTTTACGAACCCATGCTCAAAGATTACTACCTTACCATCTTTAAACACTACTGGGCATTGCTCCGGAGTAAAGACAAACTTATGTCCATACAACGGAACCTTGAAACTGTTCCCATAGACCCTCTCCTGGATCTTCTTGAGGTTCTGTGCACCCATTCCTGCTGGTGGTTGAGTACACTCTTTCCATAACTCTGTAGCTGTTGACATTAAGAGACCTCCCTTGGTACGACTTGTACCTGAATATAGTTATTTAGTGATGATGCATTTTCACCACTCCATAATTATAATATATAACACAAAAAACCGAGAATGCCAAAATGGCATTCTCGATAATTTGCTTAAATTTTCTCTTAGTCTTCGGTGAAGATGTAATCTCCATCGAACCCTTTGCCATTGATCTCAAAGGCATCGGTGAACTGCCACATATAGCCTTTAAGGTCACAAGTACGGTTGTACTGTGCTACCCAAATAGAGCAGCCGAGCGACTCATAGTCGATCTCGTCAGGGAACCAGCTCAGCGAAGCATAAACTCCGCAATGCAGCCCGACATTGTCCAAGAAAGTCTTGCATGCTTCAGTAGCCCAGCCACGAAGACGAGCTTCCTCGCAATCATACCATACCATTTCCAGGGAAACACCAGCATCCTCAATGGTCTTACGGCAGTTCTCAGCTTCCTGAGCAACTTCGTCCGCATTATGGCCATAAGAATAATGATAAGCCTGCTTACGCAAACCAACCTGATCGGCATAGCCACAATATTCTTTGAAACGGCTGTCGGCGCTATGCAGACCATACGAAGAACGAATGACTACAAATTCTACGCCAGCATTGACCATTGCCTGAAAATCTTCCAGACACAGATCATTGTTCTCAGAAATATCTACACCTAAAATCTGTCCCATATTATTACCTCCTTTATGGTTTACTTAATAGTTTTAACCGTAATTACGTGCTTTGGAAACATCGAGGTAATAGTAAAGGAGCTGAGTCACTAATGATAAAGAAAGAAAAAAAGAATAGATATCTGAATGTAAAGCCTCTCAGAACTGACCATTTTGTTAAAGTCAACAAATTGCAGCAGGTTACATCTCCTATCATCTTTAGCAAGAATGGTAGTGGGATGCAGGCTAATCCAGAAGGTTTGCTTTCTCATGAAATCTTTGGTATTACGCAGTATGATCGTTCTAATACATTTGCATATGTAGCACTTGGGAATACTCCATTCTTGTCTCCATTATTTTATAAGATTCTCTGTAAGCTTGATGGAAAAATCTCTGCATGTATTCACGGAACAAAGAAATTTGTCGTTAAAGGTGGAGAACTTGTAGAAGATGAAGAAAATGGAGAATGCGGAATAAAATTCTTCAAGAAGGTATATGACTCTCTTAAGTTCAAATCCACCGGTGCTGAATCTAGAGAATACAATATCAAGTTCCTGAAGCGATTCGGTGATCGTATGTGGATAAAAGATTTTATCATTCTTCCTGCATACTATCGAGATGTGAACAGCGCAGAAGATGCTTATCATGGACTTGGAGTTGGAGATATAAACAAGCTTTATACATCTCTAATCGTAGCAACTAAGTCACTTGAGGAGAGTGCTGAATACGGAATTAGCCTTTCTACGACAGTAGCTGCCCGTATACAGGACATACTGGTTTCGATCTTTGATTGGATTACAGGTGAGATAACCGGTAAGCAAGGTATCATCAATAGAGCTGCTACTAGTAAGACAACAGATATGTCTGCCCGATTAGTATTGTCCGCTCCTAATCTGAAGGTAGAGAATATCGATGATATGATGGTTGATGTAGATCATAGTGCTGTTCCATTAGCGGCTGTATGTGCTAACTTCTTTCCGTATATCATATTCTGGTTAAGAAACTTCTTTCAGAATCAGTTCTCTGATATGGGCAGTGTTCCATTCTCAAGAAATGGAAATGAAGTTGTTGCTGCTAAGGTAAAAGACCCGCTGATCTCATTTTCAGATGAAGTGCTAAAAGAAGAAATCGATAGATTTATCCATGGCTATGCAGGGCGGTTACGTCCTATAGAGGTTCCAGTAGAACCATTCAAGTACCATGGAGAAACTATTAAGTTTACGAATATGATTTTCAAAGGTCATCAGTGTACAGAAGAAGAGTTTACGGCAAAAGACTCTGACATAAACAAATTCCCATTACAGGAACGTATTCTTACATGGTGTGATCTTTTGTTTATGGCAGCTAAAGAAGTAACTAAGGACAAGATGATTCTGGTTACCAGATATCCTATCGATAGTTGCTTCAACCAGTTCCCTACAAAAGTAAACGTATATTCTACCAAGCGTACAGAACCAATGGTAGTGAATGGAACGTTCTATAAGAACTATCCATACATTACAAAAGAATTGATCAATAGTAATACCACCAACTTGTTTATTGATACATTAGGTATTAGTAATATCTATCTTGGATCTATTGGTGGGGATTATGATGGCGACCAAGTTTCATGTAAGTCTGTATATAGTACAGAAGCCAATAAAGAACTTGAAGACCAGCTTAACTCTAAGCGGCACTTCATTTCTCTTTCTGGTAAGAATATAATGTGTACTACTAATGAAGGTATCGATGCATTGTATGCTCTTACATTATCATTACCAACAGATGAGAATAAGTTCTCAATGCCTAAATTCTAAAAAAAATAAAGAGGTATCCGTAATGGATACCTCTCTATTTCTTGCATTACTTGTAGAATACTTTAAGGAAATTTTCATCTGCTAGTGCTGCAATCTCATTACCTACACACTGCCATGCTCTTGCATAATCTCTAGATGTTCCTTTTTGGTAAGTACCACACTGAGCTTTAATGTCAATAGAAAGATTGATTAAACCTTTATACTGTTCAAGCATCGGTACAGCATTGAATATGTATTTTACTACGTTGATGTCTTCATCATCTTTCAATGCTTCAAGACAAGTTATTGCCGCATCCCGGATACTCTGTCCAAGAAGGATCATTTTGCCTTTAGTAAAAGCCAAATCCAATTTGGTAGAATGTACAAAAATTGTACATTCCATGGATTCATTAACGATATTAATTGTACCATCAATGATACCAACGATGCTTACCAGGTTAACTTTATTATATATATCTTTTGTCATGATAAAGACCTCCTTTTTAATAATTGCAAGTAGCTGAATTGTTACTTGCTTCTATCTCTATCACTGATATAATATATAATCGAAATATTGAACTTTTACAAAAAATTTAGAGGTATCCGTAATGGATACCTCTAATATTAATTTTTATAGAATACACTTAATTCTTCTGAATCATAATTGTCCATAAGCCACTCACCAAATTGGATAACTAACTGCTTGATGCAAGTCAGTTCATCAAAATCTTTTTCTATACGTATAGGTCTATCGTATAGAAATCTCATACCATTGCCAAAGCCTAAACCATTTTCTGTTAAGGCTTTTTCTAAACTCCATCTTCTTCCTAATAATGCATCAAGCTTAAGGTCTCTATTAGCTAATTCTACTAAAATAGATCCAAACTCATAAATAGCATTTTTGGTGAATCCAAGTTCGAATTGTTCTGATCTGATAAACATAGTTAGCATAGCACCGTTATCGAATTCCTCTGATAGATTTCCAACAATCATTCCTCTTTCTTTTATATACGCAATATTATTATTCATTACCATTAGCTATATTCCTCCTCTTATAACGACAAACCAAGCATAGTATTGTTGCTGCTGGTTGTATATGCTTCCCCTATCTATCTGTAGTGTAAGTTTTAACTTTTTACAAAGTATATCCCTCTACCCATTATAGGTAGAGGGAATATAACTTATATACTTTAATTAAAACTAACTTCAAGTACGTTAGGATCTTTCAAGGATGTCTTTCCAACCCATATAGTGTTATCATCTACAGCTGATGATACAGTAGAACCCTGTAATCTATTAGCAAGATCAATTAGATTACCAGGCCTACCAGACTGCAAAGTGATAATATATTTGCATCTTTTACCAGTATCACGAATACCAATATCCATTCCGGACTTTTCATCCATATATTGGCACATCAATTTGAATAGGGCAAGATGTGAATCATAGTATTTATAAAATTGCTGTTCTCTATTTGGATAATTAACAGCCATCGTAAACTGTTCAAATGTCACTACATTGCCCTCCTTCCACGATTTCCGTTCATTGCATTCGCTTGTGCGGCTGCTTCCCGCATTTGCCGAAGCTCTTTTTCTTTAGCTTCAACACTGTATCTAAAAAATAGATATTGAAGATAGCCGTAAGGAACAGTAGGGGCTTTAAGAATATCAAAGCCCGTACCGAACCAATCGGCTAACATCATAATTCTGTCTCGTAGAAGGCGAACTGTGTGAGCCTGTGACGCGTAAAAAGGAGGTCCAAAGGAGTCACCTCGTTGCCACGATCCTGAACGATCTCCGGAATCTTGTAGTGACATTCCTTTCCATTCATAGATTTGCCTTCTGCATCCTTATAAGGACCAAAAGTACCATGGCAATCAGTTGCAGGGATGACGAACTGGTAACGATCGTTTGCCTTCTGATTGAAGGAAGCAATAGTACCAGACAGTGCTGCAGCTTCATCGGTCGTAAGAGTGGAAATGATTCTCTCAAGAGAAACAATCTTCATCTTAACGGTCTTCGACGTATTGTGCTGATCCACTTTGAAGTTGATCGGCGTAGCAATGCCATTCTCGATCGTATACACCCCATCTACATACTGAGCCAGGTTTACACACTGGATATGCTTACGACGGAATGCAACGTCAAGAGCTGCCGTCTCGAACGTCGAAGAGAAGATGCTTGGAGCACGCAGGCCAATAGCAAACTTCCGAGAAATCTGAACAAGGTTAGACTTCAGTACAGAAGGTACTGCATTGTCTCCCTTTGTTTTGATAGCATCAATGCGAGTATCAAAATCCTTAGTAGAATCCGGATGCTTGCGATACATAGCTTCGATCGGCTGCTCAGTGACAAACATGTTGTGGCACTCAGGGCAGGTATAAGAGATATAGTTGCTATCTTTGAACGTAGCAACGTAGAGGCACATGTAAAGATTGAAGATATCCCAATCGCAGATGCTCTTCAGCCATACCTCAAAGGTCGATGGCTTATTCGGAGACACATCTTTCTTATACATCAGCGAATACATAGCACGAGCAGCTTCCATATCGCTGTTATAGCTACGAGCATCGAGAGTCGGAATCTCATCACCAGTCAGAGACTGCATAGTGATCATACGACCAGTATGGATGAGCGGGAAAGAAGCCGTATGAGCAATTGCAGTATTTGCATTGCGAAGAGCACGGCTTACAGAGATAGGAGCCTTGGCGATCTTAAGTTCGCCATTCTCTTTCTCGACACGACCACTCGTAACGAGTTTCTTCTTCAGAGACTCACGATACGTAGTGATTGCTTTCTTTTCCCATTCGTCAGCGATCTTCTGCTCTTCGTCAGTGAGCTTAGAAAGGTCTTCTGTAACCTTCTCTTCCTCTTCTTCGTCATCATCTTCGTCGATTTCACGAAGCAGGGATTTCATTTCATCGTCCTCTTCAACCGGAGTGGACAGATCCATCTTCGTATTGCTGAGTTCATCACGAATGCCCTGAGCAGGAAGTGATGTAGCTTCTGCGAGGAGAGCATCCTCTTCGCTGTTATCAACATCGAGTGCAGCGGTCAGAGCGTCTTTACCGCTTTCTGTTCTTACAGCAGCCAGATCTTTTTCATTCTGCTCAGTGGATTTCTTTTCGATTTCCTTGATGAGCTTTTCTTTGAGCGGTTTCATGACGTTTTCTTTCTGATCCCGCTTTACACGCTCAATGGCATCATCTGTACGAGACATAAGATTGGCCATATTACGCACTTCCGGAGCTACAAGTTTCGGAGCTGGTTTTGCAACTTCCTCAAGATTCTTTACAAATACCGGTTCAGCATCGGCCGCAGCCTGACGCTTTGCACGGGTATCCGCATCCAACTCTGGGGTGATTTTCTGAGTGGGCTGTGCAACTTCAACCGTTTTAACTTCCGGCTCAGCTGCAGCTGCAACGGAAGCGGTCTGAGCCTTACTCAAGTCATTAAGATTAATTTTTCTCTTAGATTTCGACATTCTGTTTCTACCTCCATTATAATGACATCAATGTTTTTGTGTCTGTATTTAAGATAAGACGGAACATTGTCCCATCTATCTTGACAAAGAATCTAAGCTCTTTGCCAACTACTTTTATATCGATCTCAACGTCAGTTAACGTTGGGAGATATGTCTCTATCTGACTCTTATATTCTTCTTTCATCTTTTCGACGTCAGTGTCAGATTGATAACGATAGTTTCTTACCAAGCCTAAACCCATGTCAGGTCTAGTAGGATATGTTCCTGGATTTAGCAAAGCGATTTCTATCAGCTTTTGAGCGATAGCTGCTTCATTAGTTAGTACCTTTGGCTTGTTAAATTCGTTGATACTAAGAGTATGCTCTGTTATCTTAGTAACAGTAGTTATAGCCATATGATTACCTCCATTTATTACTAATAAAGTTTGAGTAGTTAATTTATACGCAAAAATAATTTATATTACTGGATATGTCAAATTAGGCCTATCTGACATACTAGTAAACTTACAAGGGAGGATTCCAACAATGAGTACGAAAACGTATAAGTGTCCCTTTTGCAGCTATAGAGCTACTAGAGAAAACTTAGGATCTCATATTGAGGAAGAGCATGAGGAATGCATTCCAAAAGGTATGACAGCGAATCAGATAGTATTCAACACTATCAATCATAAAGATCATGGTACTTGCGTTGTATGCAAGAGACCAACGAAATGGAATGAAACAGCTTGCAAATATGATCGGCTCTGTGGTAGACCACAGTGCCAGAAAGCTTTGCGAGATGCTTATAAGAAGAATATGCTTAGAGTACATGGTAAGACTACTCTTCTTGATGACCCAGAGCAGCAAGAAAAGATGCTGGCTAACAGACGTATATCTGGTAAGTATAAATTCACTGATGGTGGATATCATGTATTTACTGGTAAATACGAAGAGAAGGCTCTTGAATTCATGGATAAAGTGATGGGATTCAAAAGCACTGATATTCTCTCTCCTGGGCCTACGATAGAATATATCTACAAAGGAAAGAAACTTAAATGGATTACCGATATCCTTCTTATCCCATTCAATCTTGTGATTGAAGTTAAGGATGGAGGCAGCAATCCTAATAACAGAGAGATGGTTTCTTATAGAGAAAAGCAGTTAGCCAAAGAGCAGATGATTACCAATATGGGTAAATTCAACTACCTTAGATTGACTGATAACGATTTCAGCCAGCTGCTTGGTATCGTAGCAGAATTGAAAGCTCAGATGATTGATGATAGTGAAGAGAATAAGAAGGTCATCATCAATGTCAATGAAGAAGTAAATATGCTGCAAGAAGGCACTCCTATCATCTTTTCAGAAAAAGACTTAGTATTGAATTTGGATGCGTGGAAAAATAAAGAACTTTCTGTACTTTATATGGTGGGATTATCTGGAAGTGGTAAATCCACGTTATCGGAAGAATTGTCAGATGAATATGATGCTCATCATATAGATACTGATAAAATACTCTGGTGGCTAACCGATGCTGATAGTATTCCAGCAGATAAAATTCCATGGAGAATGGAAGATTGGTACGGTGATACTAAAGTAAATACTAATATTGCTAAAAAGGTAAAGTATGATAAGATCTTTCGTAAAAAGCTTATGGAAGACTATATCAAGTTTATTATAGGCTCTAATGAAAGATTTGTAATAGAGGGAGCTTTTATACTGGATATGTATGAATATCATTCTCCATTACTTAACAATGCTGCTTTTGTCATCAAGGGAACTTCATTAACTACGTCTATAATCCGTAGAATCAAAAGAGACTATGGAACGCCAAGTTTAGCAATGAAAAGAATTCCTAAGATAGTAAATGGGTATAGGAACTATATCTCTATTACAAATCGTATGAGAGATGATATGTTTGAAGAGAATCTTATTGATGAAACTGTAGGTAGTAAGTTTACCAAAAGGTATTCTGGGTTTAATGATTTATGTAAATCTATCAAAACTCCTAGTGAATTGAATGACTGGTATAACGTAAATAATATCAGATGGTTTACGCAAGATGAGAGGGTAAAAAGAAGATTAGCCATTCATAGTACGAATGAAGATGATGTTATCGTAGCTTGGCCTGATGAAATAATCAAAAATCATGCTGGAATTTGCTTCGATCATGCCATCTTTATGCGTCTGCTTTGTAATCGTAATAGCATAGAAAATAGAATGCTGTATATAGGAACTATAGCGACTAATGATAAAGATACTAAGTATTTAGGTCATATAGTATGCCTATACAAAATAAAAGATTCTGGAGTCTATATCTTTAATTATCGTGCTAACAATGAAGGTTCACTCCAGGGACCATTTGGCTCATACGAAGAAGCAGAAGCGGCATATAAAAAGTATTATTTCTACATCACTTCTCTTTTCTTAAAACTGATGCCTGGAAAGTATCATGCTAAAAAGGTGTTTTCTCGTATACAAAAAGAAAATCTGAATGTATATGATGATTATTATAATGATAGGTATGCCACCCAAGCAGAGATAGTTAAACGTATACCTGAAATTTGGGATATGTTTGCTAAGGTGAATAAAGAATGCCATACTGATAAGATTACGTGGCTCGATGAGGTTCTTTCTAAACTAGATAAAATCAAGTTGAGCAGCATACTCAAATCTATAAAAGGAATATTTGGAGAGTCTACCATCAATGAATCTGGTATTGATAGATACAAAAAGAAGTATACTAGCTTCGATGCCTTCTGTAAGGACATGCAATCTCCAACCGACGTTCTTAATTGGGTTAAGGTGAATCAGTGTGATTGGCCTAAAGAGTTTAATGCTAAAGACCGTAGCAAAGGAATACATTTCTATTGGCCTGATGATATATTGAGAACGAAGCTTGGAACGTGTATCGACTTTGCTTTGCTCATGCATTTCTTCTGCGAACGTAAACATATCGAAAACTATATCCTTAGGACTTCCAAATACTTCCGTAAGTATGGAGATAAAGAGTATCATATGTTCCAGCACTTTATGTGCATCTATAAAGAAAAAGATGGATTGTACTATGTTTTTAATTATCAAGGGAAACGTTCTTATGGAATGAAGGGCCCATACTCTAAGCCTGAAGATGTAAGAAATGAACAACTTAAGATGATGAAGAAGCATGTTATGAGTGTAAAGAATATCATAGGAAAAGCTAGCGACAATGATTTATGTGATATTAAATATTTTGCAGCTATCCAGGATACCAAGGAGTATCCAATCTATGATAAATTCTATGGAGATAAAAAGATATTTAGAGATGATATGATGTTCAAATCTAAGTATATGCCATCTCTTATTTGCAAATACGATTCTCCAAATCCTGAGATGCATAACGATATGTACGACAACTTGAAGGAAAAGCTAACGCACCTTCCAAAGTCTATAAAAGCTAAGTTGATATATGCTGCATCAGATTGGTTTAATAGGACGAATGATTCTATGATGGAATCTGGAGAACTCGATGACTCGGTATCTACTTATGAAGGAGAGTCAACTAACCTTTCACCTATATATTATAATTATAGAGGTGATAATAATATGGTATTAGAAAACGCAAAACCTGCCAAAGGTCCTAAGGAATTGGTAAGGTTATATAATAATTTAGAGGCAAACTTCTCTTATGAAGAGAGGGATGACTACTTTAAAGATTATAAAACTAAGTCTCCGGCTGAATTTGAAAAGCTTGGATATGGTATATGCTGGGATTATGCAGACTATGAAGCTAAGTATCTAGAGAAAATGGGATATAAAAATACCACTGCAGATTTAAGCAATGGTAAATATTCATTATACTATCATCAATTCAATAGTGATGATGGAGTTAATCCTACACATACATGGGTAGCATGTATGAAAGGTAATAAAGTTTACGTGGTAGAATCTTCATGGTATAGCTTTAAAGGAGTTCATTGTTTTGACAATGAGCAAGATATGATAGCTGTATACGTAAGTAAACTTAATGAAGAAAAGATGCCAAATCTTCTTATGAAGTATAAACCATCTAGAAAATTTGGTCTTACAACCGTTAAATATATGAATCACATATATGACACTGGAACCATCGTTATAGATAACGTTGGTATGCAGGAATCAGTATCTACTTATGAAGGAGAATATCATAGCACAGATCCTAACTATGAATCATTGATAGAATCTGTAGGAGTAGAACATAAAGAACGTATAAACTACTTTATCTCTCCAAAGTCTGAAGGGGCTGAGATTCTTCTTGCTAATCTGGCATGTGCTGGAAAGGATAGATTCAAAGAATGGTTCGATCCTAGCGAGAAATTCTTTAGTATCATCGGCAAGGCTACTGCTTCTTTCTATGAAAAAGCTGGAAAGGAATATGAGTTCCTTATCATCTTCAATCCTAAAGATACTGATGCAGATAAGAGATACAATGCTAATCAGCTTTGTAACTATATTCAATCTATGGCTACCGGTAATGGGTTAGTAGATACTATGAGAGATAAACTCTTTACCTACTCTGGTATTATGCATATTCAGATGGCTAAAGATCTTTGGTTATCTTATCTGATTCTCTTTGGAGAGGATGAGATAGAGAAGATATTCTTAGTTGCATATAATATGGATACAGAGTGGATGGAACTTATTCCTATGCCTGTTCCACCTATGAATACCTACAGAGATTCTATCGCAATGGAAGCAAATTTAGTTCCTATTCCTAAGCCGAAAGATATCAAATATATTAAGTCTGCTGAAGGTATAGATAATCCTTATATCATGTATGACAACAAGCAGTATCGTGTAAGAGTAGAAACTCTTATATTCGATAAGCATGGGGATGTACTTGTAGAAATGCAAGATCCTAAGAATCTTAACAAGTATGGAACCAACTATAAACTTCCTGGTGGTGGATTAGATAAAGGCAGAGCATTAGATGAGCAAGCTGAGGCTGAATGCAATGAAGAGGCCTTAGTCGTAACTAAGAATAGATCATATACTGGAATGACTTACTTCCAGAATTATGAAGGAAAATATCCTGAATGGCAAAAGAAGAAACTTTGGCCACTGGGATTGAAATACGAAGGCAGTCTTACATTCATATTCGTAGCAGAATACGCTAAGAAGTTTACTGGTCATATAGAGGACGTCGACAAAGACGATTTCTATCAGAAAGCAAAATATGTTGGAGTAGATACCATTGATTGGAGAGCGGAGCATGAAGAGGCAATTGACTTCTACTTCAATCATCGGGATGCTATTCGGGAAGGAGCAGATATGGACTTGAATGAGTTTGCAGGCCCTGGTGGGATGACACCTGCACCTGACTTATCATATGTAACCCAGTACGGACCAGTACATCGTGATACTGGTACTGGAATCATGGATATGAATGTAGAAGGATATGCAGTCTCCAATGATATCCTGACTAAGAATATTCTTACGCAAGACAAATCTGGTATGGTGAAGAAAGAGAATACGGAGGAGTTCTTAAAAGGAAGAAAGCTTCGTGTATTCCAATTCAGATCTGATCCAGAAGGATTACGTATTATCGAAAATGCTATAGGAACTGTTCAACCTAGAGGATTCATATATGAAGCCCTTACTGGAAAGAAGCTGTTATCAGATGATCAGATTCTTTGTGATGAATCATGTACAGAGGTATCTCCAATTGATATTGGATCTGAAGCTACCTCATATCTACAGACTGTAGCTGAGCAGCTTAAGTCTATTAAGGGTAAGAAAGATCATGAATTCCCTCTTACTAATCCTCATATGATTAAAGAAGCAGATGCTATCACTGAAGGATTGAAAGATGTCGTAGTGATGGAGAATCAGTATGGTGTCTATGCTAAGAACGCAAAGACTGGAATGCGTACAGCATATTACCAGAGGATCAAAGATATTCCAGCTAAGGTGGTGGCTAAGAAAAATGTTAAACATTGATGAAGAAATCAAGCATGTAGAGCTTGGCGATAGAGAAGTTAAGAAATGGCGTATTGGTAACAATAAGATTCTTCTGTATAGTAAGTATCCAGATTTTAAATCGCTTAAGCAGGACTTCAATTCATATCAAGAAATGCCTATAGATTTTCAGCATGAATCTGACTGGAAATCGATAGAGTTATTTAACTTTGATAACAGAACTCGCTATGAGAAAATGGCGCATGAATTCTTAAAGAACGATATCAATGATAGTTTGTTTGATAAGAGATACAGCCCGGCTCTTGAGTCGGCAGCTCTTATGAAACCTATTGATATTCGTAGTAAGTATCTTTCTGAATGTGCTACAGAAGATATAGTTGATAGGGTCGATGCCGATAATTCTGTAAGATTTCTCGGCACTCCTTACTTCACATCTAACGAAATGGAGCACCTTGGAGTGTCATACTTGAGTGAAAATCCTATGTACTCTAAAGAGGCATTCAAAACTGACTTGGATGCAGCGGAATGGTATAAGCATTATTGCAATAGGCTGAATGGATTTGGATCTACCATGTCCAGATACACCGATTGGGATAATACTTTAAAGAAACTGTATATGAAACTTTCTAAGACTTCTGATAAGAAAGATGTAGATGCTGTTAAGCAATCTATACTTGATCTAGGATGGAATCCAGAAATACAATATAATGAATCTACTAAACGCTTTGCCAGCAAAAGAGTTAGCAAGATCATCTCAGAATCAGTTTCTAATTACACCATTTTGGATGTATCTGAGAGTGTCAAAAATGCGAAAAACGCGTTTACAGAGACTTCCCTTGATGTGTACCCACTATACGTAGTTTTCTTCAATTCTGAGACATTTTTCAATAAATTGACTAGAATAGCTACTAAGTCAGTATACTCACATTCAGCATTATCATTTGATGCATCTATGAAAACTTTGTATAGTTTCTCTTTCCCTGGTGGGTTTCAGGCACAATCGTTGAAAGAACGCACATCTGATAAAGCTATTCAAGTATATGCAGTATTTGTATCTAAGGAAAGATACAATAAGCTTAAGCAGAAGATAGAAAAGCTGAAAGAATCACATGCTGACTACTCTCTTATCAATCTGATTACTATACCGCTCAATATCAATTACGTTGATAACGTAAAGATGGTATGCTCTCAGTTTGTGGATAGCATGCTCAAGCTTGCAGATGTAGATATCACTAAGATTGGTTCTAATATGGTATCTCCTGGAAGTTTGAATAGAGCAGTAAAGAAAAAGAAGTATTCGGCATTCATCTATAAGGTATTCTATGGATCACCTAAGAAGTATTCGGCGGCAAAGGTATTGAGCTATATCGATTCGCTTTCCAAGTCTAATGCTCCTAAAACAGAGAATACATTGATAGATTCATTCTCATGCATTATGGAAGCAAAAGAATGGCCTATTCAGTTTGATGATGATGGAAACCTTCTTATAGATAAGGGTCTCGATGTAGACTTTGAAGCTGAGTATTCTACAACACATCTTGCTCTTAAACAATATGAGAAAGCAAAGAACGTAGAAGGAATGAAATATTGCCTTTGCAAACTTTGGTATCTGAATACGATTCTTGAGGAGAAAATCCATCAGGAACGTAGTAAAAAGAAGATACAGGATTATCATAAAGCTAGGGCAAAGATTATCAATGATATTACAAAGTATATGGCTATCGTACAGAAATATGATAGAAACTTTGATATGCTTAAGGAATATCAGGATAGTCCATTCTCTGATGATAGAGTAAAGATTCGTAGAAGTACGTTACTTTACACTATCGATCTTTTTAAAAGAATAATCGGAATCAAGTAATAAAACACAGAATATCCCTCTACCTATATGGGGTAGAGGGAATATCTGTGTGTATGATACTATAGAAGTATAAAATGTAAAGGAGCAAGGAATAAACTCCTTTACTTATATATTATAATATTGGTAATAAATTATTCTATGCTATACTACTTAATAATTTTTACAACTAAAAAGGAGATATGAGCAATGCCAAAAAGACAAGCAAACTATAACGGGCTTAAACTTTATAAAGCCATTAACGACAATGAAGTCGAAGTAATCCGAGTTATTCGTCGTAAATCAGATAAAGTAATGATTGCACAAATGGACGGCGAACCTGATACGCGTCGTGAATACTCAGTAGAAGAAATCAAAGAATATCGTCCTCTTAACCCACATGGCGTATTCATTATCGCCATCGTGCAGGTCGGAAAACATAATGCATTAAAAGATGTAGTTGCTATGATCGGCAGGGCATCGGAGAATACAGATTATGCGATGTGCCGACAGAATATCGTCAATCCATATTACCAGAGCTTTTCTGGTATTAAAAGATTCGGTGTAGCTCTTTCAAGAGATAATTGTCCGAGTTATGTAAGCTACGATGATGCTAAAGGCTTTGATAAACTTATCAAGTCTTATAATATTTCTATTTATCGCGATGATACAATTGATAGTATTCTCGATATCGCATCCAGTGCTGAGGCTGCAGCCAATAAGATTTTACTGGATACGAAACAAAAGTTTAAAAAGAATGATGATTTCTGCAGTTCCCTTAAGGAACTGTTTGAGAGACATTCATTCTGGGATATGTTCGATAGTATGTTTGAGATCACTTCGATGCCTGGTTTGGTAATGACTGATGATATTGGAAGAGAAGGTCTTTCCCTTACTCAGTTATATTTCCTTCAGGATAAGATTTCTCACTACATGCTTGAAGTAGAAATTATCCCATATTGGTATGATTTAGACTTCTCCAAAATCATTACAGACTTTATGCTCATCAGAGATGATAGTGGCAGCGTTTACGTTGTACAGTATCAGAAAGGTGAATTTATAAAGCCTCAACATTTGAGTGACGAGGAGATCGCTAAATTTAACCGTTAATAAACGGTTAAATGATCATATATTATAGATATGATAAACATAGCTATGATAGCAGTTACCTAGCTCCCCAGGAGAGAACTAGGGATTGGCTTTTATAGAATAAATTAAAGGAGGATTCACTAATGATGAATCAGAAAAACAACAATCAGAAGGTCAACAACGAGGAGAAAAACACGGGGGTATGCACGATCAACATTCAGCCGCGTAAGTTTGAAATGACTCACGCAGTTTCGTTGATCAACACCAAACAGCTCACCGACATGATCGATGAGGTATTTGGTTCTACGTTTGCGGATTACATGGGTTCCCGCATCAACGTAAACAACAACGGCGTAATCGTTGCAGAAATTGCATTCACGCCGCTGGACACGTATGCAGCTGAGAAAACGAAGAAACTCGTTGCGCTCGAGTCGACAATCGCTCCGAACAAGGGTGGCGATATGATGGCGAAGATCGCACGTTGGAATGGTGCAAAAACTACGTCCACGCGCTATCGCCTGACGCAGGAAGCTAAAGAGGCTCTGACTCCGTTCGTGGGTCCGAACTTCCGCAATGGCTTTGATCATGAGCGTAACATCCCGAAGATCAATTGGGGTGCTGCTTCTCAGGAAATCTGCCTAGGCACTGTATTCGGTAACCCGAGCCCGCAGATCGCATTCAAGGTGAATGTGGACATTGTTAACTTCGTCAATCGCTTCTATGGAAGCAAGACGGAGGAGGGCAATCATGTATCTTACATGATCACTGTTCAGCGTGCTCTGGGCATGGTTCCGGAACTGCAGATGCAGCAGGGTCAGGTTCAGGCTGGTTATGCAAATAACTACGCCTTCGAGATCATCCAGATCGACGAAGAATCTTCGATCAAGGCGAATGCAACGATCATCGGAGCTCCGGTTAGCAATAGCATGGGCTTCAGCAACGTTCGTCGTTAACGTTAAGAGTAGAAGAGAAGTAAATATGGGAGTAGCGGATAACGCTACTCCTTATTTATTTTTTAAATTTAGGAGGAAACTATAATGGCTTATGGTGCAGAGAAAGACTACAGCTACACAGTAGGAGATATTGATGAAGTTGTAGATGAGCGTGGTAATGCTGTTATCATGATGCGTAAACTCGCATGGGGTAGCGGTAAAGAAAAGCTCGAGATTCGTAAATGGTTTGTGGATGTAGATAGCGAGAAAGCATCTAAGGGAGTAACGTTCCTCACTGATGATGGCCCGCATAATCTTACCAAATCTTTGATCGACAATGGGTATGGAGATACAGAGCAGTGCATTGAGTCATTACAGAAGCGTGATGATTTCATGAGTGCATTGTCTCATGTAATTGGACCCAAGAAGGTAAAGAAGATCAAAGAAGTTCCAAGTGACACAAAATTCTATGATCCGAAAGAGCTGGTGTAAGCTATGGCTAAGATGGAGGGAGACACTGGGGCTGCTCCGTATCCCCAGTTTGAGATGTGTAAGCATCCAACAGCAGATTGTAAGCATAAAGATATTGCAGGTAGGTGTATCTTTGAAAATTGCAAGTATGATGGTATGCCTCAAACCGCAAAACTTCATTTCTTTAAATGCATCATCTGCGGTGAAGTAGATTGCATTGACCCTAAAGAGATGAAAGCTCATTTCTGCCAATCGTGTATCAAACGTATGCAAAAGGCAGAAGTATTGCCAGTTGCATGTAAAGCTTGTGGTAAACTTATAGAGTCACCTACTAACTGGATATTCAGCGGGTTATGCCAAGAGTGCCTTGATAATCTTTATGACTTAGCTCAGCCTGAGCATCACAGTAAGTTAGAGAGATGCTACCATTGTAGCAAATGCCCAATGTAAGGAGGATTACAGATGCAGCGATATGATCAGGATATGCCTTTAGATCAAGTTATGTACGGACAGTATATTCGCTATGAACATCTGAACACATTGGTAGGTTTGGAATTTGAAGGGTCTAGCGCTGAGCATGTAAATGTATTCATTGACTTATATGAAGCTTTGCTTCCTCTATATCGGCATTTGAATACTAGTCATGCTATAGAGCTTATCTCATCGTGTATTTTAAACATGGTATCGCACTATAGAAAATACTTTTGGACTCGTCATAGGGTAACGACACAGATTATATTTGTTTATTCAAATATGACCTCTATCAATATCTCAAGATACTGCCCAGAGTATAATTCTAAGTATAGAGATCGTGTATTATCTAACAGTGAGATAGGTGATAAAGTAGATCGGGCATTAGAGTTTGTAAAGATGCTTGTTCCATATATGCCTGATGTGTATTTCAAGTTTGGAACGGTGGAACCCGCTGTCATAATAAAGAATCTTATAACTACGATTCCATTATTTCAGCAATTCCCTAATGTAGTGATATCTTCATCTGAGTATATGTATTGCTTGCCGGCAAACTGCGAAGATACTGTTGTATTCAGACGTAAGTACAATGCTAAGAAAAAAGCTACGATTGCGTATTCTTACAATTTTGTAAATGCTATTAATGCATTTGCCCATGAGACACGTAAGATAGTGATAGACCATCCTGTTTATCCTAAGCTTATTTCAACTATCATGGTACTGAGTGGCATTCCTAAAAAGAATGTGATCAGTAGTAAGGATATTGTAACATCGGTAAATCTTTTATCAGATATGCCAAAAGAAATGATTGGCAATATTGAAGGGACTTATCGCTTCTTAAGCGAGAAATGTAAAGCTAAGAATCAAAGGCTATTGTCGTATGAGGCGTTTTACAATAGATTCATGGCGATTGATATTAACACACAGCTTGCTATATATCAGCATACGCCTGAAGCTACTGAGAATGCATTCCTCACACAGCTTGAAGATCCTGATGCTATGAAATACATTAATGGGCGATACTTTACCCATTATCCAATCAACTTCGAAGGCGTCTGAAACACAAAGGTAATAGCATTATGCTATTACCTTTTATTTTTTGTAATGGAGGTGTAAAATGTGTACAGATGTAAATATATCATAACCGCTCAATGGAAGAATGGTAATGATACATTTGATATCAAGCAAGAAAACTTCAAAACCTTTATGCGTGATAATAACTACGATAAAGAGAATATCAGTAAAATTGTTTGTTCACTGACTCTGGATAAGAATAATGTGGATAAAGTAATTATGAATGCTAAGACTGCTAGTATCTTTATCTATGCTAATAAAGTTCATGTAGAAGATGATGGAGCTACTCAGACACAAGACGCAGCACAACAGACCGCATGGTCTGGAGAGTATTCTTACTTCATAACAGATGATATCAATTACAACAAGGAAATCGATTATGCGGATAATCCTGATAAAAAGGATGTATACAAATCCATTTTCTTAGGACTGTATTTCAAGACAGCTAATGAGGAGAATAGCGCTACAACTAACAATGTCATCGTAAATACAGCTATCATGAATGTGGTAATGGATCAGCTATCTGCTTTTCCAACTACTATTCAGAAATTCGATTATAATGAAATAGTGGATCAGTTAACTATTCCCCCTCAAGAGAGTCTATCAAAGTTCATCGCTTTCATGAACTCTTATAAAGTATTCTATACTACTCAGTATCGATTCTTTATAGATTGCGATTGTATATACCTTCTTAGCAGCTGCGGTGATGCAGTCGCCAAGAAAACTGAAAAGTATAGTAGTGTATACTTGACTATTCAATCTCTAGATAAGGCTGAAGCTCTTGTGCAAGGAATGGAAGAAGACGAAACTAATAAGAGATACAGTGTAGATATCAATGTAAAAGATAGCAACTATAGCATAGATAATACTACCTGTAAGTATATGAATGATATATCGGCTATCATGGACCCAAGTAAAGGAAACTCTATCCTTAACTGTGAAGCCATGAATAATACCATTAATCAGATCAATGCTCAGAAAGAAGCTATCAACAAGAAAGTTGATGCGATACTTCCAGTTCTTAAGCAGATTCCTATGGGAATTAGAGATATCAAGGTTGACTGTAGAGCTCGTGTTACTACTCTCAAAGAAGATATGGAAAAGTTCAAGAAGTTGGTTGATACTCTTATTGAGCAGATAAAGAAGATTCCGGAATCGGCTCCTGATTATACAGATGAAAACGGAGCTAGTCAGACGGTGAAGTGCTTCACCATGACTGGAGATAAGAAGCAAGAATATATTAAGATGATAACAGATAATATGGAAAGGGCTAATACAACAGCAGAAGAGTTCTACAAGTTGAATGATGTAGCTGCTTCTACTGGTAATACTGCTATAGATGCTTCTATGGCTACTAGCATGATCCCTTCATCTGTTAATGCCGTAAGTGCTATCAATGTATTTGATAACAAAGGTCTTCTTAATGGATTTCATTCTAGCTTAGAAGCTTATAAAGATAGCATGATGAAAAAGATCATGGGGCCTATGGCTGGTTGCTTTGGTGGTGGACAAATGACATATGACGCTACTGGAGAGATTGTATATGAAGCTAAGTGGCTGGCAGAGCAGACTAAGAATGGTGCTGCTGCAGCTAGTGGTAATGCTCCAGCTGTAGAAGAACCAGACATCACATCTACTTATGAAGCTATGGTTCCTTTACAGAAAGAAATGGCCTCTATAGTAGAAGGAACGCAAAGTGATATTGATAAATTCACTAATATGAAAGATGTATTCAAAGGAATACATGAGGATCTTGCAGCCACTGTTAAGCAAGTTAATACCAGTTCAGTAGACCTTGGATCTACTCTTAGTGAATTCAAGCCTGATTGGTCTGGAATGGCTAAAGGCATTCAGCAAAATATTTCTGGACTGCTTGGAAATATGAAGAGTGCTGGTGGGCAGATAATGAATGGAGGTTTTAAGTTTGGTTCGCTTAAAGACCTTCAAGAAGACTTCTCTAAAGTAAAGGATATAGCCCAACTTGGGAAGCTCGGATTGTCCGCTTTCGATTTGAAACTCAATCTTAGTGCAAGTGGTACGGGTACCGCCGTTTTGAAGCTTGACAACGATAATTACAATATGCTTAAGAATATTAAGTCATCTATTGAGAACAAAGCCAACCGCTTAGTTGTCAATAAAAATGATCTTGACTCTGAAGTATTTACTCCTAATAAAGAATACATCATTAAGAATTATGATGCTCATTCCGATAAGGATGGTACATTTATCTTGTCTAGAAAAGTAGAGTTCTTTGTACGTGAAGATGATAAGTTCACGTTAAATACGATGCTTGAATTTGATAAGGTCGCAGAAGACTCTAAGTCTAAGAAATCTAAGGATGCTGCTACTACAGCTGAAACTGCAGCTGCTGAAGCTGAAAGACTCCAGAAAGCACAGAAGGCTGATAGACGAGCTATTATCCTTGGAGCGAGAGATATTATCAATGATCTTAAGGGTGGCAATTTCAGTATTGATAGCCTTATGAAAGTAGTAGATACCGGAGCAGATATTCAAAAATCATATGCTGATATGAATACCGTAAATGGCCAGTTACAGATAAATGCTAATAAAGTAGCAAATAAGGAAATTGGTCCTAATGGGGTTGCATATACCGATAATGATATTAACTATCTTATCAGTAAAGGTTATACTAAAGCAGATGCTTTGGATACCCTTTCTAAAGATCCTAAATATGCTAAAACTACTACTACTGATACAACGAAAAAATAAACACAATAAGTCCCTGTACTCATTACGAGTACAGGGATATTATTTGTCATTTGGGTATTATTTACCCTCAGTTTTTTTCTGTTGAGCTGCAATCTGCGAAGATGCTGCTTTCATGATATCATTGAAGTTACCAGTAAAGTTAGGATTGTTATTCTTAACTTTATCGATATACTGCTTGATAGTTTCAGCTTTCTTCTGAGCATCGTTATATGGAGGATCATTCTTAACAATCTTACCTGCATCTACCGCGAAGTCAGCCAGATCACCAAGTCCAGAAAGATCAAGAGCCTGATTAGTGTTAGTACCATTGGCTGCTGCCTGGTTAGTACCACCCTTACCAGTCTGCTGCTGGATATGGATTTTGATCAGCTTCATATAGTCATTGAAGATATTCTGTGCAGCCTGCAGTTTACCAGTAAGTACGCCTGCAGCAACTGTATCATAGTTCTTCAATTTCTCTTCAAGGGTTTTAAGCTGTTCAGAATCCTGTCCCTTGGTATCTACCTGAGCGCTGGTATCTGCACCCTTAGCGTCTGTCGTAGTCTTCAAGGAGCTTACACCAGTATTGGTTCCTGTAGTAGAGCCAAGTTTCGTAGATGACTGATTCGTAACCGTGGAATTTCCAGCGGTCTGAGTAGACGTAGGAGCTTTTGCAGTTCCATTGTCCTTATTGTCATCCGGCTTTCCGATAGTCATATCTTCAGTAAAGAAATGCTTATACGTATCGTCAATAAAACTTGAATTCTGAGATGTAGGCTGGGTATTATTCGTAGGGGCTGAATTCCCGGTATCTTCAGGCTTCTTAGCTTCTGGAGCCGTTGCTGCCGGCTTTGCTGCGGCCTGACTAGCAGAAGTGATATCGCCTCTGATACTGTCGAGCGTTCCCTGCAAAGTCTTCTGATCCTTCTCGATATTGGAAAGGATTCTAGACTTGAAGTCATGGCAGTAATTGTAAAGATCGGTCATATTCATATTCTGCAGATTTGCAGGTTTCTGAACAGTACCACCTTCAAAGAACTGAGCACAGAACGTAGGCCATGGGGTCTTATCATCGTACTCACCAATGATGGTGTGCATGAAACTCGTATCAGTTGGTTCTGTAGTGACTTTGTCGATAACCGTCTTAAAGACCGGAATGGTTACAGAGCCCATCCGCTGAATACCAGCAGGATAATCGGTCATTTCAAAAGCAAAGTCGTTAGGCTTACGATTGAGAATGATATCTTTATACTGCTCAAGATACTCAACCTGATTCAGGATAGCTTTGTTGGCATAGTTCATGAACTTAGCCCAGATTCTCTCAAGGAATCCTTTAAACTTCTCCCATACACCATTGATCTTATCGCTAACGCCTTCACGAATAGCCATAAGGCTATCGATGCTTGCACCTTCATGTACACCGATAAGAGCTTCAGTAAAGCCTTTCAGCTTTTCCTCTTCAGCCGTCATTTCAATAAGATACTGAGCATATCTAGTATCTTCCAAATATTCGTTACGCACAGCACTCACCTCCATTATTGCCGCTGTCTGTAGCATCTGCTACGGACGTATCTTTATCAGTGTTAGACCAAGGTTCTTTCTTATCAGAATCGTCCTCGCTTGGAACTGCATCACGGACATGAGTATCAATGATAGCATCGATATCGTTATGCTCAAGAACTTCATCGAGTTCAGCAGATTCTTTAGCGAACATCTTCTCTTTCGCAAGAATCTTCTTGAATGCCGCATACATTACAGCCTTATCCTGAGCATACTTATCTCTAAGTGCATCAAGTTTAGCAGTGAAAGCCATTACATGAAGATTGGAAATCTCCTGTACTTCTACAGCCTTCTCTTTTGCGAACATGTCAATTAGCTGGGTACGATCTTCATCAGCAGTATCTACGATATCCAGGACATCGACTTCCTTGCCAGATTTGCCGAATACCGCATTATGAATCCGATCAAAACCCTTTTCGATAAGATTGTATGCCTTTTCCACTTCATCACGCTGATGCTCTGTCTTCTTTTTGATCTCTGAGTATTTCTCGAAATCATACAGGCATTTGTTTACCAGTGTAGCATTGGCAGTAATCTTACCCTTCTTGTCCTCATTGTTTCTGAAGACTTTAAAGAGTTCATCCTTATACTCCGTTTCACTGATGCCACGCTTATTGCCAAGAATCGATCCGCGCTGCTTGTCAAGATATGAAGATTCGCATTTCTCGGTCGTAAAGGTTTTGTAAGCAGTCTCAAGGTCTTTCTTGCTCTTGAACGTCTTACATTTTCCTTCTTCAGTTGCTTCATCTGCAAGTGTAGTAACAGCATTTTTAACTGATTCAATTACAGACAGCGATGGAATGTTATCGCTAAACGTATATTCAAATCCATTGAAGTCGAACTCATGTTTCGACTCGAACTTCTTAAGTTCGTCTTTGTGCTTCGTAATATACTTATCACGAAGGAACATGCTGTTTATACGTACCCAGAACTTTGCAAGCAGCTTCTTAAAGAAGTTGATTACCTTCTTAATGAAATCCTTGATATGCCCAAAGAAATCAGTAAATGCTTCATGAACTGCTACCATATTGGTACCAGACTCAGCAACTGCGCGATACAGATCAGCTCTATATCTTACATTCTCTTTCTGCATTTCAGTAAGGAAATCCAAACCTTCCATGAAGAAAGATTCCTCTCTATAAGTTCCCTTATCATCTAACTGAATAGAGTAAATAGAAGACTCTTTGAGGAAGGATTGTGCGCTAAATATTGAAGCCATTTTTTATCCTCCTTAAAAGTAATATAACAGGCAATGGACTAAGCCATTGCCTGAAATATATACTCTATTATTTTTTCTTACTTAAGCTTTACGCTGCCGAAGATATCGTTGCTGCCATAAGCACCCTCGAGAGCAGCGCCCTCTTTAACGGATGCACGCAGAACCTGACCAGCAAAGCCTTTAGCCTGGCCGATAGCGCTCTGGATAGCGGATACCTGTGCGCCTACATACTGCTGAGCAATAGCAAGACGACCACGAGCGATAACAAGCCAATGCTGATCGGAAGAAACTGCAGACTGTGCACTTTCTTTAGCCTTCTTGTCGTCGCCTTTGGAAGCTTCAACGTTCTGATCGATATGCTCTTTCGACTTCTTCTCAGCGTCACGAATATTAGCTTCGCATGCCTTTTCAAGGATGCGGAAGTTTTTCTTCACATCGCTGATGAGCTTATCGGAGCTGAGGAAAGAAGCGATGTACGAGAGATTTACTCCGTCAACTTCGCTCTTCGTCGTATCTCCACCGCGGAAATGCTGCTGGAGCTCTTTGGAATACTCGTTGGCAGCCAGAGAACCCTGACCAACCGTTTCGCCACGATACTTATCGAGAATCTCTTCATCGCGATCAGCATCATTCGTAGCATATACGTTGGAGTTCTTCTCACCAGTAGCCGGAGTAGCTACATCATCGGTGAGAGCTTTAACGTCATATTTGTAACCAACAAATTTGACCTTATCTTTGTCGATCTTTGCAAATTTGCTAGCCAGCTCCTTGTTGTACTTATCCCAGAAGGATTTGCCACTGCGGAACTGAGCGTCAAGACGCGTCATAACTTTAGCAAAAATACCTTTGATCTTTGCCCAAACTTTCTTGAAGAAAGCCTTTACCTTCTCCCAGAAAGAACTGAGCGTGCCTTCCGTATATACGGTCGTGAACGGATCAGCACCCTCGCGAAGTGCATTCAGTTCTGCAACTGCGAACGGAGCCATAATTGCATTGAAGTTTGCTTCATCAACTGCCGTAGCAGCGATCATAGCTTCATGTGCATTATCAATTTCAACGGCCTCAGCCTGAACGTTGTCCAGGTAATGGCCGGTCAATGTGCTTTCGCCAATAAACATGTTAGTTTTCCTCCTCTATTTTTATTTGAATTACAGAGACTCAAGCTCTGTAAGAGTGTTAATCTCAGCTGCCTCGCCAACTGCATCCAGATACAGATCGAGATCAGCAGACTCGTGCTTGCTGCCTTTATGACGGCTCTTGTAAGCAACGATGATTGCAGCAACACGGCGGGACTGAGCAACGCCGAATTTAGCAACGCTCATAGCAGCGCTGTTGTACGAATTCAGAGCGCGGCTAGCAGCACCAACTGCACGCTGGTATTTCGTAACAATCTTCTGGCTTGCGGTATTAGCCTGGCCAAAAGCTTTAGCACCATTTCCGTTATGCCGGAAAGACATATCTTTAGGATTGGACGTATCTTTACCAGCAGCAACGTCAGCAATGTTGGAAGCCTGGTTGTTGGCAGCTTTGTCGATCTCTGCGACCCACTTGTTCATCTCAGACTCTTCTTTGCTCTGGACCTTCTCAAGCGACGTTACAACGGAAGTCTTGTCCATGATGTACTGGCAATACTTGCCAATGTCACTGGATTTAGCATCAGTCTGGGTCTCACTATCAAAGTAATGATCCTTCAGATCTTTAGCAACCGTCTTGGCATCTTTGCAGATACCGCCAGAAATGCTATCAAGGAATTTCTCCTCGATATCCGTCGCATCGTCATCGTCTCCCATCGAGCCAACAACCGGCATCAAGTTGATGCCTTTGAATTTCCCGTCTGGAGAGAACTTCTCTTTCGGCTCACAATACTCGAACTTCAGTTTGCTGATGTCCGTACCATCATACAGAACCTTCTTATACTTCTCGAAGAAAGCATAACCGTTCTTGCCCATGAAAGCTTCCAGACGAGCGATGAAGCCCTTGAAGATACCTTTCACTTTTGCGATGATCTTTTTAACAAGCTCCTTGAGCTTGTTCCATACAGAGCTGAGAACGCCTTCCTGCATAGCAGCAATATCTTCCTCAGAAGCAGACTCGCTGATCATAGCGCATTCCTTGACGTCTGCCAATACAGCAGCTTTAAGGAATTCGAATTCATTCTGATAGCTTTCAACCATAGCTACCTGGCAGCCGATGCCGCCATCATAGTTAGTATCAGCTTCTACGTGTACCGTCGGAGCAGTGCCGAACAGTGTATTTTCACCAATAAACATAGTTGTTATTCCTCCTTTAAATGTAACCTAGCTGCATTAGGCAGCAGATTTTATTAATATGTTTATATGCTTCATTTTCGGTTGATTATGAAATTACCCTATATTTGATATCTGCAGTCTCATCTGTATTGGTATTTACATTGATAAACTCTGGAACAGTGTGAGCCTCAACAAATTCATCTGTATTCCTCTTATAGAAGTTCTGATGGTCATTGCTATAACCATTAACGTCATATAACTGGAAGTATACCAATTGAGAAGAAAACTTATCAAGAACTTTTCCTTGAAGCACAGAGAAATGCAGATCTCTGATATCATTGATATCTTCAAGGTATTCTTTAATGTAGTTAGTAATCTCAGGCTGGCATTTAGCATCATCAGGCATATTGTACTTGACTTCGAATGTAAGTGAGAGATTTACTTTGTTCAACGTATCGTCAGTATTCTGATCGATATAGTAGAGTAAGCTTGGCCCATATGTATTGAAGAACTTAAAATCAATACCGAATGAATCCTCTAAGAGAACTAAGCAGTTCTCCATATAAAGTCTTCTCTTCTCCAATATATTGACCAGCTTCTTATATCTAGCTTCTGTATTCATATATGTCCAGCGCACCATAGGCATCTTCTTGATAAAATACGTATAAGAAGAATCATCGTTCTTTTTAAGTGTAATATAAGAGCCGACTATGTTGCTATAGTCATAATACAGATCTATACCATTCTTAGCAGAATAGATATTACAAAGAGTATATCCAGTTAACCCACTAGGAATAATAGCATCTATACTTCCTTCTGATCTTCCAAACTCTTCATCGAATTTAGCAAGAACAAACATCTTGAGTTCGATGTTTGCCGGAAGGTAAGTGGAAACTTCTGCTGACTGCATTGGCTGGGTAAGCCCTTTAGTCACGTAGATCTTTCCATTTTTGTCTATTACATCATTTGTTTTGAAAGTCATGTCAAAAGTGTAGATGTAGTTTTTATCATCATAGTTAGTCAGTGTAGCTTCCAGATATCTGTATGGAGATCCATCGATATAAACTACTCCGAACAACTTGACCTTAGTGCTAGTAATAGTACCAGAATCATCTGTAGCAACAAGGCCAAAGTCAGATGTGATATTCTGTGTAAGCAACACTCTAAGCTTATAAGTATCCCTATCAGTAAAGTATGCTCTTTTAACAGTGATATTATCACCAGCGATGAATTGAACCTCAGACTTATCATTGACATAGTCAAAGATCATAGCCCGAGAATAGTCTAGCACGTTTAGATAATAAGATACGAAGAATGGGTTCTTATTAATTACTGTAAGAAATGGATTAAAATATAAAAATCCATTGCTATCATATCTAGTAACATCGGCATCCGTATGCTGATCTATCCCTTTGCATTGGGTTTTATCATGGTAGAACATAGAGCCAGGTGCTAATGTATAGTTGAAGCGATTGATATTTGCAAACATATCTCTACTAAAAGTAACGTCTACCGTATTAGTAGGGATGATATTAAGATTATCATCCTTTAAAAGAAGATATGTATAGAATAATCTCTCTTCCTGATTATGAATCTTCTCTAAGAACAAAAGTCTGATATACTCATTATTCAAAGAGTTGAAATAGTTATTCAGATCAGTGTAAGTGGTTACACTGTTTCTCATAAGCATCTGTTTAGGTATTGCTGCTCTAATAGCTTCAATACCCATCTTGTCCACGCCATCCTGAGAATCAGTAAGTGGACGAATGATGCAGTACATGTTCTTGTATCCAAATCTCTTTGACGGCAGTTCCTGTTGAATGTTCTCTTTGTAAGAGAAGTTACAAGCAGAGCCATGAGTAGTAAATACATGAACCGTTACATCTGCATTGGTTCTAGGCTGATAAGAATCACGATTGAACTTGATACGAATATTCTTATCGTCGATATACATGTAGTTGCAGTATTCATTTCCCTTTGTAGAGTATAAGCCATCGTAGCAGCACTCAAGGGTATGAGTAACACCGTCTTCTACTGCTTCTACGTAGAAATAAGCTAACTGATTTTCAAACCCAAAATTAACTGTCATAGTCTCTAATGGGTTAGTTACAGTGATCTTCTTATAAACCTGGCTATGGGTGACTTCTCTAAGAATTGTACTCAGAGCAATAAAGTTATCAGGCCCGTAGTTTATAACAGCGATAGCTGGAAGGTATGGAGTATCGATATCTGATACTTCATTCCATTTATTCATGTTATAGTATGCAGTATAAACGTACTTACCAGTTGGAAGCAGATTACGCTTTATAACGATATCATAGTCCAGTATATAATCATACTGCAATGCTGGATCAGATCCAAATGTAACAGTAATCTCTTTATCCAGAATGAATGTATCATCCTGCATATTTGCTATTAGCTCCTTCTCAGGAATAGCATAAAGAACCTGTATAGCAGCCGGAGTTGCACGGATATTGTTAATCCCTAATGAAACTGCATGGCAAATTACATTACGTTCAAATTTAGCTTTCGTAGGAACAGCCTCATTTGCGTAGTTTGCAGCCATAACGGTTGTATTCTCAAGGATATTAGTATGCATTTCATTGAAGTATCCATAGATACCCAATGCTAATGTATCTTCAGAAATCTCAGTGTACTTCTGTTTTATAGCTTCTACTATCTTAGCTATATCATATACATCTGTAGATAGTTTGGTTGTCGTTGTTGTAGCCATTTGCTTATATCACCATCCTTATTTTGAAGTAGTATCTGTAGTTGTACTAGTATCAGTATAACCTCTCCATTTGAGTCTATACTGAAGATAATCTGAGTTAGGCACATAGTCGACAGAGATATATGGCATAGTTACATCTTCACCACTAATAGCCTGAATAGAGTCGTCCCATACATCCACATATCCAGTGCCGGATACACCATTGGCAGATACGAGTTTATTGAAGTGGGCAATAATCTCTGGGTCCATATCCTTTACGAATGTTCCCTTCCATGATGTGGTTAATTTGATATGACCATCATCAGGCATATCGCCAAAAGCATCTCGGTTTACATTCTTAGGATAGCAACCAGTGATTCGAGAGTAGTGAATAATATCTTCTCCATTCTCTCCGACGATGAACTTAAACAAGGTCATCTGGTCATGAAGAATCTTGTTGAAGGTATAACTCTGTGAAGGAGGTGTTACTCTCCCTTCAAACTTCTTTCTCTCATATTCATCAAATGCCCTAAACCAAAGATAAACTTCAAGATACTTAGAGTCTTCGAACTCTATATTGAAATCAGCATCTTCATCGGAAGAGAATGAACTCTTTCGATATGTCATTTTGGTGTTGAACATGTTGGATGCGGTATCCTGATCTCCAGCTGTAATAGCAGTCAAGTCTACATTAGATCTCTTCAGATTAGTAAAAGCTCTAATAAAAGGACAAGACGTATCTACAGAATACTGAAGATTCTTAAGAACGGTACCATATCCCCTAGTCATAAGATCCACGAAGAAAGCATTACCAGCAATTTCTGGATTGAGTGTATCAGCAGATCCCTCAAAAATATGCAAATCAGGTTTGGTGATGAATATATACTCCTTTGAATTAGGTGCTAATCTATACGGGTCCATTCGCTGGAACCGATAAAATGTACCCCAGTCATTGAAATCTGATCTATCATAAATGCCATTAGCATGCATAACTTTTATCAGATTTCCATCAGCATTGGTTTTATCAATTATACTCTGATAAGCAGAGTCTTTTGTAGCTCCTTTGTTCATTCCTTTTTGTACTGAGCCCTGGTCATACACATTACCATCACTATCAGTATTATTATCGTAATAATCGCCAGTGCTACCTACATTTTCAGCCAAGCTAATTCCCTCCAATCTCGTTAAATTATTCAAATGTTTCCACGGTAGGTTAATATCGGATTGACTTATATATCATAATAATGAAAGGTCATAGCATTGTCCAATACATATCCTATCCCACGTTATAGTTTTTCGGTAGAGATTCGCATCCGAACAGAAATTCAATAAGATAGGGGTATGATATTGTGATAAGACTCGAACCACCAAATGCTAGCTACTTGAGATACTGTAAGAAGAATAACATCAATAGATTTGGAGGTGACAATACACAGCATGTGTATCACCATTACGTTGATGATTCTCCGAAGCAAGTATCTGAATCTAAAGCAGAAAGGAGGGAGGTAAAAGTTACACCGCAGAAACCACCGATAATTGAATTTGAGTTCGATTAAGATTCTATCTTAAATCGTCTTGATTCCATTGAATTGGCTGGCGTGGCCTTTTTATTTTTTCTGACATATCAGTAAACTTAAAGGAGGTAATCACAGATGAATAAAAATCCTAGACAGATCCATGAGACTGTTCTTCGTGACATCGTGGATGTAATTAGCGGAATTAATTCAGAAACTGAACCGTTAAAGGGTATCTTCACCAATACGTCATATAGAAGCATCGCAAAGGGTGCATCTAATCTTACTCTTGTCTTCCCTGTCATTGCGGAAGAAAGTGTGACGGTGGATGCTGCAAGAATGTGCTGCAAAGCTATAGAGAGAAAAGCAGTTGTAATGTTACAGATGCTCTTCTCAGCAATCAATATCTCAGATAGCCGTAATGCTATCGAGTATATCGGTCAGCTTCATAAGAATATTGAGCTTGATGACGAGCTCGATGTAAACGAGTTCATCGGTATCATGGACAAGATTTCTAATGAGTCTAGTTCTGTTACGGGTATCGAGATCACTGATCCATCTCAGTTTAAAGCTGTAATGGAAGATATGAAAAACATTGACTACCATATGAATGAAGGAGTTATGAATCCTTCACTTTCTCGTTTTGGTGTAAACCAGAATTCTTATGGTGTTCCTATCACTGAAGCTCGTTCCAATGAAGATGACCAGTTTGCGGCAGAGCAGGATTTTGTTGCTAAGCAGCAGATTGCAACTGACGTAAAGAAAGCAAATGAACTTGTTCCGACACTCATTACTATCAAATTCTATGCAAATGTCGATGGTGCGTGTGTTCCTCAGACGGCTGTAGTTGGCGTAAAGGCTAAGCTGCAGTATGTATCTCGCCAGGATATGATCAATCGTCTTGTTATCAAAAACAAGGATCGCAATGGTCTGTTCAATTTCCTGCGTGCTTCTACCCGTGAAATTTCTTTCTGGAAAGATTTTGTCTTTGCTATTGATCGGGCTAAGCTTGATGCTCTCTCTACATCTGGGCGTGGTTCTTCTGACCGTGTTTGGAAGTTGCTTGAGCGTCGTGCCATCAAGAGTCGTATTAAACGGTTCACCGGCATGATGAATGATGCATCCGCTATCACCACTCTGCTTATCTCTAAAGATACTGCAGATACTCTTGAAAAAGAAGAGCGTATTCGTGTTTTGAAAGGTAGCAATATCCTTCCTATCATGGATGCATATAATGTGATGGCATTCGTTGTTGTCGATGAAGTGCTTGAGAAAGTAAGCTTCCTCTTTGATGATGGTTCTGGTCAGTATGAAGTTATGTCTTATGCTCATCTGGAACGTGAAGAGAGCGGAAACTACAAGAAGATTATCAATCTCCTTGCAACGAATCGATAATTGGAGGGTGGATATCAATGAGAACTTTGTTTAGAGAATCAAGTTTAATGCTTGATTTACAAGATCCTACTACGAGAAACAAAGTCTGCTCTCTTATCGAAGCGGATCAGACCCCTGTAGTAGAAGCAGAGCAGAATAGTATTATTCTTGCTCTTACGTCCAAGCTGTATCAGATGATTGTAAGTAAGGTCGATGAGATCGACTTTGGCGAGATTCCTGATACTAAAGGCGATGTTCGCAAGCTTAGTAAATATGATGATATGGTTGAGTGTATCGGCATTCTGCATGATTTGATCAAGCAGTATAACCAGGACACAGAACCGATTGACCAGATTTCTAGATGCCTTGCTAACATCGAAAAGCATAAGCAGATCTTTACTCGTGGCTATATGGCTGATGTAGAGATCATTGAGGTAACGTATTGCGAGATGGTTCTTTCGGTTGTTGAGAGTCTGTCTTACATGATCGCTGCAACGATTGAATATGTAAAAGTACCAAATTCCGATGGATTCCAGATTGCTCTGGATAAAGCTGGTATTGCTCGTACTCGTCAATCAATGGTATATCATTCTCTCTGCGGCTTCAATAAAGCTTGCGAGAAAGATCAGATCAATAAAGCATTCGAGCCTCTTATCAAGGGCCGTGTAAAGAAAATCACTGGTGTAGATGATCTTGCTGTCATTGCCGGTGTAGCAGCTATCGCTGGTATTCTGATGAACATCCTCCCGATTCTTCGTGAGCTGACATTCTTCTTCTTCTCGCTTCGCACGAGAGTAAGTCAGTATTTCGATATTCAGGCAGATCTTCTGGAAATGAATGCTCGGGATATTGAGATGAACAACAGTGCTACGGTCGGTAAGCGCGATGATGTTGTTAAGAAGCAGAAGGCTATTGCAAAGTTCTTCAAAGCCATCTCTAACAAGATTTGTATCGATCAGACCTATGGGGAGAAAGCTGCTCCTAAGGAAATTGAACGTACAAGCAAAAAGATGAAATACGATGACGTTGTGGATACTAATCCTACCGTTCCGAAAGGTGGTAACAGTGTTCCGCAGGGTGATTCTATATTTTAATTGGAGGTGACAAACGTGGAACTCGTAGATAACTATGCTAAATTCAGATCAGCTCGTAGACAACGTGAGGCGGCTCGCCTTAGAGAATCCGTGTTTGGCCCTAGCCAGGCTTCTCAGGCGGAGAAGGATAGCATTCTTCGTGAACATGCATCCAAAATGGCTATTCAGGCTAAAGACGAAAAATTCAAGAAGAGTAAGGCACAGCTCGACAAGAAAGAAAAGAATCTGAAAAAGATTAAGGAATTCGGTGAAATTCTCAGAGGAAGTCTTCTTGCTGAAGCCCTTGCTGTTCCATTCGACCAGATCGCTGCGCTTGATGGTTATAATGAGCATCAGACCAGTCTCGGCCATGGTATCATTGAAAGCATCATTGCAGAGAACGGGATCGGGGATCTCTTATTCTCAATGCAGGATAAGAACGTATATCTTTGTGAATACGCTAATGAGATCAATGACCTTGTTAAAGTCGTCATGGAAAGCAGCAAAAAGAAATGCAAGGAATGCCCTGATGATGAAACTGACATCTGCTATACTCTTGATAAAGATTATGCAGATAAGTTCATTCATACAATTCAGGGATGCACTCCTAACAAACTCGCTGGAGTGATCTCGAAGAGGGTTGAAGATGCAGTTACGCATTTCGTAGACCAGAACTCCGAGGCAAAACAGCAGATCAAAGATATCTATACTGCGGCCAAAGCTAAAATTGGTAAAACTACTAATGAGGCTGTCATTAAAGATTATACAGTAGCAGCTAAGAAAAAGGTTGCATCTGTATATGGTGAGAGCACTAATCTTTATGGCGCAATGGTACGTCAGTTCAGTGAGTCGATGATCAAAGATCCTAAGTTCAAGGAAGCTGGATATGTAAATGAAAGTGGAAGCTTGAATGTAGGTAAAGTGCTCAATGATACTCGTGTAATGTATACTGTTCTTGAAATGGTAAACACCATGGGCCTTATCGATGTAGATCGTGACTATGTCGTAGAGCATGTACTTGATATGAAATAAAATATATCCCTCTACTCGCAATGAGTAGAGGGGTATATTTTGTGTTTTAAAACTGAACAACAATTGAATTGTCCATTTCCATAACTGTATAAAATAATTTCGATGGGAGACTCAGCATACGCTCTGTATCATCTCTCCCAAGGATCTGAAGCAATCTCAATGATCTGCTTTCATAGAATCTCTGAAGCATAGGTTCTATTACAGAATACGCATCTTTACCTTTTGAACAAAGAATACTTTTCTCCATCTTGAGGATCAGCAATCCTCTAGTATTATCGTAATCATATTCCTTAGCTTTGAGTGCAGAAGCGATATCGTCTATAATATACGGATCATAGAAGTTGTTCTGCGCCAGCTTACAACGCACCTTTCCAATAAAAAGTAACGTATTGTCAGTATCAATCATTTCTAAAAACTCCCCTACTTAAAATATTGCACATCTCCATCATACCTTTTTCTAATAGATTCATACTGATATTTATTAAATAGCATATTGGTATACTGTAGTTCTATTTCTACTCGTGGAAGAACCGAATAGAACTTCCTTACCGTTCCATCTATAACTAGATTATCATCTAACCATAGGTTGCTATTACTCATATCACTGTATTTTTTACCCAGATTATCCCAATCTGGTTTAGTTATAGGCCTGTGCATTCCAAGCTCAGCTAGATATGTATCAACTGAGTTGTAGTAACCAGGAGTCTTAAAATATGTAGTATATACTAAGTTGCATGGTGTATATATAATATGGTCAAGATCGATAAAGTCCTCATCGGACATCAATCTTCTCATAAATCTATTATCGCTTTCACCAGTTAATGAATAGACATGAACAAAGCTAGAGTTAGCTTTAGCCATATCGCTTAAGTTCTTTCTATTAACTAGTCTAAATCTTGGTCTTGGAGATCCTTCTGGAACCTCATATAAGACTATAAATATTCCGTTATAACAAATAGTAGATTGCATACGCTGGTATTTCTCTATTATCTCTTGACTCTTTTTAGGAGTAAGATGTAGCTTATCGTATAGCCAATCTAATCTAGTATTATAATCCTTCGGTATGTCGCTAAACTTAGCTTCATACTCTTCCGCTTTATCTTCACGAGTTTTATATTTTTTCTTTTTGCCCGCCAAAGTATCACCTCGAATTTTTAGCAAAGGTTAGACTAAAGGCACATAATGGCCTTTAGTCTATTGTAACCTAGCATATAAAAAATTAACTGCCAAATAGCCGAGAGAAGCCCAACCTACGATTATCAATCCAGTTGTTTAACTCAGATTCGATATTCTCGTAGAAGTATGAGGTGAATCTATTATGGACGTACATTGCGTAATAGAATGCAGCCATACGTGGAAGATCCATATCCTGAATATTAATTCCGCAAAGATTACCAATATAATCCATAAGAATCAAATTAGAAAGGATACCAGTTCCATTAGCCTGCTGACTATTATTGATTGACATAGTTCCATATAGTTCTTTTATAGAAAGCTGTACCTCTATAACTGTAGGAATGCCAGATGGTGTCCAGTTTCCATCTCCGCCTTTAGATACAGACATAGAAGTTACCATTCCCATATCACAGTTAAACATGCCTTTGTAGTATACACGAGCCAAGAATGGAGATATATATCCATTAACGTTGACGTTATGAGGTGCTACAAATGCAACGAGATGTAAATATGGAACAATAATATTTAAAAATATAGAAAGGTTATCACAATCTGGAGAGGTGAGTTTGATACTTACATTATAATCTCTAGAGAACTGTGAATCCTGCCATATCTCAGGAAACATGAGTTTACCACCAGAGATAACAGTGGTTAAACCCGATCCTAATGCGCCAATAAGATTCTGTACAGTACCACCATGGCCTGCGATCTTTTCTGCCTGTTGAGCTTTTTCATTGGCCTTCATTGCATTATCGCCATTGGATACCTTATCAGAGTCTTTACCAAGTGTATCATTCTTGGCACCAGTGATAAAGTTAATTTCACGGCCGATATCAGAAAGACCATTAATTTTACTAAGTAATGCTGATTGCGTAGTCGCATTCGAGAACGACTCAGATACTGTGTTCTCAGCATTTACATAGAATGCAACTCCGCCTTTGTAGTTTAACTTCTTTCTAAGATCATCATTACTAGCTTTATACCAGTTATAGTCTCCGAGTTTTCCATTAAAGTAATCTACATCATCGACATTGAGAAGATGAGCAGCCGTATCACACATTACATCTACGTACTTGTAGTATGAAGCCCAATCTTGCTTCATTCCATAATACTTACCAGGTGTACTAATGAGGTTGGTAAGATCATCAGATAAGTCTCCAGCATTAAGATTTAATAATTTCTCGGCGAAACTTTTCTTTTCCTTATCGCTCTTACCGGCTAAAAATTCAGGTACTCCAGGTATCATAACCATAAGAGGCATTCTAGCAGCTATACGATCTGAGTATGTCAAACCAAATGCATCCTGATTCGACTCATCTTCCCTAGGATCTGCTATCGGCATATACTGATACGGCATACCAAATATACCATGTGCCGTACTTACTCGTAAATCTAGATTTTTACCATTACTAGTAGCGCTATCACCGCTAGAGAAAAAAGAATCCTTAGCAGACTTTAATGCATTCTTAGCCTGATCTAGAACCGATTCCTTAGTAACTGTAGTGTACGTACCATCATCAGTCAAAACTCCTGTACTAGCCTCTGCTATATTTCCTGGAATGACAACAGTTCCATCCTTATCTATAGTAGATATAAGATCTTTATTTACATGATACGTATTTGTTCCATCAGTAAGCGTTACTATACCGGTGCTAGAATTATAATCACTTATGATATAATTAGTAGCGCTTTTCATAAGATTTCCACCTATGTCGTAGAAATCATCACCTTGTTTAAAGGTTACGGAACTTCCTTTATCAAGGGAAGCCGTACTAGTATCTGCCTTATTAAGAATACAAATATCATTCTTACCACCACCTGGAGAATACATCATGTATATCCAGCCTTTACCGGTATGATACCAACCACCAGATACTTCATCTACGCCAAGAGTTGTGCCAGCTGCAATATTAGCAGTTACGGCAGCATCATCAGCGCAATCAGCTCTGGCAACTGTATCTTGTGTTATAGTATATGCATATCCCATTATCACATTCACTCCTATCTTCGTTTATCATATTGTTGAAGACAGCAATAACAGCCGTTTAAGAAAAAAAAAGAAACGTCGCATCCATGCTTCGTTTCTCTTATCTCTTTATGAACGAAGATAATGCATATCTTTTTTCATATAGAGATCTCCAGCCTCTTTCTCTGTGAGCCCAATGAGCTCATTAGCGAAGAAGGTAATTTCATCTTCAAAGTAGTCGAAGATCTTAGTTACTCGGCCATCGTCGAATGTCACGATGACATCTGTAGGATCGAATTTACTATTCTTCTTGAACTCGACTGAAACAATTTTGGAATTACTCATGATAGATCAACCTCCTTATATGACAGAGGCCTATCTAGTAGACTTGTCTATTTATCTATCATTGATATAATATATAGCTCATTACATCTAATTTTACAAAAGAAATCCCAGAAGGATAATACCTTCTGGGACTTTTTATTATCTAGTAGCTAATACATTCAAGGAGTTTATGATACTAGAGGTATCCTTTCCTCCGAATACATCACTAACTCCAGTAGTCTGGTTGAATCCAGATACAACGGAGCCAAGCTGCGTCTTCATATCGTCGATTTGCTTCTGCTGAGCAGACCCACCGCCATTGCCATTCTGAGCGATAACAATAAGAGTTTTAGCCATACCTTTAAGAAGTTCAATCATCGTATCGAATTTATCACCATGATCAGGCATACCAGGAGCCATACCATTGGCAGTTACAGTTCCAGGAGCTGGAGGTATATTGTTAGACTGGCTAACACTACCCGGAGCGGATGGAAGAGATCTTCTATAGTTTGCTCTTATCTGAGTAGCTTTGGCATGAGCAACATCAAGGCTATCAGTATCAAGAATCTTATTGTAATCAGCAATCTGATCCTGTGGAATATCAGATATGGACTGACGCAATGCATCAAGGCCATTACCTCTACCCCATTTACCAGTACCAGTAGCTTTCTGATATTCAGATCTAGCCTTTTCTGCTTTTGCTCTAGCAACGTCAAGGCTATCAGTATCAAGAATCTTATTGTAATCAGCAATCTGATCCTGCGGAATATCAGCAATAGATGCTCTAATCCCTTCAATAGAATTCGGATTTGGAGCAGCTGCAGTTATAGGTGCTGCAGTCTTTGGAGGTGTAGGAACTGAAGTATTCGTAGTGCTAAGAGTGGTGTTAGTAATAGGAGTGGTCGTAGCTGGTGCAGTTGCGGCTTTCTTCTCTTCTTCCTTCTTCTTAGCATACTTAGGATCGGTAGCGAGGAACTTAATAGCGTCCGCTCTAGTGTATCCTTTACTCAGCAAATACTTAATATCATTCTCAGAGTATTCCTGTCCATTAGGAGCAAGATCCTTTGAAGAATATTTAGGATCGTTTGCAAGATACTTTATTGCAGCATCTCTTGTGAACCCATTCTTAGTAAGGTAATTTACATCATTGGTTTCATAATGTTTACCATTAGGTGCTACTTCTTTTTCAACTGCCACTGCAGCAGATGTAGATTTACTACTACTGCCACCAGTGAAGAAGTCTCCAATGCTTGTAGTAATACGATGGAACCAACTACCGATTCCACCTCTACCCCATTTACCAGAGCCGCTACCATACATGGCACGAATTCTCTTAGCTTTAGCTCTAGCAACAAATAAGTCATCATCATCGCTGATACGATTATATGACGGAATACTAGATTCTGGGATATCTGAGATACATGCGCGAATCTCAGCTATAGTTTTAGCTGCATCTATATTACCTGAAGCTCCAGAGCTCATAGCAGGAGTGCTGCTAATGCCGACCGATGGAGCCGATGCTGCAACAGATGCTAAGCTTGTAGGTGCTGCCATAGTAGAAGAATTGCTTCCTCCATACATAGCGCGGATTCTACGGGCTTTAGCTCTAGCAACGAATAAGTCGTCATCATCGTTGATACGATTATACGACGGAATGCTAGATTCTGGAATGTCGGAGATAGAAGCCCTAATAGCATCTATTCCATTACCTCTACCCCATTTACCAGTACCAGTAGCTTTCTGATATTCGGATCTAGCCTTCTCAGCTTTAGCCTTAGCAACAGCAATGCTATCAGTATCAAGTATACGGTTATATTCCGCAATCTGATCAATAGGAATATCGGCTATGGTAGCTCTTATTCCTTCAATAGAATTCGGATTAGGTGCAGGAGCCGTTATAGGAGCGGCGGCCTTTGGAGCTGTAGGAAGCGTTACAGTTCCTTTAGTTGACAGTACAGAGCTAGCCTGCTCAGTAGCAGATTTAGCTGGAGCTATACTTGCTGGAGCAGGAGTGGAGCTAGCATTCGTCTTTGCATATTTAGGATCTGTAGCAAGGAAGTTGAGAGCATCAGTTCTCGTGTATCCTTTGCTCAGCAAATACTTAATATCATTCTCAGAATATTTCTTGCCATTAGGTGCTGTGTCATCAGACTTAGCATACTTAGGATCTGTAGAAAGAAGCTTAAGAGCATCCTCTCTCTTATACCCTTTATCTAAAAGATATTTGACATCATTGGTCTCGTAGTTCTTTCCGTTTGGAGCTACTTCCTTTTCTGTTGGAACGTTAGCTGCAGGAGTGGAGCTAGATTTTCCGCTAAAGAAATCACCAATGCTTGTAGTAATACGATGGAACCAACTTCCGATTCCACCACGACCCCATTTGCCTTTACCAGAAGCTTTAGCATATTTAGGATCTGTAGCGAGGAACTTAAGAGCATCCGCTCTAGTGTATCCTTTGCTCAGCAAATACTTAATATCATTCTCAGAATATTTAGTACCATTAGGTGCTGTGTCATCAGACTTAGCATATTTAGGATCTGTAGCGAGGAACTTGAGAGCATCTTCTCTACTATATCCTTTATCAGTCAGATATTTAACATCGTTAGTTTCGTAGTTCTTTCCATTTGGAGCTACTTCCTTTTCCGTAGGAACATTGGATGCTTTGGTTGTATCTGCGTTGGCATCACCAGATAAGAAACCACCTATACTCTTTACGCCATGAGACACAAAGTCTCCAACGCTCGTAGTAATACGATGGAACCAACTTCCGATTCCACCACGACCCCACTTACCCTTACCAGAAGCTTTAGCATATTTAGGATCTGTAGCGAGGAACTTAAGAGCATCCGCTCTAGTGTATCCTTTACTCAAAAGATACTTAATATCATTCTCAGAATACTTAGTACCATTTGGAGCTGTATCATCGCCGGCTTTACCAGCATATTTAGGATCTGTAGCGAGGAACTTGAGAGCATCTTCTCTACTATATCCTTTATCAGTCAAATATTTGACATCATTAGTTTCGTAGTTCTTTCCATTTGGAGCTACTTCTTTCTCAGTTGGAACATCTGTTTTAGTTGTATCGGCTTTAGCATCACCAGATAAGAAACCACCTATACTCTTTACGCCATGAGACACAAAGTCTCCAACGCTCGTAGTAATACGATGGAACCAACTTCCGATTCCACCACGACCCCACTTACCCTTGCCTGCTGCTTTAGCATACTTAGGATCTGTAGCGAGGAACTTGAGAGCATCCGCTCTAGTGTATCCTTTGCTCAGCAAATACTTAATATCATTCTCAGAATATTTAGTACCATTTGGAGCTATATCATCGCCAGCCTTGCCAGCATATTTAGGATCTGTAGCGAGGAACTTGAGAGCATCCTCTCTAGTATATCCTTTATCAGTCAGATATTTGACATCATTAGTTTCGTAATTCTTTCCATTTGGAGCTACTTCTTTCTCCGTCGGAACATCTGTTTTAGCTGTATCGTCGTTAGCATCGCCAGATAAGAATCCTCCGATACTTCTAACGCTATGAACTGCAAAGTCTCTTACACTTCCGCCTACGCGCTTCAGCCAACTGCCAATGCCTCTACCCCATTTACCACTAGCAGCCAATCCAGCGCTTTTAGCAGCTTCATGAACTTGTTTGTGAGAGAGTATACTTGCGGCATCAGAAATCTGCATTATTTTTTTAGACATAGGATGCTTGCTGTCGACATCCGCATATCCACTATGCTTAGGTCTTGCACCTAAACCCCACTTCCCCAATCCTTCTACTGAATAACTATTAGGATCAATGTGTTCACCCCTCTTAACAGCATTTTCATTTTCTGGAGGGTCTATCTCATAGTGAAGATGCGGTCCTGTAGATATGCCTGTACTTCCTACATATCCAAGAATATCTCCTTTAGCGACTGTTTGTCCTTGTGATACAGCCTGTGAATCCATATGAGCAAACATATGGAAGTTTCCTTTAGAATCCTTTACCTGGACGGCATTACCATATCCGCCACCACCGGAACCCGCTGGCGGTACCCATGTAGCAGTACCAGATACAGTGGATGGAACCGGAGTGCCTTGCTCAGCTCCTATATCTACACCACCATGTGCTCCTGCATCAGGACGCCCATCGGTGGCTCCATAGTCAGAGGTAACAGGAGCATGCAGATTACTGGTCAACATTTCTACCGGATTTCCAGCTACTTTAACACCAGGCAGCTGCTTTCCTTTAGAATCCTTGTTGCCGGATTTGTTATCTCCATCTTTGTTGCTACTCTCACTACCAGAACTAAATTGTTTTTCAAATGGATTAGTCTTACCAAAGATCTTGGTAATGTTACTACCAAATATTTTAGTGGCCAATCCGCCAATAGATTTAATTATTGGGGCTATTGTATCGTGAAGGCTCTTTGCCATGGTTTCTGCAGTAGTGCCGATTTTATCAAGCATACCACCATCGCCAATATCCTCAGAGTTCGAATCAGGCTTTTTGTTCTTATCGTCCTTTTTCTTATCTTTATCTTTTCCATCTTTGTCTTTGCTACTATCATCACTACTGCTACTGTCGTCGCTAGAAGATGAACTATCATCCCCGCCACTATCTCCGTTAGGATTTGGCTTGGTATCTGTATATTCAGAGCCCTGCTCGCTATCATCAGCTGCCGCAGGCTTACGATTATTGATGAAATCTGCAATACTGCTAAAGAATCCTCTGCCATACTTAGCTGTAGTACCTATAGGAAGTGAGCGTCTGCCTCTTCCCCATTTGCCACCACCGCCATTAAGAATGCCACGCATTGTATTAGCATAATCAGTTTCATCTCCAGCATAATATCCACCAGCCTTCAATGCATGAGCGAATTTTTCTGGAGTATCTGCTTGCCCTATACCATCCTCTTCATATTTCTTAAGGGTGGTTGCATAGTATTGTGCATACTCTTCATCGCTATCAAAGTGACGATAGTATTCACCATCATCAGCGGCACTACCACGTTTAGCATCACCATACGCTTTAATACCACCATAGTTATGATCTGCTTCTGCAACCGCGCTCTTGAACCAACCTGATTCATTGACCATCTGTGCGAATATCAGATCTGCCGGCAGTCCAGTAAGCTGTGAAGTCTTCATAGCTACCTGTGCACCAGCTGCAATTTTAGGATCTCCACCATTGATGAATTTAGAAAGATCTTTAAGAACAGCGTACTTAACGTCTCCTGTTACGTTCAGACCACCAGGCTTATTGCCATTTTTGTTATCCGGCTTCTTCTCTCCAAAGTCGAATGCTGATGACAAAGCATCCTGTATCTTAGCGATTTTACCATAAAGACCAGAATAGTCCTTCTGATTACCACCGCTACTATTACCATTCTGATTACCAGAAGGGGTGCTCTTATTTGTAATTCCTTTGCCCTGCTTAGCGAAGATATCTGTAGCATACGCTACACGACTACCATCTATTCCGCAACGCTCGAATTCTCTAGCCCAAATAGTAGCAGCTTCTTCAGCAGTTCCAGCATTAGATATCGTATTCCAGGTATCTCCTGCTTCCTGCTTCATGAATGCTAACTGAACTTCTATATCTCCGGCAGACTTACCTTGACTCTTAGCAAAATCGTTCATTGCTCTAAGTCTAGATCCAGTCCACTGGCACAATCCGTATGCATTTGAACCATCTGCCGCATTCAAGCAAGAATCTGGGGGTTCATCAGCAGATCCTCCATCCTGAACGGCATGCGGATCAAATCCTGATTCCTGCTGCATATTACCCATGATACCAGCAGCTGCCTGATTAGACAAGCCATACTGCGTAGTAAGCAAGTTCCAGATAGTTTCAGCATTATCGGTACCACGACCCCATTTGCTACGGCCAAATCCAAGTTTAGCTCTTCTAGCAGCACTAGCGATCATGGCTTTAGCTCTACCCCATTTGCCTCTACCAGTAGAACCAGCAATAGCAAGTGAGCTATGAGCTTTAAGATAATTCTTAGATACACTCTGATTCGGGTTACCCTCAGGATCTTGTGTAATGTAATTACCTTTCTTATCTTTACCAGTAACGGTGATATAATGGTTGTAAGGGCCATATACACCAGGAGTGTTACCAGTACCATTATTATTAGAATCTCTACCCATTAAGATGACAGGTTTACCTGCATCTACGGCAGCATCCATATTAGAAACTCCGATATTCTCAGTATGAATACCTAACTTTTCTCCTTCTTTTCTAAAGTAATCAGGATGGACACCGCCATCTTTTTCTTTGAAAGGAAGGGCATCTTTAGCGGCAGCTACAAGATCTGAAGCACCTCTACCCCACTTGCTTCTACCCCATTTGCCTTTACCAAGAGCAGAGGCCATATTAAGCATAGAAGCAGGACCACAAGCAGAATCACCAATGGTCTGGGTTACAGTATCACCAGGAGCGTTGAAACGCATTCCTGCTACGGATGGATCTAACTGAGAGTAGAAATCTCCAGCACCTCTACCCCATTTACCACTACCGAATCTATTCTTTATAACGGAAGCGATACCAGATACTTTATCTTTAGCCCAATCATAAGCACCTACGACCGCATTCTTAGCAGAACTAGCTGCATTAGCTGCAAAGTCTTTCGCTTTATCGAACCAAGACTTGTTATCATCATCTCCACCGTCGCCCCCATTGCTATCATTACCGCCGCTCATCTGTTGCTGAGCGCCATCATTGCTTTGGTTAGCACTGTTGACATCTTTATTGCTGGCTCCAATATCAGAACCCATTATGTCTTGGACGATATCGATAACATCTTTACCATCAAGAACGTAGCCAATAGGAGTAGCGCCTGTTACAGCCTCAGCCAAACCAGATGCGAACTTCATTCCTGTAGTTGGTTCTACACCATCTTTCAGATCGAAATCTTCAGATGCATTGTTATAACCTTTAGTGAACCAGAAACCAATTTCGGCAGCACCTACAACAAGCGTACCAACCCCAAGAGTTTCTGGACCTGCTCCGGCTTCAGCCGCAGTAAATCCTTGTTTGATACCAATCTTCTCAGCCAGCTTAGCAGCGTTCTGAGGATTAGTAACCTTTTCCATGATCTTATCAAGAACAGTGCTCAACTTACCGGCAATATTCTTAGGAATCATCTTAGCAGCATAGTTACCAATAGTCTTAAGTAAGCCACTTACTCTATTCTTAACTGCCTCTATTACACCGCTTCCAGCATCAGCTGCTTTGCTCATGAAAGAGCTACCAGCATCCATAGCACTACTAGCGACGCCTTTTATACCTTGCCATCCTTTAAGAGCTGCGCCTTTAGCACCCTCTATATGGCTAAGTCCCCAATCTACTGCTTTAGAACCAGCATTCTTGATTGCGGATGCTTTATCTCCAACCCAACCAGCAGCTTTACCAGCTACAGATTTAGCTCCATTCCAGAGGCCACTAGCTTTATCTCCAACCCAACCAGCAGCTTTACCAGCTTTATCTCTAGCCCAATCTACGGCTTTACCACCATAATCCATAGCAGTATTGAATAAACCTCCGCCACCACCATTAGACTCATTGCCGTCTGAGCTACCATCTCCACTATCACCGCCAAAGATCTGGCTCTTAACCCAATCCAAAGCAGTACACGTAAGAGATTTAATACCATCTATCATTCCGCCACCGACCATAAGGCCAGCAGCTCCTTTAGCAAGTCCAGGAGCCATACCTAGTGCTTTGCCGCCAATTCCTTTAGCAGCTCCAAGCAATGATCCAGCTTTTCCTTTTAACTTTCCAAGGAATCCACCGCCAGAAGAAGATCCTCCGCCAAAGATACCACCGATCTTTCCGCCGAGTTTACTTAGGCCTCTGCCTGCTCCTCCAAGTATTCCACCTAACTTATCTTTACCCCAGCTCAATGCTTTACCGCCTGCGTCAAGGGCAAGACCACCCATAGCTTTAAGTGTACCTCCAGCTACGTCTTTAGCTATCATAGCTTTGTCAGAAAGCCATCCAAGGGCTTTTCCGCCAAGGCCTTTAATGCCGCTGAATAATCCACCAGCACCGCCACCAGAGAATAAACCACCTAAGAGTTTTCCAAGCATAGGGAATCTCTTAAGAATAGCCGGAAGGATATCTTTGAGAATAGTTCCAAATAACTTACCGCCAACCGATCTCAAGATCGAGAAAAGTTTCTTAGCAAGTGATAATGGATTCAGCATAGAGAGCAACCCGCCAAGTAAAGCAAGAAGCGTAGAAAGGAATCCACCGCTTTTCTTTCCCTGTGGTTCTCCACCACCCTGAGGATTTCCAGTATTATCAGCAATCTCTTCGAGTTTAGCAACAATCTCTTCTTGCATTTCCTCTTTATGAGCCATCTTATCCTGGATATCTTTATTCTCTTTCGTATTGGCTAATGACATCGACCCGTCAGTAGTCCTAGTGTAAGTTTGAGGTCCGAACTCTGTACTTACAGTTTCTGTAGAAGCTCCACCAGCAGAACCAGCACTGGCTCCACCGTTCTTAGCAGCCTGCATAGCTTTAGCTTCATTATAGGCTTTATTCCATTTCTTCTTGCCATATCCCATTGCTGTGTCAATCGGATGAGCAAACTTATTAGCTATACTCTTAGCTTTCTGATAGCCATTATAGCCTTTCTTAAGAACCTTAGTAACAGGAGAAAGAATCTGCTCACCTTTAGAGAGAACACTCATTCCTCCGCTAATCAAATTAGCAAGGCCAAAAGCATGCGCTCCAACGGGAACTGCTTCCTTGCTATTCTTTTCTATTTCGGCACGGCCCTTATTAGCCTGCTCTATCATTTTCTGCTCTTCTTTAAGAGAAGCATTATTTCCTTTATCTATATTTGCAGCACGTTCAGAAGCAGCTCTACTATTTCTAGCATCCTGAGTTGCAGCTGAAGTATGTAAAAATCCTCTAGCTTGATTAATTGGAGCCATAGTGGCATTACCAATAGAATCAATAGCACCATTTGTAGCTTTACCAGCTTTATTCATAGCATCAGATGCTACATTCATTTTATTGCGTTTAGAGACATCAGAAGCTTCCTGATTACCAAATGCTTTGGTATCACGCTTGAGATCGGCACCACGCTTCTTACCGATGGATCTAGTGATCTCATCTTCATTCATGCCATTTCTAGCATTACTGATGATAGTGCCATATTTACCAGATACAGCATATAACTGATCAGCAGTAGCATTAGGCAAAGCCTCTTTATGCAACTGAATAATCATACGTCTCATTTCATTATCACAGTTCTTCATCCAAGCAAGATGCTCAAATGGAATACCTTCTTTAATGAAATCTTTTACGCAACCGATGATGCGATCATCATGGCATACACCAATGAATTCAGCAAGTTCAGTTGCATTCATATTCATACCGGTATCGAAGAAATCCGTTATGATTTTAAATTCTGGGTCATCAAGACCAAGAATCATATTGATAGTATCAGTAAGATTGATTCCTCTGTCAATAATCTTATTGAGTTTAGACATTCTATCTTTCTTCTTGCCATCTCTAGAACGGCTATCGGCAAGTTTATAGATGTTTTCATCAGAGATATTAGCTCTAACCATTGAACCATTCTTCTGATTCAATGCAAACATCTTATCTTCAAGTGCACCATTTAATGATGCTGCTCTTTGATTTATCTTATCATTGCCATGGTCAAATGTCTTATCAGCATTTGCAGCTGCTCTGTTTTCAGATGCAGCACCAGCATTTCCAGGTTTGGTTCCATTAAGGAATGCCTGAAGATTCTTATTAATCTCAGTAAGGATATTCACAGTTTCTATAGTATTAGTATTCATAGCCGTAACTAAGCTACCGCTACCATCAGCTGCTTCACCTTCTACGGTGTTTCCATTACCTTCATCTTTTCTCTTAGCCTCTGCTTCTTTACGAGCAAGGGCTTCTATTTTCTTAGCATTATCGCCAGTAATATCTAAGCCATACTGCTTAGATAATTTCTCATAGCCAGCTTGAATATTGGTACGACCAGCTTCAGCTGCATTTCTCTTCTTAGCTACTTCTTTCTGACCAGATTTGAGCGCATTGATAATACGCATTTTCTCTGTAGAAGTAATATTTTTCATAGACTGAACGTAGTCTATAGCTTCTTTATACTTACCAGCTTCCATAAGCTTCTCAATCTTACGGTAAGTAAAGTTATCTATTGAACCATTGCTTTGAACATCTTTACGCATGTTAGCTCTAGAAGTAGCAAGAGAATCCTCAAGCCCTTCACCATTATTACGCATAAGCTTTAACTGTTCTGCTAAGGATTCTGCACCCTTTGCATCAGTATTAGCAAGAGACTGATCAAGACCAGAGAATGAATAGTCTTTGATGCCATGTTTATCGGCGAATGCAAGTCTTTGTTCTGCAGACATGAAATCAGCATTACCAGACTTAATAAGAGATCCACGAGCCTTATCTCCAACTTTACCGATAAGCCAAGATGGTGCAGATGCAACTTTGAGTAATCCACCGCCAATAAGTTTAGCTCCCTCTGTTACTTTCTTACCTACCCAGCTATTCAGGAAGAACTTCTTGAAATAGTGAGTGGCTGCATCAGTTACAGGAGAGAGGACTTTCTTTATAGTTCCGCCTACAACACTAGAAATTCCACTAGCCATTTTCTTGATAGAAAGTTCAAGAACCTTACCAAGAGGAGCCATAGCACTAGTTACAGGCTTAACGATATCTTCTGAAAGATATCTTCCAAATCTATCTACAACGCGTTTTACTCCGCCCTTAAATGGATTCAAAACTGCATTTCTAAACTCACCAACGAGGCCGCCAGTTCTATGACCGTGTCCATCGTCTTTACCGAATACCGTGTCTTTGAACTGGTCAGTAGATGCAAGCATTCCAACGCCAGCGCCGATAACAGAGTTACCTAATAAACCGAAAGGCCCACCAAGTAATAAGCCTGCTACATTACCAGCAGCAGCACCCATTCCCATTGCAGGAAGAGCTTTCTTGAGTTTCTGTTTAGTTCCTTTATTAATAAGGCCGGTCTCTCCAAAGAGAGCATTCTTGATAGTATCGTTGTGTTTAGCGAATCCAATGGCTGACCCTAACATTACACCAGTAAGTGGTCCAAACGGCCCAATCAGCCCAAGGACACCTCCTGTGATGCCGTATTTCTTAGCATCTGGGAACCATTTTTTGATAGACTCCTGAGTTTTACCAGAGAAGATACCTTTATTATCGTTCTTTCCATCCTGCCCAACTTTACCGAATAAGAATTCATTTACCGTTTTGCTATTCATAGCAATAGCGGTAGCAGAACCTAATACAGCACCGACAAGAGGACCACCAAGTACAAATCCAGCAGCCGTACCGACAGCTGCTCCACCTGCTACTTTAGGGGTGAGTTTCATGATTGCAGATTTAGCTTTGTCCATCTGCAGTCTTGTTTTCTTAAAGTCTCCATTACCTAAGATAGAGTCAGCAAACTGAACCGATCTGGTATTGATTCTTTCACTCTGCTCAGCATCTACTAAAGCTTTTGCTTTAGCGATAGTCTCTGCAGAGAAATTTCCAGCACCTTTAGCTGCACTACGAAGAATGGACTTAGCATCCTTAAGATTCATCTTACCAGAATCTTCTGATTTACCTTCGCCCATAAAGGAGCCCATAAATGCAGAAAGTTGATCTTTGTATTTATCTCGTAGGCCATTTACCCTGTCAAGATTAAACTTAGCCTTTCTTATCTTATGCTGTTCTTTCTTATATTTATCCTTAAAAGGATTTGTGCCTTTAGCGTAATTACCATCAACGATATCTACGTTAGGAAATTGCTTACGCAATTTAACCATCATAGACTGTTCGCGTTTAGCATCAGCATTTACATTAGCATTTTTATTAGGATTATACGGATTATCTTCAGAGTTGACAACAGCCTCACCCTTAGACAGCATGTACAAACCAGTTCTAGGAACGAAACCACCATTTGCCCTCTGGCCTACGGTTACATCATCGTTCATAGCATCCATTGCAGCTTGTCTAGCTTCTTCTGCAGTAGATTTTACATCCTCTTTCATCTCGACTAAAGCTTTCTTAAGGGAATCAGTGATTCCATCAAGTACAGGAGAGAGTAAGCCTTTCTGGCCCTGTCCATCTCCGACAATGCTAGTCTTAAGGGACTTCATTTTTTCTCCGACATCTATGCCGGTATATTTCTTAAAGGCATTATTCGCAACGCCAAGCATGGAATCTGCTCCATACTTTTCTTTAAGTTTATCAGTAATCTTTTCTTTGATCCACTTATTTGCATCCGAGAAAGTCTTCTTAAGCTGAATCTTCATATAGCCGAACATACCATGAGCACGTTCACCTGTTTCAGGATCAACCTCATTAGAATCCTTGGAGAAGAAGAGATCATAAACATGCTGATCTGCTGCCTCTACCACGCCTGCCAACATCTCTGTTGGTTTCTTAGCAAAGTCTGCAAGCTGATCAGCAATTACATCAACTTTATCAAATATAGATCCAGCAGCAGCCAATCTTGCCGATAAGCTTTTCTTATCGCCATTAGCATTCCTAGCTCTTCTGCCTAAAGCTCTATCGATAAAATTACCTTTAGTCCTATCATCCTCTGCCTGTTTAGCATCTCTAGCAGATGCATTAGCAGTGATAATTGTATTGAATCTTCCCATGGAAGAATCATCATCAAACTGAAATTCGCCTTCCTTTGCACTATCTAAATAGTGCTGACGTTTTCTAGCCTCTCTATCCTGATCTCTCTCAGTTCTAGACTCTTCTCTAGGACCTCGATTATTCTTATTAATCTCATCCCAATTATAACGAGGACGACGATTACGTCCATGACCGTGGCCATTTCCTCCGCCTCCACCGAATCCACCACGTTCAGACAAGGTACGAATATTCTTCAATGTCTCAGAGATATCTCTAAGATAATCAAATACCGTATGCTTATAAGAATCCTTCATGACGTTCAAGTTCATTGAACTCAGCAATCCGAGATTCTTTTTAAGCTCACCTGTTTTCTCATTGAATTCATTGATAGAACCCATATTAGATTCATCGAAAACAACGTTGTATGCAGCATTACCAGCCTTCTCATGTGCTCTATTAGTAGTATCTTGCGATGCTCTTGCATTAAGAGTGTTACCAGCAATCTGAGATCTCACATTTTTCGGAAGCTTCTTGAACATCTCCCGAATCATCTTGAAATTCTGGCTACTGGATACTCCATAATCGCTCTTATTAGCCTTATTATTGTGCTCATTGAATTCGCCGTAATTGTTATACAACGCTTCAAAGAAGTTATCAAGATCCTCATCGAATCCTTTCTTCTTATCAAGCGTCTTAAAACGCATACCTTTCATGAGCTTCTTCATTTCTTCACGTACATCACTGGTAGAATCAGTGACATACTTTTTCTGGTTAGCTTTCCATTCGGTTCTAATAGCCCGAACAGATTTCCATTTACCACTATCTAAATCATAACGTCTCTCTTCCTTACCGGTAAGAGCCGATTCAATTCTAGCAAGATATCCAGGAATTACTTCGGTAAGAGCTTTATTAGCCTTACCATTCCAAGACATATTTCCTTTTTCGTATTTAGACGTATCCAACGTGGTCTTTACTGTTGATTTGATCCCGAAGATCTTACCGAGTATACCGGCTAGCCCGTCTCCTTTCTTAGCTTCAGCATTCATTCTAGAAATGAAATTGCCGAAAACTCCGCTAAGAGTCTTGTCAAATCTTTCCATTGCTTTGCTAAGATGATTACCCATAGCAGCATTAATTCCAAGGGAAATGATACCACCTAATGGATTAGCAGCCATTGCTTTAAGAGTATTTTCATCGAGCATCGATGCGATACCCATACTCTTCTCATTAGCTAACTTCTTTACATTCTCAAGAACAACTTTACCATACATCTTAAGATCAGGTGCGCCAGATGCTGAGATGATATCCGAGTAGTTATTAGAATGAGGCTTTTCTTTCTCCTGCTCTTTCTTATAACGCTCTCTTTGCATCTCAAGCATTTCTTTGATCATGGCATTCTGTTCATTAAGGGCTCTGGTAGTAGTCTCATAGAATGTCTTAGAGTTATCAGCTTGAGTTTTAAGCAAACCTGCCGTAGTAGTATATATAGTTTGTAATCCAGAAGAAATATTTCCGAATCCTGTCTGCATAACACCCATCATTTGGGCATTCTGGACATACTGCATATTGGCTATAGACTTCTGAGTATCGGCTATGTATTTACCGGTTTTACCAACAGCAGTTGCTACTGCTGTTGCATTAGCTTTTGCGGCATCTCCAATTGAGGAGCATACCATCTTATCGCCAAGTGAAGGAGGTGCTACCTGGGATTTATCACCCTCAGGTTTTCCCTCCTCGTTACCAAGGTTTATACCTTCGCCAAACTCATCTAATCCAAAGTCTCCTACAGCTTCCTCTTCCATTTTGTTTTCGCGTTCTTTGTTATAGAAATTACCCGTACGGATATCTTCCATAGCATTGTTAAACGCTAAGTCTCCGGCCCTATAGATCGGAGACGACTGAATGGCCTTCTTAGTCTTATCAATCGTTGTTCTATAATCTCTTATAGCGTGATAAGTGCTCTTATACAGATCTTGGTTACGTTCACTAAAATCGTGTAATGTAGCCGACTTAGAAGTTATAGTATCTACTGTAGCATATGCAATAGATTTAGGAATATTCTTCATATAGTTCTTTACTATTGCAAGCATTATTTATCCTCCTTTCGGATTATTAATTCTATGTCGAGAGGATCTGAACCTGCCTAAAATAGTACAATTAGAAAAAATAAATAAGAGATACATAAGAGTAAAAAAGAAAGCGTTACTTCGGATACTTTCTTTTCCAACTCTTATTAGAGATAAGGCTTATGCCGTATGTACTAGTGGAGTTTCTTCATGAGCCCACTTGTTGTTGGCTATGGTAAGCGCGTTAAACAAGTGGTCCATCGCTTCTTCTTGAGAAGCAAACGTTTTATCCTTGGCTTCCTCAACAAGGAAGTCAGAACAAAATTCTGGTTTGTTCACAATTGTCACCTCTCTTTCCTAGAATAGTGACAGCAGATATCCCCTCTACCATGGCGGTGGTAGAGGGATTTTCTGTGCTACGTATTCTTTATTCACTTATATTATATATAACTGAAATATGAGATAATGACAAAAAAAAAGAAAGGACTAGCATCTAAGCTAGTCCCCTTCTGTTAGATTACTCTTTGCCGAACTCTGATGCAAGCATCAGAGCAAAGGCAATAGCCTGCTCACGATCGCCGAGGTTGACTCTTCTTTTCGGAATAGAGATACCCTTGAACTCTTCGATATGATCTGAGATGTTTTCAGCTTCTTTCTTGATTCGATCCTTCTTATCGTCCTTCTCTGGAGCATCATCGTATGCGCTCATCCCGATCTTCTGCAACTTCGGAATGAGTTCAAGATAGAACTCCTTATAGTTGAGAGATGCATCAGCGCTCCTAACGCCAAGCGCAGGAATTGCACAAGGGCTGATATGGCGTGAGGCAAATACCTCAAGTTCATTTTTAGTGAAGCTTTTAATAAAGTTCCACTTCGTATTCAACTCGAAGCAAGATGAACTTGCATGTATGATAGGCTGCTGAGCATCGGAAATCTCAATACTTACTTTTACGTTTTTCATAATTAGTTCCTCCTAATTTTTTAATTGTAATAGCGGAATTGCTATTACGTACTAACTATCACAGATATAATATATGATTATTATGATCTAGAATAACAAAAAAAAAAGATCCCTCTACTCGCATTGAGTAGAGGGGTCTTATGCTGCCAATATGACAAATTATTTTTTGTTGTGCTTTCTCCAAGCAGGGCACGGACCAACAGCTTTGATGGTCTCGTATTCCGGAACATAGACTTCTCCGGAAGTGGCCGTACGCTTGCCATTATCTCCAATACCACTCGGCATCGGATAACGACGATTACCACCCTCGACATGCTTCAACGAGAGAGATACATCGCTCATCTCACGGCCGCCGAGCGGAAGTTTGCGGCCAGTATGGATATAAGTCTGAACGAATTCCTTCGACAGATCAACGAATGCCTCGGCCTCTGCTTTGCCGTACTCATACGTAGACATCAGATTCTGAGCTTCCGGTTTCGGAATGCGAGCAGCCTGAGAGATAGTGATAGCACTCATCTCACGAGCGATCTCCGATGGGCAAACCGTTCCGATTTTGCCACTCTTGTTATAGACACCAACCTTGTACGTCGTGTCATTCAGCATTGCCCGTGCAACCTGAATTTCGTCTTTGCGGCTGCCTGTAGTCTGAGTAATATTGCTCTTGATGTCGGCAACCAATTTCTTTACTGTTTCTTCCATTTGGTATTCCACCTTTCATTTCTACTCCATATATTCGCTATGGATTTACTATTTAGTTATGGCTGTATTAAATAATTACTTATCTAATTCAACTTATTTGCGTTAATTAGATAAGTTTATCAGCAGTAATCGGCCTTGATAAAATGATACCAAGTATGCTAGTATATCATCCTTTCTATTCTTCTTGTGGTCCTACATTCTTTATCAAGCTGAGTACAATCAGCTTCTTTACTGGTTTGGAATTCTTATGAAGGATATCATTAATAGCTCCACGATCGAGCTTACTAATCTTCTCTAAGAATTCGGATTTAGCTTTTACTTTATCCAATCATATTCCTCCTTTCATATCTATAATATATAACTCATATACATTTACGTAGATCTAAACATGCTTTGATCTAATAAGAAGCATTTGCTTCCATTCTCACCATATCCTATCTCTATTCTAGCTTTATTCAAAAGATCAAATGTGCATTCAACGCACAAATAATCCGTCATTCCAGCGCCTTCTTATGCTTTATTAGCATATTCTGCAATCTCTCTTTGAATTTACACAAAGATATGATTGCATCTACTTTATCATACACATCTCCAGCTGCTATAGAACTCATTGTGAATCCCATATTATATACCATTATATCGCCATTGATATATACGAACAGGAATTCATTAGATTCATCGTTATAGAGAAATGCTATATCTACCGGAGTGAGAATACCTTTATCACTACATTTGATAAAGTCATCTACGTCCTTATCATTTAGAGTAATCTCTTTACCGCCACAAAGTACCTCGCAAATCGTGGTAAGAACGGAGTAGGCATACTCTTCCCGATTATCTGTCATATACTCCAGTACACCCTGTATTCCGCTATTTAAATCAATAACGCTCATTGCCATGAATATAACCCCCACAGTTCTTTCCTGTTATTTTCCCATAAAAGAATAGCTTGTTAAGATCGTCAAAAACCATCTTTAGAGCTGCTCTAACTTTTACCGTCTTATAATTCATTGCATCTATCATAATAGTAGATACGGGAATATAAGTAGTGGTGTAATGAAATATTGGCTTATTCTCATCTTGCTCAATCATCTGCACCAGAATACCTTCTGTTCCTCTACTTCTGCACAGTCCAACAAATAGTCCTTCGGATTTAGACTTTGCTAAATAGCTGCATATTTCAGATTTACTATGCAAAGGTGCATAAGTTTGATCAGGCTCTTTACTGGTAGCAATATATTTGCATATCGAGGTCAATTCCTCAAATACACTTTCCATATTATCCCCATCTGCTGTAGCTGTTATGATACTACGTACCAGCTTAGCAAGAAGTGGAGAATTTCTATAGGTATCATTATCGAGCTTCATTAATCCAACCTCCTATTGTAGCAACTACCACTGGGATGGTGATGATCATAAAGATAATAACTACCACCATCAGCCTAGTAATCAATGCTTGCTGCTTTAATAACGCGCCATATATGGCGTTATTGATATTCATCTGAAGCAATAGATGCTCATTAAATCTATTAGAGTCAACCTTACTAGTTAACTCGTCTTTAATCTCTTTATCTATCATAATACCTCCAAATAATCATATAAAAATTAATGTAAAGTCGTCAAGCAATTAGAATATAATTTAGCTAATCACATTACGTATCATTGTATTAGGAAAACACTAGAGTAATTTATAAGAAAGGTGCGTGAGTTTAAGTGGCAATATATCTCGATGATGTAAGAGAGATGAAGTTGAATAAGACTCCATTCTACTTGCCCATTAATGTAGAAGATAAAAGAAGATCAAGTGCTATTTTCCTCTTGACCCCAGATGTCAAGAGTTCTATCGCTATGATGAATCATCCCCTCACTATCAATAAGAATCTGTTTACGTCTTATTATCTTGAGAAGGACATCAATTTTATCATAAACGAATCCAAGGTCATGGTTCCAACAGATTCAAGTTCGATACTTGAATCATGTATTATGGAAATGACTGCTAAAGAACGTAATGCGTTACCAGATTCAGCATTTGGATTGCCGGAAGATCGGAAGTACCCATTAGATACAGCAGAGCATGTAAAGTCTGCTATAAAGCTATTCGGCCATTGTGAAGAAGGCAAGAAGTCTAAGCTCGCTAAAAGGATTATGGTCGCAGCTAAGAGATTCAATATCGAAGTAGCTGAGAATACTGAAGTCTATAAGTATGCACATGAAGATGTAAAGAAAGAATCAACTCCATTATCAGAGCAGGTTCTTGATTATGATAACTATGATGAAGAGCGTATCACGGAAGAAGCTCTTATTTATACAGAATCAGGTCATAACTTCAAACAGTTCTTCCCAGATTTCGTAGAGAATTATGTTACTGAAGCATCTGGTTTTGGCGGTACTCTTAGAAGACTTCTGTACAATGAGCGTATCAAGAACCAAAAAGAATGCTCTATCATTTATGATAGAATCAAAGAAGGATGCCCATTCATCAAATATACCTACTTGAACTATAAGAAGTATAAGAGTCGCAATCTCTTCGTTGACTGGGCTTACTATACTGAATCATTCTTCAAGAATAACGTATATAAATTGGATAAAGGTATAGACCTTTATTTCAACTTCCTGAATAAGTTCTTGCAAGATACAAGACTTAATGAGTTCTATAAGAGAAAAACAGTCTTCATTCCAGTAGATGCATGGTATAATGGTAAGGATGCAGTATGGGATTATACCAAGTCTATCAATCCTATCTCTCTTATCTATCGTATCTTCCGTACCAAGAGAGACGATGAAATCAAATCCGCATGGAAAGATATTGAATTCGTATTCTTCTCTAATGGAGTATACTTCAAGATGAAGTTCGATGACTTCACTATGGCTAAGTTATCTAACTTCAATATGCTTATCAACAAGCTTTGCTTGAATAGTGTGCAGGACGCTGAGTTCGTTGCTAAAGACTCGTCTAAAGTTATCACTCATAAGATCGTAGATAAGATTGAAAAGAGTGGTATCGTAATAGATAATCTTAGCGGTGGTGCAGGATCTGGTTCTACTAAAGAGGATATAGCAAAGGAAAAGAATAGTAATGATTTCAATTCTGCTACATATGCTAAGAAAGCAAATACCTCTAAAGAAGACGTAGATAAAGCCCTTTTAGTTCAGAAGGTACAAACAGCTGCTGAGAAATCAGGAAATGAAGATGACGCAATGACCAATCTGAATAATGATGTAGACTCTGCATGGATGAAAAATCTTATTGTGGATTTACAATCTGAAGATGGTCCTGCTATCAATAAAGCTAGATCTCAACGCATGGAAAAAGCATATAACTCTTTCCTTGGAAAGAAGATTAACAACTCTAAGATCGAAGATCTGATCAAAGTAAATGGAACAAATCAGGCTTTGCCAAAAGACAATATTCCTATTGAATCTATAAATGAAGAATGGAAAGACATACAGTTCTCTACATTCTCAAAGTCGTATAACTTAGAATCAGATATTGTCAATAGTCTCGCGGCTCTTAACAATAAGACCAATCCTATCGTAATCTTAGATATAATTAAGGAAGATACATCTACTACCGAAGATTATATTGAGACATGGACTATCAAGTGTGAAGATATCAATGGTAAGAGATTCACGTTGAAACTCGACATTCCTAAATTCATAAATGATCGCTTTATGAAATTGCGTGGTAACCTAAAAGTTTTGAATGGGCAGTTATTACTGCTTCCTATCATCAAAACAGATGAAGATACTTGTCAGATAGTATCAAGTTCATATAATAAGATCTTTGTTCGTCGTGTCAATCCTTCAAATGGTACTAAAACCACGAAATCCATGTCTGTGATTAATAAGTATCTCAAGAAGTATGATGGAAACAAAATGAAGATCATCGAAGGCGATAATAGCATTGTATGTTCGAAATACGATATTCCTATCGAGATGAGAGATATAGCTTCTAACTATAACAAAGTTATATTCAAAGATGGATCATATCTCTGTTTCAATATGGATGAACTTACTAGCCTGCCTTATATGAATCCTAAAGACAAGGATGATCCTACTATGACCCCTTACTATGTAAATGATAAGGGCAAGGTCGTTTGTAGTAATGCAGGAAACTTCGGTGCAGACATCATGTCTATAATCATATCTCATATGGGATTAGATTGCTTTGATGGTATAAAGGCGGATAAACGACTTTCATATTCTGAAGCTTCTATTCTTGCTACTGGAATTCCTGTTATTGTTGTCATGGCATACAGTGAAGGATTACAGCAGGCTATGGCTAAAGCCGGAGTAGAGTCGGAATTCCGTGAAACAAGACCTAAGGCTAATGAATCTTATATCAAGTTCTCTGATGGCTATATAGTATATCCGGATACTACAGCTAACTCACTTCTTATGAGCGGCTTGTATACCTGTAACACAGAAGATTACTCTATCAAAGATATCAACAACAAAAATATGTGGTTGGACTTCTTAGATAACTTTGGAGGAAGAATTAAAGCAGATGGTTTGGATAACTTCTATGACTGCATGTTTGATCCTATCACTAAAGAGATTTGTAATACGTATAATCTTCCAGATGATTATGTAACGGCTCTTGGTTATGCTAGTGCATTATTGGGAGATACGAAGTATAATCTTCATACAGATATCTCTGGCAATAGAATCCGCACCAATGAAATCATTGCTGCGTACTTCGATAAAGTTATTTCTAAAGCATATGGAGAATATCGCATTATGCTTAAGAGAAATAAGAAGGATGCGACTATGTCTGTCAAACAGTCAGCAGTAATTGATGCTGTACTTATGGATAGCACATGCTCTGATCTATCTGTATTGAATCCTCAGCTTGAAGCAGAGGAAGCTAATACGCTTTCATTCAAAGGCCTATCTGGTATGAACTCTGATAGATCTTACAGTCTTGATAAGCGTATATACAATCCTAGTATGTTCGGTGTGGTTGCATCGTCTACTGGTTTTGCCGCTAATGTTGGTATTACTCGTCAGGCTACGATAAATGCATCTGTAGAGGGTGTACGTGGAATGATCAAAACTCCTAAGGATGTAAATACACTTAATGCACTTAGCATCCATGAGGCTTTGAATCCTGGTTGTACTGTACATGATGATCCTATTCGTGTAGCAATGGGATTTATTCAGTCCACGAAACATCCAATGCGTATCAAGAAGGCTATGCCTAATCTTATAACTACCGGCATGGATGAAGCTATTCCATACATGACATCAGATTTGTTCTGTGCTACTTTCAAAGGAAAGAAAGGTAAGGTTCTTGACGTTACTGATAGATATCTTATCTATGAAGATAGCGATACCAAAGAACGTAAGTTCATCAATCTTTCTGAGCAGACAATGAAGAATTCAGATGGTGGATTCTATGTAACTCTTAAGCTCGATCCAAAAGTTAAGAAGGGGCAGATTCTTCATAACAATGATATTCTTGCTTATGATTCTACTTGTTATAAGAAACCAGTAGGTCTTGAAAAGAATACGAAGAATATGGCATATGCCATTGGAGCTATGTGTAAGCTTGCTATCCTTCCGACAGATGAAGGATACGAGGATTCATCTATCATTGATGAATACTTGTCAGATGCTATGAGCAGTACGTATGTAGTCAAGAAGGAAAAGATTCTGTCTAAGGATGCTAATGTATATAATCTGGTACAGAAAGGTTCTGCTATCAATGAGGGAGATCCTCTTATGGTATTCCAGAATGCATTTGAAGAAGAAGATGCTAACGCATTGCTTCGCTCTATCACCGATGATGACGTAGAAGCTGTATCTGATCTCGGACGTATACATCTTAGAAGTAAACTTTCTGGTTGGGTTCAGGATATCAAGATTTACAGAACTTGTGAGTTAGAGGATCTTTCTCCTTCTCTTAGAAAGATTTGTAAAGCTTATGAAGCACAGATCAAGAAAGATAAAGCCATGTTTGCAAAAAATAAAATTGAGGGTGCTAAATATCTCTTAGAGCCTGACTATAAACTTGAAGCAAACGGCAAACTCAAGAAAGCACAAGATAGCGTTCTTATCGAGTTCTATCTTAAGTGCGAAGATAAAATGGGTGTAGGCGATAAGCTTATCTATAATAACTCTATCAAGGGTGTCGTCAAAGATATAATGCCTAAGGGTGATGAGCCTAGAACAGAGTTCAGACCAGATGAACCAGTAGATGCTCTTCTTACTACATCAGCAGTTAATGCTCGTATGGTAAGTTCTATTATCATCACTGGAGCAATTAATAAGGCACTGGTTGAACTTGATCGTAAGTGTAAAGAAATGCTTGGGATTAAGTGGAAGAATCTTGATCAGATGTAAGTAAATAATTACAGATGAACAAAATGATAAAAAAGAAAGCGTTACTTCGGATACTTTCTTTTTCCATTGTATTAGCGTATGCTAATCAATGTATAAGTGGAGCTGCCATTACCCATATTTTATGGGCACGGCCAACGACCTTATTCATGCTTGATATACATTCAGCATCTGAGTTGAATGTAGTATCAGTACGAATGCCAGACTCTTTAAGGGCGAGTACGATGGCGTCGTCGAAGTTCTTAACTTCACTAACTTTCACAATTGTCACCTCTCTTTCTAGAATCGTGACAGCAGATATCCCTCTACCACTGCTATGGTAGAGGGGTTTTTCTGTGCTACGTATTCTTTATTCACTTATATTATATATAACTGAAATCTAGAGGCTTAACATTATATTATTGAAGGAGGTGTTTAACATGACTTTTGAAGAAATCAAAAAGGCTGCTGTTGATGCTATCACTTCAGCTCTCGATGAGAAAGCTAAGAACGAAGTCGTCAAGTTCCTGAAGGATCTTGTTGATACGGATCTTAAAGCTGTTGTCGACACGTTCGTTGATGAAGTAAAGAAACAGGCTGTTGATGAAAAGGGCTGGTGCTCTTTCCGCGATAAGTATTTCCTTCCGGGTCTTGTTCAGATCGCTATGTACGCTCTGGATAAGGTTCTTGGTAAGATGCTCGAAGCATCCCCGGCTGAGGCCGCTGCCGTAGAGGCTGCTGCTCCGGCTGTTGCGGAAGCTGCTGCAACGGAAGAGACGACGGCTACTCCGGTAGCCGAAGCTTCTCAGGCTGCTGAGGGCGAAATCGCTCAGTAATCAAAAAAAAAATACCCCTCTGCTCGTAATGGGCAGAGGGATATTTTGTGTCTTATGATTCAAAGAAGTAATTGAACTTGAGTTTCTCATCAAGATTCTCTACCTTAAACTTCTCCGTAAACATTTTCTTTATAACGTCTACAAGGTTCTCTACACCATTATCCATTTCGATAACAGCGTTCTTGATTACTATCGTATCACAAACCTTCTTAGGAGGCTCTTCGAACTGAACAAGAATGTTCAGATCTGGATACAGACTCTGATCGACAAAGATCAATTTGTCATTTACTCCTTGCAGTTTTGTAAGGAACTCTATCATTCCTTCATGGATGTTTTTGTAAATCGTAGGTTTATTAAGATCTATCATATTCTAACTCCCTTTCTTAGGATACCTGCTTTAACACTGCCAAAGCTTTACGGAGATCATCTCCGAAATGTCCATCAAGACGTTCTTTCAAGTCTAGTATGGCATCAACCATTCTATCCCCATAGTCTGGGTCATTGCCATCGAATACATCGATATTGAATTTCTTCTCTGGATCTATAGGGGTTAATATTAGGTTATCATTGATAAGTTTGGATTCATTTGGATAACCCTTTGAGAATACTACTGTTGTAGCTATATCTTTCTCTTCATTAAGCAACGGGCTAAATTTTACGTTGCGAAACTTATTAGAATCATTTATCTCATTAGCATCTGCCCAAGTCAAGTATCTGTTACTACGCAACTCAGTATTGCTAATGAGAACTTTTTTACCTGCTATGTCGCAGTTGTCATATGAAACATCTACAGCAACATATGCTCTTGCAGATCCTAACCATTTAGATCTTTGAAGACGGAATTCTACAATGAAATCTGTATAGAATTTTACACCCCAAATTATAGCTTTCTGTACAGACTTACTGCTAAGTATCAATCTCCCTAATGGATCTCTAAGCATAGCTCTAATAATTTTTTCAAACATTTTTTAATCTCCTTTTTGTTTAGTTAGACAAAAGACCTATCCTAATCGTATTGATTAGGATATAATTAAGATAGGTCTTTTTATTAGTTTGTGCGTTTAGAAGCGTTATGGGTATACTTACACTGCCTTACGCTTTTTGCACGATAATTTGATCATTTCTTTAGAAATTGAAGGTTTCATAAGATCCATAAATTTCATTTCCAATCTGAATTTTGCTTCCTTCAGAAATACAGGTTGTCTCTTGGAATTGATTTCAAAGATACTAGTGAGCCATTTCAATATAGTAGATAATTCATCGAACATTTCTATTTCAGATCTCCATTCTGAGATAGAGAATAAGAACTCAGCAATTTTCTCTAATGATCTGCAGAATGATTCTTTAGAAGTATAATCTACCTGTACGGAGATTTTATTCTTCTTAAAGATGATATCATGATTATACGACGAGATTTCATACACCATGATATTAGTAGATTCAACCTTCGATTCTTTCACTACAAACATCTTGAAACAACCAAAGAATGATCTACTAATCTTACTTGCAGTTGCGGTATCAATATCCATACCAATAGCATTTATAAACTTACTCATTAAACTTACCTCCTTTTCTTTCATTATTATAATATATCACTGAAAAAATGTACCGTCAAAAAATAAACCCGCTACTATTGTAGCGGGTATATGTCAGCAAAAATCTCCAATCAATCTGCATATGTTCAATGTATCGCACTCACTCTTTCCTTGGGTATTGAATATCATACCATCTTCGTTAGTTCGTACAGTGAGGTTTATATTTTTAGGGATTACAACTTCTTTTAAAGCTCTTTTCAAACCTTTCAAGGCGTAGTATGATTGTATAATCTCTCTATTGCTTGGAATCCAAGCATGGGTCATACTTTCATAGTCATCGGCATACCCGACTTGAAGCTCTTTGTAATATAAATTCAACTCTACCTCAATTATCTTTTTTTCATCCATGCGTTGCAGGATCGCAAGCAGCATTACCGGGTTGGCAATGACATTGCCACTATCGTCAATAGAAGTATATTTGTAATCTACTAAGATTTCCTCCTCTTTATCATCTGTAGGTATAGCAATTTTAAATCCATTTTCAATGTCTTTTTTCATCTTAATCAATCTCCTTTTCAATTTTACAAAATTTATCCCACTACCAGCAAGGTAGTGGGATATTCTTTAAGCTATCACTGCAAGGCCAACCATGATCAGATAGAAGCCAACCATAGCCCCTACCATTTTTGCTACGTTTGCCCACGATCCTTCAAGAACTTCTTCGAAGGCTACGTCATGGATAAAATACCAAGGAACATAGATACCTATCATCAATTTCTCTCCGATAGATCCGCTTCTGAACTTTTTACCTTTTAACATTTAAAATCATATCCTTTCAAATATACTTTATTCTCTTTCACTGATATTATATATACTTGAAATTTATGACTTTAACAAATGTTATCCTTTATGAACGTCGCTGAAGCTCAGTCCTACTTTAGGACCCGGAAGGATAATCTTGGACTTTTCTTTTGGCTCTTCTTCTTTGGTATTGAGAATGAAGTTTACAACCTCATCTACAACTTTACCAGTTGACAGAGTGTTCATCACGTAAGTCACGCCAAGAGCCTTGGTGATCTCATCAGCTGGTACGTTCTGAGCAATGATATTAGTCAGATCACTTACATGCTTCTTAAGCAATCTGTACGTATCATCAAGATATACTTTCTTGATGGTCTTAGAATTCTCTGCATCAGCATAGAAGATGCTGATGATCTGCATTACACTGTGAATGAAGTTAGGATTGAACGGAACTCCAATCTGTTCTTTCTCACCAGTAACAATCGTCGGCTTCAGAATAATCAATGGCTGACCAGGTTTACCTGGAGCAATCGACTTGATATACAGAGTCATATTGAATTCGCGCTTTGCGAACTTGCTCGTTTCCATCGCTGGATCTTCCAGAATGATATTCAGGAATTTCTCCATAGGTTTCAGTACGTCATTCTGTTCATTTTCTTTTGTAAGTGTAATCATTATCTTATCTCCTTTTTATATACAGTTAGAAATTAGTAATAGGTTCTAATGCCATTAGCTTTTAATAGGCAAATAGAAACCCTTCTTTATGATCTTTGGTTTTGGATAGACGTATAGCTAATCGTCCATCTTCCTCTCTAACTAGTTTGTAGTCTATTGCTCCATAGAAACCGGATGGTATATAGAATCTAGTCTTCACCAGGATATAGTTATCATCTTTGAATGTCTTCTCTACTTTTGCGAATTGAGTACCATCTTCAAATCTGATAATCTTGTCCATATTGTATACGCTATCTATTACGTCTACTTTGTCCTTTAGATTCAAGTCTTCCATTCCATATAGCTTTTTGTAATACAACTTAATCTCTATAGGATAATTCTCTACGCCTGATGGGATTCTTTCTTCTTCCATTACCATGTCTCCTTTTTGCTATAAGCTGTAATAGATAATTTATCTGTATCGATATCCCTAACAAGTCTGAAGTTGATCTTGCCACTCATATTCATGAATACATATGATGGGATATCTATAATAGACTTCAATGCGAATTGTCCATCTTCCTCTGATACGCTTTTGATCTCTCCGATCTTTCTATTACGATACATGATAGGTTTATAGAGATGCTGAAGCATAGCATCTCTAATTGTATCTATCTGGTATTCATCCTTAAAATATAATTCTCTTAATTCATCCCAAGATACAGTTAAATCTAATGGATATTCTTTATTTGGTTCATATATCTTATTATCTGACATCTGGATATCATCCTTCTTTACAAAAAAAAATATTTGGACACGGGTTGTTTGCTGCTGGTTGTATATGCCTCCCCCATATCTATCTGTCGTGTAAGTTTTAATTTTTTACATTTTTTCTTATATCAGGATATCTTACTTCTTATAGACTTAAAGTTTGATATAAGAGATTTAGGACAAAAGAGATACGATAACTCACTTAGGAGTTATCGTGTATTTGGTTCTTCTTTATCCTGGATTGAAAACGGAGTGCGGGTTGTTTGCTGCTGGCTCTATATGCTTCCCCCTATCTATCTGTCGTGTAAGTTTTAATTTTTTACATTTAGGATTGGTATTTCTCTCTTGTATCTAGTCTACTTTCTTTATAGACTTAAAGTTTGATATAAGAGAAATATGATAGATGATAACTCACTATGAGTTATCATCATATCTTATCATTTCTTCTCCTATATCTCGATACCCTCTCCTAGGTTGGATAATTGGCTGCGGCTGTTGTTGCTACCTGGTGTCTATCCATCTCCCCAATATCTATTTGTACTGTAACTTTTAATTTTTTATATTTTCTCTTACTATTCCAGATTACTTACTCTTATAGACTTAAAGTTTGATATAAGAGATTTAGGATATTTGACACAAGAGATATGATAACTCCTACTGAGTTATCATGTATTTACGCTTCTTTATCCTGGAAATAGAAACAGAGTGCGGGTTGTTTGCTGCTGGTTGTATATGCTCCCCCTATCTATCTGTCGTGTAAGTTTTAATTTTTTACATTTAGAATTACTATTTTCTCTTGTATCTAGTCTACTTTCTTTATAGACTTAAAGTTTGATATAAGAGATTTAGGATATTTGACACAAGTAATCATGATAACTCACTTAGGAGTTATCATGTATTTTAAGATGATGAATTGCTATTTCGTTAATGTTTTATCAATGGATTTACTTAACTGCGTATGCAAGTAAAACTAACATACCTATTTAGATATTGGAAGTATGTTGGATAACTAAATTGTATTTCAGGTTAATAAAAGATATATAAAAATATTGTTATCTAAAATAAGTATTTTATCATATCTTTATATTAGGGGGCTGCTTTATTACTTATTCGCAGCCCCCTATTATATAGTTATCATAATATATTTTTTTACATAATAATTTTATATTTTTTGTTAATTTGATATATAATCTACCTATCTAATATATTTCAAATAACTAGATACATATCTTACTTATACCTGTATATGTAGTCAAAGTAAGTCTATTCATAATACATTGACGATCGAGGTACGTGTCACGCATAAATACCATATCTCCTATAGGATTCTCACTAGGTACGCTAGCTCTCTTCATATCCTATATAGAAATCTATTTGTTACTTAACAGATGACACCTAAGTAAACTAAAGTAATTCTATAGGAGGATAAGCACAATGGCTGAAAAGATTAAATTCGAATCCAAAGATAAAAAGATGCTTGATTATACAGACTCACATATCCAGAAGGTATCTCAAGCATTCAAGAAGTACGGTACTCAGATTCTTAAAGAACTCGGTGCACCAGATCTTAACGATGATCTGTTTCACAGAGTAATTGCTCATGACAAGAGCAAGTACAGCGAAGAGGAGTTCATTGGATACCGTAAGCATTTCGATCCTAAACCAGGTGAGGATAAAGACGAGGCTGATGCTCTTTATGCAAGAGCATGGTTACATCACCAGAATACCAATAGCCACCATCCAGAATACTGGACGTTGATAGACGATAGCACTCATGAAGTAGATGGTAAGACAGAAGCATACGCTAAGATTACTTACTTAGCAATGCCTAAACTTGATATCGCAGAGATGCTGTGCGACTGGGCTGCATTTGGATCTCCTAGAGCATGGTTCGAAAAGAACCAGCAATACTATACGCATATCTTTCATCCAGATACGTATAGACTAGTAGACAAAGTAACCAAGAAGATTTGGGGATAAATATAATTAAACGGGGGAATAGAAAATGGTAATCAATATATACGTATATACATCTGGGCAGACTAACGACAAGTGCCCTTTATCGGGAAGGACTATCTCTAAGAATCTTGCAGAGCTGTTGTATGCAATAGAATGCCATAAAGATTCATTGGAAGATCAGATCATTCCGACATACGTTCTTATTACATCTCATATACTGGAAGATATGGACAACGACAATTCGATACCGGCTTGTAATATCTATACCATCATACCAAATGGAGAAGTATTAAGCAGAGAACCGGATGATTCTTGTACAGGATTGATCTACAAGAAAGCTGTTAAAGAAGTAACCACTACAGATATCAAGAAATATGGAATTGGGCCTAGAATGAAGATTGCATCTGCATTCATTCAATGGCATCAGGGATGCTATCTCGAGAATATCGATGGTTCTATATCTAAAGATATGGAAGACTTCATTAAAGAGAGTCGAGTAGAAACGAATGACTCTGTTGTAATTCGTACAGATCTTGATGCAGTATCTGCTATCATGAAGCATGGTGATTTAAACAGAGAAGATATTATCGCTGTACGGTTCCGTGACAATATGCTGAATACTCCAAAAGATATAGAAGACTTCTTGGAGTTATTGAGCAAAGTTATTCTGCCGAAAGACGATGGTACTAAACCATTCGTAGCTCCAGCAACTGAGATATTCATGTATGATATTGACGATTATAGATATGAGATTCAGTTCTCTGATAAATCAACCATAGAACGTCAGCCTAACGATGATGGAACTAATGATATCTTTATCGGAGAATGCGAAACAACCACGATGTCGGATTTGTAAAAATATATATGATACTGACATATATGTAATAGAAAAGAATCGGCTCAATTCTTGTCTATTACTGTTTCGGAAATATGATATGAAAGTTCAGTCTTTGCAAGTATTCCTTCACAACATCCCTCTACCTTCGGCTGGTAGAGGGATAACTTTTGTAAAAAATAATTTGTATCAAACATAGATGTAATCATACAAAGATCCGCATCCGCATAGCCAATAGTTATCATACGGTTTGTGTGCTTTGGAAATTGATCCGTCCATGAAGCCACCCTAAGGTACTAGGCATTGATAGCGGGAAATCGGCGCTGTATGATTCAAAATCCCACTCGTGATGATTCGGGTGGTATTATGTACGGGCTACGAGTGATCGTAGCCGATCAGTCGGCGTACTTGCCGACAAAAGGCTGCTGTGTGCGGCTAAATGAAGTTCCGAGATCTTCGAATCTAAAACTCGGATTATATAAGAGGCCGGCCATATTGGCGCCGGCCGGCTTCTTTATGTCTTTCAATCAGCGCACGCTGATTTATTTTTTATAGAGCTATTATCATAGCTCTAGTTATCTCTTGTGAATCACCTGACTTTCCGGATTTCGATTGATCCCGATAATGCACATACCAGATCAAATATTTGAAATTCATGATGACTAGCGTTAGCAAACGTAGATAACTTTTTAGAAGTACCGCTTATAATCGATTGAGTTCGAGACGGTGCAAACATCCCACCCTAAATGAATTATGCTATCTTACACAGTTTAACCCCTATCCTTAATTGGATAGGGGTTATCTGTGCAAAATTATTATACGCGTTACAATTAAGTAAACCAATAGGAGGTAATAAGAATATGCGTAAAGGACAACTTATCGTATTTGAGGGGCTTGATTGCTCCTTTAAAGAAACGAACAGTAAAGTTTTATTAAATCACATCGAGCAGAAATATGGGCATGATGTAAAACTTGTATCATTCCCACGTTATCAGAGTAAGGCATCATATTTTGTAACTGAGTATCTTTCTGGTAGATATGGTGTTCAGGAAGATCTTACCAGTAATGCTATCAGCAGTCTTTATATGGTTGATATGTTCGACTATATGAAAAAGATCGGGCAGAGGCATTTAGACAATGGTGGAATTCTCATCATGGATAGATATTGGTTTTCCAATCTCTATTATCGTCTTGGATGGATGAAAGAAAATGCATCTGACGATGAAGATTCTCCGTTCTATGCGAATGGTATCATTCATTCTGAATTGCCTAATGAAATAAGCAAACTTGCTTATGCATTTGAACTTCCAACGCCTGATCTGGTATACAAGATGATTAGCTCTAGTAATGCCATTAAAGACAAAGTTACTGCTAAGCATTCTCAGAATGATATTCACGAATCTGATCTAAAGTATCTGATGTACGTAAAAGAGGAATTTGACGCCTTTGATTTCGCACACCTCTGCTATCCGGCTAAAGAAGTAAAGCAAGTGAATATCACTGTATCATTTAATACAGCTGCAGTCGAGAATGGGTATGATGTAAAAGAAAGAGCAGATGTAGCTAAAGAAGTTATTGATGCTTATGAAGAGTTTAGAAAAGGGAGGAAATAACAATGGAAGATAAGACAAGATTTGTCCATCCTATCATTATCATTTCAGATCCTTCATTCAATACGTCGTCAGGATTACAGCTTGCAATGGATAAGATATTCGAGACTGTTAGAGATAATTCTAACAGACAGTTTATCTTTGGAATTGTAGAGAGATTAGACTGGCATGTATTCAATTATGCTAAGGAATATAAAGTTCCATTAGCTAATCTCCGTAATATCAGATTCAAACCTGATACTGATAAGAGATTCATCTCTAGAGCTATCGGAGATCTTATCCATACAGAACCATATAAGGTTATTGTATTCAGAGATAACAATGTTTCTGATATTGCTGGTGAACTTGTTGATCGTTGTATCGCTGCTGGATTGACAGTAGTTGATATCGATAGTTATGGCAATACTAAGTTTCTGAATTCAGAAACTAAAAGAGAACGTGCTAACTACTATTACAGAGAGAATCCGCATGATCATCACTGGGCAGATGTAGGTGGAGGAGAATACAGAAGATGAGCAGTAACTTTCGATTACAGGCAAAAGACATCAACTGGGTTGGTTTGCTGAACCTTATATCGCACAGAGGCGCTCAAGAATCTATGACAATTCTTCATACTATCTTTCCAGTAAAGATGGTAGATCAGAAGTTTGAACGTTTATGGAGAACTGGGTTGATAAGCCATGGAGAGCTTACTAAAAGAGGAGAAGAACTCTTTTGGTACTACAGAAGATTGAGCATCTCCTACATGCATTTGAAATTTTGGAATGATAATAATAAAGGTATTACTGTTTCTAAATTGCAGAAAAGTTTCTTTGCCAATTGGGTTCAGTCTATGGATCTCCACCCTAAGTATTTTGATCTTGCAGATGGGTGTGTAAAGCTTTCTAAGAAAGGTAAAAGAGCCTTGAAGCATTTAAGCTTCATGCTCAATAAAGATTCTAATCTTCAGTGTAAGGATTTGGATTATGAATTTCTTGTAAGGAATTTTAAAATTACTACGCAAGAAGTTGAATTCCTATTTCCAAGCAAGGTAGTTAGCCTTAAGCTTGGTAAACTACGAAACTAAAAGGAGACGATAGGATAGATGGTTAAGATTTTTACGTGGCTGAAAGGCTTATTCAGGCACCAACCAGAAGGCAAGTTTGACAAAGAAGCGCGTTTACTCGAGGAGGAGGATAAAGAGGTAGGCACTAACCGTTTTATGGCCTCACAGCTCATTTCTTTCTCTAATGCTTCATATACTTGTGCTGAAGCCGCACGAGTATGTATTGGTAAACATGCTGATGAAAATTATGAAAAACGCCTTGAGCATATCAAGAGGGTAGTAGGCAGAGGGCATGAATCTACTATTGCTCAGAGTAATATTGTCATGATGATTTCATATGATAATACATATCTTTCTGATTTTGCTCAGTGCTCAGATGCATTCAAATTCCTGAACATTTCAGATCGTATTCATGACGGAAGAAACTATCTTTTGATCGGTGGCTCTATTAGAGCTTATAAGTATTTCATTCGCCATGTGAGAGATCTGTCTAACCCATTCTGTATCAAGATCATAAATTCTCTGTACGGTGCTGCTGAAAGAGAATTCTTTGAGGACTTTATTGATGATGGAATCATGGTAGCAGATAAGTTTGGATTTGCTCCATTATCTGGAATTAAAGGGCAGTATGAGCATAAGTTCGATGAAAACGGGGATGCTTATGACGAAGAGGTAGCTGTAGATACAGGAGTGTATATGCAGCCTCAGACAAAAGGTAAGTATGTGGATATTATCCATTCAGATAATCCATATACCATATTCGATTTTGTAAAAGGATTCGGATTTGATATGACCGATGTCCTTCGTGTAACAGCATGTACGATTTTCTTCCATGACTTCTCGAGATCCACTTCCCAACAGATTACCAGGCATTTTGCTGGTATCTCTCAGGAGAGTCAGAGATATGTAGATTATTCTAAATCTCAGTTCATTTCTCCATTACCATTTGGAGATTATGATCTTAAGAAGCATTATCTTATCACGCTTTTCGACAAAGAAGTTTCTAAGACTGGAGAAGAGCTTGGTAACGAATTAGCAATGGTATACGGACAGCTTGTTCAACAGGGGATGCTTAAGCAGGATGCTCGTGCATATCTTCCGTTTAACGTAGCTACTAAGGTTCTTATGACATTCACCTTTGCAGATCTTATCCACTTTATCAAAGAGCGGGATAATAAAGCAGCACAGCCAGAAGTACAGGTCATGACTAGAGAACTTGAGCAGCTTCTTGCCCAGCATACTGAAACTACAGCCTTATTCTCTATGAATTCCATGAAGTCTCTTATCGAGGATGAAGAACGTCCTAGATATAAAGATATGGAGAAAGATCTTCAGAAGCTTGACAGTGAAATCGATGAAGTGATATCTGTCAAAGAAGAAGTGGAATATGTAAATAAATAATTCTGATATTACATCAGAATACTAAAATGTGACTATCTAAAACATAAGGGAGAGATTACTAATGGCCATGAACATGAGTAACTATATTAAAGAATTCGATACTTTTGAAGACGGTATCATTGAGCTTCGTAAGATGATTCCTTTCGTAAGCGGTATCCTCGGGGAATCTAACGTAGAAAAAGACGTTGTTTACAGTATGATGGATGAGGTTAAACGCCACTATCCGTCTATTCAGAATCCGGAATTTCCTACTGTTCCTGCTTTCAGCATTTCGGCTTATGAAGTAGGATTCAAGACGAGCGGCTTCTGCTCTTTTGGATGGAAGATCAATCGCAATAAGAAGGGTAAGGTTCATTATTCGTTCCGCATCTCTCTTCGCGACGGTCGTAATCACCTGGCTAATTTCAAGAAACTTGAAGAGAACGGCTGGACTATTATGAAATATCGCGCTAAGGAAGCAGCTCCAAAAAAGACGGCTCCAGAGAAGCTCGAGGTCATCAACGAAACCAAGGAGGTAGCTCCGAAAAAGGCTGACGTCATCACTGAAGCCAAGGTCTACGAGAAGAGCGTACCGAAGGTCGAAAAGATCACGGCTGAAAAGTAAATAATCATATTCAATAAACTCTAGGGTCTATGATCCTAGAGTCTTATTGTGCCTTTTGACATACGATTAAAGAGGTGATTATAATGGCTAGAGATCCTAACAACCTTAACAAAGGTCATTACGATACAACTGCTAAAAACCAAATGAGCATCAATTCTATCCCTAATTATACAAGGGAAGATTATGATCTAAATGATCCAAAAGATTTCAAGATGTATATCAAAGATGTAGAGCGTGAAATACGTAGTTCTATAGAGTATCAAAGATGTATCAACTACCTTAGGGAGAATGCAGGAATGGATCACTGCGCATATCTTCCAAATGTAACGAATGCTGAATCATTCAAAATTCGTATAGAGATACATCATGAGCCATTCACTCTCTATGATATTGTATTAGCTGTATACAATAAGAGAGCTGCTATGAGAGAAGACCTTTCTATCGAAATGGTCGCTAAAGAAGTTATTTATATTCATTATCAGAAATGGGTTGGATTGGTTCCATTATGTGAGATGATACATGATCTGGTTCATAATCAGTATCTGTTCGTTCCATCTACAATAGTATTTGGACAGTACAAAAAGTTCTTAGAAATGTATAAACCATTTATTGATCCTGAGACTCTTTGTACTATAGAAAAGATCGAGAAGCTTTCAGAGACATTCGATATTGATTCGGTTAGAGCTCTTATTGCTCCTCATATTCTTACGATCGATGCATCTCTTGCAGGAATGCCTAGCAATATGGATGATGTTCTTGCATACATTAAGAGCAATCTTGATCGTCTAAATAATGCCAAACCAGAAAATGTATAACTAGCTTAGCTCAATTATATATTATAGCTATGATAGTGAATAAATAAGTTTTCTAGGAGGAATAAGAATGAGAATTGTAGTAGAAAGATTCAAGAAACCAACTGGACGTATCACGCTACCGAAAGAAAGACCCTGGATGGTGGAGAAGCTCAGAAATTGGTTTGAGCGCCACGTTTTCATTCTGTGGTAATTAGAGTAAAAGAACCCTCGGGTTCTTTTTTTCTTTTAAACCCCTTGGTGAACATAAAGGTAAACCTACCCATATGGGGTTGATTAAAAAAACAGGAGGTATATACCATGATTAGAACAGGTATAGAGTGTCTGCTTGAGATGGCAAAGAATGATAACAATCATTGCTATGAAAATCTCAATGCAGAGATTGGGAAGATGAAATTGACAAATATTTTGTCTTCTATGGAACCATTGAAGAAGGGTGAGCTCAAGCATATGGCTGAGGCTGTTATAGTTCGCGACTGTAAGCGCCTTGATTGCTACTTTGTTGAACTCGGCCAGCTCTGTGACTATATGCAGGAGATGGGAGTTCATGACTTCAAAGAAGCCATTACTGACATCGCTGAGGCAAATAGCACCGACAACTTCAAACTTGAAGCTGGTAAATTTGCTGTATTGATCGATGAGAAGTCTTGTGATGAGGCTATCGAGGATGCTAAAGAAGCATCTAAGACTGATAACAAGAAACTTAAATCGAAGAAATGCGAAGCAGTTGCTATGATCGAGCGTGCATACGATGTTCTGCAGAAGCAGGGTATTCGTTGCATTCTCCAGCCTGCACGGTAATTTTTCTATGATCCCGGATGGCATTGCGCCATCTGGGGTTTCCGTGTCTTTTAGGCCTCCTACAGCAATGAAGCCAATAATATGATAAATAGTCATATATTATAACAGTGAAAGGAGGCGATCTATGTGTTGAGCTTTTTCAACGCAGTGAATTGCTATTGCGATGCTAGTTTAACCAAACTGGCAGATGGAACAGTTGTTACAGGGTCAGGTTACATCCTTACATATGAAGGTAATGTAATAGACAAGAAAGTCAAGATCATAGCTGATTCAACGAATAACTATGGAGAGATCTTGGCAATCTATATGGGAGTAGATGCACTTATAAGAGTGGCTGGATATGATGCCTTCTTGAATCTATTCTCAGACAGTAAGATCAGTGTATCTGGACTCACAGCATGGATATACAGTTGGATTAGGGATACAGATCCCTCAACTAGGATGATGCATAATTCATCTGGCCAACTGGTAGCCAACCAGGAGATCTTTTCTGCTATTGTAGGTTTGATCTGCAATGCCAGAACTCATCTCAACATCTTTCATCAAAGAGGTCACATGAATCCTGATAATGTAAGAGATATGAGGATCATGATGGAGGACTTTGAGAAGGACAATGGGACTGTGGTAGGCGAGGATATAATCAGAGAGATAACGTATTGGAATGATTGCATCGATAATCTAACCAGAGATACGTTACTAAGAGCAACCACAAGCCCAGGATTCAACAAAGAACAATACAAGAAGCCAATGGTGGTAGTTAGCAATGTCCTTAATATAGGCATGATGCAGGATTATCGCAAGCTCATTGGTTGATAAGGAGACGATAGCATGAGAGAAAATAACGGATTTGTAACAGTCGTAAGAGGGAATCGGTACAATAGCGATGTGATCGCTACACCGACATACGAAACGTTCAAGAAGTTATCTCCCGAGGTTCCGAAGTTTGGCGAGGATGGATATAATATGCTGAGAGATGCGATATATTCATTGCTTCGCCATTCGTTTAGTAAGTGCACCATAACGGCAGAGAATGGAGGTGGACTGGATCTCGGACTTATCGTCGAAACGTGTATCAGATATGCATCTATATATTATAGATGTGCAGATGATCGCAGCAAAGAGGGCGTACTCCAAATGCTTAGAAGCAATATTGGAGATATCGTCCGTAACTACAAAAACGAGCGGGATTGCTCAGCTGACATCAATCAAGTTTCCGAGAACATGTTCAACTCTATTAGAGATATCATAGAATCGGGGCGATCGTCAGATTGAACAAACCGCCTTCTAGATGGAGGTATATAAAATGGAAAAGTTAGTAAACGAGATTCTCCACTTCGGTGGATATTATAACGAAGGGTATAAAGAAAAAGCAGAATTCGAGCTCGAGAATATGAGTGATGATGAGCAGCGTAAGTTGCTCTCTGATCTCGAAAATAATCACGTTCATTTCGGGTATCAGGTGTTTAGCCGGTACCTTACCAAGGAAGAGATTAATAAGTTCAACGAGATCGTAATGGCTTGTGGTGGTGATCTCCAAGAAGCATGCTATCGCTATCCGTATGCGTATATGCATCTTGACTTTGACCATCATACATTAGTATTTGATGATGAGCTGGTAAGTGATGAGAGCTTGCAGAGTGTCATCAATATGATGCATGTAGTAAATGCCAAGAGAAAGTTCGACCCTGAATATAGGGCCTCTATAGGTCTTCCGCCAATTGAGCAGAAGCCGTTAACGATGGAGGGCCTAGCCGAACAACTTAAAGCACAGAAAGGAAAGAAAGATCCGTATAAAGGTCTTGACGGGCAGAGAAGGTATATGAAAGGTATGGAGGACGAAATAAAAAAATCCAGGCCTATCAACTATTTCAATACGCCTGAAGAGAAAGTAGAACAACCAGTGTCCGTTCCAGAAGAACAAAAGTCTTTCAGTGACTCTATCGTTGAAGGAATGGATATCGGATATGATTCATTAGTCGAGGGAGGCATCGAGGATATCGAGCAGATTACTAATCCTCAGATGCAGCAGCAGCAACCTATGATGAATCCAGGCCAAATTCAAATGGGCAATCAGTTTGCACAGGATTATCAAGTATGCTATGGCTACTACGTATTTCTGTACAACCGTGCCCAGATGGGAGACATAATGGCACAACAGGAATTGCAAATGTTCAATCCAATGAGATGGTTTGGACAGCCGAACAATCAGCCGATGCAGGTAGGGTTAGCAGGATTTACTAACGTACATGCAAACGAAAAACAGCAGCCATCAGAGCCGGTAAAGCAGAATAGCTTTATGGATGGCATGGTAGACACTAATAGTGGGGCAACTCCGAGTGAGTTGTCCGTTGATCCGTCTTCTCTTATCATGACTGAAGAAGAGGAGAAGAAAGAATCATTTGTTTATGATGAGAATGCCAAGGGAGTTATTCCTCCGTTGGAAGTATCTCTCAGAATGGCAGATCAGACCCAGCATCCGAATGCACCAAGACCAGTAGTTCAGCAGCAACAGATGCAAACTCCTATGAGTTTCTCTAATGGATTCACTGGTGGTAATTCTGGATTTGCAATGCCAATGAATATGGGTTTTATGGCGAGCCCAACAATGCCACCTGGGATGGCTATACCAACTCCCAGCATGTTTAGTCCTCAGCAGCAGGCACAAGCAAACTCGGTAAAGAGTCAGTTAGCTGCGATGGGTCTGAAGGTAAAGAAGATTGGTGGAGATAAGCCACCAGTAAGTCAGCAGGCTATAAACATCGACAGAATGTGCACTAAACATGAAGCAGATGGAAGTTCAGAGCTTAAGCTTAGCAGCTTTGGTAATGTACTCAGAGGAGGAATTCCGGTAGATGCAGGTTTGGATCAAAGTCCAGCAGATCCTACAACTCCGGAGGGAAGAGCTAGCATCAAAGAGTATAGAGAAAAGGTAAGAGCCGAGATGCAGAGACGCTGTACTCCGGGAGCTTACACGCCTCAGAATATGACGATCTATACTGATGCACATCCAGAGGGTATTCATGAATCACAGCCAGGCTTTGCAGAAGAGAAAGCAAAGATGGCTAAAAGCATGGGTTTAGAGCCCATGTCGAAAGAATCTGTAGATGCACTTAAGCAGACGGGATTCAAACAAACCGCAGAGACCTTAGCTGGTAACGGATCAGCAGCGTATAAGACGCCGTTGCAGATTGCCAGAGAGAAAGCTATGGGAGCTACCCCTATTCAACAGTCTCCATTTATGATGGGGATGGGGTATCAGCAGAACATAGATCCAACGGTAGGAATAGGACATATTCCAGATGATGTGGATAATTTGTTCTTCCCACAGATGTATTATCCAGGAATGGGTAAGGCATGGATGAGACCGACAGAAGAAGAACTCGAAGCCGGGTATTCTGGATTGGTTTCCGTCAGCAGAGATGGAAAGAATCCATTAGAAAAAGAATTCAAAGAAGTAGAAGAACTTCGTAGAAAATATAGAAGTAAGAACAAGATTCGCTTCTACAATCCAGAAACTGACGGTACTGGAATTACTATTGTTAGGAGAGCGCCGGGAGAGACAGAAGAAGCTGTAGAGGAGCCGGCTCTTAACTATAAAGAAGCAAGCGTACTGAATCAGATGAAGAAAGAAGACGATGTCGAGTATAAACTGGCTGATGCATTAGCTAGATATAATCAGACTATGGCCGATAATCTTCTTTGGTTTAGAAAGAATAAACCTTTGCAGGAGTATCTGGAAGTAAGAAGAGAAGCTGTTGATCAGCTTACTCGTTATCGTAATCAAGATCCAGCAGCTCCAACAAAGAACGTATTCATGTCTATAAATGACAATGTCACTATCGATGAACCTATCCATGAGTATAAGATGGATGAATTAAAGCGCATGGCAAATGAGCTTGAAAAGAAGGCAGAAGAAAGCAGTGTCGCAGGTAAGGAAAAACAGATTATCAGATCTTACCAGCGTCAGGCTGATATCATTAATAGCGAAGCCAAGAAATCCGCAGGGATGGAAGGCGATGAGAATAGCGTAATGAATATCATGCGTCGTCTTCAGGCTTTAAGAAACATTCAGGTTATCTCTTATGGTGATGATCAGGGACATCAGGCTATCAAGAATAAGCTTGATGAACTCCCACCGATTCAGATCGATGCACATAATCAGTATATGATTTGGAAGAAGCTGAAACGCGGCTGTTGGGATGGTAAACCACAAGATTTCGACAAGGTGTTTGATGAGTGGTGGTATGGACCTAGGACTACCACTAAGAAGCAGCGTATCGAGAAGTGGAGAGCCTACAAAGCTCATATGAGTGGATTGGTTAGCGACTTCCTCAATAGAGCTATCGCTATGCAGCCTACCAAAGAACAAATCATGTATCAGGTTAGATCTGAAACCATGAAAAACTGGAGAGAATTCGATCAGGGCTATATGAGAGATGATATGACTACTGCAGAGTTCTTGGATGCTTGGTCATTCTTACATGCACGTTGCGCCGATGAGCGTATCGAAGAGCAGATAAGAAGTATGAAGAATCTCTATGATCCGAAAGGATATATGGATCTTGTGACTAAGAGCGCAATGCAAGATGCTGCTATGCGTGGAGAAGAGTATAAGTTCACTGACTCTAAGGAGTATAATGACAAGAGGCAGAAGTTCATCGATGCCATCTTCCATAGTACGCCAAGAGGAACTATCGCTTAAGGAGGCAGACACATGGCTATTCAAATGAGAGCAGCCTCTCTGGCTGCCATCTATGGTAAGCATAAAAAGATTGAAAACTTCGATTGGGATGGTTTAATCCATCCGCCAATCGCAGCATATCTTTCTCAGAAAGATATTGATGATCTTAGGTATATAGCTACATCTCCTAGACTTGGTGGTACAAGTAAGAAGAAAAAGTTTAAGATGATGGATAATATCTTGAATCCGAAAGGATTCATAAGAATGACAGCAGGGACTAATCGAGTCATATATCGTTGTGACTTTGATCAGTCCTTTCTGTTTAAGATAGCTATAGACGATGTTGGGATCAGGGACTCTCCTGCTGAGTATTTTAATCAGCAGTTCTTGAAACCATTTTTCCCAAAGGTATTCGATGTAACTCCATGCGGAACCGTTGGAATGTTCGAGAGGGTTGAGCCAATTCTCTCAAGACATGAATTTTCTAATGTGGCTGGAGATATCTTCGATCTTCTTAATCGAAAGATACTTGGAAAGTATGTGCTTGAGGATATCGGAACAGACTTCTTCAAGAATTGGGGATTAAGAGAAAATTTTGGACCAGTATTATTAGACTTTCCATATCTCTATGAGGTAGATGGAAATAAATTGGTATGCACTAATGTGCTACCTAATGGAACAGTTTGTGGTGGTCTGATAGATTATGATGACGGTTATAACACCTTAGTATGTGAGTGTTGTCATAAGAGATATAGCGCAAGATCATTGGGCAAAGACAATGGAGCTATGTCGCTGTCAGACAAGTATAATTCAGAAAGAAGGAATATAAAAATGGCAGGAAAAGTAGGTATTACAAGAGCCGATGGTACTACGTATGGGTGGAGTCCTGAAGCTCCGGAGAACGATATTATGGGTGATGATGTCATCAAGATTCGTCCGAGCTATGGAGATGGAATCTCTATCGTATATCGTCAGCGCAAGAATAAGCGTAACAAGAACAATCGAAATGAAAAACAGCAGTTCGAACATAAGCCGGCAAAAACAGTTACGGCTGAAGTCCCAAAGAAGAAAGAAGAACTTCTTATTGTCGAAGGGGAATCCGCAGCTCCAAAGAATGAAGCATGTGAATGCGAGCAGTGTGGATGCCATAAGGAAGAGTATAACACTGAGCATGAGCGTGTGTTCACCAAAGAAGAGATGAACGACGTTGTAAAGAGCTTCGCTGAGGATACTCTTAAAGAGCAAAGAGAGGTTGCTGCTGAAACAGACGAACTTATCGCTGAAGGTAAGGTCGGAGCGGCTGCTCGTGTAATGATTCGCGAATTCATCAATGATAAGGCTTATGAGTTCCTTACTAAGGATACTGAAGGTCTTACAGATGAAGAAGCCGAAAAGAAAGCAAACGATGATCAGAAGAATCGTATGTTGGATTATCTGATCACGGCTACTCTCATCGAATATCCGAATATCAATGAGAAGGTAGTTAAACAGGTAGTCGACGATTTCGTTGAGACCGGTATGGGTTATAATCATAATCCTGAAGAGGTTGAAAACGAAACTACTGAAGAAGAGGAAGAAGCTGCACCGCCAACTAAAGAGGATGACTTTGAGGTTCATGCGGTTACAGCCAAAGACCTTTATTAAAGGAGAGTGAACCACAATGTGGGGAAACATCATTTTCAGTGATTCTATGGAAGATGTTCAGTGGGCCATGGCTAATCACTACAAGGTCATCGCATTGGTTGATGACCCAACACCATATAGACAGTTCTCCGACATTGTTCCATTGAGTAATCTGCTGCCTCCAACGGCAGCTATTACTTCGGAGATCGACGGAGATAAAGTTACTGCAGAAGCTATCTATCGGCAGTATCTGAATACAAAAGATCCAATGGAATCTATCGGCGTGGTATTATTGGCACTGATGGCTGGAATCAATGTAATGATTTACCTGCCTATAGATGAATCTATGGCATTTAACTTCATTCAGATCTTTGCTCAGTATTTTGCAGAGCAATTCGGTATCAATATTGGCTCCATGGCAGTTCCAGCAACTATGATTGGCGATCCTCAGCATATGGCTTGTATCGCTAATCTGTTATACTCATTTGATTACATCCCATTCAGCCAGTATTGTATGATGATGCCGGCATGGGTTCCACCAGCTCCTGTAGTTATCGATAAGATGATGAAGGCTATGTGTTATAACTTCCCTGGTGGGATGGATGAATGCGTTAAGTTCTGTATGACTTATATTGCGAATTCAAAGAATCGTCTACAAACAGAGACAATGGGACAAGCTCAGGCGAATGCCGGAAAGCAAAACCCGATGTTTCTGATGGATGATGTGAAGGCAGCTGATATAAAATGATAGTCTTTACAGATATATCAATGATCCCATATGTCAAGGATCGTGGATGGCATATGTTTAATCTACTCTGTCCTGCAATGATTGGGGATAGAGTAGATTTACTATATCCACCAAAAGAGATTAAGGACAGAGCGTCATTTGATAGCAATCTTTTCGAGCAGTTTTATACTGGTTGGATTTTGAATGATCAAAATGCGTTCATAACTTTCATGGAAATTATCATGGGAGATTACTATTCTAGCAATGCGGTAGTTTTTACGGATTTCAGATACGACGTTATAGATTCTATTGTAGATTGCCTTATCAAGTTCATCCGTTCTAGGTATGGACTCAAGGCGATTATTGCATATGACGTTGAAGACATCGGTAAGTGCACAGATACTTGTATGAGTCCTGCAGGACTGCAAGCATTCATGCAAGATAAAGAATGGTATACGCAGAGAACAGCTAATATTGAGGCTTTGAAATCAAGTCTCGATATGGTGGAGGACATGAACAATGGGTCAGTCTAATCCAGATAGATATACCACTCCCTTGCCTTATATCAAGGGGTATATACGAGAGTATGATATGTCTAAAGCTAACATATCTATCTTGTATTACAAGCATCTGATTTCAAAAGAGCAATATGATTATTTGTACGTAGCTCCTAGGATGGAGAGACAGGTAACCGTTGGACTTATGCAGAAGCAAGATCCAGAACTTAGCAAGTCTTTGCTGTCTGGATTTGCTGAAGCTCGACAATTGTTCTATGATGCTAATGGAATAACACAGAATGATATCGTATCTGTTAGAAAGGATGCGATATTCGTTCTTAATAAAGTTCCAAAAGATACTGACTTTGGTTGTTTACACTTTACTTGTAGGAATACGTATAATGTGTTCTGCAAACTGCTTGACAAAATAGAAGCTTACTATGCGGTAAGCTCTGATGATGAACTTTTAGATGTCAAAGGGATTGGCGATGAAACACTTAAATTACATGAAGGATATATGTCAGATATACTGGCTACAATATTCTCATGCAGTATGGTTTCAGCTAAAGATGCTCTTGACATTATTCAAAATATATCTAGTTTATATCTTAACTGGCAAATCGATCCGAATAACTTTAGGGAGTTTAACAACAGATCTCTGTTTAGAACATTCTATCGTTTGCAGGGCGGAAGAGCTTATCTTCAGCAGTTGCCAGAGGATATCGAAAGGTATAAAAAGTTCATTGATACATCATACAATTATTGTCTATTGCAGCAACTGTATTCAACATTCATCAATATGGTGATTTGAGACAAAATATCAGGGATGGCATTACGCCATCCCTTTTATTTTTTTTTTATCTCAACTTTTCAAAACCCATATCAGCTAAGAAACTTCCCAAGTTCTTATCTTCATTCATCATATTTCCAACTCTAGCCTTTTTCTTTCTAGCCGGCTCCATACCATTAAGATTAACAACAAACTCAGTCACTATCAAGTTAACCTGAACAACAAGCACTTCCATGAAATTCTTTCCATAGTATAAGTTGAACTTATCAAGCATAGCCGATCCTTCAAGTCTAGTAAGAAGAATATCCATCACTCCATGATTGATCTCTATCTCTTGCTTAGAATTGATATAAGGAATAGCTCCGGTCATATTGCTAAAGTGATAAATATAGTATTGATTTATCGCATCAGCAATGAGGCTCTTCAACAGTGTTGGGGACTCTTTATCAAAATATTCTACTCTGTAAGCAACTGTCTTAGCATCGATAAACTGCTTGATCATCAGTGCGATGAAAATGAATGCACTGTATAATGCAATACGGGTAATGTCAAGATAAATCCCAATAGTAAAAAGCACAATCAACGAGACGTACTTATTAATCACCGCTGTAAAAAACTTATCAATCATGAATTGTTTTGTGGCATTACATATTGATGCCACTCTCTCCAAAAAAGTATGCATTCTTAGCACTCCAATCTTCTAACGTATTTGCTATACTTAATAGTTGAAGTGCACGTTTTTCACTCGGATCATACATAGTGAGTTCTTTCTTCAAAGTATGGAGAATCTTGTAATAGATATCTCTACTTACACCACGCTGATATCTCTGAAGGAATTCAACCCAATTTCCAAATACCATATTAGTTGGAAGGAAGAAACTTGGGTCATGGTGCTGCAACTGATGACATGTTTTGCAAAGCATGACAGTTGCTACTCTATGCTCTGTGTGTTCGATACCCAGCATCTTGATAAGATCGAATGTAGTAATACAACCACCACTGTTGATCACATGCTCTGTAATGATAAAGGCGATATCAAATATCGTAAGAATATGATGATGCATCTCAATCGTTGCCATCTCTTCCTCCTCACCTGATTTGATATTAGAGTGATACTGACAGCAATTGATACCAATCTCTGACATGAGATGAGCTTTATAATGCCGATACAGCTTAGAGTGTCTAAACTGAGAAATGGCATTCTTTATGAAATTTTTATAGAACTCTATATCTTCAAGAGTTTCTCTAGTCTGGGCCATACTGATATCATAACCAGCGTTAGGAGAGGACATAGTCGGATTAGAATCATTGTAGACAAACAGGTCAGGATAGTCTGTCGGATTCATCTGAGGAACTTCATTCATTGTAATTACCTCCAATATGGTTAATTACTGATATGTCGCCTAAAGTAACCCTGGTTACATATTATTAATAATCGAAGAAAAGGGGGATTAAAGGTGCTATCTAGTATATCGATACAGAAAATATATACAGAGAATCCTTTTATCGATTCTTTGCTGTACTTTACAAAGTATTTGGCGTACAATTCTGTCGTTAAACTTAGTAGAGATGCAGATCAAGCAGAAACAACTAAGAGCATTAAGGAAGGAGATCTATATATAATCTCGTATGAAGGTAGAGGTTCATTCCCTCTCTATGAATACGACGAAACTGATTTATCAAATGCCGGTGTACCGAAAGAAGATCTGAGAGATTATGCTTTGCATAACTCCAAAATTCCTGATAAGTATAGAGATAAACTTACTGCTATTGGGCAGAAAAAGTTTCTCGACAACTATATCGAAAATAATAACTACTATAGAAAACTTATGGGTTTACCTAACATCGGAGATTATGGTATTCCTATAAAGAACTATGAATATCTTATCCCAGATGGCAATGAATTTGATGGAACCTATATCCATGATATAGGTTATAAGGCATGTCGGATGCTCGATTCCTATGGAATCCTTGATCAAATTAAAGCTGACTATCCGAATGCTTCTTATCTACAATACTGCACATGTGGTATTACAGCGTATAAAGCACGCAAAGCGTTCGACTACCAGGTATTATATAGGCCTAGTACCGGAATCGTTGAAATCGATGAAAAGTTCGACTCTAAGTATGCCTTGAATAGGGCGTTCATGATTCATTCTATGTACAGTGAGGCCTTTGCTACGGAATCAGATTATTATGATAACTTCATGGGAATCATGATAATGCTAATGACAATGGTAGATATGATATCAGAAGTTCAGGATGATATTCTGAAAAGAGATATTCTTGATGCTAGATGTATCGAGTTTATTTTCCAGCAATATGGTATTCCATATTATCATTCTATTCCATTAATGTATCAGACTAGAATGGTTAAGCAGGTAAATAACCTTATACGTAACAAATCATGCATGCAAGGAATGCTTAACTTCATAGATCTGTTTGGCTGTGGAGATATTCAGGTATTCAAATACTATCTTCTTAAAGACCGTAAGGCTGATGCATGGGGTAACTATCTATACAACCTTGCTACGACAATCACATCTGTAGATAATACTACCGTTCTTCATCAGGAGACTAAAGCCACTATTACGAATGATACGGTTCCATTTCCTTTCTCATGGTTTTTACAGAAAGGCAATGTCTTATTCATTTTCTTAGATGGACATAAATTGGTAGAGAATATAGACTATGAGATCTACAACTATGACAAGATTAGGTTCTTAAATAACTCTAATGCTGGTCATTCTGAAATAGAATATGAATTCTATTATGATAAAACTACAATGACTACAGACTTCATTCCAGATAAAGATAATGGAGTGAATATGGTATATGAAGATATAGTTGCTACCAGCAACTCTCTTGAATTCCATGCTCCATATTCAAGCTATTTTATCGATGGAAATCAAGTGATAGTGGTATTGGATGGGCATCCGCTCAATCCTAACTTCTATACAATCAATGATAAGACTATTGATGTCATTGACAACTATGTTCTTAAAGGTCGACCGATAACGTTGATTTACATATATGGCAACAAGTTTGTTACTTACTTTAAGAAAGTAAATTCTGTCGCCTATGTACGTGGTCAAACTAAATTTGCAATACCTGAACCATTTAAGAATTATACTATCAATGGTAATCAGTTCTTTATTACTATTGGTAATACCATGATTGACCCTAGAAGATATACGATAAATCTTGATGGGACAATTGACCTCTCTGATATAAAGATGCTTGCTGGAAGAGCTGTTACATTCAACTTCTTGTATTCTAAGCACTCTATTTACACACCTGTAAATATTATGCATTCGGTTCAAACTATAGTGGCTACAGATTATTTTCAATGCGAATTTGATCTGCAGTTTCCAATAGCTCAGTATCTTAAGTTTGGATATAGAGTATATGTAGAGCTTAGAGGATGGTTCTTATCAGATGAATACTATGACGTTTATACAAATAAGCTGCAGTTCAGAGATATAGCTATCGGATTACATCCTGGAGAAGTAATGAAGATTCATTATATTTATGGACCTACAGAAGAAAATATCGTAGTTGGACATGACTATCGCGTAGCTCAATCTAAGTATCAAGATACGTACGATATATCTTATCCGACTGAGAATTATTTCCTTAAAGGAAATCAGCTGTTTATAGATTCAAATGGATACATCATGGAAGAAGGAAAAGACTATTATCTTTCTTCTGATAAGTCTAAGGTAACAATAACGAACAAAGATATTCTTCCTTTTAAAGGACAGAGAGTAAATCTGACGTTTATGTATAATGCAGAATCTGAGAATAGCGTAAAGATAAAAGAGCAGTATATGACTGCTGAATCCGATGGGCAATCAGTATTCTATCTGAATTTCCCATTCTATCCATATCTGGAAACAGGACAGGGATTCCTTCTCTTCCATAAATCTAGATTAGTACCATATGATAGAATTACTATCAATCAGTACAATGTAACTGTTGAAGGAATGACAGTTAAGAAAGGTGATGTACTGGTTGCATTATTCGTATTCAATAATAAGTATCTCATCGATCAGACTAAATTGCTCACGGTAAAAGAACTTACGGTTCCATTGAACTTCAACCTCCCAAATCCAGATCTTGATATAGAGGTTCCGGTTCCTTTCGATGATTACATTGAGAATGATTGGCCGTTATTCGCCGATTCGAACAAACAGCTTATAGATGAAAGTAAGTTTGAATATCTGAACAATACCATGCTTTTTATCAAGCCTACAGATGTAAAGCAATATTCATCTATGACGTTTACCTTTATCTACAAGAACTATGCACCATACATCAATACTGAATCTACTGAAGATTTCAGTAAAGATGCTGATCTTAAGTTCGTAAGAATTCCTTTGGATAGTAAGCATCCATTAGAATACTTAAAGAATCAGAAGGGAGTACGTACATATGATAGCGTTACTCTATCTGATAAATTCTGGGATGGAGATGACAATGTCGATAATGTTCATGAGGCTTTGAAAGCTCAGATACTTAAGAGACCATTTAACTATGCAAGAACCAAATATATGACAATAGATTATGTGGTTGATCTTACTGAGATGGCTTTTCAGATTCCTTATTTCTATAATATGCTCTATGACGACGTATTCAAAGAGAACTTGTTGACGTTTGAAATCCCCACCATCTCTCCTAATAAGAAATTTAAGTTAGCTGATCTGTTCGTGTATATGACGGCTCTGGCTCATAACTTTAGCGGGATAACCGATAAAATTATGGATTCTCCTACTCAGGCAATGTGGGTAAAAGGATTTAACTTTAGATCTGACTTAGGGGCTCTAAAGCAGTATATTTTGGATAATAGAAGGCTCTGGACAGATTATGATGTATTTGGGTTTATGGAAGAAGAAACACAGATTCCAGATATGAAAGAGTTTGTCAAGATCTATAAGACTAACAAGAGCGTTTGGAAGACGATTGTTCATGGAATGAGAGAAGCTCCAAACTATGATATCTATTCCATATGGAAAAAGATGTATGATAGTCTAATGGTATGGAAGTATAATCTCGAGTTCTTTAAACTTGCAGATGGTACAATAGCCCCTACCTATACTGAATTCTTGAAAGAAGAAGACAATGTACTGTATACTTCTATCATTTCAATTACATCGATTGACGATAAAGAATCTAGAGAGAACCAGATAGTTACGATTATTTCAGATATCGTATATATCCTTGAGCAGTATCTGGATTCTAAAGAGTTCAAGTATATCTACAATCAGTTCCCTGGCGTGTCAGCCGAATATCTCCTCCAGTATCTGTTCACTATGATTAATTTCTTTAAGTCATATAAGGTTATTCTTCATGAGATGAACGTAGACTTTACGATAGGTAACGATCCAGATACATCTACAATCAGGTTTAACGATACTAAAGATACAATTGTTTCTTTAAGCAAACTCGACTATATGAAATCTAGGGAAGTTACAAAGTCATTGGTTACTCTTCATAAGGATGATAAAGTAGGATTCAATGACAATGCTTCATTTAGGTATACCTTTACGTAATAAGGCATTGTGAAAACATAGTAATAATTTGAACAGAGAGGAGAGTAACTAATGAACAGTTATAAGTTGCTTCCTTTGAAAGATAATCTTAGCCTCAATGAAAAAAGCTCAATAATTAGTCTTGATAAAGATGCCCTACCAAAAGGCGGAATTGTCAATATAACTAATGACCTTGGAGAGGTTATCTTTGAAGGAATACACAATAAAATCACATTAGCCGGAGCCGGCTTTTTAGCTAGATCGATGTTTGACCTTCCTGGAACAGAAGTAACCCCATCATATAACAATGCATTATCTCTTGATAATACTATCAATACGACGGTTCCTGGAGATACTTATAAAACATGCTTGTTCTGCGTAGGTGTAGATGGTTGTGGGCGTGAGAACTCTGCTGTTGTTGAGGAGGACTATAAACACTGGATCGATGAAGATCATATAGTTCCTTTTCAATATAGACCTCAGACTAAAGATCTGAGCGATTCAGAGCGTAACTCTACATATATGGGAAGAAAGACCATTGGAAATACTTTCTTTGCATACTACTTCAAGACGTTTGATGCAGCACCTGTGTTAAACCAGTATCTTGAAGATGGCACTCCTATTGATGGAACCATTTATAAGAGTACATCATTGCTCCCAGCATATACAGTAGTAAACATGCAGATGTCTATTACGACCTCAGACATTCGTGATTACTTCATTGCTACAACTGGTATCAATGATGCACGAATCAACTCTATCTCGTTATGTCTTGGATGGAAAAAGACCATCTCTGGATATCCAGTCTATCAGGATATTCGTCCAATGACGAGACTCAACTTCCCTAACGAAACTCTTATTGACCTTCGTAAAGGAATTCATATCGATTACTCGGTTTACTTCTAAATCAAAATAATATCCCCATAGCGTAATGCTATGGGGAATATTTTGTCTTTTAATCATCACTGAATGCATCAGCTACATCAATGTCATAAAGTCTAACCTGAGAATCATGGAATGCCTTAAGAGAGATAACCTTAAGTCTAGAAGCAATCTGAGGAGTAGCAGTACCTACATTTGTAAGACCAAGCCTATAGAACATATTTCCAGCACACTTGTTGCAAATCTGTTCACTCTCGCATCTAGAGCTATACCGCATCCTTACAGTCTTTCCGATATATTTGCTACGCATCTCATAAGTCAGCTCTACAAGCTTGCTTCCTTCTACGATGTAGTTATACATCCACATATCTATATTCTTAGGTGTGAGTGTAATCTCAATTGTCTTCTTAGTTCCACAGTCACTACCAGCAGGACCTAACTTCATATGCTGGAATGCACGCAAAAATAACTTCTCCCAATAACCACCAACTCGTGTAGCAACCGCACGGCTATAAGGTCCAGCTGCTAAGCTCTTAGCTGCTTTTACATAGTCATCTTTGCTAATTCCATCGATATAGTTAGATGTAATGATGTCATATCCCTTACCGACTTCTGGATCTTTTACAGCTCCACGCATGACGAACAGATTCTTGAAGTTGTTTTTGAATGAGCCTTTAGCTCCAGATCCATAGATATCCATAGATGGATCATCTTTAAGAATCTCTTTAGCTTTATCCAATAGAGCCTTCTCGATATCAGCAGTTACCTTTTCATCACCAGCTTCAATAGCTTTAGCATGCTTGGTCAATAATTGCTTCTTAAACTTATCGAGTTCTTTACTCATGGTGAGCATTTTGAGAGTAAAGGATGGAGCAAGTACATTGGAATATGGTTGGCATTTCTGACAACGCATAAGGAAACGTTTAAGAACTGGCAGCTCTACCTGATTTTCTAATAGAGCAAAAGAAATTCTATCACTGATATCACTTACTAAGTCATCTGTTACTGGCTCATTGATGTACTTAAACAAATCGAATAAGTCCTGTTCAATAAACATCTTGTTGAACACATATCTTCCGACTGTAGTGGTGAAAGAATTTTTATTCTTCTTGCCTTCAGGACCATAAGAACCTGCTGGGATTGTTACTACATCATACGGATTGAATCTTTTCTTTCCTTTGAAAACACCGAAGTTATCCATGATAAAGGATAACTTTTCTACATCATGCTGCGTTAAACCAACAAGATACTTTATATCTTCTGGATTGGTAATGACTTTGCTTACACGCTTTACAGCCATTTTATTACCTCCATCTCTAATTTATAATCTAGATTTCTTTAATAGTCTGTTTTTAATGGTATTTAGTACATTTAAGTAATATGTAAGGAGGTAGATTAGATATGAGAGTAGCGCTTGTAAAGAATTTGGATGCTGGTGGGATTTATGTAGTCCCGGAAGAGATGGACAAAGAAGGAGTACGTATTACGGCTGTATTTGTAGATGGAAACAAATTGCCTGATACGAACTATGTATCTTATGGGCCGCGCAAAGTTGACTTGAAACTCAACATGCCGACTGATACTAAGGTAGAAGCTGAAGTAGACGAGCTGTAAGATTATCCCACTACTCATTGCGAGTAGTGGGTTTTATTTTTTGATGGAGTCTAATATTTTAGTTATATATAATATCCTTGAATAAAGAAAATGCACAAGATATCCCTCTGCCGCACAATGGCAGAGGGTCTTGTCCTTTCTAAGAAAGGAGATGACTAAAATGAGATTCAGTCAAATCGGAAGTATTTCCGATGCTGTAGAGTATACAGCAGAACAACGCAAAGAGTCATCTAAGACCTTTAGCAGTAAGAAGGACGCCGAACAAGGTTTCCTTGAATTGCTTGAGCAGTCTATGATAGCTCTCGATAAAAAGTGTAGTCTTTAAGCCAGTGCGCTAAAAGATTATAGAAAAGAAAGTATCCGAAGTAACGCTTTCTTTTTTACTCTTATGTATCTCTTATTTATTTTTTAGCTATATATTATAGATATGAAGAAAGGAGATATAGAATTTGATATAGATGTCAACTTCTTAATTAACCCATAATAAAGTGGTAGGAATACTGAGGAGGAACGTGAATGGAACTGAATCTAAATTTAGAATATCCAAGAAATTCTAAATACGATTACGAAGCACGCTTGACCCGTATCAATCTCGATAAAGAGATGGAGCATGATATGGCGACAGGCAAAGGGTTCTTTATCAAAGAACCACAAGCAATCAACAAAGTTATCAAAGACGTTGATAGTATTTGTTCGACTCGCTTTAGCCACACCTTGCAAGATCCGAAAGCATATGAAGAGAAGTATAGCTGTAAATGCGGATTTCTCAAAGGCAGAGACAACAGGTATATCTATTGTGAGCATTGCCATACGGAGTGTACATTCGTTGGTGATGACTTTCAAATCTTTGGCTGGATTCCGCTGAAGCATCATGCTATTATCCATCCAAATCTGTATAAGACAGTGGCAACATATTTTGGCGAGGCAACTTTAGAAGAGATCATCGAGCCGAACGTAGATCTTAATAAAGATGGCATGCCAGCAAACCAATATGACAAAAGACTTCAGAAGTCTAAGACTAAGCGTAAGTATTCTCGTCGCAAGAGAAAGGTAGACCCAACTTACCAAGGAATCGGAATGATCGAGTTCGAAGAGAAGTTCGATGAGATTCTTGAGTATTTTCATAACAAGAATAAGAAGAAGAAACAAGAATATTATGATGATATCATTGCTAATAGAGAATTGATCTTCATCCATAATATCCCGGTGTATACGACTCTTCTTAGAGCATTCAAAACAGATGGCAAGAGATTCATATTTGAGAAAACTAATTCTCTTTTCAATATGATGGCAAAGCTTGCTGGACGACTCAATGACGATTCAACCTCTATGGCTCAGACACCAAAGTATTGTAACTCTCTACTTTGGGATATCCAAGAGAGATACAACAAATTGTATCGTGAGATTGAATTGATTCTTGCAAATAAGAAAGGAAGTATTCGTCTACTCATTGGCGGTAGATGTGCATTCACTTCCAGACTTATTATCGTTCCTGATCCGACATTGCGTTCAGATCAGGTTAAGCTGTCGTATTTCTCTTTGGTAGAATTGCTGCAGCAGACAATTATTCGTGTTCTTAGTAGCACATATAATATTGCTTATGCCGATGCATATATGCAATGGTTCAGAAGTCAATTGGTTGTAGATAATCGGGTATTGGCGATCATTCAGAACCTGATTGATCATGATGATGGTTTACCAATGTTGATAAATAGAAATTGACCGAAAGGTCCGAGTTCAGTATTCTGGTAACAGAGTGCTGCATACACCCTTGAAATTTGCTGGGAAGTGCTAAAGCTATAGATGCTACAACGTAAGATGATAAAAAGTCTAGGCGTGATAGCCGACGAAAGTTAGAAAGAAACTCTATAGATGCCATATGCTGAAATAAAAGCCATACAATTGTATGGTGCTAAGTGGTATGAACAATGTGCAATCAGCAACTAAAATCAACTATGTAACAGTAGCTGGTAAGTTCAACGATCATCAGAGCAGTAATTTCTCTGGTAGAATTCAAGTGAATTCAAAGTGGGGGTGGGCCTAGGAAACTAGGTTTGAGATATGATCTCTCCTCTCAGGTAACACCTGAGGAAGTTCGTAAGAGAACTGGGTAGACTAACGATCTATCTGAAGAAAGAGCCAACTATCAACTATGGTTCCGTATTGGCTATGCGTTGTGTAGGAGTTAACGTAGATTCTTATACAATGAGTATGCCTTTGACAGTTTTAAGTACACTCGCCGCAGATTAAATGTAAGTCCGCGTATATGGTAACATGTGCGTGTAACCCTCTTGAATTGCTGGGAATCTCTAAAGCTAAAGATGCTACTGTATAAGGGAAACCTTATATGAATGCTGACGAAAGTCGGAAACAAATCTTTAGATATCCTATGCTGAAATAAAAGCCTTCGATAAGAAGGTGCTAAGGGACAAAAGAATGAGAGATCAGCAGCTACTGCTATATGCAAGTCATATGGCGAAGTTCAACGACTATCCATGGTGAAATTACATGGTTAGGGATAAAGCTATCCCGAAGTGTGAGGGGTCCATTCAGTAATATATGAGTGGAATTGATATAGTCTAATATCCTATTGTAATGATAGGGAAGTTCATAAGAGAACTGGATAGAGTAGCGACCTATCTGAATATAGTGTTCGACGGCGATTGTCTTAATGCATTGCTTATTACAAACAAAGCATTTGAGGATGCAGTGTTCAAATCTCTGTGCCCTCGTAACTGTATGATCATTAGCAATAATGATGGTAGATTCAATAATGATTTCAACATCTTTAAGGATGTGCTCATCAATATCAATGGTCTCGTAGGCCTTAGCAGAGATAAGTATTCTGCTCAGCAGATTGATCGTATCAAAGCTGTTAAAGCTAAATATGCGGGGTGATAATATGGATAACAACAAACCTAAAGAAGAAGCCATTACACTTGATGAGACACTTGATGAAGTTCATAAGATGCAAGTGGCTTTATCGCCTTATGGCAAACTCGGCGCTTATGGTAAATTCTTTGGAATGACCGATGAAGAGATAAGAGAAGAGTGTCGAAAATCATTACGACTAAGTAAGTAAGATTAAGATGGTCCCGTAGCTACAATGGCTACGGGATTATTTTTTATAAAAGGGAGGATATTTAGATATGCAGTCACCAAGTAAAAGAACCATGGATAAACTTAAATCATTCCTCTTTGATGTATCTATTACAAAAGCTGCATTCATTGTAAAGAACTCAGATGTAGAAACGATAAAGAACTTTATTGGTTCCACTAGAATAAATTTTGCTTGTAATCAGTTCCATTTATTTAATGACGATAATCATACGATTCTAGAGATATACAAACTATGATAAGATAATTCAGTATAAGTATATATTATAGATATGGAAGTGAAATATCTATTTTATATAGGAGGAACAAAATGAAATACTTTAGTGATATCTACAGAGGTTGTACACATACAGACAAAGATGGAAACTCTAGCGCTATGCAGTTTCCGTCTGTATCCAAAAAGCATATTAACAGGTGCTTGATGTGCACTGAAATGGCAGATGAAGGAATAGCATATGATAGAGATATGGTGATATTCGTTAAGGCCACTAAGATTTCTTTAGGGATAAGTGTCTATGATACTATATATGCTGGGATGGCTAATACCCTTCTGCACACAAGCAATATACCAGCATTTACCTACCCAAACTTTCCAATGAACCATGGAAAGATGCTAATAAAATATCCAGATGGTATTAGAGATCTTGAGAAATTACAGATCGCTATATCAGTTTATAAAGCAGTTAAAGGAAAGTTTGATACTTTGCCATTGACTTCTGGAATATACCTAGTCCCGAAGGAGGATAATAAATAAATGAGAGTAACAGACATTAGCAAGATACCAGCAGTAGGCGATACAATGGCAGTGCCTAATGAATCTACTTGGGATCTTGAGAAATTATTGGTTGTAGCGATTCAGGAAGATCCTACGACTGCTAGAATGATGCATGTAGATAGAGTAGCACATGTATACTTCCAGTCTCCAGAGGTTCAGGATAATGTAAATATCCTGCCTAATGGTATTCAGTATTATACCATTAGGACGTATGCAGGTTAATAGTATGAGCTCTCTTCGGAGGGCTTTTCTTTTTGCTAGAAACACCTAAATAAATGAGGTGATATAATGGGAACACGCGAAGAAATGTATAGGAATAAAGAGCTTGAAATAAAGCAAGGCATCATTCCTATTCAGACTTTGAAAACAATTGACAAGAAATTGCATATGGATTTATGCGTAGCACAGAATTCTATTGGCTTTTCTATGTGCGTAGAATATGCTACTGCATGGCTTATGAATGGATTTGCTAATGGATTTTTCAAATCTATTAACGTAAGTGGAAACAATATCATTCAGGATTTCAGAGATCATGATATCCATGAAATGGTACGAATCCAAAAACCGGCATTGGCTATCATCCCTGAGCTGGATAGAAGCTTTGACAGAGATGGATTAGATTCTAACTTGAATCTATATGGAACCAGAATGTTTACTAGCAGAAGCGCATTTGCTTCTGCATTTTTTAAAGATCTTACTAAGAAGCTTTATCTGTCTTTAGTTATGAAACTGATGCTGGTTAAGTTTACTTTTAAGATTAAGGTATCTGGTAAGCCATTAGCATTAGATCTTGCTGATCATTGCGAAATGAGATTTTTCTCTAAAGCTACTAAGTCAGAATATATTGACATCGACTATCTTATTCCTATGCAAGTTATGTTAAGACTTGCAAGGGATGTTGGTTTCGAAGTTATTGGAGATAAGATCACTAATGTAGAAGAGTTCGTAGGTTACATAAATGCTCACTCAATCAGCCCATTTATGTACAAATACAGAGCCCAAAAAGGTCATTTTGAGTTCTATCTCAAGGTGCCTAACCAAGTGATCCATACTAGGGTTGGAGAGGTCCAAGTCGACGATGGAGAAAGAGATGGTCAGTTGGATAACAACTATATCGTTTCTTTTGATACTGAAGTCAGATTCCCAGCTCCAAAGTATTATGCATACTTCTCTGCTGATATCCATGAGAAGATAGCATCTGCTACATATGGTGGAGGATTCAATATATATGAATTTACGTTATGCAATATTCCTGCTCAGAATGATAAGGGATGGATGCAGTACGTAGATTGGGAATGGATGGAGGATGATGAGATCTACAAACTGAAGCAACCTTCTACTATAGAGCTTGAAGAAGTTCTCAGTGGAATTGATGATGGTCGCTTTGTACAGATGATCAAAGATTCTATCAAATCGTATATGGCTCCTGAAGCTTTCTTAGAGCTGAAGTTATATAATGATAATAAGATGCAGGATTGTACGGTAGATTGGAATACGTTTACTCTTAAATCCAAGACCGTATTAACTGCACAGATTTCTCATCTTGTTCTTTACATTGACTTACGTCATAAGAATGAGTATGAGATCACTAAGAGAAAGATGCTTGCACAGAGGGTCGAACAACCTGAACAGTATAAAGACCCTAAGCATTCTTAAGGAGGATTTTTCATGGCAAGAAATAAACTCACCGAAAGAAAAATGATATCCTTGCTACAACCAGATCGTGATGATAGTTATGAAAATACTGGTGCACAATGGTTCATGCAGAATCTTGTAAATCTGCAATGGAACAAATTCAAAAAGAGAGATGGATTTGTTTACCCATTCAGAAGCAATTGTGTAGAAGGTAATGAGGTTTTATCTGAGGATTACCTTTTAACTTTCAGGCTGTATTATCCTAATACAGATCTATCGAAAGCTGCTACTGTAGATTATAATGTAAGAGACCATCATGATATAATCTTACCGATGCAAATTCTTACTGGTGCTTTCTTCCGTTTAGTAGGCGACCAGCTAGAGTATCAGTATAGATGCAGCTATAACTATAGACAGCTAATACGGAAAAATGATATGGGGTTTGATCTGTTTATCACTGATTCGGATGTAGATGCTATCTCACTACAGATACGTTCTTTTACTGATTTAGATGATCCATTTAGAGTATACCAAACTTGGTCTAGTCTGAGTAAGTATGTGGTTTTCAATGTATGCGAATACTTTGATAGCAAACTCGAATTCCTAAAGTCTATCAGCGATAAAGAAATCAGAAAAGCAAAAATTCAAGAGCTTGCTGAACAGCATGATAAATCCGTAAGGCAGCTCAATAGCTACAATAAGATACTTTTGTATGTTTTGCGAGAGCATTCAAAGAAGCATAAATAAATCACACAAATAGAGAGGTAGGCATTGCGCCTACCTCTTTATTTTTTTTTTTGAATTAGTGTTGTCCGGCAAGATAGCCAACGGCTAAACCGCCAACCACTCCCCAGAATGTCTGCTGCTTCTTTTGTCTTTCAAGAACGGCCTGCTTGTGCTCGTCCTCTAAAACTTTATTCGCAATTTCACGATTAACGATAGAATCAATGTCGATAGTAGCAGCCTGCTTCTGGTTTACTACTACTTTACCATCCGTGGTAACCCCTTGCTCAGTCGTAGACGTAGTAGGGATGGTCTCTTGTTTCCCATTATAAGAAACAGAGATCGTAGTAGGTTCAGAGTTTATTTCGACATCTGAATCAGTTGGAGTTGATTTTGGTTGATAACCGATAACAGTCTGTTCTTCCAAGCCAATTGTTTCCTTGACTGGGACTTTGGCCTCTTTTTCTGTAAGGGCCTTGTTAATGACTGCCTGTTCATTTCCCAACTTATCTCCTGTATCTGGGTGATTTACTCTGTAGACATCATACTCATTCTGCAAAGTGCTGTACTTAGTTTCCCAGTGAGCATTTGTATAATAGTAGGTAAGACCTGCAGAAAGCAGGCCTACCACTAAAATAAGAATGAGAGTCTTGAATACGGATTTTTGGGTATCGGTCAATTGGTTGTACCATGCGGTAAGTTTCATTTTAGAACCCTCCTATTTTTTACATAATGAATCCATAGGTGGCGCTTACATGGATGGCTTTGAAACTAAAGCCAATTTCTCTTCTGATGCGAATCTCTGGCCATACATCGAATTTAACTTCAGTATCTGTTTCTCTCAGATTAACGAAATCAATTCCAATGAATACCGTCGAACGCTGAGCGGCAGCAAGATCAAATCCTACCTCTACTACAGAATGCTGGACGGGTACAAAGTCGAATCCAATTTCTGCAGAAGTAAAAGGAATTACCTCGAGGTCGAAGTCGACATCCTGAGTATCTCTAGCCAGAGCATCAACGTCAAAGCCAATGATACTTTTAACTGTATGAGATACAGTGAAATCAAAAGCAATATTCGTTGGATCAAGCATGAACTTAGGAACTTCAAAATCGAATCCAATATCAATACCGCAACCACCACTGATATCGACAGTAAAGCCAATCTCAACAGGAGTTACAGCAAGTGCACTAACAGTTACATCAAATCCAATCTCTCCAAGCGTAAGCTTAGCGATTGAAGTAAGATCAAATCCAATGTCAATGCTCGTTGGATCTGGATTAACTGAGAGATCGAATCCAACTTCTGCACTGATCGGATTAGAAGATGCAAAAGTAAAACCAATGTCTACTGGCTTCATAACATCCGGAACTACAGTAAGATCAAATCCAATATCAGAACCTACATGCTCAGCAGATTCAAAGCTGAACGTAATATCTGTATCAGGGTCAATCTTGAATTTCGGAACAGTGAAGTCAAATCCAATCTCCTGAGGCTCTTGACGCTGAACGGAACTGAACGTAAAGTCAATGTCAGATTTCAGATTATAGATAGGAACGTTGAAGTCAAAGCCAACTTCCTGACGAGTGTTCGTACCCTGTACTTCAAGATCAAAAGTAATGTCTTTAGTATCTTTGATTTCAGGATCGATATCGAACGGAACGCTTATGAAGGTTGGAGTTTCTGAGTAATCATAATACTCAATGTCGATGCATGGTCTACCATACTGCGCTTCACGCGAAAGAACCGTCATTTCATCTTTGATCATACTCTCAGATGTAATACGCAGTCCAAATTCATTGTTGAAATACGTATTGTATTCAGCTTTGAATTGCTTGGTAAGATCCATGTTGATGGCCGAAGCATTGGCTGCTACATTTGTTCTTGCATATGTAGTATCATTGTAATTCGGCTGGCCTGCCCATGTTGCACCATACTCGATCCAGTCATTATCTGTGATCTTCTGAGCCTTAAGACTCAGCTTAGATGCAGTTGGCTGGTTGATCGCCATATGGAATTTGACACTAGCGATAAGATCAGCACTGATCTTATATTCGCTAAGGTTGATACCACTAAATCCGAATAATCCCGCATTGTCTCCCTTAATAGTATTATTCAGAAGAATATTCTGAAACATACCATAGTTTAACAGTGGGTTTACTTCGGAGATCATAGTATCCTTTATTGGGTAAATGTAGATATGTTTTACCGCAGGTGGACATACGTTCACCTTACTAAAAAACTTATTTGCTACTGTACTCAACGTGAATCATCTCCTTTATCATTACTCATTGTATTGAGCAACTATGCCACATTGTATTGCAGCATTTAAAAAGAGGGGATTTCTCCCCTCTTACTCAATCTACTAAGCCATCGAACTCTGACTTGAAATCTCCGATAGACGAAGGATTAGTTGTATATACCTTAAGATAGAAGGAAACCTTCTGCTGTGGAACCATAGTTCCAATACTAAGGTTAGCACCGACGTTCTTAAGGAACTGATCATCGGCACACATCTTGATGAAGATATCACCAGTATGGTGGCCAGACTGATCATCATACCCATTCAAGTCATTAGGACCATGAATAGATACATTCTGCAGAGCAGCAATTGTATGGTTGTATGCAATAACCTGGAATGGAACAGAGTCCCGTCCAGCTGTTACAGTTCCGAAGTCAAGATACTTGATAAGCTCTCCAATATCATTGGTAAGGAACTTACCAGCCGTATCCATGAACATCAACCCATAGTAATCTCCAACAAATTCCTCAGTGATAGTAGTGCTACCACCAACGTTATCCGTGAGGACTACAGTAAGAACGTTCTTCTCGTTGATCTTTACTTTATGCTTATCCCAAGTTACTACATGGGTGAATGGAGCCTTGATACCTTCAGTGATAGTATCAATAACTTCACCATTCAATGTAGCCTTAAGAGTAACCAGATCCATATCTCCATCAGAGATATTCATCGTATACTTATTATCAAGCAAGGTAGAAATAGAGTTAGGGAGCTCATCTTTTTTGATGATAGTATAAGTATACTTCTGGGTAGCGCCAGCCTCATCCTGAGTCTCGATAGTAACCGTATTGTTACCAATCTTAAGATCAGAATTCTTGAACTCTATTCCAGATACAAATCCATTCGTAGAAGTAAAGTCTTTTACAATTGGAGTATCATTGAGAGTAACTTTGTAGAACATCTTCTGATTCTCTAGATCATAGACATCGAACTTGATCGATATATTTTCACTATGAACATAAGACGGAGAAGCTTCAAAGTTCTTTACTACCGGTGCACTGTTAGCTGGCAAGTTGAAAGTGATCGACGTAAAAGAACTTCCAGATGGAATATAAACAGCATAGTTAGCAGAACCTTTTGTGAAGACATCAGCAAACTGAGCGCTGGTTAAGGCCTGAAGCGTTGCTTGAGACATGCCCTTTGTGCCGATTTCGTTCAAATTGAGGGGTAGCCATGCAACTCTAGTGGCTTCCGCGTAAAAGTTCAATTCTGACAAAATTGCAGGCGTGCTCTTATCATCAGCCGTATATGTAATAGTGATCTGGAACTTCGTATGCTCGGTATATTTTCCATCAAAGTCATACGCAAAATCAGTATCGATAGTAGCAACGGTAAAGTCACCAATGCTTACATATCCTTTAGCCGTGTCGCTGTAAACAGCAACATCAAATTTCACTGGCTGAATACTACCAGTGATAAGTCTGCCAAATACCTTACGAAGTTTAGTATTCTTTGCAAATACAATAGGGATTACCGTAGTTGCCGTTGTAAAGGAAACAGACGTCGTATTGTCCTGGTCAAAGAGTTTATCGTAAGAAGAATCTATCGTTGCGATAGCTTTTCTTGCAGTAGCATCTTTAGGCAGGAGATTGGTCTTGTCGATATACTGTTCATTACCACGCGTTATCCAGCTACTTCTCTGGTTGAATGACAAAGCATACATAGTATTCGCAGATGCATTCGTTGTGATCGAATTAATCCCAGAATAACCAGCAGTGCAAACATCATCTTCATCACCAGAGATGATAAGACCTTTATTGACACTCGCAATAGTAGCAGCAGTTTTATCGGTTGCAGAATCCATCCAGACTTTACCATTAGTAAGTCCAGCATACACAGAGTTAGGGATGAGTGCTAAAATAGCATCATCGAAACCTTTTGTGAAATCCTTCGTAGTACCAATAGATGTAATAGCACCGCTAGAATCAGCGGTGTAATATGTCTCTACTGAATTTACTTCGGAGGAAAGCAGATATAATCTACTCATCTTTACACCTCATTTCTTGATATTTAATTAAATGTTTGACAAAAGGCATGGAGCAGGCCCATAGCCTGCTCCTTATAAGCCTTAGATAGTATTAGTCTTCATATCGATATGCATAATCTTTTCAGGTTTTGCTTCGGTAATACTGAGTTCTTCAAGCTTCATAGGCTTACCATCAAATCCGATGATAGGAGCTGAACAATTTTCAAGTACGTATCTAGCACGTTTATCAAGATCTTTCAATTCCATCATTACACCAACACTTTCTCAATTACTGTAGCAGCTTCATTGGCTCTAATCTGAACTTCAGTAACTGGAACCATATCATCGTTAGCGTACATAACGAAATATCCATCAAAGTCAAATGTAGACGTCAGGCTTACTTGTAATGTAACAGGAGCCTCAGTGCTGAACGGATTTACAATCATAAGAACTTTAGCATTGATAATACCTTTGTCAACAGTGATAGGAAGTTTGTAACCGAAATAGAATATATCAGCCGACGCTGGAATCTCTTTCCCGATTGTAGCAGAACTGAAATCAATATCAGCATGGAACTTCTTGTACTGAATGATGTCATTGTATTTAGCTTCACGGTCGGTAATCTTGATAAGATTCTGATCTTCATCTTCAAGATGGAATCTCAATCCGAACCGATTCCCTTTGCTATTCATTGTATGGATAACACCATCACGGGTATCAAACCAGAGACGGTTATTCCCACCGAACAAACCAAATTCTTTTAAATTGAGTTTGTCGATATCAAAGAACCCATTCTGAGTTCCATCTTCATGAAACTCTTCGAATACCTTGCCATCGAAGTATTTAGCAAACCAAGCCATCACCTGGTTATTGATGGTCTTGTCGGTAACTGTATTTGTATCGTACATCTAATATCTCCTCCTAAATTTATATATTACAAAAATGTCAGATGTAGCAAAATATATCGAGCTACCCATTTGGGTAGCCCGCTATATTAAGATTCAATGATTATACGTTTAGACGTAGTAACCCTCGAAACGGATCTTGCCAGTCTGCTGACCGGACGTTGCATTCATCGGCAGATTTACGCGGAACTTGCAGATTGCAAAGTTCGCTTTCGTAGCAGCCGTAGCAGCGTTACCATCATTAGCAGCACCAGAGATCGTGCCGCCACCATTAGCATCGGTTTTCTTGTCGTAGCTCATGCCACGGATAGCAGCTTTCGTAAGACCACCGATCTTATCGAAATGCAGATCCGTCGTAGAACCAGACTCGAGCTCGTTGTTAACGTTGACTTCAATCCATTTGTTCGTGACGACATCGCCAGTGAAGTTACCAGTGGAGTCGGTAGTCGTTACAGTAGCTTCGATAATATCGGAGACAGCCGAAGACTGACCTTTATTGTTCCAAGCATGTACCTCATAGACTGCAGAGGTCGTCGATGCCTTGACCTGGCCGAATGAATGATTGCTTTCCGCCGTAGTGTCGGTTGAATCATAGACAGCAAAAATCGGAGTTGGCATTGATTACACCTTCCTTTTTTCAATTCAAATTTAGCACCATTGCTATTTATTCTTTTGTTGATTACTTAGATCCTGTAGAAGTTGTAGTTGCAGTGATTTCAGTGAAACCGAGAGTAGCAACAACGCATTTAGCAGTATCATCTGCATCAATAAAATTCAGACGAACTCTATCCTCTGGAGCTACAAGATACGGAGTAGACAGAGTGATAGATACAGCATCAGGCCCACCAATAGGGATAGTAACGTTGTTTACAACATTCCACAATCCGCTATGGTAAACCTCGACATTGGCGCTAAGAGATTTCGACAGAACTGTTCCTTTCGGAATAGTCATGAGGATAGCAGTCATCGCCATGTCAAAGCCGCAGGTGAGTTCAAGAGGGCATGCGCCGACAGCAATGTCTGACATACCCACTACATAAATCATCTTTTTGATCTTGCCATGATCACTTACGGCTTTGATAGCATCTTCAGCATTGGTAGTTCCATCAGAGAGGAGAACTTCCTTTGCCATAACAACGCATTTAGCCCAATCAGTGTCGGCTGTAGCATCGGCATCAGGATCATTGATGAGAACATACTCAGCACGAAGCTTCGTAAGAGGATCAATAACCTGACAATGCATACCGATTTCACGACGATCTTTTGAGATAGCATTTCTTTCTGCAGTCGTAGCAACGATATGCAGACCACCCTTAACTTCATTGGCAAGTGCAACAGCATAATTGTCATCTGCAGTATAAGGTCTAATAGGAGCACTAACAAGAGTACCCTGGTTCATAGGAACTGACATTAGATTTTCCTCCTTTCTTATACAATTACATCGATCTTGATATCACTGGCAGTCTGAATTCTGTTAGACCGGAACAGCGTATACGTTGCGGCATACCCATTAGCGTTCGTGATCTGTACAGGCGATACAGTCCAGTCAGTGCATACATGGTCTCCGACCATAATGCGAGATACATCAAGACCATAGGTAGCAGGAACAGCGATGTAGATATACTTGCCACCCGTAGCATTCACATACTGATTCTGCATAGCAGCATCATCAGAAAGAATGTGTCTGAGAAGAAGCAATTCTGCATTCGTTGGAGTTGCCGACTTAAGCGTGCCGATATAGTTACTCAGCTGGAACCTGATGCTGGCATCTGCAGTAGCAGTTCTGCCATCTGTATCAGATACAGTAAGAGTGAACTTAGAGTTTGCTTTAAGTCCAAGGCCGGACAGAGCCTTCTTCATATCGGTAGACGGAATATCTCCGTACGAATCAATGCTCTGTTTATCCATAGTCTTGTTTACTTTCCAGGAGAAAGTAAGATCATTGACAACCGTACCCATTTCGAATACAGATTTATCGATCGTAAAGCTTTCGATAACTGGAGCAGGATTTAAGAGATGATTTAATGCGTCATTAACCGTAGGATAATTTGCATCATTGGTATGATTTACCTGGGTATCCTCGATAGGAAGAGTGATCGGTTTCAGGTTATCAAGCATACGCTGCATAGCAGGATCAAGATCATCGTAACCAATCTTCTTCGTTGCTCCAGAGCCACCAGTTCCATATTCAAACAGATAGTAAGCCTGCATACCAGAGAAGTCACCGAATGCACAAGGATTCGGAGTAACTTCAATCTTAGTAACTTCAGCCCCACCAGCTATTTTCGATACAGTACCTTCGAGATAGTTGGTAACGAAGATCTCATTATCTCTATCTACATCAATGGCAAATGCACCCTTACCAACCATAATAGCATCACCATCAGCCTTGTCATCGACAAGCTTAGTGACAGTACCTGCATAATAGTTAGCAACCCAGACATTACCATTCATATCAAGGCAGATACCATACGGCACATGACCGACATTGATATCTTTAAGACGGGTATTGTCTTTGATTTTCGTTACAAGGTTCGAACCAGAGCAGCACACATAGACATTTTCAAATCTATCTGCGCAAATGCCGTACGGATTCCATGCAACTTTGATCGTAGCCGTAACAACGTCATTTACAATCTTAGTGACCGTATTTCCAAGATAGTTAGATACGTAAACGATTCCTTTCGGAGTTACGCAGACACCTCTAGGTCCAAGGCCAACTGGGATAGTAGCAGTAACTTTGTTATTGACTACTTTAGATACTGTACAGGAGCCATAGTTGGCAACCCACACAGCTCCATCAGGACCTACCGCAATACCCATTGGGGTACGACCTACAGCGATATCGTCCATATGGGCTCCATCGCGATAGCGAGAAATAGTTCCCGATGCATTTTCAGTTTTAGGAAGCGCTACACCATTTTTATATTTAATGGTATTAGCACCAGCATTAGCTACATATACATCAAGCTGATTCGTATGGACAGCAACCGCCATTGGTTTGTGTTCACTTGCAATGACAGTTCCAGCTTCTTCTTTGACAAGACGACTAATCTTATCTGCAGACGGATCTGGAATCCATAAATCGTATAAATAAGCCATTTTTTTACCTCCTTTGATATATTAATCTTATGTTTCACAAAGCTTTGAGAGGGTGCCATTGCACCCTCTCTCAGTTAATTACCATCATTTGAATTATTTGGATCATTCTCTCTATAAATCGAATGACGGCGTGGTGGAGGATCACCTCTAGCGGCATTGAGTATGTCGAGAATACGTTCTAAGATGCTTATGAGTCCATTCAGCGATGAGCATCTTTGTAGTAATTCAAAACCTACCAGACCACCGAGGAAAGAAGCTGCGATCAAACCACGAATGCCGAGCCAATCCATAACTTTAGAACTAATCGCAAATACTATGATAGAAGAAGTAGCAGTAGAAAGAAGAATACGTATTAAACTCATCTTCCGTTCTCTTGTGAACATTGCAAGATAATCCTGCCCTATGCTACCTATGAATGACAGAACTATGACTATGCTGAGAATAATGATATCCTCCGATGTCATGATGTCAGTCATTGGAGTCATCATCACCACCCCATTTAATTATGAGATTTGCCCCGTATAGCATTGCGATTGTCGAGAAAAACGTAAGTACCAAAATTAACATGAACGATTGTACTATGCCGTTGACGCTTTCCTTTGATCTTTCCTTGAAATTGCTAATGCTGTCATTGTATCTGTTGATATCATCCATATGAGCCTGTATGGCATCATATATATTAAATTCTTGTACTACAATGATTTTCTGATTTGATAATCTATATCCATGATTATCTACGTCAGGAATTCCGAATATGTCACCGCTTTCAGTGATATATGATGGCACTAGCACATCATAGTTCTTTAAAGCGTCTATACCATATTGATTATATGCTGCTTCGATATATTTCATACTAGGGTATGATTCTTTATCAGCTGCAGTTTCTGGATCTGTTCCATCTGGTGTCCAGTAGATTATGTGTTTATCTTTCATCAAAATCATGGATACTGCTTTAGAAGCTAGATTCTGATTGAGTTTGGAATTGATCTCTGTGTCCCAGTCTCTTGATTTTTTCTCACTAGATGTAATTCCTTTATCGGCAATTATGCCGGTCTTGTCAGCGATAAACAAACGATTGTTATCTGAATTCACATTCAGATATTTATTCGATATATTTTTGTTAAAGATTGTAAATACCGGACTGTCATTTTTATCCGATAAATCGATTTTTAACTTATCCATATCTGATCCATAAGCAATAAGTATCTCTGTACTGATTTTGTCCTTAACGGCGTCAACCTGCAGTTTAGCTTTTTGCTCGTTTTCCTCAATTGTATTTTCTATCATATCCCATTTTCGGGATTCAATTCTAGATACAACGTAGGATTGCTTATTATTGATGCTTTGAACCTGTTGATATGTGTAGTAGACTTCCGATACCATAACGGCAATCGGAAAGAGAGCTAGTATCATTAAGTATCTAACAGCAAGTTTTCTCTTGTCCGCTTTCACTTCTCTACCCCTCCTTTCTTTGATGATTATAAGTATGTCGAGAGCTCAATTTGGGCTGGGATAAGGTCTTAAACATAGAAGTAATTAGAGAGGTGATTATAATGGCTGATAATGAAAATGGTTCTACAAATACAAATGCAGAGCCTGAAACAACCACTACGAATACTCAACCGACTACGGTAGAGCATGTAACAGTTGAAGATCAGGCAGATGCTGAGATTGAGCAGGACTCCAAATATGCCAAGTTCGTTAAAACAGTAACGGCTATTGGTAAGTATATCAAGGTTCCAATCGATGCATTGTTCAAATGCACTGGATTCTTCATTTTTGTCTATTTGGTAGCATGGACACTCAACGCTATCTATAGTAATATTCACTTTGATCTTAGCGCTATCAGAGATTTCTATATCATGGTAGTTGGTAAGAATCTTGGTGAGCATGGAATCAATTCGCTGTTGAACTCTGATAGAGGCGCTATGCCTACTAACAGAGGAAAATAAAAGGAGGAATAATAAATGGCCACACCTATTACTGGCGGTAAACTTCAGACTAAAGTAGCCGATATGAATATCGGTGATTATATTGCCGCTCGTTATACTACTACGTCTGCAACTGGTGCTGGTTCCTATTCGGAAATCGGTACTGTTGATACTACGAAAGTAGCAGAATTGAACGTTCAGGCAGATACTCCGGTTCTTGATGGATATGTGTATCTTATCAAGATTGCTAAAGGTGTTCTTGCACCGAATAAAAAGCTTTTCGCTAAAGCCGGTATTGCGGCTGCAACGTTCTATGCAGCAATGAATGCTGATAATCTTATCTATGGAAAGAAAGTTACCATCGATACAAAAGACTATCTGATGCGTGTTCCGAATATGAATGAGTGCATCGCTATGACCAGTACGCTGAATGGCGCTGTTCTTGTAGCTGATCGCTACACTAACTTCTGTAATGGAACTGACGGAGATCGTTATGAGTTCATTCAGGAGAATTACAACCCGACTCCTGGGTATGCTGACTTTGCCACTACCCCGGCTGGTTTCTCTTATACCACTGGAGCTATGAATGCGCGCCTTGTGCTCGTTTATAATGACGATGCTAAGTGCACGGATTTGTTCCATTAAGAAAGGGTGAATTAAAATGGCTGGAACTTTCCAACAGCTTTCTACCAAGAAAGTATCCGAAATGACCGAAGAGGAATTTGTCACTGCAATGAAATCTACGCAGCTTCAGAATCCAGTCGTTTCAGACCTTAAGACCCTTGGAGATTTTAAGGTTATTATGTATAAAGAAAACGCAACAAAGTAAGGGAGGGAAAATAATTGATAGATTTGAATTCTCTTACCGTTGGTCAGAAGTTAGGCTGTAAGTACACTTATACTGCTGGTGCCGTTGGTACCTTCAGTAATCTTGGGCTTAAGCCTAACAATGGTCGTAAAATCAAAGACCCTCTTGTTGTTGATGGATCTTATTTCAAAGCATCTGGTGCGAAAGATCCTAAGATGATTAGTTGTGGTTCAGCAATCACGATGCTCACTACTAGAGAGCTTAAAGTTGATACGACGATCATGTCAAACGGTACAAAGACTGAGACAAAAGATAGCATCAATGTTGCTAACTATAAGAATTTCATCTCTATGACTACTGCAGGAACTACCATTATCACGGCAATTCCTAATGACCAGCTTGTAGTTACGAAAGATCTTATCAGTGTGCAGGAATACGTTGATGGTATTAACTCTATTACCGTAGCAGCAAGCAACTTGTTCTGCAAGGTTGCTATTTCTACAAACAATACGGATTGGCAGACTTACGATCCTACGTCCAAAACGTGGGTAACAGTAGATCTTACTCAGACCACTGATGTTTTGAAAACTAAGATGGCTGATTATACCGATATTGCAAAGCTTACAGCTACAGATTATGCAGCTATGAAAATTACCGAAGGAATTGGCATCGCTCTTCTGATCGGTATTGATGGAACTGATACTACGAAAACGTATTCGGTTACTAGCATTACAGTTGACTATGTCGGAACCGATGGAAACTCTTCTACGATTCAGATGTTCAACTTTGTTTATGCTGGTAGAACAAAAGAAGGATATGGCAAGTTCATTGCAGATAAACCTATCCAGACCAATATCAATTATACTACGTTGTATAATGCTGGCCTTGATAGAGTTCTTTGGACCGAACCTACAGCCATTACGAATTCGGAAATTGTCGGAGACTTCTTTATGCGTATGATTGATTCTGCGCAGAAAGAAGGAGAACCGGGAGAGTATGATCAGCTTATACTGGGTACGTCTATTCCTCGTGGAACTGAGACTATTGAAGACTTCTGGGATACGAATATCGGTTCTTTCACGAGAACTATTTCGTGTTACAATGATGACTTCTCCAATCCTCCTGGAGGGTATATCGTACGTGGTAGCGGATCTGATTCTGCCGCTACGATAAACGTTGCTGCTGCAACTACATCTGCTGATTATGGATACCGTCCAGTTCTGATCATCAGACCAATCAATACTCCTGATAATGCAGCCCCTGCTTATACAGTGGTAAACAAAGTATCAGATCTTGGACCTGGAAAATGCATCGAATGTGAGTATACAGCTACTGCTAATGCTTACGGGACTTTCATGAATCTTGGAAAGGCCACAAAAGGGTATCTCAAGGACAGAGAAAATCCTACTCCTGATGGCCGGTTTGCTTTCAACTTTGTCGGTTATACAAAAGAAGGTAAAAAGATCTTAATGGCTGATCGTGTTATCCAGACTGGTATCTGTTACAATACTATTATTGGAAACAGATATCCGAATATCACTGGTCTTGGAGTTAGCACTAAGATTGGAGATATTGATGGTTACATTACGCTTCCATCTTCCTCTGTAGATGCTCATGTGAATACGAAATCTAATGCTTCTCAGTATGAAGATTTCATCAATTCACTGCCAGCTGATAGCACTCTTACTACTCAGCAGGTTTGGCATACAGAAAAAGCTGCTTGTTACTCTAAGACTTGGAATCCGAAGGATACTGCTGTTATCGTTAAAGGATTTAGCGAAGCGTTCTATACTGAAGAAGATAAGTCAACTACATCGCTTCAGCGCGCTATTCCAGCTACTGATTATTCAGCTACTAATATCGGATTCCGTCCTGTATTCGTAGTTGAGAATTTTGACCATATTGAAGGATTGAAAGCTATTCCGTATACGGCTTATAGTAAATCAGCTCATTCATCTAAAGTCATGATCGAAGGCGTATTCGTAACTAAAGATGGGGTAGAGGCTGAGTATAAGATCGTTAACAAAACGACAGCTACTGGCTATAATACCCTTGTCTCTGCTCTTGCAAAAGGCTCTCGCTCTATCAATGCCGAGGATCTCATTCCTGAGACTGATAACACTCTGCAGCTCGAAAGTAAAGATGATGAAGTCTTAGCTACTATCATCATCCATAGAGATAAAGACTATCGTATTTCCACTACTCGTTACTATGGTAACCTTTATGGCGGAAGTACGCTTACCGGTGTGGCTATCAATGGGGATAGAACGGCAGTTGCAGCTCCAAGCCCATCATATAGACAATCAGTTGTTAAAGCCGCTGATGGATCTGGCTACGTTACGGTCGGTTTCAATACTGGATCAGTAGCTATTTCCAAGGAGGTATAAGCTATGAAAGAGTTAACTATCATCTTTGTAAGTAAAGAAGAGAAGCAATTTGACTCTGATTTGCATTGGCTTATACAGGCATTTGAGCATGGTGATGAATTTGCATCCCATGTAGCTGTATCCTTTGACTATCTCACAGGATATGGCTCTACTATCCTTGAGGCTCTCGGCGAGGGAGTTGTTCTTTCTGATATCACGAAGTATGACCATACACCTAAGCAGTGTCGTCTTACTATCGAATTGACGGATGAGCAGTATGCTGTAGTAGAAAAGAAAGCAGTTGAGATTGCAGAACTTAAGATGTCGTATAGTTTTAAGTCTGTATTCCTCGGTGGTATTGCTGATACTTGCAGTCGCCGCTTTGCTAATTTCCTTGCAAAGATTCTTAGAGCTGATGTGGATAAGCAGATGGATTGTTCTGAAGTAGGTTCTACTTTGGTTAAAGCCGCATTCGGTGATAAGACTCTTGTAGGTGCTTCTAGCAGCCTTTCTCAGATTACTCCGTGGAAGTTATACATTATGCTTCTTCAGGATAATATCATGGGAAACATTCATATCACGAATGCACAGTTCTATCGTGAATCTGCAAAAGAAGATAATTAATTACAATAATAGCAGGATAGGCAATAGGCCTATCCTGTTATTTTTTATGCTTAAATAAACTTTTATATAATAGATAGATATGGGGAGAACCTGATACCAGCAGGAGCCTCAAACTCTATTATTGGGACATATAGGTAAATCAAAGGAGGTAATAACAATGTCTTTTAATCTTGAAGATAAAATCACGTTTGAGGAATTAGCACCAAGCTTACAGGATAAAATTAGAGATAGCGTAGATACTTCTACTTTCTCTACGGCCGATAATACCATAACCAAGCTCTTTAGTCAGCTTGGTGAGAATCGTGTGAGTATTACTGACAATCTTGGGAATATAGCCAATCCGGTTAATAACCGTGAACTTGCATTCAATGTAAGCAATGATCAGCTCTATTCATATGCCGGCGGATGGAAACCTTCTCATGGCGTATACGCCTAAAGGAGGGAATAAATTATGGCTATCAATCTTGAGGAGACAGGTACAAAAAAGAATGACCTATCCCCTAGTCTTATCTCACTTATCTATGGTAAGTGTACTAAGGATGAGTTTAATGAACTTGTTCGTAAAATGAATATCGTTCAGAATGGCTTAGGAGATAATATCATTACTATTGGTGCTACGGCCAATAGACCTTCCTCTCCTATAAATGGTAAGAATATGCATATGAATATGGAAACTAACCTTCTTGAGACCTTTCATAATAATGCTTGGCATGCAAGAACGGTTACGTTTAAGTAAAGGGGATAAACAGAATGTCAGAATTGAAAAAGTTTGCCGATGTTTATAATTGTGATTCTATAACACTCAATGTTACTGATGGGTGTAATATTGCGTGTCGCTACTGCTTTGAGCATGATAAGCATCCGGCTATTATGAAACCGCAGACTGCGATTGATATTGTAGATGCTGCATATAATAAAGTCAGTTCAGGGGTAGGAACGTTCACCATCAATATCTTTGGTGGTGAACCACTTCTTAATTGGCCGGCTATCAAAGCAGTATTGGATCATTGTGCTGAAAAGAAGTATAAAACGAAGATGGGCATTACTACCAATCTTACACTTCTTACCGATGAGATGATCAAATACTTTGATGATTATGAAGTTATGCTTATGGTCAGTATAGACGGTATCAAGAAAGTCCATGACCGTAATAGGTGTGGTACATATGATACGGTTGTAAAGAATATTCATCGTCTTATCGATGCTGGGTTGGCATTATTCATTGAGGCTCGTCTTACTATTATGCCGGAAGATGCAAAGTATGCAGCTGAAGGAGTTAAAGAGCTTATCGAAATGGGTATCAATAATCTCTGTCCAATGGCTGTAGTAGATGTAGCATGGTCTAAGGAGCATCTTGCTGAACTTAAGCAGTGTTATCTTGATATGTTTGAGCTGTATTTCTCATATATGAATGATGAGACATGCAAGCGCAATATCTCTATCAAGAATACGAATGATATTCTTGTAAATGTGATGTCGCCAGAGGTTGATGATCCTCTCATGTGCCCGATCTACTCTGATAAGTGGTGCTGCTTTGATACTAACGCAGATGTTTATCCATGCCATCAGTGCCCTACGTCTACGGAAGATCGTAAGAAGATGACAAAGATTGGTAATCTGTACACTGGTATTGATATGAGTAAGTTTGCATGTAAAGATGTACACACCCCATATCTTAAAGAGCAATGTAAAGATTGTATTGGTAAAGCTATCTGCAAAGGCGGATGCATCTCAGAGAATTGGCGTATGACAGGCGATGAGCATATCCCATCGGATGATTATTGCAATACGAGAATAGTTCTTGTAGAGGCAACGAGAAAGTATCAGCATAAGCTTCTTCATGCTACGAATATTCGTAACAGACAGCTTGTTATTCTTAAAGAGAATCTGAAGCTCAAAGATTATGCAGATACGATTTATCACAATACTAATCTCTCTGATCGTCTTACGGCTGTAACTCGTATTACCCATCTTAAAGAGATGATAGACGGAATGGATCAATTTATCCTTCCGACATTTAGAATCTATTTAGATAATATAATTACCACGGTGCTTACGTATTATCTTAGTGCTTCCGGTATTTCAATTCAGGATGCTGGGAAGTTGGTTAAGGAGGAAAAAGTAAATGGCTGATAGAGGTGTAGTTCACTATACGGAACCAGCAGATGTGAAAGCAGGGGATGAAATCTATGCATCCTCTACTTCATATCTTTTGGACGTATTGCTCACTGTTATGAATGAAAGAGATTCTTGGAATAAGATCAAAGCAAATCCGGCTACCATGGGTTTGAAACAGCTTTCTGGTATTGCAGATGCTGGTAAGGAGTCGGAGATGCGTAACACTAAAGGGGCTATCGTTACAGATGCTCCGGTTTATGCATCATGGATCAATACAATTATCAAATATACAAATGAGATGACATCCACTGTTGGTAATACATATACAAAGATGGAGTCCCGTCCATGTCAGTTCCCAGTTTCGAAAACTCTTATTCAGAAGCAGGAGCAGAAGACAGTTCCGGATATGCAGGAAGTAGATCCAGTTACTGGTATTGGTGTATTCAATGCTGATGGTACACCAAAGATGATCGCAGGATTTAAGAACCCTGTTCCAGTTTTGGATGCAGATGGTAATCCAACGTATTATACCGTTACAAAGAAACAGATCTTCAAGGAAGGTCCAATCACCAATACAGATACAACGGGTACTTATAACGTTTGCTCGAATCCTACCCTTGAGTGTTCAAATCGTGTAAAGCTTTATGGATGGTCAGATATGGAATCAACAACAGACCCAGGATATGTCTATGAATGCACCAATACCAATAGAGTACAGGCTGTAGAGTATTCAAATGGTACAGGTGCAGGCTCTATTGCTTCGGTTGCCGCAGGGCAGAAGATCATGGCTAGCACGTTTATAGCCATCACTACTAATCTGCGTCAGATCAGTCACGCTATAGATTCCTATGGGCCATGGAACGATGGAGGTTGTGCCCTGACCTGTCAGGTGACTTGCCAGCAACCTTGCCAGTTGTCCTGCCAATCATGTTATGGAGGGACTTGCCACAATCAAAATTGCGGCGGTTTCAGCTGAGATCCCTTATTTGAGGCGTTTAACGCATCTGAACTAATGCGATTAGAGCATTTTAGTGCTTACTCATCTTTTTTAATAAAAAATAATTAATAATATAACACTATATAAAAAAACTATATATATTTTTTATTAAAGAAAGGTGTTTATTATGCAGAAAAAACAAGTTATGAGATTAGTTCCGACTATTGCTGAAATGAACGAGGAAAGAAAAGAGCTTCTTGTGCAGACTCCTCAATCTGTCGAGTATTCTACGGTGCGAGGAGAAGCATTTTATGCTGGTACTATGATAACCTATCCAACTGTAAGAAAATATAATTACTGGATAAGCTCAAGTGGATTGGTACTAAATCTTAAAACAAGAAGAATGGTCAGGCCCGCTCTTATGAATCAAGGGTACTATTCAGTAACTCTTACTAGAGAAGATGGAACTCAGTATCCTTTCTTAATTCATAGATTAGTGGCATTTCAATTTGGCAATCCTCCGGCTAATTTTAGAAAAATGCAAGTAAATCATATAGATGGCAATCATGCTAATAATGCTATATGGAATCTAGAATGGATTAGTTCTGTATGCAATAATCATCATGCTATGGAGTTTTTAGCAAATGTTAATCATTTGGTGGAGCATGGCCGCCCAATAGTTAACGAGAAATTTGTTCGTTTTCTTTGCAAAGAGTTTGAAGCTGGAAAATCCAATACCCAAATTCTTAAAGAAAATGGGATGAAAATAGATAATGCTAATCATACTCTTTTACGAGATATACGTGGAGGATATACATGGAAAGAAATTACTTCTCAATATAATTTCGATAGAAGTAGTAAGAAGCATGCCTATAGCAAAGAGCAAAAAGAAGATATAAAGTATGCCATCATGCAAGGCTATACTGACGTAGAAATATTTAAAATTATGCAGAATAGAGACTATATTCCATCTATTGACCGTTTAGATTCTAAATATAGAACTATACAGTCTTTAAGAACTGCTCTTAGAAAAAAGGGTGAACTAGTATAACTTTTACAGAGGGTCCGGATTCATTCGGGCTCTCTTATTTTTTGTAAGGAGGTGCATAGTATGTATAGCGAGATGTATCTTATGCTTACAGAGCTTTGTCCAAATCGTTGCCAGTATTGTTATATAAAAAACAGAGACAAGCCAAGCTCCATGACACTAGATCTTATCTATGATAAAATAGAGCAGCATAAGCCTACAAGAGTTCTCTTTTTCGGAGGAGAGCCATTGGTACGTCTGGATTTAATCGAACAGGTTATGAAGAAATACTATGGCAAGATCAAATTTCAGATCGTTACCTCTACATCTGTCAATTGGGAAGAATTCTTAGAGTTTAACAAACACTATCCAATGAATGAAGTTCAAGTGTCATGGGATGGATTAAACAAGAATAGAATCAATACTCAAGGTAAATCAATCGCAGATAAAGTTTTGGCTAATATATACAATAGCATTGGTAAACTGAAGTTCGATATCAAAACTGTAATAAGCAATGATAACGTCAAACAAATGGTAGACTTGCATAATTGGTTTAGAGATATTCAAAAGCATGGTGTCTCTGGGCAATTTGTATTGGCTCATAGAACTGATTATACCGAAGACTATTATAGCACTCTGGCCAAAGTATTACCACAGACATTTGAACTTGAGAAAGTCTATAGCAATCATTTGAATATGATAATTGCTTACCTCTCCCAATCCAAATTTGTCAGCTGTGATGTCGGCAAGTATATGGTGATAGATCCTCAGGGTAGAGAGACTTGCTGCACTGCATTATCTCAAGAGAAAGACAAAGACTTTACTCTTGATGAACTGCAGGCTGATACAGTAGATCCTACATGTAAACAATGTAAGTATTGGTATATGTGTGATGGTGGATGTCGATACGAGCGATATAAAGTATTCGGTGATGATTGGAAATATCATCATCTTGAATCTACCTGTAGAACTGTAGAGATTTATAATAATTCAGTAAAGCAATTTATTGATGGATTATCAACTGAGCAAACTGAAAAATTAACGAATACGATACTCAGATATAAAAAGTATCTAGCATCTTATTATAGGGAGATCTGAATACAATGCTTAAACGACTGAACTTACATTTGTCTTATCTGTGTAACTTGTCATGCTCATACTGTTTTCTTACAGATGAACAGAGACACTCTGATGCAACTTTTTGTAAATGGGACTCTTTACTGCACATGCTTGGGCAATTGGACCTTGCAGACGACTTAATCGTTAATCTCGCATCTGGGGAGCTCTCATTGAGGCCAAAACTGATAGCTGAGGCATGCAAATGGTTAAAGAAGATCGAAAGAACTAAAGAAACACATCTTCATTTTGGCCTATATACAAATGGAACCAATATCGATTCCATTATAGAATTTATCGAGGATGGAATCTTAGATGTAAATGAAACATCTCTTAGCTGGGATGGATTAGCATCTAGATGGACTCGTAATAAAAATTGCTATTGTCCTCCTCTTATCGAATCTGACTATATGAAAATCATCGATAAGATCAGTGCCAGTCCAATAGCCAGAAATATAAATGTAAGAACTGCTATAACTAGAGAGTTCTTAGAGCGAGATGTGTATATTGAGTCGTTGGAATATCTGGCACATGCCGGTGTAAAGAATTGGGAATACTATTTCATTATGGATAATGATGATTATAGGGACTCAGAGATTCAAGATAAGTTTGAAGTATTCATTGATTATCTCTATAAAATTAGAGGAGATCTCTCTGTATTCAATCTAGATCATATCGAATCTCATTATGCTAAGAAAAGCGCTATAAGAGATAAGTCATGGTGCAGCAACAAGACCATGAAGTCTATCGATATCTCACCAGATGGTCATATCTTCCCATGCGGTTTGTTCTCCCTTAAAGGGAAATATGCATACGATGGTAATGAGGATATTTCGATCAATGATCCTATCTCCACTATTAAAAAAGCAGTAGATGAGATGAGCTGCAAAGAATGCAAAGAGACTGCTTCATGCTTATCCCATAAAGAATGTAAGTATACACATTGTGTGGAATGTAACCGTATTCCTAAATTCAGAAAAGGAAATACGGATGAATATAAATTTGCTCAGTTATGCGGAATGCGTAAAGTCGAATATGAATCATATATGAAGAGGGTGAATAAGAGTGTTTAACTACATGCCAGAGCGTATATACGCTAAAGTAAAAGATGATGATAAGTATAAGGAAGCTGTAAAGCTTTTAGAAGATACTTATGTATCTAAGGCTGTAGCATCTAAATCTATCATAGGATATGAGAATTTTCTCTATAGAAGTAGAGAGAAAGATTTAGATTTTGCAAACAAGTATCTTGGTATGCTTGAAGAAACGGTCAATAGATTATGCCCAGAATATATTACTGAATATAAGATGATTTATGAATACTATAAATCTAAGGAAGAACTCATTGAGATCTTCAATAACGATAAATATGATCATGAGACCAGATTGATTTGCTTATCTGATATAATCAATTTGTCGTATACAGATACCACATTCGATGAATGGACTAACAAATACTTAGATTTCTTTGGAATGTGTACAGAGGAAGAGGTTAAATCATTCTCTGGATATATAATCTTGAAAGCTATGCACATGAAGATCTATATGCACACATATGGATTTGCTGGTAAAGAGATTACCAAAGATATGATAGATGAAGCTATAGCTTTCAATAAGCAGGCATTGGCTGATTGCCTGAAGTTCTATCCGGATAAGGATACTGCTTATAATGGCTTCATCGAGGCGTGCACTGATTCATTGCAGAATCTCGTAGCATTGACAACCGATGTAGATCTGCTTCTCTATTATGCCAAGATGATAGAAGACGAAAATGATGGCAATGAGTATCAGTATCAGAAATATAGTTTTGCGGTATTGCTGTTGCAAGACAAAAAGAATGATCTGTATCTTCTGAGTGGAAGATATACTGATTTCATGCATGGCGTAATGAATGCTATGAACTATATTTCGGAAGCATACAAGGACATCGATAAGTTTGCTAGAGGTCTCTCTTATTATGATAAGAGAAACTATGCAGATTTCCTGTGTATCCTGAGAAAGTATCTGAAACTCAAGAATGTATCTCCATGTATGAGACGTCTTGATATGTTTTCTATTAAGAACGTTCCTGTAGATGATTATACTTGTGCAATGTCAGATATAGCAGCTGAATCTAAAACTGTATACTCTGAGAATATCGCTACTATCGTTGATAGATATAGAGATTCTGTAGATAAGTTTCTTTCAGATGATAATAAAGTTCTTCAGGACTTTTGTAAGATTGAGTAAGAATATTCAGGATAGCCAAATGGCTATCCTGCTATTTTGAATTATATATTATAGAGGTGATAGTAATATTTACAAAGAAAAGGAGCAATGAAAATGAAATTTTTTAAGAATGAGGTAAATCAGATCATACCAATGCAAGAGGCTACAATGCATAATACACTCACCAGTGTATTCACTCTGTTACTTCCTAGCAGGGTTGATCTAGTGGATGATGTGCTGATAACGGATGGTGATTACCACAAACCTAGTTCCAAAGCGATCATACGTAAATTTATGATCGGGAAGCATGCAATCATTATTGTGAATGGAACGGCATACTGGATTCAGGTAAAGGGTATCAAAGGCATTACTGATACTAAAGCATCTATCATAGTGGATTGCGCTGGAGAGATAGAGGATCAAATGGTTCTGACGTATATCAGAAACTATATTGACAATCAGCAGGGAATGAAGAATATAACAATGGAGGCAAAAGAATTATGATGTATGGAGTTATAGGATTAGTAGTAGGATTTATCACAGGGTATTGCTTCAGAATCTTGAGAGAAGCTCAGGTTGGAGAGATTGTACATGTTCATCCTGATGACGTTAAAGGGCTTTACCAACCTATGATGGAGGATGTCGAGGATGATGAACCTCCAGTTACATATGTACCTATGCAGCCGGTATTCACAAAGAAGAAAAAGATAGCATTGTTTGTATTGATGGTAATACTTTTCTTCATGTCGGTATGCTTAGGAATTACCATTGCCGTTAGCCGCTATGGTAAAATTATCATGTGAGACAACCTACTAAAGGAGTTGAACAGAGATGTTCTTGATATTAGCAGTAACGTTTTATTACATGTGCAAAACAGTAATAACACTTGGTCTCGATTGGGTTACGTTCTGGCAATCGCTGATCATAGGGATTTTACTTTGCCTAAGTCCAGTCTATGGATCACAAATTAAGAGAGGATCGCTCTATCTTATGATAGCTGTAATAGTGCTACAATGGATAGACATAATCAAATAGGAGGAATCATGTTTAAAGAGTTTACAGCACTTACTTTCAAAATAAACGAGTATTGTAATCTTGATTGTAAATATTGTTTCCAGAAGCATGATGTTAAGACTAAGCATAACGGGTTCACGGATTTCCGTGGACTCGTTTCTTTTTTGTCTAAATTGCCTATATCTGCTGATGGATTTGAAATCAAGGTTACTGGTGGAGAGAGTTCTCTCTTCTGCGATGATATAAGGAAAGCATATAAAGAGATTAAAAAACTGGAGAGGTTTGTTGATACAAAGGTGTACTTTACCACTATTAGCAATGGTACAAACATTACAGGACTGATAGATCTTATGGATGATGGTATATTAGATCCATATGGATGTAAGATATCTTGGGATGGAATCCATAGTGCTTCTAGGTCCAGAATACCTAAGAATCCAAAGTATACAGATAATTACTTTAATGAAATTATCCATTCTCTCGGGACTAGCAAGTATGGTAAAGATGTATTAGTCCGTATAGCTCTTACTGAAGATACAGTGGATGATTTATTTTCATCTGTTAAATTCGCAATTCTTTGTGGGTGTAAAAAGATTGAATACTATTATCTTTCTGATTGTGATTATTATAATGATCCTCACTTTCAGAATAGATACATGATTCAGATGGCTAAGATATGCAATCTTTTAAAAGCACATCCAGATGTAAATCTTGCTAACTTTGAAACTATGTATTTTACTAGTACATTGAAGGATAAAGATAGACTTAGGTCTATATCTTGTAGGCATCTTGGTAGAATGCTTTATATAGAGAATGATGGAAAGATAGCTCCATGTGGATACTTCTCACATGATGGAATTTATAACGATTGTGAATTCTATGTAGGAGATATCTATAATGGATTCTATAAAGATAAGATCAAAGAGTTCATCGATATATACAAGCAGCCCGCTACTTGTAACAAATATTGTGCCAATTATCATTGCTTTGAATGCCCTGCTGTTACATTGTATCGTAGGAAGAATATGGCTGATAAACTTATGCAGGCATGTGAGATGAGAGACTTAGAACGTCTCTTATTCAAGAACTTTAGCAAAGGAAAGCAGCCTTCTCAAGAAGAGAAGGCCAAAAGAGCTTATACCTACGTTAAAGAATGGAAAGAGTATAACTTTGATATTCCTACGAATCTTCCTTATAAGGAGTGAGTAGATTGCAAATAGTTGAAAACACATATGTCTCCAGATCAGGATTTAAATCTGGAAGGATAATACTTACAGATTCATTCGGGAATAGAATAGATGAATCTAAGATGGTAACGATAGATTTCGATAATGCCCCTGCTAATTTTCCTAATGAGGGAGAATTAAATTGGCTTATGCAACAGATAGTTTCTAATCCTGCGCAGGTATCGTATGAGTTTCCTGTTGGAGTTAAGATAAATCTATTACCGTATGGTAATCTAAAGTCTGGAGTTTGGGTATTAGCAGACTATATAAATTACCTACTGAGATCGAAAGGGTAGCCGACATTTGAATAATCGAGAGGAGGTCGTAACAATTGGAAAAAGTATATATGTGTCCATATGACATAGATGCCTTACCGAAAGAGACATTATGCAATGATGGACTCAACTTTTCTTTGAATGAAGTTGCTCTTCTTATCTGTAACAAAGCTGTTCCTAGAGATGGTAGAATCTACTTTGAATTTACCGTTACAAGTTATAACGCTATACAGGTAATAAGAAACATCCCACTGTATGTGGGTGTCCATAAAGAGCCAAGCTTTGGCGTATTGAATGCTGATTGCTGCATAGGCTCTATTTACTATGAAGAGGGCAAGGATTTTGATATCATAGATCAGTATAAAGCTGAGCGTGATAACGAGCATCGCGTACCTGATAAAATTCATTACAGAATTCCTGCAATTACAGATGCAGTAGGGGTATTGATTGATTCTACTTGCAATACTATTACGATCTATAATGAAGGCCATATTCTGTATAGCTTTTCACCATCGCATTTCAATCTGAATGATGATAGGTATTTCCCATGTATTTACACTAGTGCTCAAGCTGCTATCAAAGGTCATATTAACTTTGGTAAAGCTGGTATAGTGAATATACCACCGAAAGCATACTCCATATATGGATACTATTATAGACGTATATCGTCTGTATCTACCATAGACTTCAAGTTCAATGTAGTTAATGATACACCAACCATCAATGGCACTAGTATTGGATTTGACCTCAGTATGAGTTCAGATCATGAACTTGGTGATACGGTTCCATTGTATACAGTATCTAGAACTGCTAAGTATAGAGATTCAACTAATCTTAATTTTACTATCGATCATAAAGATAGTTCTAATTACGATGACGATGGCTGTATTGTAGCTTCTAACAAAGGTATTCCTTATTATACTAAAGTGTATCTGGAATGCCGTGTTAAGAATGGTACCCTTGGGAAAGATGTAGTAGGTATTCCTATTGCTGTTGGCTTGGCCAATTCCCAAGGAACAATTATGTCTAAATCATTCATGATGCCATTGTATCATGGTAAGCAATATCGGTACTCATATAAAGAAATATCTGATCGTGTTCCATATGAGCATTACATCAAGAATATGCTTTCTCCAATAGCAATGGATCAGGAGAAGATTATCGGCATCGGATTCGACTTAGAAAATCAGAGTATGTCTATTTATATGGACAAAATTCTGATGTGCGTTATCAAGACTGATGCTATCAAGTTTAAGCAAGCTAATGATATGATGTATTTCATCATTCATGACGTAGGAGCTTTTACCGGCACGATCTCATGCTCTGTAAATTTCGGAGAGACTCAGTTCGAGGGTGTATTGCCGGAAGGATACATGAGCTTATGGGATTACTATAATCATTTCTACCCTATTCTAATTAAGAATTGTCCTAATATAGCATTCGACTTTAAGGCTCTTCCATATAAGACATTGAAGACTAAGTATCTTCATTTTTCTTTTTATGTAATTGGACAGGATTTCGATGAAGGTGCATTCAAGAAACCTGGAATGAACAAGTTGATGAAGACTTTCAATACCGTTTCTGATCAGGAAGCTCATCTGACTGGGGAGAGAAGTATTATATACTTGGATGATCTCATTTCCAAGAATAATAATGGATATTACCCTGATGATCAGTTTGATGAAAAGGGAGAAAGTAAGGGCATCAATATTGAGATTACTGGTAATTGGGAGTTGTCTTGGGATACATTCTTTGACTTTACCATTCCTAGATTCAATATGACACATGATCTTGACTTCTCTATGGCTGCGGTACAGTATCTGAAGCATGATTTGGTATTCGATGTCATGGTAGCAAACTATCAGTCTGTTGTAGCCGGAATCAGCATAAGTCCTGTCGGGGTTGTTACTAGGGAGGCTGAAACTGCTTCTTACAAGTTCGGTAGATCTACCTATGCAGAGAAAGGCGTAGATGATTTCATAGATACACAACAGTATCACTTGAGATTATGTGCTACTAAATATAATGCTACTAAGAAGAAACGTGAAGTTGTGGCATATAAAGATTCAGACTATCAGGGATTCAATGATGCTATAGCAGCAAAAGATTGTGATATCATGGTCGAATTCAATAGATGCTTTGTAGAACGTACACAAGATGCGGATGGAACAGAGCATTTTAAAACAATGGATTCTACTAATAAAACGTCAGGAGCATTATCTCCTGCATTTACTCGTGGATCTAAAACTTATACTGCTATTCGTATCGGTAAATATCCAGTCGATAGTTCCTATATGTCTATACCTAACTCTACTCCTCTTACGGGTGTAACGCTTGACCAGATGAGAAGCGCAGCTAGAGCAAAAGGACAGTATGTATTAGACTACGCAACTTACTGCACTCTTCTTATGCTTATGACCGTTAAGTACGGAAGCATTGATGTAAGAAATACAGTCGGAGTTGGTTCTGCCACCGCTATGTCATCTGGAAGATCTGATGAGATCTTGAACAACGATGGTACTGCTACAGGCAATGATGCTGTCGAATCTCTTTGGATAGAGAATTACTGGGGAAATGGAGCACCGAAGTTCGTCGATGCTGTTATGATCTCTGGCACAAACATGGATGAGGTATATGCAACGAATGATGTTGCTAACTTGACTGCTCTGAATCCAGCCAATCTTACTAAGTTATCAACTCCAACTATTGGAGTAGATGCAAATAAGAAGACCGTGATAACTACGGTAAGTAAAACTGTTAAATACAGTGACATGGCACAAGCCGATAAAGATAGTAACTGGCTTGCCATCCGTGGGAATACAGATGTATTTGGTCCAGATGCTGTAAATTATGCTACTTATACTGACTATGTAGCAGCAACACAGGCGACTGCTAGCAATTATGCTAAGTACCATGATACACATACTACTGCATCTGAGACATTTGAATATCCAAAAACAGTCATAATGTCTGAGTTGACAGATGCAGATATTTCAAAATATTGGACTCAGGTAAGATCATATCGTAAGGTATTTGGAGATAATGCAAGTTACTCTCCAACGTATGAGATCCATAAAGAAAGAATCGCTCAAGTTGCAAAAGACGATGTGCTTTTTAATGCTTTGGAGAAGGCTATATATACTGATAAACAATATGTAAACGTTGGATCAAGCAGTGATACTTTTACGTTTAGCACATATACTACTACTTTAGTACATTCGCCACAAGCTTCATTCAGCCCGGAGTACAGCATATATGATGACTCCAGCTATAGAAATAGAGCTAATGTTCGTGAGGTTGATCTAGCATGGGATGAGTTAAAGAAGCGTGCAGATGTCTTTGGAGCCGATGCCGCGAAGTTTAAATTCTATTGCAGTTCCAAAAATCCTGTATATAATTACAGTATCTGGATTAATAAGTCGCATTGGTCTGATGATCAGTATTTTTGTGTTCCGTATGGAAACATAATAAATGATGATAGAACATATACAGATATGCATTTAGCATCAACAGAAGTATTACCGGATGGCACTCCAATACGAGATGCATCAGCATCTATGCTTGATGCAAATTGGACGGCAATTAAACAGTATATAGATAAAGATAATATCTCGGGTGCAGATAATTTCACGGATTATACGAATTACGAAAACAATAGAATGAAATCAAAACCCGGCCAGGTATTTAAGGATGATCACTGGTCTAGTTCTGACAAATTCGGCATAGGTAATGTCGTAGAAAAGCAACTCAAGGATTTAACCGATGAAGAAATA